GTTTTAGATAGATCTCCTTATAATGATGGTAAGGCTACTCAAGAAATGTGGGAAGCAGTTGATAAACATACAACCAAAGAATTTTTAAAGCTTTTAAATAAATATGAATTTTTAATTAGAGAAGATATTAAAGATGTATTTTCTGAATTTTTTCCTCTTATTGCTTCTGCAAATAAAAAACAATTTATAGAATTTTATAATGAAGTTAAAGAAAATTGGTTACCTATTAAAGAAACCTATGAGAAATTTGAAGAAAAATCAAATGAATATGTAGAGCTTTTAAAACAAAAAGGAAAAGAAATAGAAATTCTTTCTGAAGAGTTGGGATGTAATCCTGTTTCTCCAAAAGAAGTTGAAGACGAAGAATTAGAAGACTTTGAAGATGAAGGAGATTTTAGAGGAATTCCTGATCCAGAAAAACCTAATATTACAGATCCTGATTATTGGAGAAGATTTGCAAGTATGGCTACAATTGTCGGTCTTGCTCCGATTCCACAATTTACAGTTAAGAATCAATTTGGAGTAAATTTAAGAGATCCATCGGGTCCAGAAATAAAGTTACCTAAAGGAGGACCTGTATTTGATGATGATGCAATTCCAAGGTTTATGTTTTATCCTATAGGATTTATTATTCCTACTCCAATATCAGCAGATTTTATTTATAGAATTCCTTTACCTACTATATGGACATTTTTAAATGTTACAACCATAAAAAGTCCATTAAATCAATTGACAGAAAAACTTTTGGAATATCAATCGCAATTAGGAGTTTTTCAAACTTATGCGACTACATATACAAAGGATATGGATTTAGAAAGGATATGGCAAAATGTTCCTTTAGGTTTAATGCAACATTTAATAGGGTTGATGGGACTTGGAAACGCAGGGCCTATTCAAATAATTAAAAATGAAGTCGCAAAAATTTCTTCTAGTTTTATCGATGGATTAAATAATGAAATAAGAGATATTATGAATACTGCAGTTACTGTAGATTCTACTGATACGACAAATAGTATTCAACAAGAACACCAAAGATTTACTCGAGAGATGGATTCTCAAATGGGCCAAATAAGAAGTCAAGCACAGGGTTTTTTAGATAGAAATTTAAGAGGTTTAGAGAATACTATAAATACAGAATTTAAAGATTTTGATTTAACTTCTTATGCAAGGACTGCAGAAAATGTTTTACAGCAAGCGGGAAATTTTGTTAATCTTGGAGTAGAATTAGTTTCTTCTGTCGGCGGTTGTGTAGGAATAGATTATCCTTTTAATTTCAGTATTGATCCTTCTGGATTATTAGGAAAATTAAAGAATTATAGTTCTCAATTTTCTTTAGGAGTAAATGGATTAAGTTTTCCTCAGTTTACAATTCCTTTTCTTAGAATGTCAGAATTTTTAACTTATTCTTTAAGTAATATTTCGATTGATTTATTTAAAGAATTAAAATCTGGAATTGATGCTACTTTAATATTTCCTAAAATAGGAGAATTATTACAATATCTAGAAGATTTTGTAATGTCTTATTTTTATAAAATGATGAGATGGAAATTATGGGATATGAATTTTCCTATTTTAGATTTCTTTAATTTTAAAATTCCTCCTACTTTAATAGATTCTTTAAGTATGACTTTGTTTGACTTTAATGATCTTATTATGGTTACGTTTCTGGGCATCTCTGGGATCATTCCATATCCATTTGTAATGTTAATCAACCCTTCTAGAAAAAGCATACCAGGGATAATAGATGAGCAAACTATAGAATTTCTTATAACATTAGATTTTACAGATCCTATAAAAGTAATTAAAAAGAATTTTGGAACATATACTTTGCCTTTGAGATTTCATATTGAAGATGTTATAAATTCAGGTTTAGGATTATACTTTGAACCTGGCGGTGGAAGTATTACTAACTTATGCGATCTTATAAATAAACTAGGTTTTAGTTGGCAAGAAATATTGGGAGATTTAAAATCTTTACTTAATTGGGATATCGTACCTAAAGATTTATGGAATTCTTTTGAACTTCCAAATCCTAATATGATTTGTAAAATGATAGCAGCAAAAAGTGCGAAAGAAGCTTTTAATATTGCATTATCTGAAGTAAAATTAGATTCTACTTTAACTCCTCCTACAATACCTAAAGCAGCTGATTTAGTAAAATATGGAGTAACTGATTATGATGGAGCAAAAGATTTTGTCATGGATGAATTTAAATCTACGTTCGGAGCAGCTAAATTTCCTACAGTAGACGAATTATTGAATATGAATAGAAGTCATCAACAAACTTTATTATTGAATGAAATAGGAATAGCTAAAAAGGTAAAATTAGATTTGCTTCCTCAAATAACATTGAATTCTCCATATTTACAAGATGATCTTCCTTCTTGGGAAAGATTACAGTGGTGGAATATTCCTTTTATTTTGTTCTTGATAGAATTTAATATAGCTGCTAAATTTGGAGCAGTTTTACCTATTCCAGAAGTATCCCCTGTAGCTAGAATGCGTTAGAAATAGATGAATATATAGATTTTAAAAATATTATAAATTTTACATAAAGGTAACCTAATGTCTTATGAAGAATTAGACCAAGTAGCAGATTTAGATTGGACAAAGATGGATTTAACTGCACCATCCGAATTTGAAAAAATGTTAACAGAACATTTAACAAATATAGAAGTATACGATCCTGAAGTGGGATCTATATTTGATGTCGATTCACTAGAAGTAGTAAATAATAAATTGTGTGCAATATTATCAAATGATGTTGTAGTTGAAATGAACTTAGCAACAGAGTATCGATGTCTGTTGGATAGTATTTTTCAAGAAGGAACTACTTTTAAAAATAGAAAAGAGTTTTTAAAATATGTTTCTAAAAATAAAGAAACAATTAATGAAGCTGTTAAAAAGCAAAAATTAAAAATTCAAATAACAAAAACTAGAAATGGTATTTTAGAAGGATCTATAAGTGCATGGAACTTTAAGAAGCTTTCTAAAGAATTTTTAGAACAAATAAGATTAAATAAAATAATTGAATCTTCTAAAAAGAAATTCACTAAGAGCAGAAATCCTATTAAAACTCAAAGTAAAACAGGATATTCTTATGATGAAGTAGAAGAAGCAAAACAAAATCAGAGATATTACAAGTGTAAACTTGTTGAAATGAACAAAGGTGGTTTTTTAGGGTATATTTCAGGAGTTCAAGTGTTTGTTCCTGGATCTTTAGCACATCACCAAAGAATAGAAGATTATGAAAGCTTTGTAGGAAAAACTATCGATGTTATGATAGATTCTTATGTATCAAATAGAAATATTTTTATTGCTTCTAATAAGAGATATATTGACGCGAAGATACCTACAATAGTAAATGAAATAGATAATAATACAAAACAAACTGGAACTATTACAGGAATTACGGATTTCGGTATATTTATTAATTTCAAAGAAATTTTAAATGGATTATTACACATATCCGAAATGACTCAAAATACTATTCATAAATTAAAGAATAGAGAATTTGAAATTGGAGAAGAAGTAGAATTTTATGTAAAATCTTTCTATCATGATAAAATAGTTTTATCTGAAATGACTTTAGAAGAAGCAGAATCTGAATGGGAAGAAATAGAAAATGATATAAAAGGAACTGTAGTTTTAGGAAAAGTATTGAAGAAAGTTTCTACAGGATATTTGTTTAAATTAGATAATGGTTTAAGAGGACTATTGTATGATATAGAAGCAGATAAATATCCAATGAATATAGTGGAAGGAAATGAATATGAAGTAGAAGTTTGGAAGATGGATTTCAATTCTTCTAAGATTTTCTTAAAATATCCAGAAATTCAAAATTTACAAGAATTAAGAGATGCATTTATCCCAAAATAAAAAGTTTGAAATATTTCAAAAAACTAAAGTAGGATTTGAGATTGAATTTTTCTCAGATTTGAAAGATAGAAATATTGCGTCTTTCCTAAAAGATTCCTTAAATAGAAAGGTAGTTTTAGGAAAGACCAAAACTTCTATTGGGAAAGACAAGATAGGTTATCACACTAAAATTAAAATTGATGAAGAAAAATTTAAATTAGAAAAGGATTTTTCTGGTGGACCTATGATGTACGAATTGGTAACATCTCCTTTACCGTATTTTGAAGCAAAAAAGGTTTTAATTTCAGCATTAGATACTATTAAAGAAATAGGTTGGGTAAATGATAATTCAGCAATTCAAATAAACATTTCTTTTGATGATCAAGAATGTCAAATAATGTACATTAACATATTAAAGTTTTGTTTGAATTTTTATATGTTAGAAAAGGAAATATTTAAAGATTTTCCAGTAAGAAAAAATAACATTTATTCTGAATCTATTACTAAAATAATGCCTGACATAAGTTCTTTAACTATGGATCCTAAAGATCTTAAAGTATCAACTACTAAAGTTAAACTTCCTACAAACTCTAAATATTTTGGAGTTAACTTTCAACACATGATGAAAGATAATTATTTAGAATTTAGATATTTAGGCGGAAGAAACTATTTAAAGAAATCTTCTAAAATAGTAGATTATTTAGAAAAGTTTGTTTTATTTTCTTATGATCAGGCCGTAAATAGAGAAGTAACAGATAGAGACGAAGAAATGTTTAATCGTGTAATTACTGCTCATTTTGAAAGGATGAAATTTTTTAATGATTTAGAATCTTTTCAAAAAAGATTTAAAAATATTCATTTATTTGTAGATTTAGAAACAGATCCTTCTTATATTCAACTAAGATTTGAATCTATGAAGCCTTTTTTATATGAACTTATAATTAATAATAATCTTAAAGAAGGATATATTAATTTAGATACCGATGTTTCTAAATATCAAATCAAAGATGCTACTATTAAAAAAGGATTAAACCTTCATAATATAGAATTTGTAAACTGTGATTTAGAAGGAGTTTACGAAAATTGTGACTTTTATAATTGTACTATAGAAAATGCATTGATGTTTGATTGTGGATTACATGGATATTCTGAAGTAAAATATTCTAAATTAATCGATACTTCAAGTAACACAGTAAGTACTTTTGATAATTGTTTCATTAGAAACGATAAACAAAGAATAGGAGGAATATTTAATAAATGTATTATTGTAGGATCAGAAGATCTTTTACTTTATGATTCTGTATTAGATAATGAAACTTTATTCGTAGATAGAGAATACGGTTCTAAAAAGAAAAAATAAGACGTTTTTATTTTAATATATAGATTATAATCGGAGATTGAATAATCTTCTTAACTTAATTTGAAAAATACTATTTAATTTAACATGGCAAAAAGACAACATTTTACTAATTCAAAGGTCGGGGTATCTAATTTAGAACCTTTGTATGACAATCTATTTGAAGTAGTAATTACACCACCTGATATTATTGCAAATAATCCTGAATGGAGTGGAGTAGGAAGAGAGTTATTACTAGAAAACATAACTGCTATTAGAGGTTTAGACGTAGATAAATTACCTAATATAGTTACTCAAAACTTTAAAGGAAGTCAAAGAAATTTCATAGCAAATAATCCAGATGATACTACAGTAACAGTTTCAATTGATTGGGAATTGAACTTAAATGAAGCAAATCAAAACTTTGTTTATAATGCTTTACGGTCATGGTCTGATTTACTTTATGATCCACTTACTGCTGCTAGATCTTTAAAGGCAGAATACGTATCTCCTGCTGGTTTATCAGTTACTAATTTCCATAGAAAAGAAGTAGTAAATAGAAAAATAGAAATTAAAAATATTTTCGTTGCAGAACCTATTCCAGCATTTGATAAAAATTATGGAACTGGTGATCTAGAAACATTAACTATTAGCTTTATTGGAGATTACTTTAATAACGCTTATAACAAATAATTTTAATTAAAAATCGTGTACCCTAAATCCTGTTTGAAATTTTTTCATTCAGGATTTTTTTATGTCAAAAATTTTTATTAGTTTACAAATACTTTAATATAAGGATAATATTTATAGTAGTATTACCTATTGAGGTCTTACTTTTTTAGATGTTTAGTAAGACCTCTTTTTATTTTATAAAACTTTTTTACTTTTATTAAGTATTATAAAATAAAAACTATGATAAAATTTGAAAATTTTGCAGAAGCTTTAGAATCAATCCTTTCTAATTTAGTAGATGAACCAGAATATTCTACTTCACCTAGAGGACAACAAACCAATGAAATAATTAATTATTCTTTTAAATTAGAAAATCCAAAATCTTGTATTTTTGAAAATGAATATCATTCTTCTAATTTAAATTACATAGCAGGAGAACTTGTTTGGTATTTTAGAAAACAAAATGATTTAGAATTTATTTCAAAATATTCATCTTTTTGGAATCATATTGCAAATGAGGACGGTACTTGTAATTCAGCTTATGGACATTTAATTTTTAATGGACAATATCAATGGGCCCTTTCTTGTTTAGAAAAAGATATTAATTCTAGACAAGCAATAATTCATTTTAATAACGAATCTCACCAATATGAAGGAAATAAAGATTTCGTTTGTACGATGTATTGTAATCTTTTTATAAGAGATAATAAACTTCATTTATCTACTCAAATGAGATCAAATGATGTTATCTTTGGTTTAATTAATGACGTAGCATTTTTTACTACTTTACAACAACAAGCTCTCTTACATTTACAAAAAACTTATCCTAATTTAGAACTTGGATATTATTATCATTATGCAAATTCTTTACATTTATACGAAAAACATTTTGATAAAGTTTCTAAAATGCTTACTTCAAAATTTATTCCGAAAGAACTTCCCGAAGTAAAAAGAGAACTCATTACTAGAGATGGAGAAATTTCTCATTCTTTAATGAAAATAGAAGAAGAAAGCATTTCTAATTTCACAGACGAGTTCTATAAATTCTTAAGAACAAATATATAGAATATAATTTTTTATATTACTGAATGTACAAATTATTTGAAGAATATTTTGGTGATTTAAACGAATCGGAATCCTTTGACGATTATCCTAAAGCAGCAACAGAAAATGCTAAAAAAGCATTAAAATGGAGAGATGAATATGGAAGAGATGTTGTAAAAGGAGGAACTAAAGTAGGATGGGCTAGAGCAAATCAATTAGCTAAAAGAGAATCTTTATCTAGAGATGTAGTTTCTAGAATGGCACAATTCAATAGACATAGAAAAAATTCTAAAATAGCAGATAAATATAAAGGCGAGCCGTGGAAGGATAACGGATATTTAAGTTGGCTTTTGTGGGGCGGAGATGCCGGAGTCGACTGGGCCATTCGTAAAATGGAACAACTTAGAAAAAATAAATAATTAAAAAGTGAAAAAAATAGTAGAATCATATAGAGCATATCATCTTATTAAAGAAAATAATGATGAACTTTTAGCAAAAGAAAAAGTTAAACTTACAGAATTAGAATCAAAAGAAAATCAATTAAAAAAAGAAATATCTTCTCATGAAATTGATTTAGAAGAAACTATAGAAAAGATGAAAGAAATAGATTCTGAAATTAAAGAGATTGAAGAAGAAATTAATAAAGTCAAATCTAAATCTAGTCAAGCCTGGAATGAAGTAACAAATGCTCATAGAAAAGCTAAATCAGAAGGGAGAAATCTAACACACGGGGAAATGAGTTCTATATTATTTGACTATGGAATCAAAGGAGCAGAAAAATCTGCTTTTTATAGTGCAAAAGGTAGAATGAATGGATTAATTAAAAAGCAAGATAAATGGAGTGAACTAAATGCTCATAAATATGAATTAGAACAATCTATCGGTACAGCTAAATTAAATCTTTCTAAAACACAAAATTCTATAAAGACTACAAAAACGAATATTCAAAAATATTCTCAAACCCAAATGTTTTAAAAGATAATAACGTTTTCATTTTTAACAATCTCTACTAATTAATTTTAGTAGAGATTTTTTTATTTAAAAAATTTTTCTTATATTACATCATGTTCAATTAACACTTATAGGAAAAAGTAAAATGGGTTATACAACAGATTTCGTAGGATCGTTTAAAACTGATAAACCAGTCGATGAAAATATATTTAAATTGGTTAATGGATTAGCAGGAACGAGAAGAATGAAAAGAGAAGGTCTTCCAAAAGAATATGGAGTAGAAGGAGAGTTCTATTTTGAAGATGATGGAGATTATGGACAATCGACCAATCCTAAAAATGGAAAAATTGTAAATTACAATCAACCTCCAAGTATTCAACCGAGTTTATGGTTACAGTGGATGTTTGAAAAAGACATGCAAACTATAGTTTGGGATCAAGGAGAAAAATTTTATTCTTATGTAAATTGGTTAGAATATTTAATTAATAGAATATTAAAGCCTTCTGGTTATGTAGTGAACGGGAAATGCGAATATCAAGGAGAAGATCGGTCTGATAGAGGAGAAATTGTTGTTGAGAATAATGTAATTTATTTGGATGGACATAAAGCCCCTGAAAAAGATTACCCTCAATATGATATTTTAAATGCTTTTGGTTTAAAACCTTCAAAAACTTACTATAAAGATCCTCGAAAGGAAATTACTCTTTCTGAAGAAGAAGCAAAAAAGATATTAGTATCTAAGGTAGACCAAATAGAATCGGATTACTTAGAAGAAATATTAACCTATTTTATTTTTGATGACATAACTTATAAAATTATAAGAGAAAAAGGATAATGAAAGATATTTTAAAAGATTGTCCCGAAAAAGAAACTCTATTACATTTAGGAACTCTTGCTGAAGAAAATGGATTTGAAATTTATTTAGCGGGAGGATTCGTAAGAGATTCTTTATTAGGAATAGAAAGTAAAGATTACGATATTGGTGTTGTAGGAGATGCTTTGGAATTTACTAAAATTCTTGAAAAAGAATTAAAAGTAAGAGCAACTATATTTAAAAGATTTGGAACTTCTGTTATTTCTTATAAAGGAAATCAATATGAATTTGTAGGAACTAGAAAAGAAGAGTATGTAAAAGAATCTAGAAATCCTATAGTTAGTATTGGAACAATGGAAGATGATATTAATAGAAGAGATTTTACTATTAATAGTATGATTTATAAATTAAATCCAAATGTAAAAGATAGACTTATTGATTTACATAATGGTCAAGAAGATTTAAAATATCAATTTATTAGATGTGTAGGAGATCCTGAAGTAGTTTATTCCGATGATCCTTTGAGAATGTTAAGAGCTATTAGATTTTCAGTAAAATTAAATTTTGCAATTGAAGAAGATACTTATGATGCTATTAAAAAGTTATCGTCTAGAATAGAAATAATTTCAACTGAAAGAATAGTAGTTGAATTTATGAAAATGTTAAAATCAGATTATCCTGTGTACGCTATTCAAATGCTAGAAGAATCTAACTTATTAAAATATATTCTTCCTGAAATAAGAGAAAATTTAGATGAAAGCCTTAAAGTTTTAGAATGGGTTAGTTTTAAATCTAAAGATGAATATTTAAGATTAATATCTTTATTAACTGTTATTGATAAAAGAAAGATTTTGGATATTTATAAAAGATTAAAATTTTCTAAAAGAGAAAGATTTAGAGCAGTAGATCTTTTAAATATGTTAAGTGCTTTTTCATCTTCTAAAAGACCTCCATTAAATATTTGTAGAGAACTTTTAATTAACAATAATTCTAGAAAAATAAAAGATTTAATTAAGCTTTTAAAAGTAGTATGTTTATTAAAAACAAATCCGTTAAAGAAACATTTAGAAATGATTCATTATTTAATAGATGAAAATGACTCTGGAAAATTTTATAATGTACATGAAAATATTTCAGGAGATTTCATAATGAATAGATTTAATGTTGAAACTGGACCAGAAATTGGTAAAATAAAAAAACATATTATAGAACAAATAATATCTGATAATTTAGGAACTTCAAAAGAAGATATTGAAAAGTATATTGATGACAATATAGAAAAAATTAAAACTTTACCTATTAAATAGGATATAATTAAATATGTTAATTAGTAAAGATTTATATAAAAAGATATTCATTAAGAAAATAAAGAATATTCAAGAAGTTGAAAGTATTATTTCTAAAATGAATGAATTCGGAATTTTATTAGATCATGATTTAACAAGTTCTGACAGTGTTATTAAACTTTTAGTATTAATATCAGGAACTTCTGAAGTTAAAAATTTAGAAGATTTAATATATTGGTGGATCTTTGAAGATGTAGAAAAGAATCTCTATGATAGTAATACTGGTGAAGTAATCTATAATTTAACAGAACTTGAAGATTTTGCAAATTATGTAGTAGAAAATTTATTTGATAATAGAGTAAAGGTATCAGAAGAATACGAAAGAAATATAGAACATTTATTCTTTTATAAATGTTCTGGTGAAGTTGTCGATTTTTTAAATGATATTTTTATTAATGGAGATAAAATCTAAATGGAAAGAAAATTAGCTTCAGTTAGAACAATTAAAAATAAAGAACCTATTGAAGGTGCTGATAGAATAGAATTAGTACATGTAGATGGATGGAAATGTGTTTCTAAAAAAGATGAATTTGAAATAGGAGATAAATGTATCTATTTTGAAATTGATTCTTTTCTACCTATAGAAGATCAATTTGAATTTCTTAGAAAGTCTTGCTATAAAAATAACTCTGTAGTAGGAGAAGGATTTAGAATAAAAACAATTCGGCTTCGGGGACAAATCTCTCAGGGGCTTGTAATTCCAATTCCGGATGAATATAAAGAACTTGAAGAAGATACCGATTTAACTGAAGAATTAGGTGTTAAGAAATATGAACTTCCTGAAAGGTTTGGTGTTACTGATCGTAAAGGGAATTTTCCAATTGAAATCCCGAAGACTGATGAAAATAGAATTCAAAACTTAAAATCTAATAGAAATAATTGGATGAAAGAAGAAGTAGAATATATCATCACAGAAAAATGTGAGGGTAGTTCAATGACAGTCTTTTTAAATAATGATCAGTATGGAGTATGTTCTAGAAATATGTTGTTAAATGAAGATGGTGAAGGCATATTTTCTAGAGTTGCTAGAGAATTAAATTTAAAAGAATGTTTGATTAATTATGGACATAATATTGCAATTCAAGGTGAATTGATAGGACCTGGAGTCCAAGGAAATTATTACGATCTTAAAAAACACGAATTTAGGGTATTTAATATTTTTGATATAGATACTAGATTATATTTGAGATGGGATGATGTTGAAAAGATATGTGAAGATTACAATTTACAAACAGTCCCTGTACTTGAGAAAAGAGTTTTAGTTATTGATGGAATGCAAGAAGAGATTCTAAAATATGCAGATGGTAATAGCATGCTTGTAAATAAGCCTAGAGAAGGCGTAGTATTTAAAACTCACGACAATTCTATTTCTTTTAAAGCTATAAATAATGAATATTTATTAAATGGAAAATAGTGTAGAAATATGGACAGATGGTTCATGTCCTATGAATAGAGGTTCTAATCCTGGTGGATGGGCCTCTATTTTAGTTATTCCTGAGTCGAGATGGGAAACTATTGAAGAAAATCTAAGTATAAATTATAATAAAGAAGACAAAAAAACTTATAAATGTCTTGAAATTTCTGGAAATGATGATACTACAACTTCTAATAGAATGGAGTTAACAGCAGTAATTGAAGGAATTAAGAAAGCTTTAGAATTAGGTTTTGAAGAAATTTTAGTTTTTAGTGATTCGGAATATACTGTAAAATCTGCAATGGTTTGGTCATTAAAATGGGCAAAAAATAAATGGCATAAAAAAATTAAAAATAAAGATCTTATGAAAGAACTTTATACTTTATGTTCAGAAAATAATGTTAAAGTTGAATGGGTAAAAGCAAGAGATGGAAATTTTTTTAACGAAAGAGCAGATGAGTTAGCAAGAGAAGAAGCTGCTAAATTAAATGAAGAACCTGAAGAGGAAAATGAATGGATAAAAATAGATATGAACAATACTTTTATTTAAAGACCCATGAAGATTTGGTAAAATTTGTAAAAATGTGTCTTCAGTATAATATGAAAATAGAACCCATAGAAGATGGACGTTCTTTTGAAGAGTATTATTTACAGAAACATCAAGATCACGATGGTAACTATCCAATGGATTATAATCGTACTAGTACAGAAGAACATTTTAATAAATATGGATGGAGAGACGCGTTAGAAATGTATTGGAATCCTGACATTCAAATTTGGGAATCTAAATATAAGAGAATGTTTTTTGCGTCAGATATAAGCAATCAAAGTTTCAGTGTTATGAACTCTGCTTCAAAAATTACTAACGAAAAATTATTGTCTACAGAAGAAGGAAGTTTAATACCTAAAGAAATAGATTTCGATAAATATCTTGAACAGTTTAATAAAGAAGAAGTATGAACTTAAAAGAATTTAAACAAGCATTTTTTGGATCAGATGCTCAATATGAAGCATTGACTGATAAAGATAAAAATGCAAATAGATTTATGATAAATAGAATGATAGCAACACGTTATCCTTTAATTTCTAATTTTGTAAATTCTATAGGAACAGATGGAGCCGTTGTTGTAGATACTCTTAGAAAGTTTTGTAAAGAACGAGGCATTTCTAATTTACCTTATGTTCCTACAAAAAAGAATACTGATAAAAAGAAATTTGATTGGTACCCTAAAAACAAGGAAATTTTAAAAAGATATTGTAATCATCACCAAATAGCACTTAAAGAATTTGATGAAAGGTTAAAATGGAATCCAATAGAAACAAAAAATGAATTTACAGATTTTGAAAAAATCTTTAAATAGAAATTTTGTTATATAGATTATCTATGAACAAAAAATATGAAAATAATTGAAAGTAAGACTTACAGCAGATAAAAATTTAATTTACGTTGAACAAGCAACTGAATTCGAGTTGCGCCAACTTAGATTATCTTTTAATGTTAGAATTAGAAATCATTGGAATCATCCTAAAGTAAAAGCAAAAATTTGGGATGGTTATTTTAATTTTTTCAAAAAGGATAAGTATATTCCAGTCGGTCTATGGAAAAAACTATTAGACATTTGCGACAAATACAATATTACAATTAATAAGAATTTTGTAAATGATATTCGAGATTCTTCTATTAAAAAAGAAGATATAGAAGAATATTTTAAAGTGTTCTTTGATGGAAATAAATATCAGCCTAGAAAATATCAAAACGAAGCTGTTTATATGTTTTCTAAATATAAAAGAATAGTTGCTGAAATGGCAACTTCCGCCGGGAAAACTTTAATAATTTATATGGTCTTTCAATATATCAATCATTTAATGAAGCTCAGAGATGAAGAAAACTTTAAGATGTTGATTATAGTACCTAATATTCAATTAGTGACTCAGACGTTTCAGGATTGGCTAGATTATGATGCAGGTAAAGATTCATTTAGAGCTTTAATGGTATCAGGGGAAACTGATCATAAAGATAGAAGCTTAGATGAATATGATGTAGTAATTGGAACGTTTCAATCTTTATCTAAAAAGCCTAAAGATTGGTTTTCTGTTTTTGAATGTGTTTTTGTAGATGAATCACAAAGCGCTGGAGCCGTTTCTTTAAAGAATATTTTAACTAAGTGTGATAGAGCAGAATATAAATTAGGAATTTCAGGAACTACTAAAATAAAAGGAGATGATGCAGAATCTTTCGGGATTCAAGAACATCTTGGTCCTTTACTTTATAAAATAAGTCCTGATCATTTAATTAAAAATGATTTTGCTACTCCTGTAAATGTAAAAGTATTTAGACTTTCTTATTTAGATAATGAGAATAGACAAGGAATAGGAAAACTTGCAAATAGAAAAAGTTTTGATAAAGCTAAGTTATTATCTTTAGAAAAAGATTTAGCAATAGAATCTAAAAAGAGATTAAAATTTATTTTAAGTCTTTTACAGAAAACAAAAAATAATGCTTTGGTTCTTTTTGGAAGCGTAGAGAAAGGATATGGAAAAAAGATAAAAGATACTTTAAGAGAAATGACTTCCGAAAAAGAAGTTTATTATGTAGACGGAGGAACTCCTTCAGAAAATAGAAATGAATATAAAAAGTTGATGGAAGAAGGAGATAATAAAATTTTAGTCGCTTCTTTTGGAACCTTTGCAACAGGAATTTCTATTAAAAATTTACATTATGTTTTCTTAGTTGAATCATTTAAATCAGAGACTATTATAAAACAAAGTATTGGTCGTGGTATGAGACAATTAGATGGTAAAGATAAAGTAGTTATAGTTGATATTGTAGATGATTATAGAGTTTTAGAAGAAAGAAACGGAAAAACATATTTAAAGAAAGGACAAAAACCCAACTATTTGTATAAACAGGGTGGCGAAAGATTAGACATATATAAATCAGAAGGTTATCCAATTAAAGTTTATAAGGTATCTTTATGAGTGAAAAAATAGAATACTCTATATTCTCTAATAATTTTAAAAATGAAAAAGTTTTTTCATCTGATAAATTAGGAGATATTACATTTAAATGGAATATAGAAAAAGTATCTCAATTAAAAATTTTAAGATTTCAAATAGATAATCTTACCGAAATTTTTGAAGTTGAATATGATACGATTTTAAACGAGGCTCATTATAATAATTTAAACGAATATTTTTTAGATGTAATACAAATGCTTGTACATCAAGTAGAATATTTAAAAGAAGGTGAATATTCAGAAGTTATAGATGAAGAGGATATTCAATTTTTAAAACATTTCGAAAACAAATATGATATTAAACACACGCAAGGTGATTTCAAATGATAACAAATGATCAAGCCATAAATATTTGGGGACAAATATCTGGTAAAAGTTATGAATATCTATCTGGTAAATTTAAGGGTAGAATAGTAAAAGCAAAAGAATGGGAAATTAGAAGACATGTTTTATTTATTAAAATGTCTGATGGACAGATGATCAATTATGATCAATTCTATCAAATAGTTCAAGAATCCCAAAAGGTTGCTCAAGAACCTTCAGAATCAGGAGTATCTCAAAGAGAAATGTATGATTCTGGAGGAGAAACTCCGGTAACAGAAGAACAAACAAATTCTCAAAAAACAAGTCAAAGATTTAATATTCCTGATTTAGATCCAAGTGGTTATGTTCCTAAACCTGCTCCTAAACCTGTAAAAGAAATAAATCCTATTCATACTATTTTAGAAAAAGCTCCTAAAATAGAACAAGAAACTATACCAATTGAAATAAAAATTGATATAGTAAATGATGATGTTTTAAAACTTTTAGAAATAACTTTTCCAGAAGAGGCTTATCGGGAAACTATTTCGTTTTATAAGGATAAAATAAATATAAATTCAATTAAAGATTCAATAGAATCATCATTAGCAAAATATTTAGTAAATAAGTTTTCTACCGTAGACGAATCAGCAGTTACTGAATTTGAAGATGGAATAGAAGGAGTTATAGAGGAAGATTAAATGAAATTATTTTTAAAAGTACTTGGTTTTTTAGCATCTATAATAGTTACTTTTGTATTTGTTATCGGTTTTATTTTTTTTTTTTTGGATATTGGCTTTTCTTATAGGAAAAGATTTTGCAATTTACTTATATGATTTAATGTTAACAGTATGAACCTAGACGATTTAAATGAATTAGAAGAATACGAAAAAGAAGAAGTAGAAGTAGTTAATAAAATGATTTGGGAAAAAATTGTACTTGCTCCCAAAAAGAAAAAAGAAAAAAATAAAATTAAAGCTAAGATGTCTTTCGGGAAACCTAGAAAGAAAAATATTAGAGAAGAAGTTTCAGTAAAAGAAATAAAGAAAAATAGAAATGGATCAAACACAAGAACAGAAGATAGCCTCTTTTGACGATGTACCTGAAGTTACTCAAGAAAAGAAAGAATCGTTAGAAGAAAAATTTACAAAAGAAAGAACTGTATGGAAAAATAAAATAGAAGCATGGTCTAATCTTTTTTCTAATATTGAAAAAATACCAGAACTTCAAGTTCAGCTATTTTCTGCACAAGGACAACTTGCTGATTATAAAGCAAAACTTGGAATGTTTTATAGTAAAATGAACAATAAGTTTAGAGAAAAGAAAAGCAATACAATTAAAACAATTTCTGATAATCCTGTCAGACACACTGCTCCAGAAAAAGCAGCTCTTTTAGAAGGCGCTTTAAAAGATGATTTATTTAAAATGGAACTTATAAGTAGTCATATAGATTTTATTGATGCTATTTATGATACTATTAAAAATATGACTTATGGTGTGAAATATAGGGTAGAACTTTCTAATAAGTTAGAAGTTTAAAGTTAGTTGATTTGTCATATCAACCTCCTCGGCTCCGTATCTAAAATTTAATGCAGGTACGGAGTTTTTTATTTTAAATATGTAGAATATATAGTTTATAATCTAGATTTTTTAAAAATGGAAAGAACAGAACTCATACAAGATACTCAACAGTTTCTTACTTCAGGTGGCGGAATACCTACCAAATTAAACGAAAAAGAAATCAACAGAATAATAGACGATTCTTTAAGATGGTTTTATAAAGAATATGATGAAGCTCTAGAGCCTAAATATTTTGTCGTTCCTCAATCATATTTCGAAACAAGTCAATTTAAAACAACAAGAAAGGTGCCACTTCCAGATTGTGTTGTTTGGGTAGCTGAATGCAAAGAAGCTTATAATGTAAGTAGATTTCAATATGGGGATAGAGATGTTCCTATTTCAAGAATGATAGCAGCTGATATTTATTTAGGATCTTATGCTTCTGATGATTTAACAAATCGTGTAGCATTTGCTTCTTATTATGATTTAGCAAAAGCATTTTTAAAAGATTGGACAAGATATGAATATTTAGATAATACAAACGAGTTAGTTATTGAAGGGGGAGAACCTAGAGAAAATTTAGCTTTATTAACACATGCTAAAATTGAAGAAACTGCTTTATTTGATGATTATCTTTTTATAGATTATGTACGTGGAAAATGTATGGAAAGTCTTGGGAGAATGATAGGTTTTTTCCAAATGAATTTAGTAGGAGGAGCAAGTATAAATGCAAATGCTATTGAATCTAGAGGAAAAGAAATGGTTCAAGAAGTAATAGATAAAATAGAAAAACTACAACCACATAACTATGTACAATTCTGGTAAAATGAATAAAGAATTTAAGACATATAAAGAATTTGTAAATGAATCTAACGGATTTAATTTTGATATAAAAAAATTGAGAGATGATACTATAGAAATGTTGGAACAATCTCCTGAAGGTTTTTATGTTGATTACGCAGAAGAATTTTTTCAAACGAACGGAGATATTTGGAACGAGTTGCAAGAAAGTTCTACAGAGGATCCTGAAGAAGTATTTGATTTTATAGTAGATAATCATTTAGAGACTTTACAATATTTCATTGAAGCTACAATAGAAGAATATCTTTATGATTTAGAAAAATATACCAAAGATTCAAACATTATTATTTATAGAGAAATTTCATGCGACGATAAGTTTTTAGAAGAACTAAAAGAAGGAAAGGTTGAAAAACTAGGAATTTATTGGTCTTTTGAAGAGGACGCTGCTGAAGCGCATTGGGCTAAAGCGGGACATAATAGAAAAATTTTATTTGTTGCTAAAGTAAATGGTAAATATATTGACGAAGAAGGAACTTTAACTTCATGGTTACATCCTTATACAGGAAAGGAAGAAAGAGAATTAAGAATTATAGAAGGTTCTCCTGTTTCTTTAATTGAAGTTAAAGAAGGACAAAAGAAAATAGAATTTAAAAATAAGGAATATAGAGCTTAAATGAAAAAAGAATTTTTAGGTTACCAAGAATTTATAAATGAAGGTGGAAATGCTTTTAAGAATTTAAAAAGATTTGAATCTGATAAAAAGATGAAAATTTTTGAAAGAGTAACTGAAATAATGGAGCAAGAATTAAAGTATGATTTATCTGAATACTCTATTGTAGGAAGCTTTAATTCTAAAACAGAAGAGATAGGAGACATTGATATTGCTTTATATCCTGAAAAATCTTTTAAGTTTTCTACTTTAGATGATACTTATAATAATATAGAAAAACTTTCTAATAAAGTCGGAAATTTAAAGCATTTGAAAATAGAAGAAGAAAGAATAAGTAAAACTTTAGGAGTACTTTCATTATCTACTAAAATTGAAAAAAGAAATTTTCAAATAGATTTAATTCCGGTTCCTTCTAAGAAATGGGGCGAATGGTCGTATCATTCTCCAGATCCTGATAAATCTACTTATAAAGGTCTTTATAGAAATGCTTTATTAGAAGCAATTGCTAAATCATTGCATTTTGATTTAGAGTATTATGAACAAAATGAAGAGACTAAATATTTTAAAGAAGGAGAAATTAAATCTTATATGAGATATAGATATTTAAGAAATGCAGGTCTTTGGAAAGTAAGAGAAAAGAATGAAGGAACACGAGTTTTTAGATATGAAAAGATAAAAGATACTTATACTCCTGTAAGTCATGACCCAGAAAAAGTAATAAATATATTATTAGGAAAAAAGAATTTTAAAAAATATATGACATTTGAATCTGTTTTAAATGTTATTTCTAGTAAGTCTTGGAGTAATTATGAATTACTTCCTACTATATTAGAAAATTTTAGAATAATTATAGAAGATAGACAAGGAAATGAAATTCCTTCGATAGTTCAAAATTTAATGGAAGAATAAAATGGAAGAATCAATAAAAGAAGAATATTGTGAATTGTATACTGAACAAACTGGAAATTCAGTAGACGTAAAGAATTGTGAAAACGATCCTGAATTCATGGAGTGGTTATCTGATTACTTATACAGTTAATGGAAAATATACTTAAAGACATACAACAAGGAAATATATTATCTAAAGAAATTTCAGATAATAATATCTTTAATTATCTATCATCTATTCAAATAGAGAATATAGATCCTACTGTTATGTCTACAGTGTATTCTTATATTACTCCTGAATTATTAGAATCTTTATCAGTAGAATTTGATATTGAAATAGAAGATAAAGAAGAAACTGAAAAAATAATAGAAAAACATTTCAAAGAAATAGAAACTATTATAAAAGAAAAAACTAATACAGAAGAAATTTTTAATTCATCTGAAAAGATAATTAAAATATTAGAAAGACCAGAAGTTTTTAATTTTATAATAGATGAAATATCTAAAAATGAAACGTATTTAAATTCTTTAGAAGAAAAGTTTTTAAATGAGTCTATTCTAAATTCGTACTTTTCTAATTATCTAACAAATAAAGAAAATTTAGAAGTTTTTAATTATACTACAGAAACGTTTAACACTGTCTTAAATGATAAAATAGAAACTATTCATCAAAATACTTTCAATGAAATTAAAAATTTAACAGAAGTAAACAATGAATTTTTCACTACTGAAATATTTGAAAATCTTACTTTTGAAAATATAGAAAATATAGAAAATATTATAGATAACTCGGCATCTACTTTAATAGAAAATCTAAATACTAAAATAATAGAAATAGAAAATTCTAGTAAAGAAATAATTCCTTCTGAAATATCTCAAATATTTAATAACCCGACCTCTATAATAGAATCAATTTCAAATACAATTGAAACGAGCATCATAGAAGCACCCAGAGAAGCTTTCAGTAATGATATAATAGAACATATATCAAATACAAATAAGACTAACCTGATGCACCAGAACACCTCAGGTGATATTAAAGAGGTATTTGAATCTTATTTAACTGAAAACAGTATAAATTTAAATAATTTTGAAAGAGTAGAAAATATTTATAGTAATGGAGATAGTATTGTAAATGTAGAAGAAAATTATGACAATATAATTAATGTGTTTAATAATGAGTATTTAAATATGTTATCTAGTATTCCTCAAGAAGATTCTTCAGTTATAATAGAGAAACATTTACATAATAATGTTACTAATATAGAGAATAGATTTGAGACATTAAAGAATGAAATAGTAGAAATGGTAGAAAAGAAGAAACCTTCTACAATTAGTAAATCTGCTTCTAATGAAAGTAAAGCAGATAAAGTTAAATCTAAATCAGATGTAAATGTAGATTTATCTAAAGGTTCTAAAGAGCCCATTGTAAGACATTTAAGTCCTGCTCCAAGAAAAGTTTCCCCTTTACCTGATTTTCCTTTAATTGGATATAATAAATAAGTTATCCAAATATAGATCCTTTATTTAATTGTTTATTGATTTTATCTTCTAGTTTATTTGGATTTGCAAAAGGATCTAAAGATTTAGAAATTTCATCTTCAAAATCATAAATTTCATCTTCTTTATAATTTGTTTTTTCTTCTATAAGTTCAAATATTAATTTAACTTCATCGTCCGAATAAGTGTCTACTATTTCAGCAGCAAATTCATCAAAAATATCTGATTTCATTCCCGGAATTAATCCTACAACAGTCATTGCTAAATCGTCATGTCCTGTTTGAGAAGAATAAGAACCTTTTTTATTTAAAGCAAAAGTTTTAAATTCATTTACGGTTTCTTCTTCTGTTAATTCAACTACATTAAGTCTAATTAAATCTTTAGAATCTTTACAATAATTAACTTTGTTTCTAGTCATTTTTATTCCGGGCTTAGGTCTTCGTGCATCTTGAGTATGTCTAGTTTTTATGCACAAATCAGAAAAGAATTCTTCATCATCTTCTAAACATTTATAGAAATAATCTCCATTATAATTTGTTTCGTAGTTTATTAACGTTTCATCTTCTCCAAATAATCTAACTAATTCCATTGTTATTCTAGCGATGTCAGATATTTTTTGAGTATTTGATCTAAAGACTCCTACTTGAACAAGCTTAATAAAATCAGTATCTTTCTTAGGTCTTTTTATTTTTCTCATTTCTTCTTCTGTCATAGTAGAAATTTCGAAAATGTTAATGATACTATAATCTTGTCCTATTCCTTCTGCTAGATCTATTCCTAACACAAATCTTTGTTCTTCAAATATAGGATAACCATCTTTATCAAATTCTCCATTCATTAATCTTTCATAATGTTCCGGGTGCCATTTTAAATTATCATAAAACAAGTCTTCTACATCTTCAAATGAATCAATTACAAAATGTTCAAATTTAACAGAATTATCGTTTAACCTTTTTATTGTATTCTTATCTAAAAGAATAGTATTTTCAGTTGTAAATTGACAACCGAATTCCTGATTAAATAAAGCTTCATTTCCTTCTAAATTTTCTATTTGTTCTCTTTTCCATTTCTCGTCTCTTCCTTTTACTTCATACCAATATGTTACCATATTAACAAAACTGTTTTTTCCTTGAAGAGATCTATTATAAATTTCATAAAATAAATTGAATCCATTAGGAGTAGAAGTAATAATACATTTTGAATTATTTAAAGAAGATAGTGTAGGATAAATAGATTTCCAAAATGAACGTGCAATATTATTAGGAACGTGAGCAAACTCATCTGCATAAAGAAAATCAATAGAAAAACCGATACCTGCATCAGCTGTTGTGGCAGATGACATTATTTTACAATCATTATCAAAAATCATAGAAGAATCATTACTTTTGAATACTCCAGGTTTTAAAAACATTGGAAGCTTTACATAAATGACCTTTATTTTTTCTACTATTTCTTTTACTGTTTTATCTTTATTTGCTAAAAGAAGAACGTTTTTTTCTACATTAAAACAACAATAATGTAAAATTTGAATTGCTGTCATTACACTTTTTCCAATTTGTCTACTAGCCATATAGACAGCAAATCTATTGTCACTCGTAAGTTTTAGATACTTTTTTTGATAATCTCTTAATTTAAAATGAGTATACTTTCCATCTTCTGTTTTAATTTGACAATACTTTTGAGCGAAATATAAAATATCTTTTTGACATTTTTTAAATTCTTTTAATTCTTCTTCAGAATATTCATAAACGAGCTCTGCCTTTTTATATCCTATCTTCTTTTCAAAATATGGAAATCCCATATCATAGTCTAGACCCTTACTTAATGCTTCTGTAGCTTCCGCTACTTTAATTGAATTCCATACTTTACCTTCATCTAATTCTTTATTTTTAGTTTCTTTAATTAAATTAGAAATTATATTTGAATTAAATGATTTTATTTTATTTCGTATTCCCATATTTATTCTTCTTCGTCATTTTCTATCTTAGATTCCTCTATTTCATTATCAAGCACTTCGAATTCAGCTTCTTCATGTTCTTCTAAATTTTCTATTAATGATTTAGATCCTCTATGAATATTTCCAGAACTTTCTGTAGTTCCTTCCGTAAGTTCATCTACTCCTACTGTTTGAAGTTTAGAAACTATTTCAGAATAGTTCTTTGAAAACACTTCATATTCCTCATCTATGATTTGTAAATATTGTTTGTTATATTTCATGACCTCCATATTCTGATTCTGAAGATCTTTTAATGCACGTAACATTCTATCGTTAATTACTCCAGCATCTATTTCTTCTAATGCCTTAACAATAAGATAATCAGAAACTTTTAATTGAAATATAGAATTTGTTAAATTTTCATAATCTGATTTGATCTTTTGAATAGTCCATTTATTATTAATCATTTCAGGAGTTAAATAAAAATTAACTAACTGCTTTAAATGTCTTTTTGCTTCATTCTGAGACTGTTTTTTAATTTTATTAAAATCTGTTGCGGTTCTAGGAGGTCTTGCTTCCGCCTCGTCAGGAACTATAGCTTCCGTAGAATCTATTAAATTTTCTAAATCTTCTATTGATAAATTTTCACTCATTTAGTAACTCGTTTAATGTGTACAATTATACTATTTAAAGTTATATATTGACGTTTTTTGATAAAAAATTTATTTTTTAAAAATTTTTATTTTTTATTTAAAAAATTTTTCTTATATTACAACATATTTAATTAACATTTTACGGAGAAGTTATGAAACGGTTAATAATTTTATTTATTTTTTTGAGTACTTTAGTATTGTATTCAAATGCTGGAAAAAATTTAATTTACACTGGACCTCATACATTATCAAAAAACATAATCTATGATTATGATGGAGAGTATTTAAGAGATTCTAGAAGTAATAAAGAAGTAATTGTTTATAATTATGATGGAAGATATGTTCGAAAAGGAAATAATAAGAACTTCCAAACTGTTGCAAATTTTGATGGTCAATATGTTTATAGAAAAAATAGTAATTTTAAAAAGGATATTCTATTTACATGGGACGGGAAACATATTTATAAAGGAGAAGGAACTTTAAAGAAAAATATACTTTATACTTTTGATGGAGTTCATCTATATAAAGGAGGTAGTACTTTTAAAAGAGATATTTTACTTACAGTAAAAGGACATGTTCCAATTGTTTTATTAATAGTTTTAATAGGATAGAAAAATGAAATATTTATTAATTTTATTAATAACTTTTGTAAATGTCTATAGTCAAAAATCTTTTGATGTTAATTTAGCATTGTGTCAAGATAATGATATTTTTAAAATAAGATATTCAGATTTAAATGAAGATGCAATTTTTGATAAACTAGTCATCTATGATTGTGGAAATATTTATGTAGAAGACCTAGATACTTATCAAACAGAAGGTGGACCTGATATTGAAATCTATAAAAAGTCAGAATTTGATATAAGATTATTGAATTATAATGATGTCAAAGAAGATGCTTATTTTAGAGTCTATGTAGTTTATGAAGGTAAAGATATAGGATATTGGGACCATATTATGGGAAGTTATAAATTAATTTGGAAAGACCAATGAGATTTTATGATAATGATTTAAATATTTTTAAAAAGAGACCTATTATGATTCACGGTGTACCAGAAGAAATGACAAATAAAATAGAGGATGTTTTAAAATTTGTTATTGATCCTGTTTACAAATCTGGAAATTTTTACTGTTTTTCTAAGAAATTAACTTCGGAATTGTTTACTTATTTTTCTAATTCTGTTTCATTAGATGATATGAAGAAATTATTGTATCTTTTTGAAAAAGAAAATGGATGTTTTATAAGTGATGAATTGTATATTTTTTATACAATAGCGGATAAAAAAAGTTCTATTTTATATTGCAATCCTAGAAATACTGGCGGTATGGACATATTAGGATATGTAGAAATTGAATTTAAAGAAAAAACATTTGATTATAATATTATCATAGAAAATTTTGAAGACGAGGAAACTTCAGAAGATTTGTGTTTTGCGTATATGATACAAACATTAATGAAAATAATATTTAAAAATTACGTAGATATTGAAACTGTAACAATAAAAAAAAGTAATCCTAGAGAGAAACTAAATTCTATAAAATATGTTAACAAATCAAAATATCCTATAACAATAATTGATTCTACTTGGTATAGAAATATAGTATGCGGTCCTTTTGGGGTTAAAGGACATTTTAGATTACAAGCATACGGTTCAGGAAGAAAATTAAGAAAATTGATGTGGATAAAACCTTTTATAAAAGAAGGATATTCCAGAAAAGCTAAAAAAAATTAAATTAAGTACAAAGGAGAATAAAAATGGAAAAAGTATACATGGTTTGTGATTATACAGACGATAAAGCAAAATCTATTGATGGCGCTTTAAATATTGGAATTGAATATATGGGAAATTGTGGTGGAAGAATTCTTAGAGAAGATGGAACAGAAATTGGAAGACATCACTCTTCTTCTTTTGGGTGGTTAAGAAAAGACTTAAAAAGCAAGCTTGATGATCTTACTAAATATGAAATTATTGATCTCATCGGACAAGAAGTTCCAAAAAAATTTAAAAAAGAACAATGAGCGGAATAGAAGCAACCTTAGAACAAAAAGAGCAATTAAAAAATGTTTTAAGAGGAAGAGTAAATAAACCAATGATGAGACGTTTAATAAGTAGAAATTCTGATGTGCCTTTAAAAGATTTAAGATTAAATCCTTTTACTAAAGATGTTGAAATTACAGATGCTGCTTGTAAACATATTCATCTTGAAATAATGTTATTAGAAAAAGAATATTTAAAAGATTCTAATTTAGAAATATTAGAAGATTCTGAATTGTTAAAAGAAGGAGATAAGTTAATTTATTTCTATAAAGGAGAATTTACTAATTATAAATATTTGTCTAGTATTGATGACGGAGAATATCATGTATTACTTAATGAAGATATTTATCCACCTAGAACATCAGAAATAATAAGTGAAAATAATTTATTTAATTATGAATGGTATAAAGTTAAGGAAGGAAAATCTATTTCTCAGAAATTTTATTATCAACGGATGTTAGACTATTGGGAAAATAAAGCGAAAAAAGAGATAAATTATTATAGAGAAGAACTTGAAAATTATGTTAAATTCAATAAAGGAAAATAAATCATGATAGTTAAAAAATATACAGTTTACGAAATTTATGAACATTCGCAAAATACTAAATTTTTAACAGGACCTGATAATTTTATTCCTGTAGAAAATTTTAACACTAAAGAAGAGGCCGAAGAACATTTATTTAAAATGGAAACAGAAAAAAATACAAGATATATTATTTGGGAAACATATCATTCAGTTGAAAATCCTATTAAAACAGATCCTTATTTAAGTAAAATTATAAATCATTTCAATCAAGAAGAATTTGATTTATTTGGGTATACAAACTTTAGTGTCTACAAAGAGGATTATGAAGATGAACCTTGTTATTACATTATATCTGAATATAGACCTAAAAATATGAATAATATGTCACATTCTATGTATTATAAGTTTCAGGAAGAAGATAATATTTATGTAAAAATTTATGATAGTTATGAGGAGATGGCCTTTCAGGAACTAGAAGAATCTGACGAAACTGCTAAATTTATAGGAAAATTTCAAAGAACAGAAGAACGTTAATAAATTAAAGGAGAATAAAAATGGGAACTCGTCATTTAATTAGAGTTTTTGATGAAAACGAAGAATTAAAAATATCTCAATACGGACAATGGGATGGTTATCCTGAAGGACAAGGATATGGGATATTAGAATTTCTTCAAAAAGAAGGAAATTTAGAAAATTTAAAAAGCAATCTTCCTAAATGTAGATTTTTTGATGTAGAGAATAATGAAGAAGATAAAAAATTTATAGACGAATACGAAAAAAATGCACCTGCATGGTCAAACGAACCTGATAAGAGAACAGAAGAACAAAAAATATGGTGGAGCACATACATGCACCGAGATTTAGGTTGTGATATTTTAACAAATATTGCAGATTCTAAAGATGAAGAAATCTTACTTCAAAAAGAAGAAATGGAAGAAGATGATATTTGGATAGAATATTGGTATGATATTAACTTAAAAGAAAATACACTTAGAGTAAATGATCTAATTTCTTTTGATATTAATAATTTACCAAAAAAAGAAAATTTTAAAAATTCTATCTATAAAGCCAAATATGGTGATGAGTGGGAGGATGAATAAAGATGATAATTGAAAAATATAAAGTATGTGTATTTGGAGTAGCAGGTAAAAAAGATGAACCTTTACATTGTGAAGTTGAAACATTTAATACAGAACCGGATGCAATCGAATGGATTTCAGAAGAAGGAATTCCGGGAATAATGTATCACATCATTAAAACATACACGAGAAAATGAAAATAACAAACGAAAAAATAACTTTATGCGGGTCAAGTAGGTTTAAAGAAGAATTTGAAAAAGTAAATAGAGAATTAACTTTACAAGGAAATGTAGTTTATTCTTTAGCAATTTTTGGACATTCTGATCCTATTCAACAACTAACAGAAGAGCAAAAGATTCTTTTAGATGCTGTACATTTTAAAAAGATAGATAATTCTGAATCTGTTTTTGTAATTAATGTAAATGGTTATATTGGAGAAAGTACTCGAAATGAAATAGAATATGCACAAAAAACAAACAAGAAAATTTATTATTATGAAGAACTAAAAGGAGAATAACATGTCACATTATGCACATGGTATAATTATACCAAAAAATATATTTGAAGAAGGAGAACCTGCAATAAATTTGTATATTAATAGCAAAATGGAAAAGTATGATGAAAGTATAGTAGTTGATCCTTATATACAAAAGTATAAATCATCAGCAAAAGAAATGCTTGAAAAGGAAATAAAAGAATTTGAAGAAATTGTTGCTGATCCAAGATTTAAAGAAAGAAGAGAAGAAAATCAGAAATTGTGTAAAAATGAATTAGAACTTTTACGAAAGATGACACCCGAAGAATTTTGGGGAAGAGAAACTGAATATGACGATAATTTTGATGAAGAAGGAAATGTTTTAACTACTTATAATCCTAATTCTAAATGGGACTGGTATAGAATAGGTGGAAGATGGGATGGAAAATTAGTAGATAATTATCAATCTTCTCAAAATGGTTTTAATTTCGGAGACCAACATACTACAATTTCTAATAATTCTCAAACAATCAAAGAATATAAAGAAAGATTGAAAAAGAATCCCGAAACCTATGGTATGTTTTCTTATATTGATTTAGAAGGAAATTGGTTAGAAAAGGGAGAGATGTTGATGTTTGGAATAGTTGCTGATGAAAAAGAAGAAAAATCTTATGAAGAAGAAGTTTTAAATTTTATAGAAAAACAAAATGAAGAAAATTATATTATTAATTTAGATTGTCACATTTAAAAACTTATTAGAGAATAACTAAAATGAAATATATTTTTTTAATGCTATCTTTTTTATTTCTATCGTGTACTGAATATACACATGAAAATATAATTGAAGTAACATATACAAATAATAAGGTCGATACTTTATTTCATGTTTTAAAAACAAATTCTTCTGATAATTTAGAATATGAAATAGCAGAAGATCCTACTAATAAAAAATTAAGTTTAAAATATGGAAGTAGTTGTAGTGCAACATATATTACAAATATTAAAGATTATGAAGTTTTAGAAACATTTGTTTTTAAAACTGAAAATTTTGATCAATATTCAGAAGATGAATTCATAGAAAAATACGAGAAATGATATGAATAAAAGACACTATAAAATAATTTGGATAATAGCGGTTGCATTTGTATTTACGGTAATATCTTCTATTTTATATAAATGTAATAGAACAATTATTCATGAAAATAAAATTGAGATTATTCATTCTGATAATACTATAGATACTGTTAATCATAAAACGACTTCATACTCGGAAGATTTTTTAGAATTTCAAATAATATACACCGATCTTTCTTATAAAGTAGGAGCTAGATACCCTATTATAGCTAGGAAAGTCAAACGTTTTAACATTTTAGAAACAAATATCTATGAAAAATAATTTTTTATTTTAAAAATTTTTATTATATTACAAAGTATTCAATTAACTAAAGGATAATAAAAATGTATAAAGAAAATAAAACAATAGAAGATATAAATTCAAATGCTGTAGTAGAAGCAAAAAAAAGAAAGGACAAATGGATATTTAATATTCTAGGATTAAAAGCAAATGTTGCGGAACCAGCAATAAATGTAAATTGGGACAGCCTTCCTACAAAATTTATAGAAAAGAATGGAAAAATCTATAAATTAAAAGAATTTGATTCTAAAAAAGATGCTATTACTGTTGGAATAGAATATCATAAATTTTTAAAAGAAGTTTTTAGTAAACCTAGAATTTCTAAAATGGTATAGATATGGACTTAAAAAGATTTGAAGATATAGAAATAAAAGAATTTGATTGTTCACATGGTGAAAAAGTAGTAATTTTTAGATATATTGGAGAAGGAGATCCATATAAAGAACTATCTAACGTTATTCAAACATATACTGAAGACTGTCCAATGCATCAATTTATAGAACAAACAGGAGACAATCCTTGGGTGAGAATTTTAGTAACAGAATTAAATAACATTACGTTTGAAAAATATCATAATTTTAAAAAAATTTTTACTGAAGAAAATTTTTTAATTCATTTAAACTATCCAGAAATTCCTTTAACTTCGGTTTATAAGTATAAAGATGATAAATTTGTAATTGTAGATTGGGTAGATAACAAAGAAGATGATATATTAGCAAATGTTGATGATGTTGAATTAGTGTATATTGTTACTAAAGAAAATTTATTAAATTTTATAGAAAATAAATTATCTAAAAAAGAATTTATTCAAAGTGCAGTTAATCAAAATTATTTTGAATATTGTTATAAAGAATCTGAAATTATAAATGAATATAAAAGCTTTTCTGAAATACCTTCAGAGTATTTTCCAGAAAATGAAGTTTTTTATAATATTGAAGATATGGTTTATGATTCAGAAAAGCAAAAAGAAGATTTTTTATCTCTAATAGGATTTAAAGCGGTTGATATATGAAGGAAATTTCAAGAAACTTATTCTAAAATGGTATCTTTAGAAGAAAAATTAGATTATATTTTAAATTTTTTAGATAAACTAGAATTCGAGAATTTAGGCCGAAATAATAATAAATATTTTTTTGGGAAACTGCTTACGTTTTTTATTGATAACAAATATCATTTAAGTGAAATTAAAATTGTTTTAGTTGCTACTAAATACCTTCCAGAAAATCTTGAATTGGTATTTTATAGAAATAAATTAGTTGATTTTTATAATAAAATAAAAAAGGAAAAATGATGAGAAAGAGCAGGAAGGAAATGTCTAAAAAAGAATTAGAAAAAGTAAGAGCAAAGGAAAGAGAATATTATCAAAAGAATAGAAAAAGAATTTTAGAAAATTCTAGAAAAAGAAGATTAGGAAAAGGAATTTTACAAACAAAGGGAACACTAGCTAAATATACTGCAGAAGAGTTAAAAGAAAGACAAAAAGAACAAAAGAAAAAATGGGCAGATAAAAATAGTAAAAAATATTATAAAGAAAATAGAGAAACTATTTTAAAGAAAGCTAAAGAATATTATCATAAAAGGAAAAGAAAATGAAACCGTTCAAAGAAAGACAAAAAGAGTATCAAAAAGAATACTACGAAAAGAATAAAGAAAAGATAAGAAAATATCAAAAAGAATATAGAAAAAACAATAAAGAAAGAACAAAAGAATACTACGAAAAAAATAAAGAAAAGATAAAAGAATATCAAAAAGAATATAAAAAAAGAAATCCTAATAAAACAAAAGAATATTACGAAAAAAATAAAGAAAAGATAAACAAAAGACATAAAAAATATTTAAATGATAATAAAGATTCTTGGAATAAATATCAAAACGAATATAAGAAACAGAAGTACAAAGAAATGTCATTGGAAGAAAAAAAGAAATTTAATTTTGAAAAATATTCTTATAAAATAAGAAAAAAATTAATGAATAATGTGAACGATATAATTAATAATATTATCCAAGAAGATTCTTATTCTAATCTTTCTTTTGATTTAAATAGAACAAAAAATGAAAGACTTGAATTAAATATAAATGTTAAAGATTATAATAAATCTTATTCTTATACTCAAAGAAAAAAACTATTAGAACAATTGTTTGATACAGCTAAAACAGAAATACACGATAACTATTCAGATAGAATAGAATTGAAGATGTCAAAAGGAAAAAATAATATAATAATAAATTTAAAGGTTAAAGAAAATAAATGATAGATATTTTAGAACATCACAGAATAAATGAAGAAAATAAAATTGATTGTTTAGATCATGGATTTGTTAGACTTGTAGATGTACTTCCTAGAGTAGTTGAAGATGGTGCTGAACCTACAGGCGATTTTGCTATTGTTCAAGCTGCTCGGGTTTCCTATGGTGCAGGGACTAAAACGGTAAATCAAGACAGAGGGCTTATAAGATATTTAATGAGACATCTTCATACGACGCCATTTGAAATGGCTGTTGTCAAGATACATTGTAAAATGCCTATCTTCGTTGCTCGTCAATGGATAAGACATAGAACAGCAAGTGTAAATGAATATTCAGGTAGGTATTCTATAATGTCTCCAGATTTTTATGTTCCAGAGCTAGATAGAATTCAAAATCAATCTAAAACAAATAATCAAGGAACTGATTTTGATGGAGATATTTCTTTATCTACTCAAATGATGATTCAAAAAAGAATGCAAGAAGAACAACAAACTGCATATTCTAATTATGAAAATTATTTAGAAGCAGATGTAGCAAGAGAACTTTCAAGAAATAATCTTCCAGTTTCTAATTATACTGAGTGGTACTGGCAAACAAATTTACACAATTTATTTCATTTCCTTGCTCTTAGATTAGATTCTCATGCACAATATGAAATAAGAGTTTTTGCTGAAGCAATGTACGAATTCATTAAACCTATATTTCCACTTGCTTGTGAGGCTTTTGAAGATTATAGATTAAATGGAGATAAAATTTCTAATGAAGAAAAGAACATTATTCATAGATTAATAGGTGATGATGAAGCAATGCTTTCTGATATTTTAGAATCTTCTAACTTATCTAAAAGAGAAATTACTGAATTTAAAAATAAGTTTAATATATAAATTGTAAATTTTTTAAATAAAAAATAAATTTAGTATTATGAATGAATATAGAATTAAATTAAAGGATGCTAGAACTAAAACAGTAAATGCAAATTCTTATAAAATAGAAAATGGATTTTTTATATTTGAATCAAATAATCAAATGGTATTTTCAGTATCTACAGAAAGAGTAAAAGATGTAGAGCAAATACAAACAGTAAATGAATCTACATTTAATTCATCAGATATGATCTGTGATTAAACTTTAAAGGAAAGTTATATTGACTGATTATGAAATATTAGGAGTTAAACCTGGTGCATCTGAAAAGGAATTAAAATCTGCTTGGAGAAAGCTTGCTGCTCAATATCATCCAGATAAAAATAATGGATCAGAAGAGTCGGAAGAAAAATTTAAGCAGATTAATGAAGCTTATAACAATATAAAATCTGGGAAAACAGTTAAAGAAAATCCTTTTACTTCATATAGATGGAATAAAAGAAGAACTCAAAGAAGACAATCTGTTAATTTTGAAGAATTTTTTAACGATGATTCTATATTTGAAGATTTTTACAATTTTGGAGGAGAAACAAAAACCGTAAAACCAGATGTAAAAATTCCTTTGAATTTAGAAATGAAGCTTTTCATAAACATTGAAAATTTCTTTAAACCTTTTACTAAAGAAATAAAATATGTAAAAAGAGTTCAGTGTCCTAATTGCAAAGGAAAGGGAAATTCTGTAGAAGATTGTAAAACTTGTAATGAAAAAGGTTATCTTTCAAAGGAAGTAACTGAGAAGTTTAAATTTCCTAAAAATGTTCCAGCAGGAGCTTCAATTAAATTTGAAGGATGCGGAAATGAATTTGAGGGAAAAACAGGATTTTTTAAAATTCAAATACTTCCAAAAGTTGATGATGATTCTTATTATGTAGAATTAGAAAATAATAAATTTGATATTTATAAATTGTATGAAATAGATATTATGCAATTTGCTTTAGGATTTGAATATACTGTAGAAAATTTAGAAAAACAAGAAGTAAAGATTAATATTGATTCTTTAAAGGCTTTAGAAGAAACAAAGCAACATATTATTAAAGAAGGAGGAATTCCGATAAAAGGAGGAAAGAAATCTGATTTAATAATTAAATTTAAAATTAAAGAATTGGATGAAAAAACTATAAAACATTTAAAGAAATTTAAAATGTAATTTTATTAATAATGGGGGAAACATTATAAATAACAAGGAACACTGATTATGAAGGTAGATGATATATTTGAGTTAATTACAGATGTAGAAAAACCTGGGACGATGATTAAAGATTTTATAAGAAATAATTTTTCTGAACTTTCTTCTGAAGAAAGACAAAAGTTATACAATAAAATTTATTCTAAATGGTATAGAAACAAAAATAAAGATTATTTTAAAAAGAAAAATAAAGAGTATAGAGAAAAAAATCCTGAGAAAATGCGAAAGTATATGAAAAAATACTATCGTAAAAATAAGGAAGAAATAAGAAAAAGAACTATAGAAAATAGAAAAAAACTTTTTGAAAAAGATCCTGCTGCTGAAAAGGCATATAGAGAATATCAAAAGGAATATAGAGAAAAACAAAAAGAAAAAAATTCATAATATATAGTTTATATAAAAAAATAAAAAATATGGTTGAAAATTTTGAACAATACTCAAAGATGAATGAAACAGATTCTGAATCTTTGACTAGAAAAATAGAAGCTGACTTGTCTGAAAAGTTTTTTGAATTATCAGAAGGACCAGACGGTAGCGGAGAAAATATAGGAGAATGGTTAGCAAATCAAATTGTAAGTCATGTTAAATCTCTTACTTACGGAGAGTACCCAGAAGAAGACGCAAGAGAATTTTTAGAAGATGTTAAAAGAGGATGGAAAAAATCTGATTTTACAATATAAAAAAAGATATAAAAAAAAGATATGAAAAACCAAATTAAACAAGTTAAAGATTTTCGTGGTTTTATAAACGAAAGAATTTCTAATGTTACTTCAGATTATTATAATCCTGATACTAATAAAAATTATTATGATGAAGAAGATACTGATAATCGTCCATTAACAGTAGAAAATTTTAAAACTACTTTTACAGGAGAAGGAGATTATTTATATTATAGTACTGAAAAAGGTTTTATTGCATGTGATGTAGAACCTGAAGGATATACATCTCCTGAAAATACAGAAAATTATACTGGAGTAAGTTATTTTAAAGGAAATAAAGAAGTAGAAGAATGTATTAAAGAAAAATATGATTTAAAAGTTTCAGATATTCAATATGTTGACATAGAATATGCTAAAAATCATTTTTCGGAAAACGAAGAAATAATGAACATATTAAATAGATTTTAATTTTCAGAAAATTAAATAAAAAGTAAACTTTTAAAGTTTTAAAGGATATAATTAATAAAAATTATATCCTTTTTTATTTTTATATGGCAGATTTAAAACAAATAATAGAAGAAGCATTACAAAAAAGATTTGCAAATGAAAGATCTAAACAAAGAGTAGTAGTTGCTTCAGATAGATTAAATTTTGCATGTCCTTATTGTGGAGATTCTACTAAAAGTTCCTCAAAGAAAAGAGGAAATCTTTATTTAGAGAGCGCTTCCTATAAATGTTACAATTGTGGTCATTACTCTTCTCAGAAAAGATTTTTAAAATCTTTAGTAGAGATGGATCTTTATTTTGAGAAGATACCTGAAAATCTTTTAGTAAATTCTAATTATGATGGTATTGCAGGATCCTTTAATCCTGCTACAATTTCTACTTTATCTAATGACTTAGAAGAAATGGTAGAAAAATATTCTTTAACTAGAGAAAAGTTTAAAAGGTTATTTAGTTTAGTTGAAGTACAAGGAACTAAGATAGAAAAATATTTAAATTCTAGATGTATTTTCAATTATGATAATTTCTTATATGATGAATTAAATCATAAATTATTCATTTTAAATAGAGATGCAAATTCTGATAGAATTATAGCATATCAAATTAGAAATTTTAATAATCCTAATTTTAAATATTTAACATATAAATTAGAAACTATGTATAAGGAGTGCAGAAAGGAAATTCCTGATGAAGAAGACTTTCAGACATTAAATACTATATCAAAGTATTTTAATATTCTTAATATTAATATTAGGATGCCTATTACATATTTTGAAGGTCCTATAGATGCATACTTTTATAAAAATGCTGTCTCTTTAACTTCTATAGAAACAAAACCAATTATAGAAACAAAAAGTACTCAATACTTATTTGATTGTGATAAAAGAGGAAATGAAGAATCTAGAAAACTTTTAAAAGAAAAGAAAAAAGTTTTTATGTGGAGAAAGTTTTTAAAGGATATAAAAATGGAATATCCAAATCCTTACTCAAAAGTAGATTTCAATGATGTTATTATTCATTGTGCTCATAATAAATTACATCCAAATTTTGATAAATATTTTACAGACAACTCATTAGACATGATCAATATATGAAAAATAATATAGGAATTTTAATTCCAACATACAAAAGAGATAAACAAATAATTAAAAGGGCTATTTCATCTGCAATTAGTCAAAGAAATTTCATTGATTTAAATGAATATATTTTAAATATTTTTATTTGTTCTGATACTGAAAAGAAAGAAGAGCACGTAGAAGAAGCAATTAAAGAATGTTATCAGAATTCTTTTGATAATAAATTTATTTATTCTGATGATGATAAATTTACAATGGATTCGCAGATAATTACTTATTATGAAACTTTAGGTTATCATTCAAATAATTATGCAAACGATCCAAGAAATAAATTAATTCAAATGGCATCTAAAAATAATATGGACTATGTAGTATTTTTAGATGATGATAATATACTTTTCCCAGAATACATAGATGAATCTTTAAAAGTACTTTTAGAAGAAGATGTAGATTTTACTATTTCTCAAATACTTCATTTAGGACCTGTTAATAAAGAATTATTAGGAGAACCTCCATTAATATTGACAGGAGAACAAGTAAAACTTCAACATATAGATACACTTCAATTTTTCTTAAAAATGCATGTTATGGAAGAACATGGATGGAATAAAGAAGAAGGATATTTAGCAGATGGATATACATTTGAATCAATAGGAGAAAAATATAAATACGCTTATACTAATAAGCTTTTAGCAATTCACATATAAAGGAGACTACAATGTCTGAGATACAAAACATATTAATAGATTTACCAGAACAAATTAAAAATTCTGAATTGGAATTACTTGATTTAAATGATAAATTATCTAGTACTAAAAAGGAATTAGAATCAATAGAATCAAGTTTAATGCATTCTATATTAAATGAAATGGATGAAAAAGGAAAACCTGTTTATTCTAATGCAGAAAAAAGAAATACAGAGCTTGCAAAAAGAAGTGCTGAATATCCAGATACTCTTGATTTAAAAAGTAGTATTGATAAATTAGAAAGACAATCTAAAGAACTTCAAATAGAAATTAAATTTTTAAGAGATAAACAAGCAAATTATAGAGCTATAGCAGCTTTTTCAAATGAAACTTTAGTTGGTGCTTTAAATAGTTAAAACTATATTAATTTTTTGAAGTATAATTAATATAAAGATTGTTAAATAATCAAGGAAAAACAAATGAAGTTAATAATAGTTGAAGGTCCGGATAGAGTTGGTAAAAATACGTTAGTTTCAAATATAACAGATCGGTTAGATGATTATTTTTCAGTTCATTTTATCGGTCCTCCTGACGTTCCTGATCCTTTAGAGTATCAATTTACAATTCCTTTTAAATACAAAGCACAGAAAACTTCTTCTATTTTAGAACAAGAATTATCAGAAACTGTAGTTTGGAATAGATCTCACTTAGGAGAATACGTATATGGACAAATTTATAGAAATGAAAATCCAGAAGATATTATGAAAAGAATATGGGAATTTGAAAAAGGACTTTTTTCTACCATAGGAAATGAAAATATTTATGGAATTAATTTGTACGCAGATCCTGAATATTTAATAGGAATAGACGACGGAGAATCTTTTACAACAGATTTAGAAAAGAAGAAAATTGAAATAAATTATTTTAAAGAAGCTTTTGATAAATCCTTATTAAGAAATAAAATGGAAATTAACATTCAAGTAGATAATGGAAATTTAAAAACTCCTCAAACTATTTATGAAGAAGTAACGACAAGATTTAATAAAATATAATTTTTGGGTTATGTTTTATATAGAGAAGCACCTATTATCCCCTTTGTAAATAGGAGCTTTTTCTTTAATATATAGAAAGTAATCATTCATTCAAACATAGGAAAAAACTTGAATAAATTATCAAATCCTTTAATTATTACTAAATCTCAGTCCGGAGAAAAAGCTTACGATTTACATTCATTATTGTTTAAAGAAAGAAAAATAATGATTAATTCTGATATAGATGAAGATGTATCTCAATCAATAGTATCTCAATTATTACATTTAGATGAAGAAGATTCAAATGAAGAAATTATTCTTTTTATAAATTCTCCTGGTGGAAGTGTTACTGACGGTTTAGCAATTTATGATACTATTCAATTTATAGATGCTCCAGTTACTACAGTATGTGTAGGTCTTGCTGCTTCAATGGCCCAAGTTTTATTATGCGCAGGAGAACCTGGAAGAAGATTTTCTTTTCCTAATTCTAGAATAATGATGCATCAGCCTTCAGGTGGAACTTGGGGACAAGGATCGGATATAGAAATTTATCATAATGAGATGGTAAAAATAAAGGATCTACTTTATGGAATAATTCAAAAACATACTGGAAAATCTTATGAAGAAATTAAAAAACACGCAGATAGAGATTATTGGATGTCTCCTAAAGAAGCTAAAAAATATAATCTAATAGATAAAATTATTAAATCTAAAAAAGATTTATTTAGCTAATTCTTCTTCTAGAACATAATAAAGAGTTTCATTTATATTTTCTTCATTTAGAAAATAATCATTATCAATAGATTTGATAGTATCGATTAAGAAACTTGAAAAGTTTGCTGTTTCTCTCAGGCCTACTAAATAAAGTAGGGCATTAGGAATACTTTCTTTTTCTTTTATTATCATGATAGTAGAATCAAAATTCCAATCTATTTTACTATTAAAAAATCCTTCTAAATAATTTACTGTCATTTTAAATATTTCAGAATTTTTTAATTGTTGATTTAACATCCATAAATTTCTTAATATCATTTGGACAGTATCTGAATCTTGAAATGCTAATAGTTCATGCAGATGTGTTATAGTATGATCAGGAAAAAGTTCTTTAACATTTTCAGAAAGTCTTACACTGTCAACCCATTCTATCTCAAGGTCTTCATATAATCCTTCTCCATACACTTCATAATTTTCGATATATTCTAGTATTTCATTCATAGGTATATTATCAATAGAATCATCTAAATCATGATAATTTAAAAATGATTCAAATACATTGCCTCTAGGTTTAACTATTAAATAACCATCTTGAAATATTAAAGTACTATTTGCAGCGTATAAGAAATTATCAAGGACTGAATCATTATTAATAATTCTTTCTTTAAGTATTTTCCCTATAACTTTTCTAGCATTTGTAAATGGAATGTCGGTAAGTTCTACTTCACTATCATATTCATTCATAAATTGGCCAGATTCAAAGTGTAACTGATATTTGTCTTCAGGATTTTCCTTGCTTATAAAAATATAAAGTGGTCCATCTTCTGTATATTCATTAAACATTGAATCATCATCTTTAGCAGCAGTACACCATCTAGTTCCTTTTCCATAATAACAGGCAGCATTATGAGTTTCTGGAACTATGACTAAAAATTCATCATCTTCATAGATAAGTTTAGCCTCATCATTTTTAATTTCTTTTTCTATGTCTCTATTTGATTTAGTTTCTGAGTCATCAAATTTAAGTACTTCTTTTGTTAATTCAGGAAGAGATTTATAATCAAAGATATTCGAAGAAAGACCTTTTTCTTTAAGTACTTTCATTCTACTTAATTTATCGAAAGATTTTAATATTTCATTAAATTTGTAAAGGTCTTCTTTTTTAACGAGTTTTTCGCTTTTCTTTCTAAGGTTTAACATCCATTTAGAATATTTTCCTATTTTTCTAACTTCTCCTTTATCATCTAAAAGAGTAGTTGGATCAGTTTTGACTATTGATAAAAAGGTTTCTTTATCAATTGAATTGTAATATTTATCATGAATTTCTAACGGAGTAGCTAATTCAAATAAAAAATCTTTAAATGGAAGAAATGTTTTCATTAATCTACTTTTTCTATTTTACATTTTGTACTTAAATATCCTCTATAATCTAAACAGTATTTTCTGTTTTTATTAAATTCTTTTTTAATCATTTCATAACCGGTATCTCCATCTGGTATTTCAATGACTCTATTTCTTTTATCCATTGTAGGTTTCATAATTAACTAAAGTATTTATCATATAAAGAAGAAAGACCATCACTCGCATATTTATAAACCATTCCAAATAAAGAAAGTTTTTCTCCATCTATTTCAAAGTTTTCTCCACAAATAACTCCATTTACAGCTTCATGAACCATTTTAGGATTTAATATTTGATCTTGAATATTGTGGTAAATTCCAGAAGATAAAAAAGAAGTTGATACTGGAAGACCTAAAAATTTTAAAATTTTGATAAAGATTTTATCGCTTAACCAATATTTCATAGATCCTGCAATTCCTGCAGAAAATGCACTACAAAAATCTGCTTCTTTATCATCATCTAATATATCTGTTCCTAATTGTTCAATTGCATGAACTATTCCATAAGTGAACATATACCAAAAGATGCTTCCTTTTACCATTCCTAATTGTTTAGCAATCGGTGAAATGATTCCAGCAGAAACTTCTATTAATAAAGTTCTATTGAAATTAATAGAACTTAAAAAACCTGTAAATTCATATAATTCTTTATCTGTAGTAGCAAGTTCTGTAGATTTAATTAACTCGTAATTTTCTTTTCCGCCAGCTCTTTCTATTAACAATTCTTCTGTTATAAATAAAGTTTCGGGAATTGTATTTAAAGGAGTATTAAATTCTGAATATTGAGTAATTGACATTTTTTTATCTAAAATTTTCTATAAACTATATATTTCTGCAAAATATATAGACTATATTGTATAAAGTAGAATTACGTGAGTAACCAAAAGAAATATTATTCAGATATAAATCTTCTTAAAAATTATTTAAGAAATGTTAAAATAGATTCAAAAGATAATCCCCAAACTTCAGATGTAGAAGTAAATGAAGTATTTTTTAAAGATGGAGATGCTTCTAATTTGTGGACTTATAATGGATCAGAAATTGTTAAAATAGGATCTCAAGCAACTGTAAATTCATTTACAATTGACGAAGATCTAGATTTAAACGATTTTAAAATAATTAATGTGGCAGAACCAGAAGATCCAAATGATGTAGTTACTTTACAGTATTTCCAAGATTATATTAATTCTACAGATGCTTTTGATTTAGCAAATTCTACAATAACATATACAGATTCTATTGCTTTAGATTCTGATATTAATCATCTTGATAATATGATGTTAATAGATGCTGCTATTGTAGCTTCTATTGAAGCACCTACAAAATTAGAAAATTCTACTTTTTCTGTAAGTGCTGAAACATTTGAAGCAAAGCTTCCTTCAGGATTAAATGCCAGTTGGTATACCGAAGATTCTGCCGGAGATACAATAGAAAATTATGTCACAGTTCCAAACATTTCTTTAGATGTAAGTTTTCTTTCTGGAGTATATTCAGATTCCAATACTTATGGAAACGTTTCTGTTGTATTAGACGGTTCTTTAAATGCCACAATATTAGATGTTGCAACTTTAGAAGATAATAATTATTCTTCTGGAAGATTAGATGCAAATGTTCAATTATTATCTAATGATGAATATTCTGAATATTGGAATGAATTATCTACTAAATCTAATTTAACTATAAAAGATGAAGGTGTAATTAAGTTTCAATTAATCTCAAGTAAAACTGGGGATGGACCAATACAAAAATTGTATTATGATGATGAAACTTCTATCCCATCTTTTTCAGCTGCTTTAACAGCTACTCCAGATACTGAAGTTTATAAATATTTATCTAATGTTTCTTATTATAAAGTAGGAACTACTATAGATTATGGATATACAGCAGCTTCTGGTATTTATAATAAATCTTATCATCCTACAGAAGTTTCTAAAGTTTATATTAATTCAAAATCTTTTGATGATATAATTCATAATCCAGTAGGAACTCCAGCATATAATGATACTTTAGTAGTTTCTGATACTGCGACAATTGATGTAGTAGATACTACAACAGGGTTATTGAAAGGAACCGTTTATGCTAAATTACAGAAACCTGATGGCCAAGAAGCAGTAGATTTTGTAGAACTTTCTAAAGGAATAAATACGTATGGAGATGAGGCTACAAATTTAGAAGAATACTTCTTAGATGAAAGTTATAGATTAGAGCTTGGAGGAGAAGTAGCATGGGATTCTGAAACTTCATTTGATGATGCAGATGGAGGACCAGACGCTCAAGTAAAAAATGGATATTTACTATATCCTATAGCAGCAGATTATGGAAATAGTCCTACTGGAAATAAAGAATATAATAGAAGATTTTATCCTGGTGTTCCTGTAAATTCAGCATATTTAAAATTTGAAGGAATTAATATTACTGATATTTCTCCTTATGGAACAGGATCTTTAAATGTATTAATAGAATTAACTGATCAATCAGTATTTTATGATTTAGGAAAATCTACTGGAGGAGGAGATGGTTCTTCAAGAGCAGATTCTATTCCAGGACAAGAACAGATATTAAAAGATAATATTGTTAATTTTACTTTACTTACTAATTCTACGGGATTAGAATCTACTGAATCGTATAAATTAATTGTTATCTTTAGAGATAATTCTCATACCCTAACTTCTATAATCCATTACGATACTTTCTTTGATGTAAGTTCAGATGAAGATAATGAATTTGGTATTAGAGGACCTCAAGGTAACCAAGGAGCTGCCGGAGCAGATGGGAGTTCCGGACCACAAGGAAATGACGCAAATTTAACGGGTGCTACAGGTGCACAAGGTGTACAAGGGAATCAAGGATGGCAAGGTGAGATTGGATTTCAAGGCAACCAAGGCAACCAAGGCAACCAAGGATTTCAAGGTAACCAAGGATTTCAAGGTAATCAAGGATGGCAAGGTGAAATAGGTCCGACTGGTGTACAAGGTACCCAAGGTAACCAAGGATGGCAAGGTAACCAAGGTTTAAAAGGTAACCAAGGAGATTTTGGTCCTACTGGCATACAAGGAAACCAGGGTAACCAAGGATGGCAAGGTTCAATTGGATTCCAAGGTAACCAAGGATGGCAGGGTGAAATAGGTCCTACTGGCGTACAAGGAAACCAGGGTAACCAAGGATGGCAAGGTTCAATTGGATTCCAAGGTAACCAAGGATGGCAGGGTGAAATAGGTCCTACTGGTGTACAAGGAAACCAAGGAAACCAGGGTAACCAAGGATGGCAAGGAAACCAGGGTAATCAAGGTTTAAAAGGAGATACCGGTGACCAAGGTGTACAAGGTAACCAAGGTAACCAAGGATGGCAAGGTTTAAGAGGATTTCAAGGTAATCAAGGATGGCAAGGTGAAATAGGTCCGACTGGCGATCAAGGAAACCAAGGTAACCAAGGATGGCAAGGTTTAAAAGGAGATACTGGTGATCAAGGAAACCAAGGTAATCAAGGTTGGCAAGGTAATCAAGGTTTAAGAGGATTTCAAGGTTTAAAAGGAGATACGGGAGATACCGGCAACCAAGGGTTCCAAGGTAACCAAGGATGGCAAGGTTTAAAAGGAGATACTGGTGATCAAGGGTTCCAAGGAAATACTGGTGATCAGGGCGATCAGGGACCACAAGGTAACCAAGGTAACCAGGGTAACCAAGGATGGCAAGGTTTAAAAGGAGATACTGGTGATCAAGGTGTACAAGGTAACCAAGGAAATCAGGGTTTAAAAGGAGATACTGGAGATCAAGGGTTCCAGGGTAACCAAGGATGGCAAGGTTTAAAAGGAGATACTGGTGATCAAGGGTTCCAGGGTAACCAAGGATGGCAAGGTTTAAAAGGAGATACTGGAGATCAAGGTGTACAAGGTAATGTAGGTTCAAATGGTGCTGACGGTAATCAGGGTAACCAAGGATGGCAAGGTAATGTAGGTTCAAATGGTGCTGACGGTAATCAGGGTAATCAGGGTAATCAGGGTTTAAAAGGAGATACTGGAGATCAAGGGTTCCAAGGAAATACTGGTGATCAGGGCGATCAGGGACCACAAGGTAACCAGGGTAACCAGGGTAACCAAGGATACCAGGGAAATCAAGGTATAAGAGGTTTCCAAGGGTTTCAAGGAAACGTAGGCTCAAATGGTGCTAATGGTAATCAGGGTAACCAAGGGTTCCAGGGTAACCAAGGATGGCAAGGTTTAAAAGGAGATACTGGAGATCAAGGGTTCCAAGGTAATGTAGGTTCAAATGGTGCTGACGGTAATCAGGGTAACCAAGGAAACCAGGGTAATGCTGGTACTATAGGGGTTGATGGCAATCAAGGTAATCAGGGTAACCAAGGAAACCAGGGTAATGCTGGTACTATAGGGGTTGATGGTAACCAGGGTAACCAAGGATGGCAAGGAAATGAAGGTACATTTGGAGGAACATTAACATCTGATATAACTCCTAATTTAGATAATACTCATGATTTAGGGTCTGCTAGTTTTAGAATGGCATCTGTCTATACAAACGATTTGTTTACTGGTGATATTCATTTCTTAAATAAATGGAGAGCAATTGAGTATGTAAATAATGATCCTGAACAATTAATAGATGGTTTAATATTCGTAGATGCTAATAATATAGAAATATTTAGAATAGGTCAAGATGGAATATATTTTAAAGGAAATAAAATAAATTAAAATGGGAATTTATTTACCAGAAGAATCTAAACCTTCTAATCCTAGTGCAGGAAATGTAAGGTTGTATAATAAAAACAATGAACTCTATTTGGTAGAATCGGATGGAAGTGAAAGTGCTGTATCTTTATCAACAAGTTCTGATGTTGTTTATACGATAAGTGATAAAACTGCTAATTATACAGTATTAGATGCAGAAGCAGACGGAGAAACAATTTTTACTAATAGAGGAACTTCTTCTGATTTAACTTTTACTTTACCTACAGCAACTATTAATAAAAAAGTATTAATAATAAACATTACTTCTGATTATTTAGTAACAGTAGAAGCAGCAGTAGGAGATCAGATAGGTAGTCGTTCTGAACCTTTTAGTAAAGTTTTTTTAAAGAATGGAAATTATAATGTAGCTTCTTTTCTTGCTATTAATTCTACTACATGGTTAGTAGAATTTTATACTAGTATATTAAATGTTAAAGTAAACGAAGTAGCAGCGCCTTGGGATGCTAGTTATTCTTTACTTAGTTCTGGTGAAGCATGGTCATGGGGGCAAGGACAATATGGAACGTTGGGTAATGATACAACAACTTCAGAATCTACTCCAACTCAAGTCTGTGGTGGTCATACGTTTTGTAAAATATCAGGTGGACAATATCATGCTGTAGCCTTAAAATCCAATGGTGAAGCATGGTCATGGGGGTATGGAAACTGGGGTATTTTAGGTGATGATAGTACTACGAGTGTAAGAGTTCCAGCTCAAGTTTGTGGTGGTCATACGTTCTGTCATATTTCTTTAGGTGCTTATTCATCTAGTGCTATTGATAATAATGGACAGGCTTGGTGTTGGGGTAGAAATGATTATGGTAAAATAGGAGATAATAGCGTTTCTAGTAGACGTACTCCAGTCCAAGTCTGTGGTGGTCACACTTTCTGCCACATAAACGTTTCTAGTTATCATACGGCAGCAATAGATCATTTAGGACAGGCTTGGTGCTGGGGATATAACAATGACGGACAGTTAGGAAATAATTCAACTACAAGCACTAGGACACCCGTTCAAGTTTGTGGAGGTCATACTTTCTGTAAGATAATTACAGGTTGGTTTCATACAATAGCAATAGATAATTTAGGACAGGCTTGGTCATGGGGAGACGGTGGCTTTGGTGTATTGGGAGATAACACTGCTACAAACAAATCAACTCCAATACAAGTATGTGGAGGTCATACTTTCTGTGAAATTTCAGGAGGTGTATACCACGCTATTGCAATAGACAATAATGGAGATACTTGGACATGGGGGAGAAATAATCAAGGACAAATAGGAGATAATTCAACTACAGATAGAAGTACTCCTGTGCAAGTCTGTGGTGGTCATACGTTCTGTAAGATAACTGGGGGTTTTTATCATTCTTTAGCAATAGATAATAATAGTATGGTATGGTCATGGGGAAGAAATAACTATGGACAATTAGGAACAGGTACTTCAATAGACAGTAGATCTACTCCTGTTCAAGTTGTATATTAAAAAATATTATGATACGTTTAAAAAAAGATGAAGCAGATAATACACAAGTAGCCAATAATTTAATTATTAATAATTCTAAAATAATTGATGAAAATGGTGCTACTTCTAACTTCGTAGGTTTTCGTGAAACTGTTGAATTTTCAACTGATTTAGTGTTGACTACATCTCAATGTAAATCTAAATTATACAATTACACAGGTTCTACAGCTATAAATATTACTTTGCCAAAGATATCAGAAACTGGATTAAATTTAGAAATATTCACGGGAGATTCACAGTTATTTGTAGAAACTAATATAGCAGATAATATTTCAAATGGTTCTTCTACTGGTCAATTAATTTTATTAGAATCTAATTCTCTTTATAGTTTAGTTAGTTTAACTACACTTCAATGGTTTATGGATAAAAAAACTTCTGAGTTTGCTTTGGTGTTTGATGAAGATATTAGTTTCGATGATGTTATTGTTTCTAATAGATCAGATGATTTTCATGTTATTTTAGACACCAACGGTCAAGCATGGGCTTGGGGCAATAATAGTTTCGGTAAACTCGGGAATAACGATACGAATAGGATGGAAAAACCCGTTCAAGTCTGTGGTGGTCATACGTTCTGTAAGGTAGTGGTTGGAGATGATCATGTTTTAGCATTAGATCATTTAGGTGCAATGTGGGCTTGGGGGAGAGGAAATTATGGAAGTTTGGGAAATAATTCAACTGCAAGTTCTAGGACTCCCATTCAAGTCTGTGGTGGTCACACTTTCTGCGAAATTTCAGCTGGACAATATCATTCTCTCGCTATTGATAATAATGGACAGGCTTGGTGTTGGGGTTTTGCTCAATATGGTAGATTAGGAGACAATACTACAACAAATAAATCTACTCCCGTCCAAGTCTGTGGTGGTCACACGTTCTGTAAAATATCAGGAGGGGAGTGGCATTCTGCCGCTATTGATAATAACGGACAGGCATGGGGATGGGGATATAACGCTTTTGGTAATTTAGGAGATAATACAAATGTTAGTAAACTTACTCCCGTTCAAGTCTGCGGAGGCCACACGTTCTGTAAATTAACAACAGGTTTTGATTTTACTATGGCGTTAAAATCAAATGGTGAAGCCTGGGGATGGGGTGATGCGGGATATGGTGTTTTAGGAATACAATCTTATTTGGATAGATCGACCCCTGTCCAAGTCTGCGGAGGCCACACGTTCTGTGAAATATTTTCTGGGCAGTATCATAACTTTGCAAAAGATGCAGATGGAACGACATGGGCTTGGGGAGAAGGAAATGGATTTAAATTAGGTACTAATTATGATAGTAATATACTTACTCCTGTAGAAGTTTGTTATTCTTATTCACGATATATATCGAACAGATATGCAACTCTAGGAATTGATGATAATAATAAAATATGGTCATGGGGACAAAATCATAATGGAGTATTAGGTATTAATAGTGATGATGTTTCATTTGAAAGAAGTTCTCCAGGAAGATTACAGTTATAATTATGATAGATTTAAAAACAAAAACATATTCGGCAGAAGCAAATTACAATACAATAAATTGGGATGGTAGTGATTTATTGTTTAATGGCGTAGTAGTTGGAAACGGAGATGAAATAAATGTAACTTTAGAATCTACCGATCAAGTAATGTCTTCGGTATCTGGTTATTTGGAGTATAAAGGACAATCTTCTACTGACTCAATTAAAATAACTTTAAATTTAAGCAACGGAGAAATTATTAATTTATTTAATGATTCTACAAATACTCTTACTGTTGTTATCGATTCTGATTCTACACCACCTTATAAAATACTGCTTGGTAGCTATGATCTTGTTAGAGTTATATTCATAAATGATATTTTTTTATTAATATCTAATACAGATGCTTTAGAAAGTTTATGGGAATTTAATGAAGTTACTTGTACAATAACAAATACTGCGGCTCTTGATAGTAACGGACAAGCATGGGCATGGGGTCAAGCAAGTTTTGGTCAATTAGGAAATGATAATTCAGTAGGAGAAACTTTTACTCCTGTACAAGTCTGTGGTGGTCATACGTTCTGTAAGATAACTAGTTCTCAGTATACTATTTATGCTTTAAAATCAAATGGTGAGGTATGGTCATGGGGAAGATCTACTAATGGTGTTCTTGGTAATAATACTTCATTTCCTGATGTATCTACTCCTGTGCAAGTCTGTGGTGGTCATACGTTCTGTAAGATAAATTCAACGGATAGTCATGTTTTAGCAATAGATCATTTAGGTGCAATGTGGGCTTGGGGAAGAAATATTTATGGAGAATTTGGTGATAACACAACTTCAAATAAATCTACACCAGTCCAAGTCTGTGGTAGTCATACGTTCTGTCATGTTGCAGCAGGGCAATATTTTTCAGTTGCTATAGATCATTTAGGTGCAATGTGGGCTTGGGGGAATAATTCTTATGGTCAATTGGGAGATAATACAACAACTAGTAAACGTACACCAGTTCAAGTCTGCGGAGGCCACACGTTCTGTCATGTTGCAGCTGGTGATGAACATACAGTAGCAATAGATCATTTAGGACAGGCTTGGTGTTGGGGTAGAGGATCTGTTGGTCGCTTAGGAGACAACACAACTTCAAATAAATCTACACCAGTCCAAGTCTGTGGTGGTCACACGTTCTGTCATGTTGCAGTAGGAAATGATCACTCTTTAGCAATAGATAATAATGGACAGGCATGGTCATGGGGTGAATCTGGAAATCATCAACTTGGATATGGATCTAATACTGATAAATGTACCCCTATGCAAGTTTGTGGAGGCCACACGTTTTGTAAAATAGAAGGAGGTTCTTCTCATTCTGTTGGTATTGATGAAAAGAATAAAATTTGGGCATGGGGTAGAAATTTTGATAGTCAGATAGGAAATAATGAAACTGATAATTTTGTATGTTTTCCTGAAAGTGTTGTAATAAATAATCTTTCTTAACAATATTGGAATTTCAAATTGGAAATTAAAAATACTACTTTAATATTAATAGATTGTGTAGATATAGATAGAGCAATAGATTCTATGAATATCACTAAAAATTATTGTGATTTTGATGATGTTAAACTATTATCCTCAATAGACACAAATCATCCTGATTTTATAGAAATACCTCATATAGATTCTATACCTGAATATAGTAAGTTTGTTCTTAGAGATTTAACTAATTATGTAGATACAGACTATGTTTTAATTACTCAGTGGGATGGATTTATCTTAAATCCAGAAGCTTGGAATGATGAATTTTTTAAATATGACTATATTGGAGCTCCTTGGAATTTAAGAAATTGGGTAGTCGGAAACGGTGGTTTTTCTTTAAGATCTAAAAAATTGATTGATTTAACATCAGATATATACAATAAGTTCAATGTTCACGCAGTGAAGCATCCAGAAGATTTTATAATCTGTGGATATTTTAGAGATTTTTTAGAACGTTTTTATGATATAAAATTTCCTACTGTAGAGTTTGCTGATACTTTTTCAGTTGAAGATAGAGGTAAATGGACAGGACAATTTGGATTTCATAGTTTTGAAAAGTTAGACATTTTTAAAGATGGGTGGATTCCTCCTGATATTGAATATAAAACAGAATTATTTGTCAAATAAAGAGAGAATTATCAATGAAAGATAATTGCGTATTATTGGTCAACCGACCAGAAAATCCTGTAATAAATCCTATAGTAAGTGAAAATATAAAAAAATATGCAGATAAGATAAACGCAGATTTTGTTTATAGTCAATCTCCATTAGGATCATCTCAGCTTTATCATTATTTAAAAGATTATAAAAGAGTAATTTGTTTAAATGGAAATATTATAATTAGAGATGATTGTCCTAATTTATTTGATATAGTACCTAAAAAGAAAATAGGTTTATTAAATGATAGTTTTTTTAGAAATGTAGCTTTGGATTTTTCAGAAGCTAAAAGAAATTATCCTGATATGGCTAAGAGTGTTCGTAAATGGGAAGGAAAATATTATAATACAAATGTAATTGTAGCTTCAAGAAAAGATAGAAATTTATTCAAGAGTCCACATTTTGTAGCAGAAACAGGATTACCCCCAGAACACCAACTTTTAAATCTACGTATAATTTTAGAAAAGAAAAAAGTATTTGAATTAGAATCTAAATTTAATAGAGCACACTACATGGATAAGACTAAAGGTAACGATAGATTATCTGCTTATATTATAAATTATGAAGGCGCTCCTATAAATCAATTATATCCTATTTTAGTCGGTGATTTACGTAAATGGGATAATGAAACAGATTATTCTAAATTTGATAAAAGAGAAGTGATAATTGAAGTGTCTGCTGGAATGGGCGACCAAATATGTACTGAACCTGTAATTCGTTATATTAAAGATACTGAATTTAAAAATGATAATATTACGGTATTGACACATCATCCAAGATTGTTTAGACATATAGAAGGTGTTAAAGTTTTAGATTATAACGAATTTAATGGAGTAGACACAAATCCTTTACAGTTAAAATCTTGTCCTAGTGATCAAGACAGTCCCCATAAGCTAAGTCATATTTATTTTCATCCTACTGATTTTTCTTCAATGTCTATTATCAAAAAGACAATTCCAAATATTCATAAAACTATTAAATTAGAAGCTACTTTAGAGGGAGTGTCTGAAATTATGGATATTGTAGGAGATCCAGAAATATTAGAAAATATGATATTAATTCACCCTGGTAAGTGGTGGGAATCTAAAACTTTTCCAGAAGAATGGTGGCAGGAAATAATAGACGGTTTAGATAAAGAAGGATTTACTGTAGGGTTAATAGGAAAAACACTTTCAGGTAAACAAGGTTTTGTTGATGTTGAATGTCCTGAGAATGGTATTGATTTTAGAGATTTGACTACTTTAGATGGAATGTTAACTCTTATAGAAAAATGTCCTGTTCTATTGACTAATGATTCTTCCCCTATTCATATTGGCGGAGCATTTGATAATTGGATAGTAACCTTAGCTACAGCAAAATTAGATGACCATATACTTCCATACAGAAAAGGAACTCAATATTATAAAACAGTTAATCTTTGTAAAGGATTATTAATAGATGAACTTAATTTATCTTGGTTAGATGAAAAACCTGATACGATTGCAGATATTCCAAAGGGTAAGAAAATTGAAGATTATTTACCAGAACCTTCTGATGTCATTAAAGTACTTAAAGCTATAAATGATAAAAAAGTAGATGATTATTGGAGACTAACACAAGATACGTTTGATATATACAGTATAATAGAAGAGTAAATATGTCAGAAGCAGCTTTAAATACATATATTAGTGATTTAATCACAGCAGGAACCATTGAAGATGGTTACTTAACAGGACTATTGTCTAATGGAAATGGGAGAGCTACGTTTTCTTTTTTAAGATTTAATACAATTTACGAAGAAAATGTACTTATAAAATCTACAGTAGATGGTTATAAGTATTATAAAATAGCCAAAGAACCTGTTCTTCCTGGAGTAGAATCAGTTGAATTAGGAGATCTTTATCAAAAAATAGAAGCTTTAGAAGAGAAGTTAAATAATGTAAATTTAATACTTTCAGAAGGTTTACCTAAAGATGAAACATATAAAGATTCTTATAAAGTAGATAAAACTGATGTAATAATAGATGCTTGGAAAGATTATATTAGATTAAATCCTGACATTGTTCATCCTGACATTGTAGATGGCTTAGAAAATTACAATACACCAGATGGTGATTTAAATCAAACTCAGATTGATAATAAGGATAAAGTTAAAAAATGGGTTAAAAAATTAAAAGCACGTAATAGGATAGAAGTTGAAGTTGGAGATATTTATGATCTTCATGCAGATTTATCTAAACGTGTTGCTATTATCGAAAGATTAGCAATGAGACATTTCTTAGATTATATTAGTGAATATACAATGATTCAAGCATATAAAGATGCTTATAGTGCAATTACAAAACCTCAAATACAAGCAGTAGATGCGGGAACTATTTTAGATAGATCTGATCTATTAGATACATCAGAAATGATAACTGAATTAAGTACACGTAGAGGAAAAATAAAAGATATAATTAAGGAGGAGATGATCGATCCTGAAGATTAAGTAAAATGAATTATTCAGAAAAAATAAAAATTGCTTTTTACAGAGGTCGATATTCAAAAAACATTGTAAGTAAACTAATTGCGTGGTTTACTTTTTCTATGTACAGTCATGTAGAAATTATTATAGATGAATTTTCATATAGTTCTAGAACAAGCACAAAAGGAGTTTCTAAGCAAATAGTAGATTATGCAGTAGAACCCGAACTTTGGGATATATTTACTGTTGAAGTTTCTGAAGAAACAGTAAGAGAGATAATTCAATTTTTTAATTCTACGGATAGATCTAAATATGACTGGATCGGAATATTTTTCTATCATTTACTTCCTATAGAAATAGAAGATCCTAAAAAATGGTATTGTAGTGAATGGGTTGCACGAGCTCTTAAATTTCAATACCCTACATTATTTAAAAAAATACAATGTACTCCTGGTAAATTATTTCAAAAGGTTCAAAAAATACAACATAATTAAAACTATTTAAAATTTTCTAAGTATAATTAATATTAGTAATTTTTTATATTAAGGAGTTTTATATGTTAATGTTTATTGGTATTTTAATAATTTTGGTAGGAATTGCATCCTTTGTACTTCCTCTTTTCCTAGATTTGGGTCCAAATAGTTTTTTGGTAAAAATGAAAACCAAAGTAAAATTGATTATTTTTGCTGTAGGTATTCTTTTTATGTTCTTTTCTAAATCTTTGATGTATTCTGTTCCAGGACATCAATATTTTGTAGTTGATCCCTTTGGAAATAAAAGTGCAATTATGAGTGAAGGTTATAAATTTATATTTCCTTTTTCATCCATTTCTGAATGGACAAAATATATTGATATTAAAGTAGTATCGGAAAAAGATGTTAAAAGAAATAAAATAGATCTTTCTTTGATTGAAGGTGTTATGGATCCAACAGGAATTCGTTTCATTGATCAAGTAACTGGAGATGTTTATATTTCAACTAGATTTAAATTGCCTTCTACTGAAAAAGATTTTATTGACATTGCTATAAAATATAGATCCGAAAGAAATCTTATTGACAATACTTTAATCCCTACAATTAGAGAAAATATTGTTAATACTGGATATATGTTTGCTGCACAGGATTATATTTCAGGAGAGTCTCAAAAATTTAGATCTACATTAGATGAACAGCTTAAATATGGTACTTACGCAGTAAATAAAATAGAAACAAGAGATACTGTTTATAGTGAATCTGATAAAGAAAAATCTAGAGAAATAAAAGAAATTCAAACTAAATATACTGTTGAAAAACAATTAGGAAAAGATGGGAGACCTATTAGAATTCCACATGAATTGACAGAAAACAATATTACTGTTTCTCAAGTAATTGTAGACGCTGTAGATTTAAATAAAACGTTTAAGAAAAGATTAGAAGCACAAAGAGATGAATCGGCTAAACGTCAATTAGAACAACAAAAAATTGAAACTGCAAAAGCTGCTCAATCTAGAATTATAGCAGAAGGCGAAAGAGATAAAGCTGCCGAAAGAGTAAATCAAGAAAAAGAACAAGTTAAAGCTTTGATTGCAATTGAAACACAATTGAAACAAGAAGAGACAAAAAGACAACTTGCTGAAATTGCTCTTAAAACCCAACAATTAGATGCGAAAAGAGTAATTGTAGATGCTGAAGCCCAAGCAAGAAAAAATAGATTATTAGTTCAAGCAGGTTTAACACCACAAGAAAGAGCAGAATGGAACTATAAAACTTCTGTAGAAGTTGCTAAACAAATGAAAGATTTAAAACTTCCAACTGTTATGGCTAATGGAGGCGGAGAAGGTTCTTCAAGTTTAGAAGGATTATTAAAAGTTGTTCTTGGGAAAGAATTACAAGAGAAAATGAAAAAATAAATTTGGCTCGTCACCGACTCTCTATTTTTTTTAGAGATAAAGGCTATCTATTAATTTAGGTAGCCTTTTTTATTGTCAAAAATATATAATTTTAGAATAACCCATTAAAAGTATTATGAAAGCTTTATATTTAATTTTAGCAACACTTTTGTTATTTAGTTGTAATAACCCTCAAGGAAAAATTGTAATGTCACCAGAAGAATTTGGTGTAGGTGGCTTTATTTTATTAGGCTGCGCAATTGCCGTTTTTCCAGTAACTATTTACTTAATGAAAAGAAAAAAGAAAAAGTAAAACCTTAAGAAATCTCTTAAAATATATAGAGTATATCTTGAAATTACTCTATAATGGCAATTTTTAATAAAGCAGATCAGCTTTATAAGCATCTATTAAATAAAAAATTAACTTCTTCTAATAAAGATTATTATGAAGAGGTTACTGATTCTCGAATAGGGAATATTGCTGCTCAATATATTTGGGCAGATAATATTTCTGAAACTCCTCCTGTTTCTACAACAGCAACAATTCAAGTTTATACAGATAAAATTCTAAAAGAAGATCCTACTGTAGATGATTCTAGAGTATGGAGTGCTGTTACAGATCATTCTATCGATCATGATTTTTCTGCTCGTTCAGATGGATCAAATCCTAGATTAGCTAATTGGATTCCTCCTCAATTTGGAGAAGATTATAGAATAGTAATTAAAGATTCATTAGGAAATGAACTTTCAAGATATACTGATTGGCTATTTGATTACGAAACAGGTACATTAGTTTTTGCAGATACTCCTCCAGTAAATAGACCTTTTTCTGTTACAGGATATAGATACATAGGAAATTTAGGTATTACTTCTGCTACAGGATTTACTGGCGCTCAAGGTGCTCAGGGACCACAAGGAAATCAAGGTAATCAAGGATGGCAAGGGATTCCTGGTTCTGCTACAGCAACAGGTGCTCAAGGAAATCAAGGAAACCAGGGAGATTTTGGACCACAGGGATGGCAAGGTAACCAAGGTAACCAAGGAAACCAGGGTAACCAAGGATGGCAAGGTAATGCAGGTACTATAGGTGCTGATGGGGTGCAAGGAAACCAGGGTAACCAAGGATGGCAAGGATTTGGTGGGGTTCCTGGTCCTACAGGTGCTCAAGGATGGCAGGGTAATCAGGGTAACCAGGGTTGGCAAGGTTCTAAAGGAGATCAAGGTATTAGAGGTTTTCAAGGTAACCAAGGTAACCAAGGATGGCAAGGAAACCAAGGTAACCAGGGTTGGCAAGGGATTCCTGGTTCTGCTACAGCAACAGGTGCTCAAGGTAATGAAGGTCCTCAAGGTGGAATAGGTCCTCAAGGTAATCAAGGTAATCAAGGATGGCAGGGTAATCAAGGTAATCAGGGTTGGCAAGGTTCTGGTGTACAAGGCAATCAAGGTAATCAAGGTAATCAAGGATGGCAGGGTTCTGGCGTTCAAGGATCTCAAGGCAATCAAGGATGGCAGGGTAATCAAGGTAATCAAGGATGGCAAGGTTCTGGTGTACAAGGCAATCAAGGATGGCAAGGATTTAAAGGAGATAAAGGTAATCAAGGAAATAAAGGTAACCAAGGAGATTTTGGTCCTACTGGTGTACAAGGTAACCAGGGTAACCAAGGATGGCAAGGTTCTATCGGATTTCAAGGCAACCAAGGATGGCAAGGTGAAAAAGGAGACACTGGAGATACTGGAGATCAAGGTGTGCAAGGTAACCAGGGTAACCAAGGATGGCAAGGTTCTGGTGTACAAGGATCTCAGGGTTTAAAAGGTAATCAAGGTAATCAAGGATGGCAAGGTTCTAAAGGAGATATTGGTTTACAGGGTTGGCAAGGTTCTAAAGGAGATACTGGAGATACTGGAGATCAAGGTGTACAAGGTAACCAGGGTAACCAGGGTAGAAGAGGATTCCAAGGTTTAGTTGGGAATCAGGGTAATCAAGGATGGCAAGGTAATCAAGGATGGCAAGGTGAAATAGGTCCGACTGGTTCTACGGGGGTACAAGGTAACCAGGGTAACCAGGGTAACCAAGGTTTAAAAGGAAACCAGGGTAACCAAGGATGGCAAGGTGAAATAGGTCCAACGGGTCCAACTGGAGATCAAGGTGTACAAGGGAATAAAGGGAATCAAGGGAATCAAGGTAGAAGAGGATTTCAAGGTTTAGTTGGGAATCAGGGTAACCAAGGATGGCAGGGTAATCAAGGTAACCAAGGTAACCAGGGTTGGCAAGGTTTAAAAGGAGATACTGGTGTACAAGGTAATCAAGGTAACCAAGGATGGCAAGGTTTTAAAGGAGATACTGGTGTACAAGGTACCCAAGGTAATCAAGGATGGCAAGGTGAAATAGGTCCGACTGGTTCTACGGGGGTACAAGGGTCTCAAGGTTTAAGAGGATATCAGGGTAACCAAGGATGGCAAGGTAATGCAGGAACAGATGGTAACCAAGGTAACCAAGGAAATCAAGGTAACCAGGGTAATCAAGGATGGCAAGGTTTAATTGGTTTACAGGGTGTACAAGGAAATCAGGGTAACCAAGGTAACCAAGGTAATGTTGGATTCCAAGGTAATCAAGGTAATCAAGGAAACCAAGGTAATCAAGGACCTTTAACTTTAGCAGGAGACAATTGGGCATATAACACTAAAACTATTTATGGTTATGGAGCACCATGTACTTATGAACCGCCATTATTAAAATTTGAAGGTTCGTTAGTAGGAGCTGAAGTTTCTTTAAAGGATGAACATTTTGTAGATACTGATGTTACTTTATCAGGCTCGTTGACTAAAAAACATTTTTATTACGATTTAAATTTTAAATGGAACGGAGATTCTGATAATCATTCAAACGCTTCAGATGTAGATGAAATTTACATCGGAGTATATTTTTACAACAATGATGATTCTGTATATGAATTAGTAGATTCTTATAGAGCTTCAGCAGATGAAAATTTAGATTATTCTTTACAAACTAGAGCAGCTTTTTATCCTACAGATGATACAAAAACTTCTAGATTTAAGATAATTCTTTCTACTAGTTCAACATTTACTACAACAAGTACTATTACACCAAATGCGAATTTAGATAAGTTTTTATTTGAATTTAATGTGTATGAAGTTGCTATTGGATCATATAGAGGATTTTCTAGTGGAGGACCTGGATTCCAAAAATATCAAGCAATTGTTGCTTCTGGTATAAATGTTCCTGAGTCAAACACTGGAGATACTTATGTTGACATGTCAGACTGTTCTATTTATAAAAAAGGAAATACTTGTAAAGAAAATTCTAATGGATTTTTACTTTATAATGATAGTACTTCTACTGATGTAGAACAATATTATAGAGGATTCCAATCTTCTATTGAATTGAATACAGGAAGTTTAAAAAATGTTATAGATGGAAATACTTTAGATTATAGTCAATCTGATGATGGTTTAGATTATACAAATAATATAATTTTAACAGAAACTTTAAGTATTGTAAACCATAAAGAAACTTCTGAAAATGATTTATTTTTATACGGGTACAATTTATTTGAAAAATTTGATGATCCTACAAATTCTGATTATCAAACAATATTAGAAAATTTAAGAGATTCTAATAATGAATTATACGTTTATTTAGATTTCTTATTATATGAAGATACAGATAGAGTTGGAAATACTTTAACTATAGATACTCAAGAAGGGTCTAAGATTCCGCATGAACCTCTTACAGAAGATTTTGATTATGGAGTATGGTTAGTAGATAAAGATTCATATCAATTTAAAAATATGAAAAAATGGAATCGTATAGATTTAAATTCATATTTAACAGCCGAAACTTTATCAAGTACAAGTAAGACATATAAAATTTATAATGGATCTACTAGTTATTCTACAAATACTGTTACAGATTGTTATAAAGTAACTTCTGTAATGTTGAAATATAATGCATTTACGGATGGAGGAGAACCTTTAGGAGTAGATGGTTATTGGGATGTAGTAGAAATTAATAAAGAATTAAAAGATATAAATATTTCAGCAGATTCTTATTATCCTATTAAACCTACTAGAGATGTTCTTATAGATTCTGTATCTGCTACAGAAGAAGAATTAAATAAATTGTATACTTGGGGGTCTCCTGGAGTGTCTTTAGATACTTCTACATTTACTGTAGAATGGGATTTCTCTAAAGATTTTATTGGATCTAATTATAACGAATTTATTTATAAAGCTAAATATTATAATTGGTCAAATTCTTCTTTTGATGAATTTACTACAGGAGGCGGATGGTCAGGTACAATAAATCGAGAAATGTATAATCCTAATACAGAATCTTGGGTAGATGTAAGTTCTGATGAATTTGATATTGATACCAATAAAGTAGATTGTGACACTGATACCTATACAAAATTAAGATATACGTGTTCAAATGGTAATGGTGCAGGAACTATTACTTTAAATACAATGGCCGTTGTAGTAGATTTAGGATGTATGGCAGACTGTTGTTGGGAAAAAATTGGAACACAGGATTGTGGAAGTTGTGGATGCAATGACTCCACAGATTGTGATGAGGTTACTACAGTAGATTACGCTGGATATTTAGATGATACTTATTATAATACTCATCCTAAACCGCTTTCATTAAAATCTGTGTCTTGTGAAGATGCTCCATCTTGTTTTGAAGTTCCTTTCAGCTTTGTTGAAAATACATATTCATCTGATATTAATTATCACAACAGTGTTAGAAATTCTAAATATGGATGGGACAAATATGATAATGACCAGATAGTAGAAATAGGATATAATGATGGATTAGGTGATTTTTGGATAACATATAAACTTAAAAAAGGGGTAACTATATGTACTGATGGTCTTCATACAAAAACTATAGATTATGGAGATACTGTTTATACTTACGTTTCAGAAGATGGAACAACTTGGTATGATTGGGCAACCCCATCAAATAGAACTGATTTTGAAGATTGTAATGAAAAGAAAGTAAGATACATTAAGATAGAATCTGAAGGTACTTTTGATTTAGAATACATTTATTTAAATGCTAAAAATTGTGGTGATGGGTGTTGTTATTCTTCAGCTAGACCAGATAATTATCATTATGAAGATACTTACAGTGCAGTTCAAGTTTATTATATTGGGGATTCCGTAAACTATAATGATAACATTTATATTAATCAATCAGATGAACCTTTAATCGGTGTTACTCCGGGAACAGGAGATTGGTCTTATTTTGCAAATTCAGATCCTACAGGACTAGTTGGGCCTCAAGGTAACCAAGGAGTAAATGGTTCTAATGGTAACCAGGGTAACCAAGGGAATCAGGGTTCTGGAGGAGATACTGGTAATCAAGGTAACCAAGGTAACCAGGGATTGGTTGGTGCATCTGGTGGAGGATGGGATGAAGAGGAAATAGTCACTTCTCAAGAAACTTTTACAACAGCAACGTTAAGTACATCATCTGCGTTAGATATATCTTCCGGTTTACCTGCATCTGGAGTAGGCGAAACTTTATATGAGATAGAATTTAAATTGGCATTAGATGTTCAAGGCGCTTTAACCGGATATAAAATTGAAATAGAAGGAACACAAAATCATAATAGCGATATAACTTATTTATGTTCTGAAGGAGGTTCATTGTCAGGTAATTATGTTATCAATAGTATGACGTCTGATATATTTACAGCTACTGTACCTAACTTTACAGGAAAGTTCTTTGTTGAAGGTTCAGGTGTAATAGAAACTGCTGCTTTAGCATCTGATGTTAGAGTTCAAATAGCATGTGACGATGATACAGGTCCAAATCAAATTCAATTGAATAATGGAAGTTATTTAAGATTAAAGAATATTTCACCTTAAAATTATAGACTAAACTAAATTTTAATATATAGATTATATTTTAAAATAAAAAATCTTCATTGAAGATTAGTAAAAAAAGAAATGAAAAAACCACTATTAATATTACAAAAACACGATTTTCTTATTGAAAGTACGGAGTACAATCAACAAGAAGGTACGATGATTTTAGAAGGTACTTTTGCAGTATTTGATAAAGTAAATAATAATTCTAGAATTTATGAAGCGGCTGCTTATTTACCTCATTTGAAGTATTTGCAGGAAAAAGCAAAAAGAAGAAAATTGTATGGTGAAATAGATCATCCTGATAGATTTGATGTTGCTTTATCTAAAGCATCTCACTTAGTTGAATCTATTTGGCACGATCCTAAAACTAATACAATTAAAGGAAGAGTTAAATTATTAAAAACTAAATATGGCGATCATATTAAAGGAATTATAGAGTCTGGAGGAGTAGTAAGTATTTCATCTAGATCTGCTGGTTCTGTAAATGAAAGTACTAGAAAAGTTGATATTAAAAGAATATTTACTTATGATTTTGTTGGTGAAGGAGGTTTTGGAAACAGTGCTGAATTAAGTTTAGTAAATGAAAGCTTTAATGTAGAAGATCCGAACGTATCTATTTACGAAGTATCTGATGAATTTATTGCTAATACTAAGGAGCCAGAAATTAAAAGTTTTATAAATGAAATGTTAGTTGAATTAAACCCAGAAGAACAAGGGGTTTTAAATGAAACTAAATATATAGATAAAGATTCAAATAAACAAAAACAAAATACAATGAAAGAAAATTTCGTAACCAAAGAACAGATGAAAGGTTACTCTGAAATGGTTAAAGAAAATTTTGATAATCTAAAAAATAAAGTTAACGAATTATCTAAAGGAACAACTGATAAAGCTCTTTTAGAAAATTATAATGAAGTTAAAGCTGAAATTTCTAAGATTATTGAATATTCTGAGCATATAGCAGAGAACTTTAATAATAACGAAACTACAGTAGAAAAGTTAAAATCTTTTGTTAATTATTTAGCAGAAAATTTAAATAAAGTAATTAATTATTCTGATTACTTATCTTCTACTATAGGAAAAGATATTCAATCGTTAAGAGAAGAAAACGAAAAAATAATCCAGTATTCTAATTACATTGCTGAAAATGTTGAAAATAACATTAAATATTCAGAGTATTTAGCAGAAGGATTAAATGATGTTGTAGATCATAACGATTATATTGCTGAGAATGTAAATAAAAACAGACAATATTCTGAATATCTAGCTGAACACATTAATAATAATATTGAGTATTCTGAATACGTTGCTGAAAATGTAAACAAAGCAATTCAGTATTCTGAATATTTAGCAGAAAATGTAAATAAAAATATTGAGTATTCTGAGTATGTTGCTGAGAATGTAAACAAAGCAATTGAATATTCAAATTATATTTCAGAAAATTTAGATAAATCTATTCAGTATTCTGAATATATTGCAGAGAACGCACTACCTTCTTTACCAAATAAAGAAGTAAATGAATCTCTATCTGAAAAAATGACTTCTTTCTTAACATCAGTTGAAAAACAAAAAACTGAAATTAACAAGAAAAAGCATTTAACATCTTTCTTGACTGAAGCTAATCAGGAAAAATTTGAAAAATTACCTGAAACTGATAAACAAAAAGTTTTAGTTGCTGTATTAGAAAATCAATGTCAAAATGAAGAAGATGTTTTAAAGGTTTGGGAACAAATTTTAACTACTCCTGAGAGAGCTAGATTAAAATTCATTTTCGAACACATGCCGGCAAGCGTAAAAGCTGGATGGGATAACTTAGATGAAGCTAAACAACATAAGCTTTTAGAGAAATCTAAATTCTTTGATTTGAGCAGCTCTATTAAAGTTAAGGATTTTTGGATGAAATCAGGATTGATTCAAAAAGAATCTCCATTAGATAAAATTAATGAGAGTCTTTCACAATCATCTTTATATTCACCATCTAATGATTCTAAAGATACGACAAAGAAATTAGGATATTCGATCGATAGATTTAAAGATTTATTGTAAGAAATTCTAATATATAGATTATAATTTTTAAATAAAAACAAATAAAAGAAAATAAAATGAGAGATTATGGAATAGAACTTTCTCCACTATTAGAGAAAGAAGTTTTCGACCAATGGGCTCCAGTACTTAAGGAGACTGATATGGTTAACGAAAACGTAGACGCGGAAAGATTGTCTTTGATGACAAAGATTGCGCACAATCAAGCATTAGCTATGAACGAGGCTGATGGCGGATTACCAAATAATGCAAATTTAGTTGGTATGGGCAACCCTTCTTTTGGTACTACTTTAGGTGGTCAAAATTCATTTGTAACTGGTGATACTGGTTCTGGTGATAAATGGGGTTCTCCTTTCGCTATTGCAATGCAAGTAGCTGCTAAGACTGTTGGTTTTGACATTGTAAATACTATCCCGATTTCACAATCTGCTGGTATGATTCATTATGTTGATTACTTATATGCAGACGGTAAATTAGATGGTGTTGGAACTGAAGCTCCTACATTATTCAAAATTAATGTAACAGATTTTAGTTCTTTCAGTGCTGCTGAAGGAGATAAATTCTTTGGTACTTCAACTGGTACAACAGCAATTGCTGCTACTGGTGATGCTACTGGTAATGCTGCTTATTTAGAGTATGTTGGTCCTTCAAGAAAAACTGGTTACCCAATTTTTAAATTGATTTCAACGGGTACTTTTGAAAATGATGACTATACTAAAACTGATACTTTAACATTAGCTCAAATTTTTGATGGTGATGCTGGTATGGTTGCTGCAGCTAACGAAGATGAAGGAACAAACAGTTTAACTGTTTCAACTCCTAAAGCTGTTACTGCTTCTGCTGAATATGTAGTTGCAATGGAAGATAACGTTTATGGTTATGCTAACGGTGCTGGAGGCCAAGCAGGTGTTCAGTATTCAGGCAACTGGATGGACGGTCTTAACTTAAATGAAGCTGCAAGAAGAGGCGAAGGTGAGTCTGATGACTATAAAGACATGGGAATGAGAGTAACTTCTAAGTATATTGAATGTGGTACTTTCAAAGTATCTATCTCAGTTACTCAGGAGCAATTACAAGATATGAAGAGAAACTTTGGTTACGACATCGTATCTAAAGCTCAAAACGCTCTTGTAAACGAAACTTCTCAATCAATTAACAGAAATATCATTTCTAGAGCTTTTGCTTTAGGTTGGACTAACCACTTGAACAGTAATGTTGCTGAAGGTGTTAACTTTAACTTAGCATTAGATCCAACTTATACAACTGCTAACGTAAATGCAACGTATAAGAAAAATGATAACACTAATGGTTCATTAGTAATTCCTGTATTTGGTACTTACTCTTCAGCTTCAGCATCAGCTGAAACTCAAGATTCTAACATCAAGAGAATTGTTAACAGAATAATCCAAGTTTCTAACTTCATTGCTCACAGAGGTAGATTAGGTGGAGCTACTGGTATTGTAACTAATGGTCAAGTTGCTGCGGCACTTCAATCAGTTGCTAATTATTCAGCTGCATCTTTTGATAATAAACTTGGTACTCCAGGTTCATTATACCCTGCAGGTTCAATCTTAGGAATGACTATTTATGTTGATCCTAATATGAAATGGAATGACAACAGAGTTTGTGTATTCAGAAAAGGTACTAATGATGATCCAGGACTTAAGTTTTTACCATATGTCCTTGCTGAGAGCGTTTCAGTTATTAACCCTAATACTGCTGCTCCAAGATTGTTTGTAATGTCAAGATATGCATTAACTGAGTATGGTCAACATCCAGAAATGCAATATGTAACATTCTATATCAAAGCAGGTACTAACGGTTTAGGTTAATCCTAAATCTACTGTAAAGTAGATATAAAATATAAATCCTCTAGTAGTTAATTCTGCTAGAGGATTTTTTATTTGTATTGAGGTGTCTGGGTGATCCCAGAGGTGTTTATATAATAAGGTATAGTTACATATAGTTTTAATATTCAAACACTACTGGAGGTGAACCTGTGATAAGAGCATAATAAAACCCACTATAATTAAATAGCAGGTTTTATTGAGTTACGATAGAACTAATCGAAAATTATTAAGTTGATATTGATTTTCCTGCTAATTTGTTTTGAATAGTCTTTTTAACTGAACTTTCATTAACAACATATATTCTAAAACCTTTAACTCTATTATTTTTATTTTCAGATTTATCCATATCATTAGACATATATTCTGTAAACGGTTCTAGAATTTGATTATCAGGATTTTTATAAATGTATAGAGTATCACAGTCAGGATTATTTTTATTCCATATTTCTATTATTTCATCAATAGTAGGTGCTTCAATTGCAACACATTCAAAATTCATTTTTGAAATATTTTCTGAAGAGAAAGTAGATTCTTTTACAAATACTGGATCTAATGAATATTTTCCTTCAGAATTATAATAAAAAGTTTGAATCTTATTCTCAATAACTTTTACATTTTTTGCATTTAAACTACGTGCTTGAATATCAGCTATTTGTGTATCAACGTATTGAGAATTTGATTGTTGATTCTTAGGTAAAACTTTCTCTTTAACTATACGTTCAGGAATACATTTTAAACGAAATCTATCAAAAGCATTATCTAAAATTTTTCCTTCCTGTTTTACATAGTATAAAGTATCACAATTAGGATTATTTCTATTCCAGTATTTTACAATATCTTTTCTAGATTTTCCTATATAAGTAGGTGCTTCCAATATATAAGTTGTTTCTGGACCTTCCCCCTTTCTTATTTTATTGTTTTTAGAATCATAATGAAATTGTTGCATTTGATTTACTTCAACTAAATTTATTGCATTTAATCCTAATTTTTGAAGAAGTCTAAATTCAGAATAAACATCATTTGTAATATCTTCTTCTAATTCTTCTAATTCTTCTTTAGAATTTAAAATTTTAATTGGTCTATCACCTAACCAAATAATTTTTTCTCCTATTAAAGAATTAATTCCTTCATAAAAAACTTGGTCCTCTAATTCTGCATCTTTTATACATTTATCAAACATATAATTTTTACAGCATTGATCAAAACTTCTCGATGGATCAGAATTATTGCTTTCATAAAACCAAAATTCAACCCATTTTCCAGAATAGTTTATTTTTTGAATAGTGTATGTTTCAGGAAATTCTTTCCTTTCTAAATGATCTTCTAAATTAGGAATAATTTCTATTCCATTTTTATATTTAGGTTCTTTTCTAAATTCTTCTTTTTTCTTTCTTTCGTTTTCAACATAGAGTGCATTTAAAATAAATTTTTCTGCTCTTTCATCGTCTATTCCATAAGAAATGCCGCCTTCCGAATCTCTCGAATCCCAAATTCTATCGAATTCTATATCTTCTGTTTCTTCATTTATTCTAAAACCTAATGCTAAACCTAATGGATGGAAAAATTGTCTATTTGCTTCTTGTAGATAACCAAGATCTCTAAATTCTTTAAGTGATAAGTATTTCATTTTTAATCTAATAATTTGTTTTGATGAATGGAAGTAAAATCTATATTTATTTTTTCGACATCTTCTTTTTTTATCGAATATTCTGTTATTTTTTCTTCATTTATAGAAGAACATATAATTAAATTTTTATTGTGTGGGTTATCTTTCAAATATTTTAATAAAACGTTTGGGTTATCTTTTAATCTTATAATTTCATTTTTAATAAATTGAATATGTGTTGGTACTTTAGGAGACAATAATATTAATTCATCTTTATTTACCCAAAATTTATTTATCTGAGAGATAGATTTTTTTATATCTAATAAATTGAATTTTTTATTGACTTCTATTAAATTATTAATAACTTCTTTATAATAAATTTCTACTAAAAACAACTTATTTTCAAAATCCATTTTTTTAATAATTCCTATATGATCATGTAATTCTAGTTTAGTAGATTCTATTTTTACTAATTGTCCTACATTAAATTCTAATTCAAAACGAATATTTTTAATACTATTATAAGAAATTAATTCTTTTTCTTTGTATTCTATATTATTTGAATCATTATTATCAAATATGTAATTACATACATATTTATTTTCTTTTTCTGAATCATATTGAACTTCTTCATTTACAATTTCTTTTACTTTTAAAGCTTTTTCAAAATCATTTTCAGTTCCTTTTTTAAATACTATTTCATCTACAGAAAATATTTTAGGTTTAACATAACTAGTAAAATCCTCTACTACATCAGCTTTAATTTGTTCTTTAGGAGGATTTTTAAAATTTAAGGCATCTTCTGGTAAAATTACAGATAATTGTTCTAATGTTAAAAGTAATGTAGAGATTTTATTCGTAGAATCTGATAAATTAGATAGTGTAACTTCATAAATATTTTTTTCTATAGAAGATTTCTTGTCTACTTCAAGTTTAATTTTTAGAATTTTAACTTCTTGGTTATTATAGAGAACTATTTCTCCTTTCTTAGGCAATCTTTTCATTTTCAAATTATTTTTTATTAAAAAAGAAAATCTACTACTATGACATATAAAAATTTACAAATCATTAAGGATTCTTTAAAAACTAAATAGTAGTAGATTTTTAGATATGTTTATTTTAAAGCAACCCAACAGCTGCTGCTTTTACCGCCAGATTCTGAAGAATTAGAATATCCAACAAGTTTACATTTTTTAGCTTGTTCAGCTTCTTTGTAGTTATCAGTTACAAAAACCTGATTGGCATTTTTGTAATTGTTTCTTAGGAAAACAGTAATTTTTTCAATTCTGCTTTTTGCTCGACCATTGGTGTTGAAACCTGCTTGCTCTAAAAGACTTTCAGCCATATTTCTATATTTAGAAGGTCTTCCTTTTGTAGTGTTATTTGACGACATGCCAAACTCCCTTTTATGTTAAAAAAAAATAATTTATATTAATTATACTTTGATTTTTTTAAAAAGTTTTTAAATTAATCAATTTCTTCAATATTAATAATAGAATTTATATTTAAATTTTTCTCCCCTAAATTATCTAAATATTCTATTATATGTAATCTTAATTTTTTTAATTCTTTTATTCTAAGTTCAGAATATTCATTTTCGTTTCCTTTTTCAAAATCTTCTAATATTTTAGAATTGTGAAATTTAATTTTATCATCTATTAAACATAGAAGTAATTTTTTAGCTTCTACACCAGAAAAAGATCCTTCTATTAATTTTATGTTTTCACTCATAAGTTTTTATTTTATTTAAAATTATATATTCTCTAACTTAGAAATATGTTCTTTAAATCCTTCCATGAAAGCTGTAACATCTTCTTCGTATGATGTATCCCAATCGGTCCAAGGAAAAATAATTTCATTCTTTGCTCTTATTTCAAATATTCTATCGTATTTTTCTTCCCATGAATATTTATCAGAATCAAATATTTTCTTACATTTTAAATATATCTTAACAAGTTTTTCTGTTTTCGTGTTCAACTAATTTCCTTTCTAAATTTATTTTATACATATAGTTTAAATCACTTCTAAGCCTTCTAATTCTACTTTTTATTGTATTAATGTTAATATTTTGGTGCCTTGCTATATCTTGTTCTTTCATTTTAAAAATAAACTTATCATTGTACAGTTCTTGAAAATCTTCAGGTAAATGTTTTACTATCTCATCTAAAACCTGTTTCTTTAGAACAGGAATTTCAATTGTTCCATCAAAATGAGAATGATCTTGAACTACTGTTAATGAATAAAGACTATGTAAATGAGTTGCTCTATCTTTATTAGGAGTAGGATCTTTAGAATAAGTACAATAAAAATCTGGAGGATTTTCTTTTATTTCAGAAATAAGTTTGTCTTTTCTAGCTTCTAATATTTTATAAAGTTCATATTGAGCAATTCTATAAATCCAAGTAGTAAATCTGCGATTAGTATCATACATCTCTATATTTTTATAGACTTTAAAAAAGGTAGAAGCTACTGCATCGTTAACAATTTCTATATGAACTAAATAAGAACTATCATATCCTTTAAATTTTTTACTACAATGTTGTTTTAAAGGAATGCTTAAACATTCATAAAGTTGACTATAAAGTAAATTTGCTTCTTTAGGGTATTTTTCGGAATCTATTTCCTTTAATTTTTTACCCAATTCCTGCAAATTTATTTTATACTTTTTTCTCATTGTTGTGCTTTGTTCTTAGAACGTTTGAAGAAAAACCAAATACTGCACATATTACTACAAGATACCAATTTTCTAACATAAAGGAAGAATATGTTTTTTCAGGAGAAGCAAAAAATAAGTATGCTCCATAGATTGCTACTAGTAATCCTAATGCCATTAGAATATTGCTTAGATGTTTGTAAATCATCTGTAATTTTCTCCATTTTTCATTGCCTGTAAAAATCTTAACATTTCTCCTTCAAAATGTTCTTCTTTAATATTTGCAAAGCTTTGTTGTATAGTCATTTGAATAGCATTCTTTTCAATTTCATCTTCTGTTTTCATATACTCTAATCTATATTTAGAAAGTTCTTGTCTTTTACCTTCTATGTAAGATTGTGTTTCTTCGAATACTTCCCTTTTTACATTTTCTTTCATAGGTTCGGTTACAGATGATTTCCAAATTCCTAAAAGATCTAGACCAAAGACTAATAAAAATATACCTAATATTATTCCTATGAAATATAATCCTATTTTTGTTTTCATGTTTTTACCTATTGTTTTAATTTAAATGGAGATACTATAATTTCTTGCTCTATGTATACTGGATGCGGTTCTCCTTGATCATCTAATAACATTATCCAAGTTGCTGATAATCCTTCTGGCATAAATAATCCATTAGGATCTACTTGAGGAACTACTTGAAGTTCTCCCGCATCCTGATATTTAGAAAAACCTAAATTTCTTGCATCTACTATCTTTTTAGGATTTGTAAATTGTATAGAATAAGGAAGTCCATATCCTAAGCATTTACCAAGATAGATAAGCTCTCCCGTATAAGATGTAATATAAGCATGACAAATTAAATCTTCTTTATCGCGAAGTTCGAATATCATTTTAGCAAGTTTTCTTTCTTGAAAATTTGTAATTGCTGGCATTCCTACTTGTCTTTGTGCTTCATCCATAAACTTTTCAGTTGCTTCTGCCATTTTATTATCAGCTACATTTTCGACTTTAGGTTCTTGACATCCTAAAAGTAATGATATTCCTAATATAGTAAGTGTTGTTAATATAATTTTTTTCATTTTAAAAAATCCTTATTTGTTTAAAAATTAATCTATTGTTTCTCTTGTAGTTGTTCTAATTTTAATTGATGTATACGAAGGTTCTCTTTGATCTCCTTTATACTGATCTATATGAATTGTTGATTTATCTGCATCAAATCCTATTTTTTCTGATAATAATTTTAACAATTCTTTTTCGTTTAATACTATTTCTTTTGTTACTTCTGCCATTTTTATACTCCGAAATCTTGTACTGCTTCCCAATAAAGGCCATTCAATATTTCTTTTACTGTTTCTAATTCTACATCTTTGTCTAAGAGAAACTGTCCATGTTCGACATATTTTTCTCCGTTACTTTTCCACCATTCCTGTTCGCCAGTAAGGTCATTTTCTACATATTCTTTTATTAAATCATAATCTGTTTTCATATTAAAGTTTTTCTCGATATTTATTTAAAAAGTAGTCTGTTGTTTACTCTTGTAATTGTTCTAATTTTGTCCACATTCCACCAACAGTTTTTGTTAAGTTAATATTTTTTGTTGGTTCTTCAGGTACTTTTTTAAATTGCCACCATTCTGATCCATCGTGTTCATGTCTTTCTAACCACCAGTCTTTTCCTACTATAAGTAAATCTACTGCTACATTTTGCGACCCAAATCCATTATTATATTCAACATTAGATATTTCTTCGAAATTTTTCCAATCTGTTTTAATATTTATATTTCCGACCCATTGTACATCTTCTGGTGTTAAGTTATGATAATTTAATTTTTCAATCGTCTCGGTTAATAAATTCATAATTTTCTCCATCCCTCATTAGGGTCATTAAATTGTGGTCTATCATCAGGATCAGGTCGAGCCTTTTGATCACCATATTGTTCTTTTAATTCTTGTTGCTCTTCTTGTAAATGTTTGTAATTAAATCTTACTCCTGGTATTTCTTCAACCTCTATAAAATAATTATTTGATTCCTCTTGTATTTTAGATATAGTTGCTATGCCGCCGATTCTATCATCTTTTCCTCTATAAACATACATTGCTCCTCGAATGTAAATTTTATCTCCTATTGCTGGAATGCTCATAAGATGTTCTCCTTAAAAAATTGATACATCGTAATGTAAATGATAAAAATTAATTAACATAAATAAAAATATTGTTAAATCAATTACAGCCCAAAATAAATGCACTCCTGGAGTTTGTAAATAAGTTTTTCTTCTGCTTCCTATAACTCCCTTTATAATTATAAGTACTGTATATAGGAGACCAAGTTCCCACCAATAACTACTAAAGAAGGATGCGCCTAACCATAAAAGCTCAAAAGTATTTTGTGCATATAATATAGAACGATAATTTTTTTCTTCTTCGGATAATAAATCTTTTATTTTTTCTTTTGGTACAAAAGGCGAAACATCTTTAAGCTTATTATTAATAGAATTTCTAACTGGAGTTGCTCTTGTGTGACCTACAATAAAGACAATATTAAAAAATACTATTAATAAGACTAAAAAATTTAATACGTGTATCATGATATGTTTTCCTATAAGTGTTAATTGAATATGATGTAATATAAAATTTTTACTAATAAATAGAAAAAATTCTTAATTCGGGATCTTCTTTTGGTGAAAATTTAAATAGTTCTTTAAATGTTTCTTTTAATTTATTATCTAATAAAGGAAGGTCTTTAAAATTAATTACGTCTTCATCATCTTCATCATAACTTAAGTATTTTCCAAAGAAAACATTTTTTGATCCTTCCGGTTCAAAAATAGAAAATGGACAATCTGGCTGCCCTTCAATATAAGGACGATACTTATCATCCCATAAATCTACTAAATGCGCTATTAAAAGATCTCTTGGAATTTTAAATCCATATAAAAGTACTTTATCTTGTGACATTCCCATTTTGTTGCTCCTTAATTTTATATTTGGGTAATATTTAATCTATAATCTTTTCCTTGTCCTGCATCAACTGATGCATCAATTCCATAAGGAAAACACATATTTAATAAAAATCTTTGTGCGTAAATTAAAGAAAATGTTTCATCTTCATTATCATACCATCCCCAATAATCAGGTCCACCTTCATTAATGTTTTCAACGTTTTGTTCTTTTGCTATTGATACTTCTACTTTAATAATATCATTTACTTCTTTTCCATATAACGATACTGTAGATTCATGAATTCCAAAATGATCAAAATATTTTCCATATTCAGGGTGTGTTGAAATAACACAATTTACAATATATGTTTTTTGAAAATCTTCTTCTTTAATTTCTTTCATGATTACTTCCTTTTTAATATTTGAGGCGAGGGCAGGACTCGAACCTGCAATTGGCTGTACCTATATAACCATAATCTATGTTAGTGGATTTCGAACCAAACTCTCATACAACCTTTCAGATAATAGCGTTTACCAATTTCGCCACCTCGTCTCAATTTAAATTATTACTCCTTTAGAATCCAATTCCTGTTGTAATTTCATAATTTTATTCGTTAATTGTTGTTTAGTCATTTCATGCCAAGGTCCATCTGGAATTAACCTATAACACAATACACCATCAACTATTTGTTCTATGTAATACATAACTTTTCCTTAATTTATAATTTTTTCTGATTCTACGTCAACCTTTAAATCTTTTCCTAATTGTTTTCTATTTTGAACAATTTTATAAATCATTATTTTATGGTCACCATGAATCTCCATGGATATTTCTTTTTCTTTCATATATTGTGCTAATTGAATAGAATCTTCAGGAATTTTAAAACCTTCATTAATAAAAGTATCTCTAGTCCATGATTCAATTTGATCATTCAAATTTCTAGTTATTTGTTTTATTTCGTTATTCATATATTATTCTTTAATTGTTAATTGAATGTAATGTAATATAAGAAAAATTTTTTAAATAAAAAAATAAATCTTCATTTTTATTTAAAAATATATAAATTATTGAACATTCAATGATAAAATTAAATGCAAAAGAATTTATATTTCACATCACCAAATCAGCCTCACTTCATAGAAATTAATAATAATTTTTCTGAAAAGAAAGAGTATAGAATTTATTTTGAAGGAGAGACTTTAAATTTATTTTTATTAGAAGGAGTATCTATAACTAATTATGATACTTTTGATAATGGATATGTGTTAACAGTAGATGAAGGAGAATCTAGGTACTTAGAAATTTATCCAAAATGTGGAGATGTTTCTATTGATGCTTATGTAGATTGTATAATAGAATCTGCAGATCAAGATTTTACAGATATTAATAGATTGAATTTAGCTTTAAGAAAAGAGAGATTTGGAAAGAATGTTCCTTTATATTCTACATTTGAAAAGAAATTTAAAGAATTTGAAAAAGAAGAATATGAAACTTATGCTTTACAAAATATAAATCCTTTACTTTCTGGAAATGTTAAATTAAGAATAGATTCTAAAAATAAATTATATTTTACTTTATTTGATGAAGTAACAGAATCTAATAACGATAAATTATATTCAAGAGTAGTAAAAAACGGATCTGATTATTTAAATGAACTAACAAAATTCTTTAAAGATTTAGAAAGAAAGACTGATAGTTTTTATGAAAATATAGTAGTTGAAAATTACAATTCAAGAGACGGAGCATCTTTAAAATCTCAAATTAGAGATGATATTTATTCTGCAGGTGCATATAATATTCCTTCAGAAACTCATAAAGAAAAATTTGCAATTTTTGCTCCTTTATATCTTGAAAATAAAATACCTTCTAAGTTTGTAATTTTTAAAAGAGAAAAAGTAAATGATTTAAAAAATTCTGAATTATTTAAAGATTTAACAATTGTAAAAAGTTTTGATTTATCTAAAAATTCAGAGTTAGGAAAGTTTATAGATAGAACAAAAGAAACTATAAATTTTGAAAAACCTCACGTAAAAAGTGTAATTAATGATAACTCTGTTCTTTTAGAAATAACAGGAATGGATCCAGAAGCTTCTTCAATTGCTACAGTATATGAAGATATAACTGATTATGCTTTTAAAGAATCTACTATTTTAGATTTTGAATCTTATGTTACTGATACTTATAAAAGAAGAAAACTTGTTTCTCATAGAATATTAAATTTAGAATTTTTATTTGATGATGATTTAGAAGAAAACGAAATGTATTCGTATTTTGGAATGTATGTAGATGATTTAGACATCTCTAAATACGAATTAGATTTAAATCATTATGGAAAAGATGTTTATAATAAATGTACTTTAGGAATTGGAAGTTCTGTAGATTCATTAAAAGTTTCTACTCAAATACCAGATATTTCAAAGTATATTAATACTAATGACAGAATATTCTATTTAAAAGATGCTTCAAACAATTTTCATAATTTAAAATCTACTTCTGAATATGAATTTAAATTAAAAAATTCTACAAGCATTTGTGACTTTGCTAAAAATGTAGATGAACAGGTTGTTATTAAAGATTCAGATATTATTAAAGATGCTAAACCTTATGTAAACGTTTCGTTTGATGATAACATTTATTCAAATACACAGTTAGTAATAACTCAAAATACGAATAAATATGAAATAGATTTTATAGAAGATGTAGTAACAGTAGATTATTATGAACATTCTCAAATAGAAAATATTTTTCCTATTACTTTAATAGATGATAATACTATTCAAATAGAAGAATATGTTTATATTCCTGATTCTGAAATAGTAACTTTAATAGATCCAAGTTCTGAAATTTCAGTAGAATCTTCTTATTCTATTAATAGTGGAAGTTATACACAAATTGTATTTTCAGATGCTATCGATTTAAGTTCAATTACACACATTAAAATAATAGAAAAACCTAAACTGAAAGCAGAAGTTACTTTAGGTGTTAATTTAGAAGAAACATTAGCTAAATTAGTAGAAAAAGTTTCTTTATTAGATAATTTTCCATTTGAAATAGTTCAAGAAGCAAATGAAATTTTTATATGTTCTACTAATAGTTTAAAGTTTAATGTTACTTTAGATACTACTAATTCTTCTACTGATTTATCTAAGATAAAAAGATTCAGTAATGATTTAACGTTAACCGCTTCTACTGTAGGAGGAGTAACAGTAACTTCTAATGTATCATCTTTTAATTCTGTAAATCTAACAAATGATTATCTTTATCCTATAGATAGTTATTACTCAGAATATTTTAATGAAGGAGATTATTTATATGACATTGGTTCAGTTCATTCAGAATCTTTACCAATTGATGAAACTTCTTATACGATAAGATATATGAATGGGTTAGAAGTAATAAAACTTCCTAAAGAAAAAACTATTAAAAAGATTTATAAACCAAGTTCTTTATGTTTAGGACTTTTTAGTTTTTATGATGTTAGAAGATTTGATACTCAAATGGTAACAAATGATTTTAATTTCATTAAAGCTGAATATCAGAAACTTTATAAGAAATTTGCTCCTTCTGAAAAATTAGTTCCTAGAATGATTTATAAATTGAAAAATGTAGGGAGTATTCCTATTACGGTTTCAGTTAGATATGGAATAGAAGATTCTTGGAAACATACAGAAGTAACTAGATTAACTGTAGGAGCAAATTCTACTAGACAGTTTTCTACCTTTCTTTCGGATTATAGTTTAACCGAATATAATGAAGATATTGAGTTTAGATATTTTTTAGTAGATGATAATGAATTAAGTGGAAACATCTATGCTTATAATTTAAATCTATTTGAAGATCCTGATTTATTAAACTTTGATCCTGAATTTCCAAATACTTCTTATGATAGTAAAAAGAAACAAAACGAAATAGATATTCAAAAACAAAATGAAAATCCTGATTTCGTTTACTATCAAGATGCTAGAAGTGAATATTTTAGATTAGAAGAATATTCAAACGTAGATTCTACAATAGAAGATATTATATCAAATAGAAATGTAAAATGGACAGATTATAAATTCAAAGATTCTAAAGCTCAACCTCATAGATTAAACTTTAGTCCTGCTTTAGGAAAAACCGGATACATGTCTACATTTACAAATTTTGAAAGTTTACCAGAACTTCATCCTCATGAATGGTTTATGATGGAAGAATTTCCAAGTCACTTATCAGTTTACGAAGGATCAGAAGGAAATTATTTATTTTCAAGAGTTTCTAAGAGTTTACTTTTAGATACTAACTATGACTATTTTACAGAATATTTTTCAAATGGTCATTTAGGAGTAGATGAAATAAGTGGAAAAGATTTAAAAATTTCTAGAAAAGATAATTATGGAATTTTTTATAGATCTTCTTTAGATGAATATGAAGTTCCTTATAAAGGGGTAAAATATAGATTTAAGTCTGAAACTGATTTAAGTGGATATAAATTTGCAATTGTTCATAGTACACGTCCTGATTTAGAATCTAATACACAATCTATAATTGATCATTGTGAGGTACCGGATGTTGGATATGATTGTAAAGATTTAGGAATTTTACCTAAATTACAGTATGCAATTGATGATTTAGTATTAGGAGATCAAACTGTAAATATTTCAGTTTCTGTTATAAATTCTGGAACTTCTGTTACTATTCCAGAATTAACAAGTACTACAGTAGAAAATTCTGGTTCTTTATTTACTTTAGGACAATTTGGTACTGAATTATTAAATGCTTTAAATAAATGGAAAGCAGCATTTGAAAATATTTATAATACTTCAAATGGATACGGAGGAAACTTAACTATTGCATTTAGTACAAAAACTGAAAATGGAAATTATCCTGTAGGAGAATTTTATATTACAGACGATCAGAAAACTACAAGTAAAATAGGAGACATTAGAATTGGAATGGCTAAAATTCCAGATACGGATGTTGCTAAAACTTTATACATTTCTCAATCTGATTTTAATTCAAAATTTGATTATGTTACTCCTTCAATAATCATTAATTCAAATGCTATTTTAAGAAAAAATGATGACGTTGCCCCTGAGGCATTTTCATTATCTTATATTATGGCACACGAATTGGGACATGCTTTTGGTTTAGGTCACGTAGACAGAGAAGCTTCTTTAATGAAACCTACAATTCAATTTAGTTATGATTTAGGAAACATAGAAAATGAAGATGATTGTATTATAAGTATTTATGGAGAACCTTTACCTGTAGAAGATAATAGTGTTGATTTCGATTGTTCTTTAAGTAGATTTAGAAAGAAAGATTCTTTTGAATTTATAGTAAATGAAACATTTAAAACAATAACACTTAAAATCTGTGTAGACGTTCCTAATTATATCAATTTAGATTCTAAAAAATCTTTTGTAGATATGTATGTTTCTAATTCATTAAAAAGAATAGCTTCTTATGACGGTGTTCATACTTTAGAAGGATTAGATTTAAGTATTCCAATTATAGATCTTTCTATAAAAAATGTTGTTTTAGAAAATGATAATGTTTATGCTTTTGCTAAACAGCATTTAGATTTATTTACAAATGGAGAAAATTCAGAATATTCTTCTTATAGAATAAGAGATGTTAAAAATAATGAAAATGATTTTACAATAGACTATTTAGCACTTACATATACAAATGTTAATTATACATTAAAGAAATCTTTTGATAAAACAGGTTCTGTAAATAAAGCATTATTGACTAGAATTAAAGATGGATACGATAGTTCTTTAAATATGAAAATACCTTTATTGACTAAAGAGTATTTTGAAGATTCTTATTTTTATAGAATATTAGGAGGAGATTCTATATCTAAAGCAAACTATAAATTAACTTTAGATTATTTAAGTGCAATAAGTGAAGAAATTCCAATTGAAGGTTCTGATATAACTTTTGATTTTGATATTCTTCCACTTAAAAACGTAAGACTTGAAAATATTAAAATACCAGTATTAAAGAATAAAGAAGATGGACCGCATTTTAAATTAGAAGAAGCACAAGTAAATACTTCATTACTTAGAGCAGAAGGTGAATACGATCCGATGACAGATAAATTAACTTATTTTTCTTTAAGAGAAGATTATAATTTATCTACATTATTTCAAATAGATTTTTATAAATTGAATACTAAGTTTTTATGGAACCATTTAAACTTTGCTAAGCATGAAGAGTTAATTAAAAAGATGGGACCTTCTGATCAATTGAAACAAAATATAAAAGAAAATGAATTTTCAATGTATCAAAAAACTCAGAAGTTTGCAAATAACTTAAAAACTTTATATTCTTCTGTTTTAGATCAAGATTCATATTCTTATTATTCAAATACAAATGAACAAAAGCTTTCGGGATTCTTTGATCCATTATTAAATAGAAACTATTTTAATTCTCAACTTATTAATAGTTCTACAGAAATTGATTTAAATATTCTAAGTAAACACGTAACGTTTAATCAAGTTAAAGAACAATTAACAGTAAACGTAAACGTTAAAGAAGCGTTAAGAGATGAATTACTTTCTTTAATACTTCCTTATTATGAAAGGATATATCCTCTTTCAATAGAAGCAAAAATAGAAGATAGTTTAAAAAGATTAATTTTTAATGACTTAGAGAATCTTTATTCAGTCGATAGTATTAACATATTAAGTAAAGATTCTATAGAAACTACTTATGTTAATATTTTTGAAAATGATATGATAAGAGATTCTAATTTTAACGTTGAAGATACAAGTAAGGAAATTATTGAATTAAAAAGACCTTTAGAAAAAGGAAGAAAACTTAAATTTAATATTAAAATTAGTTTTAAGTATATTTAATAAATTTACACTTTCATTAATAGATACTCCGTTTTCAGAAACAAGGGTATTTTCAAAAAGTTGTTCTAATTTAATTTGTAATTTTGTCATCTTTTTAATCGTTTTTTATAAACTATATATTTCTGCAAAATATATATAGAGTATGAAGCAGAATAAAGCATATAAATTAAGGATATATCCAAACAAAGAACAAAAAGTTTTACTTGATAAGACTTTTGGTTGCGTGAGGTTTGTTTACAATAATGCTTTAGCCTATAAAGAAGAACTTTATGCACATTCTAAACAAAGGTACACTAAGTATGATTCAATAAATGATTTAACTAAAATCAAGAAAATTGAAGAATACTCTTGGTTAAAGGAAGTTGATTCAGTTGCTCTTCAGCAGTCACTTATAGATATGGATAGAGCATACCAGAATTTCTTTAAAAATAAAAGAGGATTTCCAAAATTTAAATCTAAACATGGAAAAAATATTTATAGAACCAATAATATTAGAGGAGCAATTCATACTAAAGGTTCTAAGATAAAGTTACCTAAATTAGGTTACATTAAATTCAGGGACCCTAGAACCATTGAGGGAAAGATTAAATATGTAACGGTATCTAGGACTCCAACTGGAAAGTATTTTGCTTCAGTTTTGGTTGAATATGATTTTACGTCTCAGCCAAAAAATAAAATAAACATCTCAAATATTTTTGCTGCCGACATGTCTTGTAAAGACATGATGGTGAGTGAAGAAATGGAATTTGAAAACCAAAAATTCTATAGAAAAGTACAAAATAAACTAAAAAGGAAACAAAGAAATCTAGCAAGGAAAAAGAAAGGTTCAAACAACAGAAACAAAGCAAAATTGAAGATTGCAAGATTACATGAAAAGATAAAGAATCAGAGGAAAGAATATCAAAGAAACCTTGCTAACATGTTAGTTTCTAAATTTGATGTCTTTGTATTTGAAGATTTAAACGTTGAAGGAATAAAGAAATTTAATTCCGGTATTTCTAAAACAATTGCTTCTGATTTTAGTTGGTCAAAATTCCTTTCTTTTCTTGAATGGAAATGTTTTAAAGAAAACAAGCATTTTATAAAAATAGATAGATTTTTCCCTTCAAGCAAGTTATGTAACGAATGCGGAACTATTAAAGAAGATTTGTCTTTAAAGGATAGAACGTATACATGTGATTGCGGACACACAATTAATAGAGACATTAATGCTGCTCGTAATATAAAGCGAGAAGGCGTTGGTGAACTAGTAAAACAAGGAATAAACCTTGTATATAAAAATTCTACTGTCGGCTGGACAGAAAGTTACGCTTGTGGAGATATGACTGAGGTTACAAGGTCAGCCCAAGAAGTTTCTTATAGTTAAAATAAGAAATACAGTATAACTTAGATGATGTGGAAATAGAAGATAGTTTAAAAAGATTAATTTTCAATGACTTAGAGAAGCTTTATTCAATTGATAGCATTAACATATTAAGTAAAGATTCTACATCAACAGAGTACACTGAAAGTGATTTAGACTTAATTATAGACTCTAATTTTAACGTTGAAGATACAAGCAAAGAAATTATTGAATTAAAAAGACCTTTAGAAAAAGGAAGAAAACTTAAATTTAATATTAAAATTAGTTTTAAGTACATTTAAAAAATAAGAAATAAAAATGGCATTAAATTTAAACGAAATAAAAGTAACCGAATCTACTCAAGTATTGGTAGATAAGTTAAATGAAAATTTTCAATTAATAGCAAATTCTAATGGAGGACCTGAAGGAAAATCAGGAAATCCTGGAGGTGCTGGATTACCAGGTCCTAGAGGCCCTGTAGGTTTAACAGGTCCGACGGGTCAAAGAGGATCTAAATGGTGGAACATAGCAAATACTGCTTTACTTCCAAATGCAGCAATTGTAGGAGACTATGCTGTAATATCTACTAACGGAGATTTTTATGAGCTTAAAAATGATGGGTGGATAAAGCAAGGAACTTTTAATTTTTCTCAAGGATTAACATTTGATTTAGAAGACATAAGTTATACTTCAGCAGATGGAGAAGCAGAAACAAGTTTAAAAACTTTAATTAATGCTAAGACAAATAATACTTTATTACTTACAAATATAGATAAACCTGATTCTTCATTAGGACTTCAAATTCCTACACACGATAGTCCAGGAGATTCGTATCCTTTTATTCAAGGAAGTGATTCTCTTTATAAAGATTTATATGACTATAAATTAAAAATTTACAACTCAGGTAATTCAGAAGATGATACTACCCAAATGTATGGTCGTCATATTCATTTAGGAAATTCTTTTGCAATGACTCAAAAATCTGGATGGTTAACAAATTCAGGATTTACTATAGGAGTTGATTTACATATAGATGACATAAATGATACAGGAGAAGGAAGAGAAATTTTATCTATTGAAGGTAGAACATCAGGAAATCCAGAGCATTTACATAGACTTCAAATTGAAAATGCTGATTTTTGGGTAAATACTTTTAGAATAGGAAAGAACGGAACTACTTCTGTAGGTTTTGCAGATGATTATACACCAACACAAAAATTAGAAATAAACGGTGGAATTAGAATAGGAGATACTTCTATTGAAACAGACGGTTCTATTCGATTTAAAGATGGAGAATTTCAAGGTTTTGATGGAACAGAATGGGTAGATCTTTCAATTACTGCACAAGAAGTAGTTGATTTAATTAAAACAAATCAAGCATCATTTAATGATAAAGTAATAGATACTTCAGGAGATGGAGGAGTTATATTTGGCGACATGTCTTCTGTTGGAACATTAAAAGCAGGAGCTGTTAGATATAATTCAGGCACAGGAGATTTTGAAGGTTACAATGGAACTTCTTGGGTTGTTTTAAATAATAAAGTAAGTTTAGGAAGTACTGGTGGTCCAGGAGAACCTGGTGGTCCAGGCGGAACAGGAAATTTTGTAGACGAAAACGGAGATCCAATAAATTCTAAGATTGCTGTAAATACTAATGATCCTTTAAATGCAGGAAATCCTATTTATGAAGGATTAGTATTAACATCAGAAGACGGATCAGTTACTTTAAATCAAAGTGTATTAGAATCTAAATATTCAGTAGTTGATTTATCATCTAATGGAATATTTGGTGCAGTAGATTCAGAAGGAAATCCTATTTCAGTAAAAGGATTTGATATTAATTCAGATGACATTCAAGTAGATAAAAACATTTCTGATGGAAAAATAAACTATCAACTTAAATTATCTGATTCATCTAAATTTAAAGATGCTGTAAATGGTGCATTTGATCTTAGATCTTCTGATGGAACTGTTATTGCAAATCCACCTTCAGATGAAAAAACATATTGGGATTTAAAAGTTTCCCCTGGAGCAGGCTTACAAGAAACTCAACCTGCAGCAGCTAGATATACTGGTGATACTGCTACTCCCGATTTAGAATATTCAGCTGCTTATGGTGGACATTATTCTTATCTTTCATTTGAAACAAAAGATTTTGATGCAAATTGTAATATTACTTCTAAAGATCCTTTAACTATAGAAGTAGAAAAAGGACAAAATGGATATTATAGCGTTTCAGCGAGAGTAAGATTTACTATTGATACTTATCCTGGCGGAACTTTGGCATCGGTAAAACTTTGTGTATTTAAAGATAATGAAGTTATCTCTGTTTTAAATTCTGTAACGACTGGAGATTCTTATGACATTACACATAATAATTCTAAAGAATACGAATTACAAGGAACCGATTTAGTTGATTTTGCTTGTGATACGCAAGATTGTTCAAACAGTTTTAAAATTGGTGTTGTAGTTGATTTTGGAACTTCTTCTGGGACAGGAAGCCTTTCAATGGGAGATTCTTCGGTAGCTATTCATAGAATAACATCAGTTACTCAAGATTCTGTAGATGCTTATTTGTTATCATCTAATACAGCATTTACTGAAGTTACTTTACATGACGTTTCAAATGTAGAAACAGCAAATCTAGTATCTGTTGTAAATGATGGACATTTAAAACTTGCGTTACCTCAATACATTACGTATGAAATTTTAGATGATACTTATTTAAAGATAGATGCAAATATAACAGCTTTACAAGCAGCACTAGATCCTAATTCTACAATTTTAACAAATTCTTATTCTACTATTAGAGTAGATACTTCATTTACTCATAATTCTGATAATGATAGTGAATTAGAATTTATTTCTGGAGATAATGTTAGTTTAAGTTTAACTGATAATCAATTAACTATAAACTCTACGGCTCCTAAACCTACAGTACAAAGCGATGGAGCAAATGTTGCTTCTACTTACGACAATATAGATTTTAGTTCAGAATTTTCAGTTACTGAAGCAGGTGGTAAAGTTTCTGTTTCAATGAATACGAGTAATTCTGGAGGAAAACATAATGTTATTCATTTAAGTACAAATTATTATGGATATTTAAGTACTATTCAATCAGGAACAAATGAAGATATTCAAGCAGGTATTTTAAACTATAATACGTTTTCAAATGCTGCGGCTGCTGGAATTAGATATAGATCAGTAGGAGAAGAAATTTTAGATTCTGATTTAGGCGCAATTTCTCATGGAGATTTAACTGGTGGTATTGTATTAGTACCAGAAGAAACTGCTAAATATTCAATATCTACAAACGTTGGAATTGATTTTGTAATGTTTAATGAAGCATTTAGTCCGGTTGTAAATTATACAACAAATGATTTAGGTCACGCTGGAATTGGTTTATTTAAATTAAGTGGAGGCGGATCATATACAATCAAAACTGGTTTAGGAACTGCATCTGCTTCATTAGTAAAAATGTTAGGATCTGCAAGTACTCCTATAGATATAATGAGAACTTGGAATAAAAACGGTTCTCCTGATAGAGTAAGTCTTGCAACATGTACTAGAATAGGAGGAACAACTATTTTAGAATTAACAGAAGATGAAAAATACGTCTTTGGTGTTGTTACTGGACCTGCTCGAACTTATATAGATGTTTATCGTAGAAAATCAAACGAGTTAACCGTTCAGTCTTTAGGACAAATGGACGATTTTAAAGCTCTATTATATGATGCTGATATTTCAGTTGAAAAAATTCTATAAGTAGAATATTAAAAAGAAAATAAATGAAACAAATATTTAAAGAATCAAGAATCAAGTTTAGTGAATTACTTTCTGACGCAAGAACGTATTTAACTGAAGTTCATAATCAAAATAATAAGACATATACTCCTGCTTCTCCGTTTGGACAAATTCTTACTGCAGTAGTAGGGTTAACAGAGAAAGTTTTTTATTATATTGAAGATGCTATTTCAGAAAACAATATTAATTCTGCTTCTAGATCTTCTTCTAAAAGAGGATTAATTGCTTTAACTGGTTATCAACCTAAAAACGCTACATCTGCTTCAGGTTTAGCAACAATAAGATATAACGGAAAGCAACCTTTAGATTCTCAAGTAAATCAAATAATACTTCCTAATTATACAAGAGTTTTTTGTCCTGCTAATAATTTATATTATTTAACACAATCGAATTCCGAAATACGTTTTTATTCAAATGATAAAGAAAAAACGATTTCCGTAAAACTTATTCAAGGTGAAATATTTGAACAAACTTTTACAGGAACTGGATTATCATTACAAAGTTTTAGAATAAATGAAAGATTTTCTGACTTTGTAGATTTAGATAGTTTAGTAGTAAAAGTAAACGGGTTAGTAAGTAAAAGATATTATGGATTAAATGATATTCCTTTAGGAGAACTTGGTTATCAAGTTAGAACTTCTGTAGGAGGAGGAATAGATATATTTTTTGGAACTCTTTACAATGGAACTCCACCACCCCCAGGAGCTACTATTTCTGTTTCATATATTAAAAATTCAGGATCTGCTGGAAATATTATAGATGCTAGAGATTTAAGATTTGAATTTGTAGACGAAGGTTTTGATAATCAAGGAAATTCTATAGATTTAAATGAATATTTAAGTGTAGAAGCACAAGAAGGTTTAGTATTAGGATCTAATCCAGAACCTATAGACGTAACTGTAATTTCAGGACCTAAACACTCAAGATCATTTGTTCTTTCAAATACAGATGCTTATGAATCTTATTTAAATAGAATGAATTATTTTTCTACTGTAGATGTATTTAATACATTTGAAGATGATAATTTAGATGACGATAATGTTGTTTATATGTTCTTAATTCCTAATTTATCATTAAGAATTTCTCCTAAGTACAATTATTTTACTGCTCCTTTGAGTTCATTTTTAATGACAGGACAAGAGACTACTCAGTTATTAGAAACTATTGAAGGATCTGGACAAGTAATGATAGGAACAGAATTTGAAATAATTCAACCTACTATTAAGAAGTTCACATTACATGTAATTATTAATTACTTTAAAGGACATTCTAAAGAATTAATTAGAACAAATATTATTGATCAGCTTTCTGATTATTTTATTAATTATACTCGAAGAGATACTATTCCTAAATCTGATATAATTGCAATGATTGAATATGTAGACGGAGTAGATTCAGTAAATGTTTATTTTAAAGAAGATCCTGCTAATTATTCAGTAAATGATGATACTTATATTACTGAAATGGGAGACATTCAAATAGGTAAAAAAGATTATCCTATAATTAGAGGTGGATGGACTGATGATACTGGAGTAACTTACTTAGAAGATCTTTCAGAAAATTTACCTTCATCTTTAAATATTACATTTAATAAAGAAGTCGAAAAGAATTCAAATAGAATTAAAAATAAAAGTTTAGTAACACAAATAAGAAATAGAAGATAACATGGAAAAACTATATAAAAATTTTAAAGATTTTTCAGTAAATGAAGATTTTTATCAAGAAAGATCAGAAAGAAAAATAACAGAAGAAGAAATATTAGAAGAATTAAATAAAGTTTCTATTGAAGAAGATGAAAGATTTAATGTAGGAACTAAACTAGATATAGGATTTACTTCTCCTAATATTCCAAAGGTAGAAGCAAATGAAATAATTGAAGAAGTAATTTCTTTGATGGAAGAAAAATTTAATTTGCACTATAAAGTAGATTACGTAAGTTCTACTGGATTTGTTCTAGTTATTTAAGGAATTATTAACTCGTGATTATCATACATATAGTTAAATCTTTGTTTTGATATTTCATGTAAAAAGGTTTCACCTGGGACAAACTTAGCCTCTCTAAAGAATGTCATAGTTTTTTGATCTCTTGTGAATTCATAAATGTCACCAGATAATATACGATTATCTTTGTCAAAATTTCTAAGATGTATGTAGTATATGTTCATTTGATTATACTTAAATCTGAAGCTGTAATACTTTCCTTTTTCAAGTAGTTCATCAATATTATTTAAAATTATCTCTTCTAAATCTTTTCGTTTTTTATTTACTCTACGCTTATTTGAAATAAACTCACCAAAGGCTTCTCTATCTTCTCTAATTGAACTATGTCCATTCAATTCTAATTGTACCTTCATGTAATCATCTTTAAGGTCGTGATACTTTTGGTTAGCATCAGAAATTTCTTCCCATTTAGTTTTACTGTCCATTCAGGACCTCCCAAAATCTTTGTGGTAAATAAATATTTTCAACTTCTATAGCACTTTGAAAAAATGGAGCAATTTGATATGGTTTATATCCAGCAAGACAGCATTTGTAATATTACTTGCTTGAAATTCTTTCTATCATTTTTTATCCTTTTTTCATATCAATTTTCATAAAAATTTATATACATATTACGAATGTAATTAATTCTATAAATACCTTCTTCTGCACTTGCATACACAAAAAGTTTCATTCTTTCTCTAATATCTTTTAAATTAGAAAGAATTTCAGTAGTAGGAAGATTTTCAAATATTTCAAGTTCTAAATGGGTACTTTCTTTTTGTGTTGAATCTCCGTAAAATTTTAAAGTACCGCATGTTTTTAACAGTGCACCGTATTGTGCAGCGTCTGGATCATTATATAAAAATGCCATTCCATTTTTAATTTTTTCGATATACTTCTCTAAAACACCATCAGCAAAAACAATTTCATATTCACCTGGAGTGTCGACAAAATCTTTCCAATCTTTTATTTCAATATATTTTTTATTCATAATGAGTGTTCCACCTTCTATGATATATTTCAGGATCTGATCCTATGAAATATGTGATATATCCTACAATTAATAACCCTATTAAACTGAAACCTACGTTTCCTGCTATTCTTTTTATCAATATATCCTCATAAGAAATTATATAAGGAATAATTCCCATAGTTCCTAGTATTGATGCAATAAGAATAAGTAAAGGAACAAATAATAGAAAATATCTCATTAAATATCCACTATCAATAAATCCTGAAATTCTATTTGTTATAGAAAGATCATTTCCCCATTTATGAACTAAATAATAAAATTCATCGGTTAATTTTATAAACATTAAAGGATCCTTTGGTTCTTTTTCCAGTTTTAAAGAATTCAGAGGAGCAACTATAAAGTAATCATCATGGTTAATATCTGTTCCAATATTTTCTTTTGCTTCTTTTATTTTTTGAGGAAGCTCTGGTGGGATAGTTCCTTTATAATATTGAGTTTCAACAAATCTTAAATTATAATTTAAACAAAGCTTTTTAATTTCTGATTTACTAAAAATTCTTTTAGTATCTAAATTTTTACCAAATTTTCTTTCAGTATTTTCTTTTGCTTTCTCATAATGAGAAAAAGAAAAACCTGCTTCAGACAAAATCTCTTTATCTTCTTCTACTGCATCTTCTAAAACATCTTTAAAATGTTCTACTATAAAAGAACTTTCTTCAGTTTCTTTCTCTCTCATTTTTAATAATTTCTGTTCTAAGTCTATTGTTAACATGTTAATCTCCTATATGTTTATTAATTTCTATTGATATAAAATCAAATAATTCTTTAAATTGTTTTCTATTTATACTTTTAAAATATCCTTCTTTAAATTCATTTTCAATATGTCTTCCTTGTGTTGCTCTAACTATTAATTCTACTTCAGGTTCTTTTTCAAACGAGAATAATTCAGCATTTACTTCGACACAATCTAACCATGCAGAAATACAAATACATTCTTCATCTAATGAATAAATATTTAACTCTGGATTTTTTGATACATTTAAATATACAATAAGATTTTCTATAAATTCTTTACAAATAATTCTAAGATTTTCTTTTTCTGTTGAAGTAGGTTTAGATAACTCAGTTATTAAAAAATTTATTTTATTTTGTATTTCTTCTATTTTAAAAATATTCATTATTTTATTTTTCTTGGGTGTAATTCGTCAGGTTTTCCATAGTCCTTTAAAATCTTTTTATCTGTTACTTCATCAATGAATGTTCTAAAATATAAAAATTTATTAAAATTAAAATCATCTTCAAGCAACAAATTAAATAAACCTTTTTGATTTGATTTATTAGATTTCAGTATTTTCTTTTCTTCTTCATATTCTTTAGATAATGAATCCTTTAAAATACTTTCTAAAATTTCAATTTTTTCCAATTGACTTAAAGAAGATTCTTGTAAAGATAGATATTCTTCATAATAAAGATCTGCTAAAAGAACTTCTATTTTATTTTGGAAATTTATTAAAGATCGTTTATTTTTTTCGTATTTTTCTTCCCATTCTTTATACTTATTTGTTCTAAATGAACAAGTTTCTTTTTTATGAAATATTTTTTCCATTAATTGGATATATTTCAAAGATGGTCCCTTTCTTGGTGGTTTAGTTATTCCCATAAAAATCCCTTAATTTTTACCATTCTTTTTGATTTTATTGTTCTTGCGAAACTTTGTCTTCGATATTAAAATCTGTCTGTTCAATTTTATAACAATTTCTCCAAAAACCTGTGACAAAATCGCCAAGTCCTGACGACTGCCTATCATTTTTATTAATTTCTTCTTTGATAGATTCTGAGTCACATATTTGAACATCTGCTATACCACCAAAAAACATTAGAAAATAATCTCCAATTTCTATAGGTTCTGTATTTTTAAAACATGAAAAATTATATTTACCTTCATAACCTTCTACTACGGTTCTAAAAAATTCCATATCTGGGTTAGTTTTCCACCTATGTTTTAAATCTTTAGTTTCACCATTGTCATCTACAAATGTTATAATATCAGCATTAATTACTGTCTTTGTATCTGGAGACCAGGATTTAAAATCAGATAGTTGTATATCTTCTATATCTTTATCTATATCAAGTAAATCTTCTCGTGTTAATAATATTTTCATTTTTTATCTCTAATTTTTTCCATAATTTATTTGCACCCACAATATTAAACTTGCCATCAATAATCTTACTAATACTAATAGTGCGCCCATTCCCCAGAATACCCAAAATGCTATAGAATGTTCTTTATTTAAAGCAACTGCAAGAAATGTATAAATATGAGCAAATACAAATGAAGTAAACACTTTCCAAATCATTGTATTTAAAGTTATTTGTTTTTTATCAATTAGTTTTAGAACAGATTTTATTAAATCATTTTTATCATTAATACTCATACAACTATTATTTTTCTTTTTTTAATTGATTAGTGTACCTAGAACTTATATCACAGTTTTTAATTTCTTTCGCATTTAATTTTTCTTTAAGATCTGCTACCGTTCCCATAATATCGCATCTTATAATTTTTCCATCTGCTACAAATAATTGTCCATAATAGACTCTATAAGAATCTTCTAGAATTATTTCATTTAATTTTTCCATTGTTTTTCTCCACTAGGTGAACTTCATATTCATAGCTATCTAAATTAAATAAATATAACAATTCTCTATCATCTAATTTTTGTATAGAAGGTTTTACTCTATCTTTAAATTGAACAATTGTGTTTTTATCATACTTAGTAGAACCAAAAATAAATTTAATTTTTTTCTCTTCTACAGAGTATGTTTCATTTTTATTCAGTATTACATACGAAAGGTTGTCTCGTTCGTCAATTACTGTTTTTATATTTGAAATTTTACAAGGAAATTCCTGTACTTTTATTTTTTCAGTATTAAATGCACTTACACAAAGGGATAAAAAAACATTAATACAAGTAAGAATAATAAGAGTAACAGCTATAACCTCAAATCTTTTTTTATCATCAAATAGAGAAACAGCAAAACTACCAATTAACATACTTAAAACTATTGCAAGCATTTTATTTTCTCCATCCAATTCTTACATTAAAACTAACTATTGTAAATACTATGGATTCTACTATCCATAAAAGCACTAATAAAAACGTATGATTAAAATTTTTTAACAGACTAAAAGTTTCATTTAGAGATCCTGTAATAATTAAAAAACATAAAAGCATTAAAATAGGAGGAAGAAAAATACCTACTAAAAAATCTATTTTCTTAAATTTCATTTTTATTTCTCCTAAATTATCCTTTTACTTTTTCAATCGCTTCTTCAAATATTTCCTTAGTAGCAGTCATAAATTCTTCTTCAGATATAAGAGAAAATCCTACTTTGTTTACTAGTAAATCAAAAGATGTACGTTGTCCATTTCTATCAATTCCTGAAATAACCAAAACAACATCTCTCAAAGATTCTTTAAAGAATGGTCCATTAGTAGTAATATCTTTAATTTTACCTACGATAAAAGATGTTTCTATATAGCGACCAACAAATTCTTCTTTCAATTTATTAAAATTCTTTTTTTCTAAAGTCTCTACTTCTTTTTTATACAATTCTAATTTTTCATCTAATAAATTCATTTTAAACCTCTATTTTAAAGTTATTAATACCGTAACCGCCGTCAACATAATCAGTAAGTAATTCGTCTAAATCTTCACTTTCATAGACGTCCCAATTCTCAAACGAATCGTTTTCCAATATATCTATAAGCTTCTCAAAAGTAACATCTTCACCTTTAAAATCTTTTTCGATTTTGTCTCTTTCTAATAACCACATTCCTTCCTGTCTTTCATATTCTTGGTTCCATCCTTCTTGGATTCTAACCAACCAAAAATCATGAGTATCTAAACAAAGAAAAAATCTTTTGTAATTTCCGTCATCATAACCTTGATTTGCTTTAAAGGCAAGATCAGTAATTTCTGTATACTGTGCAAACTTAAAGGTAAGTTCATCAAACATTTCTTGTAATGTCTTTTCCATATTTTACTTTTCCTATAATTGTTAATTGAATATGATGTAATATAAGAAAAATTTTTTAAATAAAAAAATTAAATTTTAAATATTTCTAAAGTTTTATTCTAAATGCACTAGGGAGTGCAGAGGAGCATCAGGTTTAATTTTATGTGTGATGATGTATGTAACTGTATTAAAAACAAAAGGCCTCCAGAATTAATCTATGAGGCCCAGAGGAGGAAATTATTTTTTATTATTCTGATTTTTCTAATAAATCTCGTTTTTTAGTAAGTTCTTTTTCTAGATCAAGTTCAATAGTTCTTAATTTGGAGGCAGTATCAAAATTTTGAACATCTACGAAAAATATTTTCTTTTGTTTTGTTTCTTTTATTTTTGCTTCTATTTTTGAGATGTCTTTCATAAGTTCATAATTATTTACTATTTTAAGAGCTTCTTTTAGAGCATTTATAGTTTCAGAATCGAGAGATTGTTTTAATCCTTCTTTTATTTCTGAATCACTAATAACAGAATTTTCTATATGGTGTGTTCTAATTTTTGTTTAATTTTTGAAATTTTCATTGTATTTCCATTTTACTTAGTATTTAATTTTGCGTATTCTTCTTTACTTTTTGATATAGCGCGTAGATGATGAATCATACTTGATATAGGGTTTGCTATTTCATCACATTGGATCCATTCAATTAATTTACTTTTCAATTCTTCTTCTGTTTTAACCCAAAATACGTAACTAATTTTATTTGGATTAATTAACTCAGCTGGTGCAATTTGTATTTCTATATTGTTTTTAGACGTATAATAATTAAAATTTAATTTTAATAAAGAATATGTAGAATGTTTATCAGATATACTAAGAATATATGAAATTCTACACGAGTCACTATAAGTATTTGAATCAAAAAATGAAACAGAACATTTAAATTCACCATCTGTATCTTTTTCCATAGCATTTGCAATTTCTACTAATATCTTTACTACATTAATATTATCGTCTTCGTTTCCAAATTTCCAAATTTTACTCATCTTCAAATTCCTCATTGAAATCTAATTTTAAATGTAAATGTTTTCCAATATGACTTTCTAATTCTGTAAATATAGAACGTCCGTCTTGTACAATATAATCAAATCCACCATATCCACATGTCCATTCAGAATAGCATCCTGAAATATGTTCAGAATATAACATTGAATTTACTGTTTCGGCAACTACTTGTTCAAAAGAATAAGTTTCATCAAATTTTTCTTCTGTTACAACATACCTCATAAAAAGTCTTTTACCGTTTACGTGATTTTCCCAATGCTCTTGTTCATCTTCATCGAATAATTCCATTAACATCTGATAAAGTGATTTATCATCAATTGTAATGTCTTCTATATCGGTACAACATGTTAAACTTACAGATGATCCTCTACCTATTTTTCCTTTTATTTCCATTTTCCCTTTAATTTGTTATATCTATAATAGTTGTTTTAGGTGGAGTTAACTTTGCTCTTTCTCTTATTTCAGAAAATTTAGATTTTTGTCTAACTATTTTTCCATTTAAGAAAGCAATTTTTAGTTGATCATCTCCTAGTTCTTCGGACATTGCATATAGTTTAGGATCTGTAGAAGAAGAAACAGTTACTAAATCTCCTGTTTTAGAATCTTCTATAAGTTTTAGTTTTCCTTTCTTAGAAGACTTTCCTTGATCAGTAATAGGATCTTTGTAAATATCAATTGTTGTTCCATCTCTTTTTTCTGCATAACATGCTTTAAAAGCAAACTTTAAAGAATCTCTATTTACTTTTTGATGAAGTCCTCCACCCATACCAAATACTATATTTGAAGTTGCCCAATTAGAAGTAGTCATCATAGATAAAATATTTCGAATATCTTCTAATCCAATACCGTCTCCCCAGATTAAACCTATTTGAGGTGGAAGGACTTTATATCCTCTTTCATTTATAGATATTTCTAAATTGTCTTCTAGGATATTTAGTATTCTAGTAAGTACTTTTTTAGGATCTCCTGAATCCGGTCGAATAACTATCTTTTTAGTTCCTGAAAGAATTTCATCTTTAAATTCTCCACAAACCCAATTTTCTACAACATTATAAATGTTATAAGAATCTGATACTATAGAAACTATTTTCTCTTCAGGACAAAGGTCAATTAATTTTTTGAATTGATCTTTTTCTCCTTCTTTTCCATTAATTGTCATTACAGAATGTTCCGAAGCCATTACTGAATAACCAGGAATTTGCTCTTCCTTTCCATGAAATTTTTCTATAAATCTCATAGCTGATGTTGTATCAGTTCCTAAGAAGTTTATAAGATGAGCAGCTCCTGCAAGATATGCAGATTCGTGTCCAACAGATCCTCTCATTCCAAAATCATGTAATGCAAAAGGAAGATATGCTTCCATTTCTTCTGCAGAAAGAGTTAAGAAAGCAAAAGCTGAAATTAGTGCTTTAATTTCTCTTGAAAGTGTAGCTACTGAAGTAGTATACCAAAGATGTGTCAAATAAGTTTCTACGTAATTAGTTAACCATTTAGCTGTTTCTCCTGGCATATCAGAGTCGGTGTTTTCTACTGTCATTAAAACATTTCCAATTGGAACTACAGATCCTTCCGGAACTGCTTTAATTTTTAAAGGTAAAGTTCCGTTATGTTTTTCTAAAAGATAGTTAAATCCTTCTTCATTAAATACTTCATAACCAAAATGATTCTTATAGAATTCTTTTGCTTCTTCAATACCTTCTTTAGTAAATTGAATTCCTTCTAGATTTTCTAAAAGATAGTCCAATCCATATACTACTACAGACGGTTCAGTTATAAAAGGTTCTTTAAATCCTCTTGCTTCAAAATAAGAGTATATTTTAGTTACGTCTTCTGGGTATTGTTGGTGATGACCGACTTTATAAGAGTCCGATCCATATAATAATTCAAACTTCATTTTTTATTTCTCCTAGGCAATAGGCCCATTGTGTTCATATTCTCCTTCAGGAAGTTCTCCTTCAGGACTAGTTGCTTCTAAAGTATCTCTTTCATCAAATTGTAATTCTTGTTGAGGTTCTTTTGTAGAATCTTCTTTAGAATTTTGATTATCATTACAGCTTATTAAAAATAATAAAGCGATTAAAATTAAATATTTTTTCATTTTTATTTCTCCTCTTTTAAATGTATTGTTGCTGGATGAAAATTGTGAAATTTAGAAATTTCTCTATTATCTTTCCACATACATTCAATAGAGCGATATACTAAATCTTCTTCAAGTATTCCAATTATTTTCATATCAGGTCCTCCTGAATTTAATACCACTATATCACCTATTTTAAAATTATGTTTTTGTGACATGATATGTACCTTTAAATAAAATTATTATAAACATATTTATTTAGTCTATAATTGATTTGTCCATAGCTCATCCCTGATATTTTAGCCATTTTAGCAATTTTTCCATCTGCTTTGTCAGAAAGCTCTCTTAAATTACTAGCCATTTCAGAATGATTATTTAACTTCGTACTCAGTTTGATATTCCAATTAAGTTGACTGTTTGAAAGTCTTCCATTTGTAGAATCCTTTTTTGAAGAAGGTCTTCCTTTTTTACCACCTACCTTTAACTTTCTAGCTCTATATAGTATTTGATCTCTAGTAAGTCCTGATATTTGAGCAGCTTTTTTATAAGTTCCTGCTATTTTTAAAATATCTTTTAGATTTTCTTTTACTATTTCTTTTGAATTATTTTTTAAATCTAATTTTTCTTTCCATGTAGGTTCCTTTTTGCCATAACGTTCTGCTATGCTTTTCTTTGGAGTAAAATCTTCATCTTCAAAATCTAAAGTAGGTTCGTATTGTTTAATTTTATAAAGATCAATATCATGCAGTTTTTCTTTTAGTCTTTCTGCTAAAATAAAATGTTCATCCATTAGATCATCAGAACTTAAAGAATTTAAATCAAACCATTTCAATTCAACTATATCATCACTAGGTCTCGGGGTTCCCCACATATATTCTACAGCATATAAAGTAGTTAAAGGCTTTACAGCTTCACCACTGTATCTCCAATCATCTACTAATCTAGAAGTAACATATTTTATATCTTGACTTACTTCAATATCGTTTCCTGCTTCTTCCTTTAATTCTCTTATTGCTGCTCTTTCTAAACTTTCATCTGTAGTATCTACGAAACCTCCAATAAATCTATATTTAGTTTCTCCGTCCTTTCTAGCAAGTAATACTTTTTCTTCTTGTCTTTTAATTACTGCTATATCTACAGTTGGAATAGGATTAAAATATCTATCATTTACTGAATAGTTAATACCAATTCTAAATGCTTCTTCAGCAAGTAAACTATTTTTATGTTCTTCTCTAATTTCTGTTCCGGATACAAATACATCTGTTTCAAGTTCTAAAGTTTCATGAACTCCGTGATACCTACTTATAAATGAATCTCTTGATCCATAAAGAACTATTGACCTTCCAGGAAAGATTTCTGAAATTCTTTTATCCAATTCAATAGACCATTCTTTATCACTTCTTTTATCTCCTATAGAATGAATAGAAAGTCCTACTTCTGGAAAAGTAGATTGCATCATATTTCTTCTAGTGTTGTAGTCATAAGGATTTTTAGGAAGTCCTCTCGTATGTCCTACCCCTAAAAATATTGCAATTTGTTTATGATTATCTAATACTGTTTGAATAGTATTTTTATGTCCTTCATGTAAATAAGGAACCTGAAATCTTCCAACAATTATTCCAACATCTGCGCTCATTTTTTATTCTCCTCTTTTTATAAAATTGTGTTATAGTTCATAAAATTAGGAACTATTCTTTTTAAATGAATTGTTATCTCTGCGTTTCTTAAAATAAGAATATCGCCTTTTCGTTCTATGATATGTTTTTTATCAAATCTTCCATCGCGATTGGATATATCTTCTTCACATTCTATTAGAGAAGATACCCAAATAGAATCATCCTCTGTTATAAAATCTGGAATGCTTTTTTGTTTTAGTTTATATTCTATTTCTTTATCATTGATTAAAACTTTTGCCAACTCAAAATTGATTAAAGAATTTCTATATCTAATATTTAGAATCTTTAACATTTCATGTATATTTTCTTCTTTATGAATTAAATAATCTTCTACAATAGTTTGTAAAATATCAAAATTCATTTCAATTAACGGAGAAACTTGAATAATTTTTTGAATCATTGATTCTGGAACATTTAAATCTTCACAATAATCTCTAATAACATCAGTTGAAAGTTCTTCATAAGTAAAATGATAATAAATTCTTCCTGGTCTATTTAAGTAAAATTCATTTATTTTATGAAGTTTGTTTTCAGAAAGAAGAATTAATCTTTTAAAACTATTTACACCATCAAATAATGAAAGTAGTTTACTCTGTCCACCTTCTTCATCATAATATAAATCAGGATAATTTTTTGCAAATTCATCGAATACTAGAACACATTCTTTTAACGAATTTAGAAAATTTAAAAATTGTTCATCTGTATAGTTTGAATTTATAAGAACTATAGGGAGTTCTTTTTCTTCTATAAAAGTGTTTGCTAATTTCTTAATTAACAAAGTTTTACCAGAACCTTTAAGTCCTGTCAAAAGAACACCTAAAGAAGTATCTTTTGATTCATAAGTTTTCATAATTCTAGAAATTCTTTTATCTACATCTCCGTATATTTTTTCAGGAAGCTCAAATTTAGGTTTATTTATTTTTAAAAAATATCCTAAAGAAAGACTATGTTCTACCGAATAAACTCCAGGTGAAATTTTTTCTTTAATCGAATTATCTGCAAAGTTAATAACAGATATTTTATCGTTATCGTGGATGTATCTAGTTTTCATCGGTTACTTCTTTTTCTCCCCATTGTATAAAAATATCCTTTGTATCATTACCATTTGTGTTTTTATAAGTATTTAGAACGCGATAATAGATTTCATTTTCATCTAAATATTCTTTCACTATTTGAAATTGAGATTGATTATATTTTTGAGTAGAAACTTCTACTCCTTCTATAACAGTAGAAATTGCTCCTTCTTCAGCAGCTTTAGACATAAAGTGATATATGTCCAATTCTATACGATCTTTACGTATAGGTTCATTTCTAGCTACTTTTTCTTGTAATTTTTGTTTTAGTTCAGTACTCATTTTTACTCCTTTGTTTATTCTATCATCTTGAAAAACTTTATATTTATTTTCCCAATATATTTGATTTCCTTGGTCGTCAAATTCGTTTTTTGCCCAAAGTCCCATAGAATTTATCATATAAATTTGATTGCCATTTTTATCATATTCTCTCTTTGTCCAGAAACCTGAACTATTTTCATGGTATATTAGATTTCCATTTTTATCGTATAATTCTATAGGATATTTTATTTTTCTAAATAAATTTCTTACTTCCATTTTAAACACCTTCTATTAAATAGGGTTTACGCATATAATTATCTTTTGAATCGGGATCTTCTTCTAAAATAAATATCAAAGTATCTTTTTCTAATTTACGTTCTAGTACATATTTATCTTCCCGTCTTTCAATAATGTTTTCTGAATCTAAAGAAAATCCTCTGTTTAACTCTTCTCCGAATAAAATCTTTTCTATTTTTTCATCTTCAAATTCTAAATATCCTTTACGAAGCTTCGTGTTCCATCCATTTCCAATGAAATCTTCAAAAAGTCTTTTTTGTTTAAATTTAACTTCTTTATCATTTAAATATAATTTAGATACTTTGAATTTAGTATATCCTCTATCTATAAATTCAACATTTAAATGTTTAAATGAATTATAAAACTTTGGTTCTCTGTGAATTTTGTAATCATCTACCAATGCTTGTAGAATATCAAAATTAAAGTCTACTATACTACTAGACATAGAAGCTAATTCATTAGCAAGATTTTCAGGAACTCCATGATCTATACAATATTCTTTAACTGTATCTACATCTAAATTAGAATATTTATAGTGATAAAGAATTCTGCCCGGTCTATTTTTAAAATACCTACAAACATCATAAGCATTATTTTCTGTTAAAATTATTAATCTTTTATAGTCACTATTTACTCCATCAAATAATGAAAGCAAACTTGCTTGATTTTCATGTCTTCCATATACTTTGGCAAATTCATCAAATACTAAAACACATTCTCCTAATGAATTTATGACATTAAAAAAACTATCTCCAGAAAAGGCTTGAGTTATTAAAATAACAGGAAGATTTTTTTCTTCTAAAAAAACATTTGAAATTTTCTTAGCTAAAAGAGATTTACCAGTTCCTTTTAATCCTGTTAATAATATGCCCAAAGAAGAATCTCTAGATTCATAAGATTTACATATTCTATTTTCTCTGTCCTGTATTGGACCATAGAATTTTTCAGGAAGTTTAAATTTTTGATTTACTATTTTTAAACAAAACCCTGCTTGAGTTTCTATTATAGTATAAATAAGCGGTTTTAATTTTTTAGACGCGTTTGTAGGGTCTATTTTAGAAATATTTACTATGTCATTATCATAAATATATGTGATGTCCAATTTATGCTCCTTGTGATATTAAATATGTGATATAAAAAATAATATTTAGTACTAATGCTACATTGACAGAAATTTTAATTCTTTTTCCTGCATTTTCTTCTGGAATAAATTTCTTTACATGAGGTGTAATTTTATCTGTAGACATTATATAAAATGAAGATATTGCTAAAAAACATACTCTCCAAATATAAAAATAATCTAATGGCAATTCAGATAAACTATAAAAACTATTTAAAATAATAACTGAACAAATCATAGCACTTGTAATTATAATTGATTTTTTATATTTCTTATCTACCAGTAAAGTTCCAGCATAACCGCCAAAAATATAAGTTAAAGCGCTGCCCGTTCCTAATATAAAAATTATAAATGTTGATATTAGTATTGATATGAAATCCATTTTTCTCTCTAAAGTTAATTGAATATAGTGTAATATAAGAAAAAATTTTTAAATAAAAAAATTATTTTACACTTTTAAGTTTTTGAACAGTAAAATTATAGTCTCTAAAAAGTTCTGAAAGTCTTAGCATTGCATTCATAGCAATATTTTGATCTTCTATTTTAGTAGCTCTTTTTAAATCTTCTGTAATAGGAGGATATGTAGAAGATCCTTTTTTCCACCATCCTATTTTCTTGTCATCTTTTAAAATCTTAATACAAAACTGTTTTTTCACGTCCAGTCTTCTCCTAGTCCTCTTTCTTCTAATCGTTTTCTTGTAGGTAAATAAGAAGTTGTATATGATCCGTTCCAGTCTATTCCATTTGTATAACTATCAAACATTTCGGTTTCTCTTTCAGGATCACATTCTTCAAAGTATTCTTCTCTTGAAGAAATTTCTAAATATTTTCCAGTTTCTAATTTTTCCATATTTATAGGACGGGTAAATGTTATCCAAATTGATTTATAGGTTGTCGAATCTCCAATAGTAAAATCTAAACCTGCTGTAAGTCCTTTATAAATTGCTTGAACGCTTAATTGGGAAAGATAACTATCTCTATCTTGCCAATTTGAATGATGTACTACAGCATCTTCGCATATAGAAATTAGTTCTTCTCTCGTGTATTTTTTATTACTCATTTTCTAATCCTATTAAATAATCATTTCCTAATTCATTTTTTAAAGTTTCTTGTATTTTTAAATATTCTTGTTTTGTATCTTCCAGCATTCGTTTTTTATTTTCAATTATTTCTTTTAAAATATTCTTAAATTTTTCTTTATTTGTTTGAAAATAAAGTTTGCTTTTTCTTTCTTCTATTTTATTTAGAATTACAGTTTTTCTCCACTCTCTTTTTATTTCATTAAAAGTTTCTTCTGAAATTTCTATATCTTTTAATGGAGTAGCAAGTACATAAGAATAAATAGAATCTTTAAATGTATGATAAAGATCTTGATTTAATATTTCATCATCTACTAATTTTTTAAGATCTCTTTTAGAAAGTTCAAAACTTTTTAGATCAATAAAAATAGAATATTTTTTTAAATAAAAAATTACACCATCTGAAAGCAAATGATAAATTCTATGTTTAGGTACAATCTTTTCATTTTCTTTGCTTATTATGTATGATACAATGTGATCTATCTTTTTATAAAGATTCTCGAAGTCTTTCTTTTCCATATTTATTCCTCATTTGGATTATCTTCTAACATAGTTCTTCTCCGGTAGCATCAAGCGAATCGTTTGGCGCAAGTTGAGTATGTAAGGCTTTTATAGTATTTTCTAAAATATGCCATTTAATATAAATATTATGTGGAACAATATCTAATACTTCTCTTGTTATGTCATCCCTAAAAGTATCATTAACTTTTTTAGGAAGTAAAATACTTATAGAAGGTCTTACTAAGATAGTATGAGAAGTATAATAAACATCAACTACACCATATTTTTTTAATTCTATTTGTAGTTGTTTATTCAGGTCTTCTTCTAATTTACTATTTTTATCTTCTATGACATCTTTCTTTTCTTCAATAGAAGACTTTCTTTTTTCATATTCTTCTTTAGAAATTTCTTTTCCTTTATAAGTATACGTTACTTGTAAATCATCCTTTGTGTTTTTATTGTTCAACGCTCCCATTTGATTGTGTTCTTTTTCTGCTCTTTTAAAAGCTTCATACATTTCTTCAAAACTATATGAACAATCTTTTTTAAAAATACTAAAAGATCCAACACTTCCAATTTTAGGCATTTCTTTTGAACTTAGTCCCGTTTTCAAAAAATCTACTCCAGAAAAAGATACTTCTGATGAATCGTTTGATGGATGATTATAAACAAAAGAAGAATCTATTTGATGAACATCTACTCCCATAGATACTACCGTTTCCCAAACTGTTAAAGAATAGTAAGGAGTTTTTATATTGAACTCTAATTTAGGTTTATCTTCTAATGCAGTTAAAATCTTATTTGCTGTATCTAAACTTATTTTTAAAGCTCCATTCGTTCGATGATTAAAGGGTTTAACCAATCCTCCGTCAATATTTTCTGGAAAATTTTTAGATGAATTAATCCATATAAGTATACCTGTTTCAGTATCATATTTTAATTGTATTTTAATGTTTCCATATTTTATAGAAACTAAGCTATCTTTAATATCATTTCTCATTTAATTTTCTCCTTATTTGTATACGTAAATATTCTTTTCTTCCTGTATACTTTTTAATGTAATAACATTTGTTTTAGTTCGGTTATTATATGCATTTTCCCAACATTTATATTTTTGTAAAATTTGAATTAATTCTGATACTCCATATTCAAACAAATGAGGAAATTTATCCAAGTATGCATTTATAAAATTTTTAATTTCTTCTGGAACATCTGGATCATCTATATCTTCTTCTGTTATTTCAGAAGATTCAAGAACTTTAAATAAAAGTATAGTTGTTTTATGATCGTCTATTTTAAATTGTCTTTTAAAATAATCTTCTTTTAATGCTTCATGGATTTCTTCTTCCTTTGGTCCTAAAGGATAAGCTTTCCATTCAAATGAATTAATAAAAATTTTTTCTTCTTTAATTAATGAAGTAGCTAAAACATAAACCTGAAAAAACAATTGTATAATTTTTAATCTACTATAATCATTATCTTCTTTTATAAATCCTTTTAAATATAGTTTTAAAACAAAGTACCTAAATATTTTAAATTTAATTTTCATTTGACATAAATCTATTTACCATAATCCAAAAAATAAGAATATAAGACATGTCTCCTTTAGAATACAAAGGAATATTTTCTTGTATCTGAGAATATATTTCATTACATTCTTCTTCATAATTTTCTTCTAATTCATTTCTTAAAGAATAAAAAGTATGATTGTAATTATAAGGAGTAGGGTAGTGATCAAATTTATTTTTAAAATTATATTGTTTGTACTGATCTTCTAAAAAGGAAACCAACATTTTAATTTTTTCTTCTATAGAGACAGACGAATCTAAAAGAAGTAAATAATTTTCAGGAAATCTAGAAGAAATTATATTTTCAATTTCTTCTTCAACTTTAAAATGAATTAAAGTATATTTTTCCATTGGCATTTTTATTGCTTCTTTTACTTTAAAAACATCTTTTAAATAAGTAGCAAACTTTTCCAAAACAACCTCTTTTAATTTTGAATCCATTCTATTTATAAATTCTCTTTTCTCTTTTTCAGATGTATCGTACATATCTCTCCATAAATCTGTTTCTCGAACATCTGATTTCATACAAACAAATTCTGTTTGTTTCATTTTAGTACCTTAAATATTTTATACTTTTTAATTCTAGTAGAAGATTATTTTTATGAGATTTTAATTTATCTTCTTCTTCCTCATATTGTTTATATCTTTTATTTGCATAAGTATGTGTATGTTTTCTTTCTTCTTTAGAACCTAACAAATATGCCATTCCAAAAATTGCGAGATCTTCTTGAAGATCTTCAATCTTTTTATCTGTCTCCTTTATTTCTTTTTTAAGAAATCTTCTTTTTAATATTTTTTGAAGTAAATTCATTTTTTTAATCTCCTACAAATTTCTTCAAATGCATCAAATACATATAAAAGACGAGAAATGATTTTCCTTATATGAGGAACATCATCATAGTCAATAGACTTTGGTAATTTTTCAATTAAATGTACTATATAATAACCATCATAAGGTTCATCTACATAGCTTTTGATGTCTTCAAAATATTCTTTTTCTTCTTCTGTTAAATCAGGATTTTTTAATTTTTCATCTATTTCTTTTATTGTTTCTTCAGGATCAAATTCTTCTGGTTCTTGGCAAGAATTCATTGTTAATTTTTCTAACCAATAGTCATCACTTACTCTTCCTTCTGGGTTTGGATAAAAAGATTTGCAAAAAATATAATTTCCGTAAGATCCTGTTACAACTAAAACATCATCAAAATTAGTAAATTTTATGTTTTGAGAAGTAGTATCAGATTTCTTTAAATGATGAATTATTATGTCCTCAGTCTTTTTAATAATTAAGTCATGTTTGCTCCAGTCTAAGTTTTTTCTTGATTCTGGTTTCATTCCATTTTCTCCCAAACAAAAGATCTTTTGATCATTTTTTCTATTATTTTTCTATTTTCTTGTTCTATGTTCCATCCTACAGAATGATGAAAACTTTTATCTTTAAGATATTTTTTATTTCTAATATTCATAAATAATATAAAAGTTTTATTTAAGTTTTTATCATCTAATAATGATTCTATTAAAGTATTAAATTTGTTTTCATCTTCCATTTGATCTAATAATAAATAGATACTAGGAAAATTTTCACTTATTACATTATTTACTATTACTTCCATTTCTAAGAAATTTTCTTCTTTTAAAATATCTTCATCTATTTGTAAACATTCCGTAAACTCTATTTCATTTTCTTTATATTGTTGTTCATTTTCTAACTGTTCTTGCTTTTCTTCAGCTCTGTTCTTTTTAAAATTCCACCATTTAAATTTTAAATAATCTATAAATGTAAATAAAACAGGAACTCTATCTATTTCTGGATAGTCCCTAAAATCCCAACTTCTTATTTTTTTCGGATTCTGTTTATAAATTTCTAAAAATTTTTTAAAAGTAAGCTTATAATATTTTTCTTCTAAAATACTTTCTTTCGAATCTCTAAAGCCTACTATTAACTCTACTGTTCCAAAAATACTAAAAATAATTACAGTAGCTCCTGCTATTAATGATAAAAATAATAATACATCTAAGAAAATATCCATATTTAATCCCCTAATCTGATTGTTGAATTTATAGGATCTTCACATTTTTTATATCCAAGTTCAAGTAAATCTTCTTGTAATCTATAAAAAAGATCGTGTTCGTCCATTCCTTTATTTCTATATTTAATAATCAACTGATTGCTATCTCTTTCGAATCTAGTAGTATCCATATCTTCTTTAGTACTTTCAAAAAAGCATTCTAACCAACAGCATCTTGATTTATATTCTAATTTAAAAATATTCATCTTTTACCCAAATACTTTTTTCTATATTCTCTTAATTCTTTAACTTTAATTTTAGGGTCTTTCATTTTTTCTAAATGCTTTTTCTTTGGTGCTTTAATATACATCTTTTAATTCTAAATTTTTAATTTCTAAACATCTTCTAAGTTCTGCTAATATTTCAATTATATCTTTTCTGAATTCTTTTTCAAAGTAACCCGAAATTTGAAAATCTATTACTTTACAATTTAAGTTTTTTAAAGTAAGTATTTTATTTTCTTTTAAAGAATCTATAAATGAATTTACTTCTAATTTTATTTGATCTTTTTGGACTTCAGTATTTTTTAAAATTTTTAAAGTAAATTCATCTATAGTTGTAGTAATCATTTAAGTAAACCATAAATTATGTAAATTATAACCATTGCTAGAAGAATATAAAATAAAACTATAAAAAATCTATGAACTTTATTTTCTTCTGTTTGTGTAAGATCTTCACTTGATCCTTTAATTAATTTAAAACCGTCTTGTCCAAATCCTAAAAACAATAATATATTTCTAATCAAATATTGCCTTTTAGTTGTTAATAATCATGTCTTTTACTTCTTTAAATCCGTTATTCCAATATGGAATAAAACGAAGCCAAAGAAGAACTGATATTATAAGAGATATAATATTTGAAACAAAATTATCTCCTATAAACATTGCTAGTATATTTGATGTAAGTACAAATATTAAAAACAATGACACTGTATAAACTATACCATATAGTAAATACATTTTTTGTTTATTCTTCATTTTCTTCTCCTTTAATAGGTAAAAAAGTTAATTTTAAAGCTTTCCAATAAGTAAATGTTTTATAGTCTTCTTTTAAAGATACTTTGAAATATCCTAAATCAAAACATCCTTCTACTATTTCATCTTTAAATGCCTTAATTGTTTGATTAGATGTTTTAAGTAATTCTATTGCTGTTTTATATTGCTTGTATAAATCGTAAAAAATTCCAATAAAAATTAATGATATAGTCGTAAGTCCGATTACGAGAGCTAGAGTTTCTATTTTCATTTGCTTTCCATTTCCTCTTTTATTAAATGCAATGCTAATACAAGTCCTTCAGATCTTCCCAAAGATTGAGATTTATCTGTAAAATATGATATTGAATGTTTTTCATAATTTTCTTCTTTTATCAAATCTCTTTCTTGTCTTTCTTTTTGAATTCTATTAGTTACTTCTTTATAAAGTCTTTCTAATTTTTCTGTTTGGCTCATGATATAGTTTCCTTTTTAATAAACATTTGTTTCATTATTTGACGTAAAAGTACTTTAGTAGTTTTAGTAGGTCTAAGACTTCCGCTTGAATGACATTTACTTACAAAATCTTTATTAGAAATTAAATTTTCTATTAACTCTTCTTTATTTGTACAATTATCATCTATTAATGCTAAATATAATTCCGGATCATATTCACTTAATATAAAATTTAAAGATTCTGAAATTTCATCTATACTATCTTTTGATATATCTTTAATATCAAGATTGTATTCTTTTTTCGGTTTTGCTTTTTTAATCTTATTGCTTTCTTCAACTTCTTTTTGGTTTCTTCTTTTTTCGAACATGTTCCATATTCTAAATTTAATACGTTCAAAATAATTTGTAAATACTACCGGGTAACCTCCTAGTTCTGGATATATTAAAGTATTGCTTGTATAATATTCAACTTTATATTCTTCTGCTTCTTTTTTAAATTCTTTAAATGTAAAGCTATGATATTTTCTCATAGTCAACCATTTTTTATGGTCAAGATAAAAAGGAAGTGTTACAATTAACCACAAGAAAAACATTATTATTATAGCAATAGTTCCTATAGTTAAAATAGCTGCAAAAATTTCATTCATTTAAATTATCTCCTTTTAATCTTAATTAAATCTTTTTTAAATGGAGTAGGATTATCAAAAAAGATAATTGAATATTCTTGTAAAGGCTTCCAATGATCTCCATATCTTAAATCTTTACATTTGTATTTTCCAAAGCCTTTATATAATTCTATTCCTTTAAGATCTTTTACTTCATCTAATACTTCTTCATAAGAAACAAAATCTTTACAGATGTCTTTTTCTATTTCTTTTAAATTATCACATATTTCTTCAAAAGAAATATTAGTTTTTTCTAAAGAAATTGTGCTTTCTGCGCTAAGCATTCCAAATGTAGGAAAATTAGTAGTGTATAATTGAGTAGGCCTTACATAATCTATTAGACATTTTTCAGAAACTTTATATTTAAAATCAACTTTCATTTGTAACCCCAAAGAAGTCATTATCAAAAGTTTGACTTTTTATTACTCTATCATTTTCTTTAACTTTTTCTTTAATAAAATCTACAAAAGAAAACCAATTTTCTGTGGCAACACACGGTCGTGAACCATCTCTCAAAACAGATACAATATCTGCTGCTTTTGCAGAATTATTAAGTTTCTTTTTCCATTCAGATCCATACAAAATACCAAATGCTTCAGCTAAAGTATCAGTATCTAGATGTGTTGCTTCATATAATAATTTTTTGTTATCCATTGTATTTTTCTCTAAGTGTTAATTGAATATGATGTAATATAAGAAAAATTTTTTAAATAAAAAAATATTTTTTAAAGTCCTAGGTTAATTGACTCTTCAGCATAGTTAATAAATTTATCATAGAATTGTTTTTCTATTTTTAGAGATCCAATTTCTCCCTTCTTTAATTCTTTTGACATCTCCCTAGAAATTAAACCTATTTCATTTGAATGAACACATATAAAATTTTTAAATGTCTTATTATCTTTCCAATGAATTTGTTGTAACTTATCGTCGTATTTAATTTCTAGTGACCAATTTTTTCCTTCTAATTTTTTAAAATCCATAATTAACATATCCAAAAATTATAAAAAGGTTTTTTCTAAAAGTTGTTTTACTTTATGAATATTTTTTTGTTTTGAATTTTCATTCCTACTATTTTTAATTTCAAAATTTTTAAATACTTTATTTTTAGTAAGGTGATCAAAAAGATCATTTTTTATAATAGTATCAAATACTAATTCTTTTTCTTTTTTTGATAAATTTTGATTTAATTCTAAATATTCTGTTGGATAATGATTACTGATTATAGAATTAAGAATTTTTTCTATCATTAAAAAATTATCTTCATTTAAAATTTCTTCACTCCAAGTGTTTGGATATTCTTTTTTATTTATTTGTCTATTTATTTTACTTTCTCTAACAGATAAAATTCTATTACTTTCTGAAAGGATGTTTTGTTTGAATTTCCAAATTTTAAACATTGCATAACTAATAATACTGTTAAATAGTATTAATCTATGTTTATAATGTACAAAATTATAATAATCAGTGAGTGTATAATCTGGGTTAATGTCTTCTTCTGTTGTTATATCATCAGGATTACTTTTATAAATATTTATAAATTCTCTATAAGTAAATTTATAGTATTTTTTATAAGTAACCCAATCTTTATGATGTAAATACTCTTTAATTAATTTGTATGATATAGAAAATAAAAGGTAGCTCCAGATACAAATTGTAAAAGTTAATAATATGAAATGATAATTGAATTTCATTTTATTTTTCTTTTATTTCATTTAAAGATTTATTTGAAGATTCTACTTCCCACGGGCCACCCGCTATTAAATAAAATTCACCATATTGTATTAGTCTATTAAATTCTTTTTCTTGATCTTTTCCTTTAATAGAATTATAATGAAGTGGTAGAAGATAGCATGCAATTTCATTATTATGATATTTTTCATATTTATCAATATCTGTATAATCTTGTGCGGACAATTCATTTATTCCACGTGTAACATAACTTTCATAGGCATGTTCTATACGTGAGTTATATTTAATAGGAGCAAAAACGTATTTATTAACCAAATTAAATTTATCTTTTTTTCTTTCTTCTTCTACTTTAAAATTTCCTTCTTTAAAAATTTTATCAATTTCTTTTTTATCATAGTTATAATCATCGTAGTGGTCATAGTCACCCAGTAAAAAAGATTTTAAAGATAATGAATAAACTAAATCATCATAAGGGATTTTTAATTTTGAAATTTTATCTATTTCTAAAGATGGCACTTCTTGGGTATATCTTGCAGATTTATAAAGCCCTAAAAAATATTTGTTAGATAATTCTGTTAATTTTCTATGAGTAATTATTTTATTTTCGGGACATTTTTCTTTAAAATATTTTAATCCTTCTATCATTATCAAATTTTGTTCTATTGTATATTTTTTATTTCTTAAATCGATTAATTCTTCATAATTAAAACTGTCCAAAAAATCATATTTTTTTAATTGATCTAACTTCTTTGATTCATCACCAGCAGATAATTTTTCTAATTCTTTTTTAAGTTCTTCTTCTTTTGAAATTTCAGAATCCTGATATTCTAATATTTCAGAAGTAATTTCTTTCCTTACATCTTGTTTAATTATAGATTTTTCTTCTTGTATTTTATTTTTTTCTAAAGTAGTTTTTTCTTCAGCACCTCTTTTTCTACACGATAAACCAAACATCTCTATTCTCCTATTTTTAAAGGTTTTATATCAGGAAAATTTTCTTCGAACATAGAATTAAATAACTCTTTTCCCTTATCATCAAACTTTAACATTTCAAATAATTCATTAAATTTTTCTTTAGTAATTTTATTTCTTTCTTTTACTATACTGGGAGTAATTGTAGTTTTTCCCGGAAGCCAATTAGATTCTATGATTACTCCTTCCCATACAATAAAGCTCCATGCTCTTTTTTCTATTACAGGAAACATTTTATCTTTAAATACTTTTCCTAAAGATAGTAAAGTTATTCGAACTTTTTTAATGTCGTCTTCTTTCATAGAAAAATAATATGTATTTTCAACTTCTTTTAAATCTTGAAAATATTCTTTATATTTATATTCATTTATTCTATCCTGTAAAATAGAAGTATTATAATTATAAACATCCATAAATTTATCTTTTTGATCCTTTAAAAATTTTGAATTTTCTTCTAAATCATTTAAAGACATTTTATCAATATACTTTTTTATTTCTTCTTCTGTGTATTTTTCCATTACTCTATTTCCTCTGATTCTCTATGTTTTAAAGCAATATCACTTAATTCGTTTTTAATTTTTCGTAATCGTTTTTCATTAAAGCTTTTAAATTTACTATCTCTTATATGCTTCTTTTGATATGAAAGATTTTTACAAATATGCGTGTCATGTTGTATTAATTTAACTTCAATATAAAAAGAATCTTCTGAATCAAATTTAGTAATTTCTACATCTTCAAAATCTACTTCTATGCTTCTAGTTTCTTTCATTTCATTTCTCTATCGTATTTATGAGTTAATGTTTTAAGAGGATCTATTCCTCCATAATCTTTTAATATTTTATCTACTAAAGAAACTGGAACATGTCCGTAGACTGTTTCTGTAGGATATTCTGGATCTTCTGCATATTCCATCAATTCTGGAATTTTTATACTTGGATAGCCTATTTCAACTTGAGTATAAAAATCAGCAGCATCTCTCCTAGGATCACAATAATGTCCCCAGCTTGCTTGTACACTTAAATTAAGATCGTCAATACAATAAATTCTTGTTTTCATTTGTACAATATCAGAAATATTATATTCTTTATCTTTTATAAATTCGTTAATTGTCATTATCATCCTTCTTGTTTGTAAATAATTCTATTTCTAAATGAACATATTTATCTATGTTTGAAGATAAAATATTTATTAATGAATGACCACCTATTTTAAATTCTTCTTTAGTATACATATAACCAGTTAATTCACTTCCATAAATAGGAACATGTGTTACTTTTGGAGATCCAAAAATATAATTCAAATAATCAAGTTGAATAGTTTCAGGATCTATCTCTTCTTCAGAAATATAATATTTTACGTTAGCATACTTATATTTCCACCCTATTTTTTCTTCCATTTCTTCAGAAAGAATTACTGTTGAAGTTTCTTCTAAATCTTTTCCTGAAACGGTTTTAGTTCTAGTAGTTGAAATAATTTCAACACATCTATTTTTTTCTATCTTTCCGTTAAATACTATTAATTTATATTCTTCACCAGTCATGATTTATTTTTATTTATAAATTTTCAAATTTTTTAATTATTGGTTCTATTAGTTTTCTTTGTTGAATCAATATCTTTTTTTCAACATCACCTAATTCTTGGGTTTCAACATCTGTTACCAGTCTATTATTAATATCATCATATTGATAGATAAGAGCATTTTCTATTATGGATGTTTCTAGGTCAGTTAATTCTACTTTTTTAGTCATTTTTTCTTTCCTTTATTACTTCTATTACTTCAGATGTTTTCACTTAGCCCTCCTTAGTTTGATTAGACCGCGTTCAACAGCTTCTCGCATACTGAAAAATTGTATTGATAATCTTGTCAAAGGGAACCAATCCCAAAACTCTAATACATAGCTATATTCATACTTCTTCATAGCTTCATATAACTCCATTTCCTCCAATCCTTCTAACTCTTTAACAACCGTGTCATAAGTTAGTTTGCTTGTCTGCTGCTCTGCTCTTTCGAGTGCTTTGCAAAGGTCGGTGAAGGTGTAGTTGATTTCGGATTTGTGAATATCGCTCTTTGTGCCACTCATACCGAAATAAGGATAAATGTTTTCGACAAAAAGTTCTGTTGTTTCTTCTTTATCAATAGAAATATCTCTAGCAAACTCTAGGTCATTGATATTGGTGTTCCACTTAAACCCCTCTTTAATCCAAATAGTCTCCGCTCCTACTTTGTCTTCAGTTTCCCAAATCTTTATCTTGAAGTTCGGATTATCAAAAGTTCTTTCGGTTATAATCTTAGGTTTGGTTAGGTTGTCGAGATGCTTAGTAAGATGATTAAATACGTATTGAGAATAAATCAAAGCGTTTTTTCTATCTTGATTCATCTTTGATATTAATTGGTCTGCTTCTGAATAGGGGAGGTAATAAGGTATTTCTCCACACCTGTCATTCCAAAGCACCATTCCCATATCCTCATCATATTTAATCTTAATTTCCCAATCTTCCCCTTTGTAGTGTTTTAGTCTGCTCATTTCAAAACCTCATATTTTTGTTTAACTTCTTGCTCGGATAATATAGAGTAATCTTTATAACTATGTCTTGCTAACATCATCTTTAATTCTTTTGTGAAGTTCCCTTCCCATTTAAAAGCTTCAATTTGTGGGGTGTTTTTCCTAATTAGTTTCATTTTTCATTGTCATTAGTTTTCATATACATTCCATAAATTAGTGACCAAAATATAAAAAACGTTAAAGTAATACCACCTATTTTCCATATATTTTCCCATACTGTAAAATCAAATGTTAAATGGATAAATGAAAAAATCAAGTAGACAATAATAGTTATAGTTATTAAGCCAATTATCCAATTTTTGCTTTTGTGGTATTTTATATTCTTACTCATTTTTCTAGTAACTTTAATTTATTAATAAGGTCTTTATGTTTCTTTCTTTCTAATTTAACAACATCCGCAGGTGCTTTTAAAATAAAAGATTCATTATTTAATTTACTTTCTATTTTACTAATATAAGATTTTAATCTTTGTATTTCTTCTTTCTGTCTTTTTAACCATTCTTCTTTTACATCTTTCCCAACAGTCATATAAATTACACAATCGCCATCTACTTTTAATAAAATATTTGACTCTAAATCAATATCATCTGTATAAATTATTTCACTTGCTCCAATAATATTTTTCACCAAATTTTCATTCTGGTTTATAACTTTATCAAGTCTCATTATATTTCTCTAATAATAAATTTAATCTTTCTATTTCATCTTCTTCAGCCCTTCTTTTCAAATATTCCATTTCCTCTATCTTTTCTTCTCTTTCTATTCTTAATTCGTCTTCTTTTATTCTTTTTAGAATATCCATCTTTTCTTGTTCTTTCTTTTTCCAATCTTTAAAATCTGTATACAGATCATCTATACTAACGTTAAAATATTCTTTATTACCCTCTGAATCTACTGGATAATGATCGTACATAAAAGAAAGAATCGTTTCCTTTCCCTTCTTTTCTACTGTTAGTGGTGCTCCGTATTCCATTTTTTGAACTGCCCAATTGTCCGAATATTTTTCTTTAAGTACTTTAAAGAATTTATCGTACATATAATCTAATACTTCTTCTAATTCTTCTTTTTTGAAATGTTTCATTTTGATTTCACCGTAAGTTTTATTTGAAATGTTTCATTTTGATTTCACCGTAAGTTTTATACCATATCTTTTATCATTAGGTACCCTACCACAATACACACAATTAATAACCATATCACAGTAGCCAATTCTCCAAATGTTATTACACTAAATGCAACAGCATACGCAAAAATTACTGTCGCAACTGTTACTACTAGTGATAGTCCTAGTGCTTTCCAATTCATTTTTAATTCTCCTTTATTTATGTTAAACCTTATCATCTTCATCTAATAAATTAGCAAGTAAATTCGTTTCTTCGGTTTGAGGAATTCCATATTTTTTCATCAATTCATTTAATTGAACAATTTCAGATCTTTTTACAGCTTCTAAACGTTCTTTTTCTGCTTTTTCTTGAGCTTCTATTTTTCTTTTTTCTTCAAGCTCTTTTTCTTTTTGAAAATCTTCAGCTGTTTTTTCAAAATCTTCGACCGTAACTTGAAAGGTGTAGTATTCAGTATTTCCACAATAGTAGTCTTCGTGTTGGAATCCATACTGATAATGTTTGTCTGTAGTGTAATCCTTCCAAATCAATAAAAAATCATCATTTTTATCTATATGATCAGTAAATTTTGAACCATATTTTAATTTACATGCATTCCATACTTTATCATACAATTCTTTGGCAATTTTGTCTATTTCTTTTGTGTCCATTTTTTTATCTCCTTTAAAGTATTCATTAACTTAAAAAATTCTTTTTCTTGTTTTTCAAAATCTTTTTCTATTTCAGTATATTGAATTGAATTTTCTTGTAAGAAATTTTCAATCCTAGAATCAATTTTCATAGAATCTTCTAGTGATTGATTTCTTCCTATTTCTGAATAAGTTTCAGGATTTCTTTTTACAAAGTAATTAATATTGTTTTTATTTTTAAAAGTTTCAACTAAAAACTTATCATGTAAATCGTGAATTGTTTGTAAATATTTCTTTTCTGCTGGAAGAATATTTTCATTTTCTAATTGTCTATCTAATTCTATTTGAGAATAAATAGATCCTAAAAGAATAGGAGAATCAGTAACTACATAATCATAATGCATTTCTGCTATTTCTTGATAATAAACCTGTTTAGCAGAAACATAATACTGTTTAGATAAAGCAGTAGAATTATTTTCAAATGTTTTCTTTTTAGCATATTCATTTACTAATTCAACATTAAATCCATCTAACTTCATTTTATAAAATAACCCTGCAGATGATGTCGATTTTCCTGCTCCAGGACCTGCAAAGAAATTAATTATTGTTGGTTTCATTTTCATTTATATTATTAATGTTAATTAAATGTGATGTAATATAAGAAAAATTTTTTAAATAAAAAAATTAATTTTAAAATAAAAACAACAAAAGGTATATGTTACTATACCTTTTATGCTTTAAATTAAATCTGAATCATTTCTGTGATAACCTTAAGTTATATAGCAATAGTTTTTAATTTATCGCCGCACATTTTTTGAAGAATTTCATGCGCGTCGTCCATTAAAAATCCATCATATTGTTTTCCTAATACTCTACCTTCTACTAATTGACTATAGATAATAGGTTCTGGTATTTCAACGTTAAATATTTTTGCTTGATATTTTAAAGATTCTGCTTTCTGTTTAGATGAACAAATAATAGGATATTTTCTATCTGCTGATTGTAATACAAGTGCAGACGTTCTTCCAGATGCTCTATTTGTTAATATTGTCATTTTATTCTCCTTTTAATAAATTAATTAATAATCTTTGCTTATTGTTTATAAGAAGTAGATTTTTTTCATAATCATTTTCTCCATAGTATTTTCTTCCATATTCAAGTCTTTCAATTCTTTTATCTAACTCTTCTAATTCTTTAATATTTTTTTCATTTTAAACTATTCTCGTATTCTTGTAGTATGCTATAAAGAACCTCTATAGATGAATAATCTTCAATTATTTCTAAAATCTTTATTTTATCTAAAATAAGTTTTTTTAAAACTTCTTCTTTTTTAGTACATGTTTTTTCTTCTATTTCTTCAAGTGCTTCACAAAGCTCTTTAAACGTATAATCAATTTCATTTGTCCAAATGGCGTCTTTTGAGAATTCCATTCCAAATGCAAATATACAGTCATCACTATAAATAGATGTAACTTCATTAGAATTAATTACGATACTGAAATTGTTTTTATTATCATTTTCTGAATTATAATAAAAATCTTCTTTAATCCAAATAGTTTCTATTCCTACAGCATTTAGATTTTCCCAAACTCTAATATGAAAATTTTCATTGTGAAATACTTTTTCATTTTGAATAATAGAATCTAAAAAATTAACTAGATTTTTATAGGATCTTTTCGTCGTGGTTGTGCTATTCCAAATAGATTCTATTTGAATACGATTTATAGTAGAAATTAAACTTGAAGTCATTTCTGCGTAATAAGGACTTTCAGATACTTCGTCTATATAAGATTTTATTTTACCTTTCAATCGTCTATATAGTAAAAGATTGGTATCTTCATCAAATTTAATTTGGATTTCCCATCCATCTTTTTTATAAGTTCTTATTTTATTCATTTTATTTTTTCTGATTGTTTATGTCTATTGCTAATTATAGCCTTCTTCCTAATAAATTCAGAATCACACTCTTCCAACCCCTCAAATAACAGAGCTAAATCGTCAAATGTTTCTCTATCCATTTTCATACTATCTTTAGAGTTTTTCCCACTATTTATCTTTACAATCTCATCTGTTTGTACAATCATTGAAAACGGAAATATTCGTATACCTTTTGGTATATTACCTCTTCTGTTCCAATGTGCTGTTGATGTTTCTTCATCATACCAGAACTCCATTTGCCATTCGTATCCCGAAAAAATATTTTTTGTATTATTGCTCAAGACATTTCCTCAAAGTTATCTTTATAATATTGTTCTGCAACTAACCATTGATCTTTATGATTTTCGGGATTTCTTGCTATCATATCTCCTAATTTAGGACTTCCGTTTTTTAAATCTGCTTCTGAAATAGAAATTTGTACTGAAAGACTGTTGACATTACCAGCTATAAAATCATATAAATTGAAATGATCAATATCATGAATTGTAACGGGTCTCATTTCTGCAACATTAGTTCTTCTATATTTTTTCCAACTCATTTTTCAAGCTCTTTTAATTTATTTAATTCTTCATTCATTTGATGTAAAATTTTTATTTGATTTCCATTCAATTTATTTTTTCTTTGTTTCAGTTCGTGTAATAAATGAACAATAGTTTCACAAATATATTCATCTGTGTAATATGGACTAAAATCATATAAATTAACAGGTTCTATTTTCTCATAACTTGTAAAATTGTTCCATATCATTTTAAGAGTATTCATCAAGTGCATAGTGTCCATGTCTTTAGGAAATAAAAATTTTCCAGGATTTGTTCTCCATTTAAAATTTTCATTGATTGGATAATTATTTAAAACTATATCAGTGATCATTTTATTTTTTATAATATTTGTTAAAATCTTCTTCTGTTAATTTTTGACACATTTTATTTCTATCTATTAATAAATATTCTCCTTTGTAAATATTTTGCCAATTTACAGAAACGTGGTAATCATCTTTATCAAAATAAACTACTATTCCAGTTTCTTCTCTAACCTTCTTTGCGTATTCACAATACTCTTCCCATGTACTTCCATTCCATTGATATGCATGAAATTCTTCTGGTTTTTTCTTAATTACTTTCATCTATTTCTTCTATTAATTCTGGATTTTCAAAACAATTACCTATTACTTCGCAACCTAAATGCTTTAATAGTTCTTCTTCGTCTTTAAAATTATATTCATCTAAAAGATATTGTAAATCTCCTTCAGGTCCTAACCACTTATCTATTGACATACCCCATTCATCTAATACTATTTCTCTATCATATTCTAATGCAACATAAAATAAAGAAAATTCTAGAGTTCCGAAATTATCAACTAATAATATTTCTTCATCTATAAAAGGTTCTAAATATCCTACGCCTCCTAAAGGACCTGGAAATTCTTCTCGGCGTCTATTGATATGTTTATATCTTATAAAGTCACCGTCATAAATTTTCTGTTGATTTTTATCTTTTAATCTTACATATTGCATGGTAATACATTCTACTTCTCCTGAACCATCTTCGTATAATTTTGATTGTAGTTCATAGGATTTATTCCCTTCATCATCATCGTCTGGTGGAGTTACTAATACCCACAATCCATATCTTAAAACAGGTAACATTAATTTACGTTTAATATCCCATGCTCTAAATTCTAATTCTTTATTTTCTATCATAAATCAGTATTTCCTATAATTTTTCCAGTATCTCTAGTTTCAGCAGGTTCCTTAGGAAGTCTTTTAAATTCCCAACATTCAAAACCTTCATAAGTTCTTCTTTCTAACCACCAATCTTTTCCTACTACAAGCAAATCTCTAGAAATTTGAATAGGATAATATCGATCATCATATTCTTGATCTGCTAATTCTTTGAATTTTTCTATGTCTATTTTTACTTGAGGGGTTCCTATCCAAACAACATCTTCTAAGGTCAATTTGTATTTATGTAGTGTGTCAACAGTTTCTTTTAAAAAATTTATCAATTTTATTTCTCCTTTAAAAATAAAAATCCTACTTTATTAATTCAGAGACTCTACTAAAAATCTCTATCTTTGTATGGGGGTTTTCAATTTAATAAAGTAGGACCATTTAATTATTATCTAACATTGTTTCTATTGAAACTTTATTTTCTTCTTTTTGTAATTTTTTAATTTTTCTATTATTTTTAAACTTTACCCAAAAATAAAATTTAACATAATTTAAAAAATTAAATTTAACATTTATTCCGTTAAGACTAACCATATCATAACCGGGATCTATGTGGTACATCTTTTCATTTTCCCAAAGAATTTTAAATTCTTTAAAAGTCATTTCACAGTATTTTCTTTTGATTACTCTTTTTCTATAACTAAGGAAATATAATAAAACTCCATCTATAATAAATGAAAATATTAACATTGCTAACAATGTTATTAAAATTATTGTTATAACTGTTATCATATAAATTCCTTTTAATTAAAATATAAATTTCTTAAAATAAGTAATAACAAATCTTCCCCATAAATTTCATGTTCTTTTATTATTTCTTTTCCTTCAAAATCTTTTGATATATTTTCAATTAGAGTAAAGATATTTTCTCTTTCTTTTTCTAATTTTTCTTTATATAAAATCTTATGTAATATTTTTCTTTTAATAGAATTTTCTTTAGAAGTAATTGTTCTATTGTGTAATTTTAAAAATTGTTTGCAATGATGTTCAGCTAAAATATTTTCAATCGAAGACTCTAAATTATAAAAATATTCTCTGTTTATATCATAGATTTTCTGTATTTCATCTTCTCTAAATCTTACATATAAATCTAATTTTTCTTCAGACATTCTTCTGGTATGATGCCACATTTTATTATCAAACAGTTTCTTTTTTGCCTTTCGAATTGCATAATGAGCAGAACCTTTAGAAAAATCTTCATATAAACCAACCAAATTTCTAGCCATTACATTCCCTCAAATAATCATTGATAATTATTTCTTTTGCTAATTCTTCTTCAGAATAAAAAGAAAAGATATACTGATTTTTTTCATTGTAAATATGATTAGCTAAAGCATTTAGCTTTGTTTTTAATTTTACCATACGTTCATCTTGAATATTAAAAGTTTCAAGTTTTTTAGGTATTGCATGAGGAACTATTTCGTTTAAAATACTTCTTTTTTCTTCTTTACTTGTAATATTAGACAATTGAATCAGTGTATCGGGAAAAGAATTATATAAAAAATTATCAAATAACTCTAATAACTCTAAAAAAGGTTTCTTGCTTTGAGAATTAATAAATATTTTAAAAGCTTTTTTCTTTTGTTCATTATATCTTTTATTGTAATTTAAATGTAATTGTTTTGTTTCTACTAAATTAGAAATAGAATATAAATTATATTTTTTATTCATTTCTGAATTAATGTAGAATTCGGAAAGAAGAACAAATTCTTTTTTATTTACATTGTATAATTTTGAATCTTTTAAACAATTTAAATTTTTACTTTTTACTACAGAAGCAGTTATTGTTTCTATTTCATGTTGGTGATACTCAGATAATGAATTATCTGACTTTTTATACCCATATTCTTCTGTAAGACTATCTTGAAGATATTTAAGATATTCTTCATAAGTACTTTGAGAATGAGTGTTACAATTAGCCATTATATCATCCCTCAATACTAAACATTTTATTAACTATAATAGTAGGAAAGTTATTTTCATAAGAAATATCAATACCCAAGGCTTTTATTTTGTTTTCCGAACGTTCAATAAAATTAAAAAGTTCAGAGAGAGGTTCTAAATTATCAAGAGTATTATATGTAGCATTTAAATAACTAATCATAGATGTTAGATGTCTTTCTTTGTTAATTCCATTTACTAAATTTAAATACATTTCAGGATATTTTTCTGAAAACAATTTATCTATAGAATCTTTTATTTCTACTAAAAGCTTAAAATCTTTTTCTTTTAATTTTTGATATTCCTTTTCTTGATTTTTTCTAGAATGTGAAGGATCACTTGTTCCCCATTCTAAATCATCTTCTTCAACCCAAAGATGTTCGAAAATATCATCGAATAAATAGTCTTTGTCTGGAATAGATATTTTGCCTATTTGTAAATTTGTCATGTAAATACCTTAAAAAATAAATCTTCTATTATTATTTCAGTTTCCTTATATTCTTTCCAAATGTTTTTTCTGATTTTTGATATAAGCTCTGAAATGAGTGCTTTTTCTTCTAAATTAAGTTCTTTTAAAATATCTTCAACGATTTCTTTTTTAGAAGAATCATTTTCATCAAGTAATTCAATGTATCTTTCTGGAAATTTCTTAAACACTATATTGTGCAAAATATCTTCTAATTTTGTTTTTATTTCAATATCAGAAAAAAGTAAATACATTAATTGTTCTTTTTCAGTAGCATAGAAAGAAAAAATTTCTCTAGGATTAATATCAATAGGTTTTCCTTCAATATCAAAAATTAAAGGAGAAGTATCTATAAATGGACGATGTGTATGTCTATGAACTTTATTAGTTATAAAATTTATATGTTTTCTTTTATGTTCCTTTCCGACTATTCTTCTACCGTCAGTAATTTTAATTTCTTCAATTTCTTCAGTATTTAAAAATACTTCCATGGAAATAGTAACATTAGAATAAAAAGAATTATTAATATCTTGTTCTACATTAGAAATTTTAGTTTCTATTTGAAATCCTTCTTCTTTATGAAAACATTTAGAACATAATTTATAAAGTTCCTTTATTTTTTCATCTTTATCTGCACTAAAACAAGTAAATGTTGTAAAATAAATAATATCTAAAGAAGTTGATTCATCACTAAAATAAGGTGCACCTAGATCAAGAAACTTACTCATAAAACCTTTTAGCAAATTAACCACGTCATTAGGTTCTATGTTTACATTTAGTAAAGAGGATTTGCAGCATTCTTCTGAAGTTCCTATAAACTCTTCAAATGTTATCATAAGTGCACCTTTTAGATTTTACTTCTTAGCTGAACCTGTTTTCTTTTTTGCAGATTTTTTAATTCTTTCGAATTCGTCATCTACTTCAGAACTTCCAAGTTCTTCAAATTGTTTTTCAAATGAAGTGTCATCATCAATCATTTCTTCATAGGCATCGGCAATATCTTGCTCTTTGTTAATATCTTCTTCTAAAGATTTAAAATCAGCAAGTCCTGAATCTCCAATTCCTAAAGATGCTTCATTTAATTCTTTTTGAATTGTTGCGTGACTCTTTCTAGCTTTCAAACTTTCAACTTGAATTTGCATCGTTTCATACTTACTTTCAAGACGTTCTTTCTGCGCTTTTAGTTTAGTAGAAGCTGTAGTTGCTTGAGTTAACATCTTTTCATACATCTTTAAATTATTTTGATGTACTAATTTCTTTCTAATTGCCGATTTAGCAAGTTCATCTTCACCTTCTTCAATTGCTCTTTTAGCTTTTGATTCAAGGTCTTTGATTGTATGTTTTTCTAAATCAACTTTTCTTTCAATTGATTTTTGATTTGCGAGAGCTTTAGCTGTTGCTTTAATTGATTCAGCAACTTTTTCTTTTACATCTCTCATAGATTGATCTAACATTTTGGAAGTATCTTCCATAGAATCTAAAGCACTGTTAGCTTCTGCTTTAAACCAGGTTTTTATTCGTTTGAATAGTCCCATACTATTTTTCTCCTTTTATAGTGAATAAGTTATATTAATTATACTTTCGTTTCTTTGAAAAGTTTTCTTTAAAAATTTTCTTAAATTTTGAATACGGTGATATTTTCTTTTTAGGTTTTTGATATTTTTCTCTTAAATTAATCTTTCCTTTATTTTTTAAAGAATTTCTATTTTGGTATCTATCATAATCAAAATCATCAAATAATAGACTTTCTCCAAATTCGTCTTCCCAATTTTCTCCAAAAACTTCATTGTAGTAATCATATAAATTGAATTGTTGATATGTTTTCTCAGGTGGTTCAATTGTTCCATCTAAGTAAACCAATCTTTCTCTATTATAATCTATTACTTCACATGTATCAGAATAATACTCTCTATGAACAAAATTTCTTAATTTTTCCATATCAGTTATATTTTCTTCTACTAATCCTTCTCTTACAAGACCTGCAAATAAATTATTTGAAAGGTCTATATCTCTTTGGGGAACTTGTATTTTATAACAAGCAGCTTCTCCAACTTCTGATATAAACATTCCAGTAGAAAAACCTTCTAATCTATGTTCAATTACCCAATCACTTGCGTGACACCAAATATAAATATTGTTACCTTCTTTTTCTTTTAAAGCCTGAATAAATTCAGGATCTCTAAATAAATTACCCCAACTAAATAATCCAAAAGGACTCCCGTGGCCTAACATAATAACTAAATCAGCTTCTTTAATATCCTGAAGTATGTTATTATTATGAGTGTATCTTCTATAAACCTTTTTATCTGGGAGGTCCTCATAGATAGGTTTTAAGAAATCTGTTGATTTGTCTATTGTATGTAATACTACCGTTTTCATTTTATTTTCCTAAATGTTAATTGAATGTGTTGTAATATAAGAAAAATTTTTTAAATAAAAAAATTTATTTTTCAATTTTAGATGGATATACTTTAAAACTACAAGAAAGTTTATGTTCCGAAGGTTTTACAAAAAGCTTTAAAGATATTTGAATAGCTAACCAAAGACATAAAATAATGAGAATAGTTCTAGTAGGTTTTGATCGAAAGAACAGTTTTGATTTAATTTTAAAATCATTAAATTTACTATGAGAATTTCCATTTCCCATAATTTCTTTTAGAACTCTTTTTAATGAATCTGTGTCTTCTAAATTAAATTCCTCTTCTTCAGTAAACATACTATTACAATGATTAGTAGACAAATCATTTAAATTTATTTTTAAAGTATGCCATAGCCATGAAAAAGTAATAGTATCTTTATTGTCAGTCCATACATGGACTAGTGGTTTCTTTAATTTTTCAGGAGAAGCATCAATAATGAGATTTGCTATTTTATCTATTTTTGTGTCATCGCCTACACGTTGTTTTAGTAATTCAATTTTATCTAAAACGTTTTGAATTTCTTGTTGATTCATTTATCTTCTCCTTCTAATGTTATTCTTTTTTGAGAATGTTCTAAATTATAATTTTCATCATCTGTAACAAAGAAGTCTATTTGAGGATAATTTAATTCAAAAACTTTTTTATCCATGAAGTTTTTATATTCTTCATTCTCATCTAACTTTATTTTTACTATTTTAAAGTAGAATCCATTTACTATAGGAGTAAAAAAACATAATTCATAAATTTCAATATCTTCTTCAGTAAGATCAAATTTTTCTATAAGTTCATTTTTAAGTTTAAATAATTCTTTCTTTAATTTTTCTACATTTTCTGAGTATTGGACACCCTTATTACTCAAAGCTTTGATTGATTTTTCTAAAGCTTCATCTAACCTTATATCATATCTCAGTGGTGTCCCCATCGCACAAGAGTTTCTTATTGATTTTAAAATTTCTATTGCTTCTTGATTGTCCATAATATTCTTTAATTTAGTGATATTCTATACATATAATGAATGTTTCCTTCTTTTATTCCTTGTAAATATTCTTCATAAGTAAAATCAATTCCTAATATAAGAGCTGATTTAAAATGTATTTTTGATTCTTCTTTTTCTATAACCATAAAAGCCTTTTAATTGTTAAACACAAAGTATATTTTTTGTACATTTCCATTTAGCATGTGATAAAGATATTCTTCTATTGTGAAGTGTATACCATTTATTACTATGGATTTTAATTTGATAAAATTTTCTTTAAAATTTACTTCTTTAAGAACATTCAAATCAGATATAGGATTTCCTAAAAGATTCCCGAATACCCAATCTACGATGTCTTCATTACTTATTTCTTCCATATTAATATTATCTGGAACAGTAAATTCAAAATCGTTAAATGTTATTTCATTAAAAATTAAATTATTTTTCATTTAACTTTTTCTTATTGTATTTGATACTTTTAATTTCTATAGGAGAAGTACTTTTTTCATAAATCATCCCGATATCACCACAAAATTGTCCAAAATAATAAAATGAATCTACTTCAAATACATGATATTTAGGAAAGTCTTTTTTTAATAAATAAAAATCAGGACCCCAAAAACATACATCCATAGTATCTGTCTTTCCATCTATTTCTAAAATAATTTCAGGATCTATCATATAATAACTAGAATCTATATTTTCATTATTTTCAGTTGCTTTAACAAATAAAAATGCCATTCCACAAGCAACAAGTACAATTGTACCTATGTAAATAATTAAAAATTTTAGTGGTGAACTATTCATTTATTTAACCCTCCTCTTTCTATCCATTTTTGTACATTTTCAGGGCTTCCATGAGAAATTGAAGGAAGCTGATTATAAATATAGGAACAAATTTCAGGAAGTAAATGCTTATTAATATAATCTGCTTTTCCTACTGCACCCATAAGATTATTTTCCAACACTGCTTGTAAAAAAGATCCTGTAGGTATTCCTTTATCTACGTATCTTTGTAAACTTTCTTTTATATTATCAGGTATTTCCATTTTCATCCTCGTGTATTGAATCTTCGTGTAATAATTGACATTCTTCTTCGATAAAAGGTTCTTCTAATCGATCTAATATTTTAATTAAATCTTTATTTGTTTTTATTCTTTCTTTTAAAAAACGATTTTTTGTTTCTAATGTAGATCTCATACTATTAATCTCTAACTGCGTTATGTTTTCTATATCAAATACAAATTTTTTAAATTCGTTATTTTTTATGTTATTATTAGATTCGACTTTAATAGTAGATCCCGTATAGTATGAAGATACTTGTTGAATAAACCAAAATTCAAGTAACCAAAGTATTTTACGATCATCTGTGTTAAGAGAAATCACGAAGAAATTATCATCTGTAAAATATGTAGAATAATTTGAAAAAGCTTCTCCTATTTCTTTATCAAATTCTTTTAAAGGAGATAAAGAATCTAATAGTTCTCCTCCTAAAAATATTTGTTGTACTTCTCCTAAATGATACTCTACATCTAATAAAAAATCAAGATATTTTATTTTCATTTTTTGCGGCCACTTACTAAATACATTCTTTTTCATTTTTAAGGCTCCAATATTTTTTGTCTATATTCTTCTAACCATTCACTTTTAATTTTTCCTTTTAATCCAGATAAAAGGATATAAGATTTTTTATCATTTAAAGCTTCTAATGTTTTTAATCCAGCATCTACTAATTCATCATCGTCTTCATTTTCAATAATAAAATTTTCAATAAATGAATAACATGTTGGATGTACTTCTGTCCATTCAAATAAACGAAGAACAGTTAAAAATTTAAATTGCCAAAATATATCTTGTTCTAAAGCAGTAGAACACATTAATCCAGTTAATTCTTTATCAGAAAGAAAATAAGAATATTTTAAAAATATTCTTTCTAAAATATGTTCTTGTTCCGGTAAAGTATTTTTATACTCTTTTAGAAACATTTGTTTCTTTGCAGGTTTATCAAAATCGGTAAACTGCTCCATATAAGAAATATAATCTTTTATTTTTTCTTTGTCATTAAAAATAAAACTAAAAGTTTTTTCAATAACAAAATCCCATTCTGTTTCAATATTTGTTTTAGCATCAGGATTTATTTGTACTATCTTTCCATTTTCTTTAAATGTAAACCTAATAGGTCCATTATGTGAAGTACAATCATCTATATGAAATATTTCAAAATCCTTTTTCATTCTATTTTCTCCCTAGTTAATTTAATAGTCTCTAATTCTTCTTCATCTATTTTATAAAAAACAGTTCCTTTCCTTTCATAAGAAATAATTAAATCTTTAAATGTATCTTCTTTTACATTTGGACCAAATATTACATTTTTAGGTACATACTCTAAATTTACAAATTTTTCTACCAATTTATCTATTTTATTTTTATAAAAAAAGTTAGTATTGAAAAAAATATAATCTGGATCATCAGTAATTAATTTATCTAATTTTTCAGGCCAATTGTATAAATTTAAATAATCTCCTATTTGAACAAGATTAGCAATATCTGAAAAATCTTCAAAAAGATACTCATTAGGATAAATAGAATCTTCAATATAGTCTCCTTCCAATATAGCAACTGTAGATTTTTTCATTTTATGTCTGTTCTTTAAAATTAATAATTTTATTCATTTCAGAAATAACCTTTTCTTTCCATTCATTATGATATATTCTTTTAAATCCAAAATATCTAGTTCCATTTCCATTTTTAATTTCATCGATTTCTTTTTTAGAATCTTTAATTTCTTTTTTATAATTATCAATTATTTTATTTAATTCCTCTATTCTACTATTATCAATCTTCTGCATCTGTTCATCGAAATCATTAATAGCCGTTTGTATAATCTCTTCAATCTTTTTTCTATCTTTTTCTTTATGATAATAAATTTGTCCGCCATACATTGCACGACCATCTTTTTGAAAAACTATACTATACATATTAGAACCAGATAAAAAGGGATCTAACTTTTCTCTATGAGGTGAAAAATACTTCTCATTTGCATCTTTAACAGTAAATTCTTCAATGCATTTATCATAATGATAAGAATTATCAAAATACTGCATCTTTAAAATTACTACTTTATCGCCAATTTCAAATTTCATTTTTTCCTTTATTGTAATTTCATTTGAAACAAATATAAGAAAAATTTTTTAAATAAAAAAATCCTTACTAAAATTAATTAGTAAGGACTTAGTTTGTGGAGCAGGCGGGGAACGATCCCGCGTCTTTTGCAATCCTATTAATAAATATACTACAAGTTTAGTTAATTTATAAATTTCCTAAATAGTTAACTAATTAACAAGTACTATTTAGTAGATAATTAAGAATTTCGATTTTGTATCATCATCAACTTCCAAAATCTATTTCTAAAGTATTTCGACGTTTTTAATTACATTATAGAAAGTATTCATTAAAACGTATTAGCTAGGCTGCTAACGAAGCGTACTGAGTTTCGTCAGTTACTTAGTATCAGTGTTTATTTAAGTGTCGAGACCTTTACCAACACTACTTGCAATTCATTAAATTGATCCAAAATCGAATCCTAAACTGCCCCATTATTTTAAATATGTAATTTTCCCCGTTTCTAAATCTATCTTTAACCTTTGATGTTTTTTAATATTTGAAGGTCGAATATTTCTTTTAGTAAAATAAGAAGTTCCGTTATCTAATGAAAATAAATTATCTATAAAAAGTTCTCTATTAGATGGAATAAAAGCAAAATTAGATATTGTATAAAGTGTCCATTCAGTTTCTTCATTTACTTCAGAAATTTTTTGTATTATTTTTTCTGTATCATCTAAAGAATCGAAAACGTATACTCTGTCTGGATGTTTAAATTTACTATTTTTAGATTTAGGAATTAATCCCCTTTTCAATATTTTATTTTCATATCTTGCTGGTGATAAATGATAAAGAGTTTTAGGAATTTTTTCTTTATCAAATATTTTCATAGGATGAATTGGTTCAAATTGAAATGTTAAAACATATCCATCTTTTATTTTTTCATAATTTAAAATTTTAAATATATCATTTCCGCTTGATGAAGAAAAAAAGTTTTTATCTTTAATTAATGACCAATTATTACAGATCCACCCATAAGTAGAATTTATTTTTTCATAGACATCTTTAAATAATAAAACATCTTCATTTGATATTTTATCTATAAATACATCTATTAAAAAACGTTCTTCGTTTATTTTTTTAATATAAATTTTATTTCCAAAGTTTTTATCTAGTAAAGATTTAACAGAATCTTGATGATATGAAGTAATTAAACCTTCATATAATTTTCTATATTCTTCTTGTTCTTTTTCATAAGAAGGAGAACCAAAATAATAAAGCTCCCTATCTGGTGCAGAACAAAATTCTAAAAATTTTTGATAACTATTTTCTGTATTTTCTTTTTCCATAAGTTATATATTTTTATTAAAAATTTCAAAGAAATCTTCAAGTATCTTTTCGTTGCCCATTTTATAATAAATAAGTTTTAATTCTTCGACTGAATTATCTTTTATAGATAATAAACTATTATAACCGCTTTCATTATCATAATAAAAGAATTCAGCATGAAAGAATAAGTATTTAAAATTCCAACTTATACATATAGAATCATCATCTACTCCATATATTCTAATTTCACCTTCAATTAAATGAAGATAATTTTTAAAATGTTTTATAAACTCTTTGTATGCATGATTTATCCCTTGCCTTTCAGTTTCACTAGGACTTTTTAGTTTACTAATTTCTTCTTGTATTTTATTTTTTACTTCACGTAAAGTCATTTTATATTCCTGCTGTTTTAATTATTTTAACTTAATAAAATTTTTCTTCATATAAAAACTTTTTACATTTTTAAAAGTATTATTAAACATGAAAATTAAATATTCACAAGAAAGATTACATCAAATAATTGATGAATTATTTCCAAATTTAGAATTTAGGAAATATCAAAAAGAAGCAATAGTAATGATTTTGCAAGCATATCAAAATGACCCAAAATCAAATGTTATTTTAGATGCCCCTACAGGAACTGGAAAATCTATAATAGCTTTAGTTTCTTCTAAAGTTTTATCTAGTCAATACTTTAAGAAGGAATGTTATATTTTAACTTCTGAAACTTATTTACAGGATCAGTACGAAAAATCTGTTGCACAATTTGATTTTAAAGCTCCTTCTATAAAAGGAATTGATAGATACAATTGTACTATTAATTTAGATAAAATTTCTTTAGGAGACTGTAAAATAAAAGGAATTACAGGGCAAGCTTTAAGAAAATTGGATTGCTATTCTACATGTCCTTATTATTCCAGAAGAGATGCTGCTTCAAGATCAAAAATAGCAGTATTGAATTATAATTACTGGATAATTCAACAAACTTTTGTAAATGCTACAACCGATCATCCATTATTTACTAAGAGAGATGCAACATTTTTTGATGAAGCTCACAACATAGTTCAAATAGTAAATAATCACTTTTCTCCTAGGATAACTGAATCTATTCCAAAAAGAGCAAAAACGATATTAGAATACTATTCTTCTAAAAATTTAATTTCTTCTAAAAGAAAATCTGAGCTTTTAAATCATGTATCTAGATTAGTTACTTCTATTTTAGCAGGAATAGATAATAATGATTTTGGAAATTTGGTAGAATTAAAACATACTTTGAAAGATATTTTAATTCCTTCTGATCAAGTTAGAGGAGCTACTTTATTTGGAACCGATACTCAATTAAATACAGAACAAAGAAAGTGTTTATCAGCAGTAGATTTTATAAAGGATGTTCATTGTAAAGTAGAAGATTATATTGATATTATTGCAAAAAACGTAAAAGAACTTTTAGTTAGAACTGAAAAAGAAAATGAAGTTGCTTATTTTTGTTCAGATGAAAGTTATATGATGGAAAAACAATTTCATAAATATTACAATTTTGGAGTATTTATGAGTGCTACTTTTTTAAATCATGATTTCTTTGTAAAATATAGTAATATGAAAAATGTACAAGTAATCAAAATACCAACTACATTTGATTTTTCTAAATCTCCTATTTATTATAGTAAGAAATTTAATATGAGTTTCTATAAGAAAAAAGAATCTAGACCTGGACAAGCAGAGAAAATAAATGAAATAGTAAATAAATATGAGTCGGGAATTATTCATACAGGATCTTATGAAAATGCAAATTATTTAAAAGATACTATTAAAAATAAAAAGATTAAGTATTATAAAAATACGACAGAGAAAAAAGAACTTATAGAAAAATTGAGTGAGGATAAGAATTTCTTTATTGCCGGTCCAAGTTTATTAGAAGGATTAGATTTAGCAGGAGAAATTTCAAGATGTCAAATATTTATGAAAATTCCTTTTTTAAATTTAGGAGATAGATTTACAAAGGTACGATTTGACAAAAATAAATTATGGTATGCCTGGGAAACTTCATTAAATTTTGTTCAAGGTATAGGAAGATCAAATAGATTTGTAGAAGATTATTGTGATACTTATATTTTAGATTCGAGTTTTGAAAGACTAAGACAAGCAAAAATGATACCTGAGTATATAGAAAACAGAATTCAAATAATTTAAAAGGAAGAAGATAAGTATGGATATTGTTAAAGTAGATATAGGAACAGAAGAAATTCTTGTTGTTGATGGTGAACCTAGATTTGGAGCGAACCTACTTGACGGATTTCCTACTGATTTTTTAGGTTTAATAATTTTAGGTTATCAAACAGGTAGAAAAAATCAACCTTTAAGATATAAAGAATTGGAATTTGGGGGCCATGAAGATTTTAAAAAATGGTTAGAAAAAACAAAAGGGAGAGTTTAAAATGAAAGGATTTTTATCAATATCAGTAATTGGGATTATAGCAGTAGTTCTACTTGGAGCGTATTATTATTCAACGGTTGAATTTGTTGAATTAAAAGTAAATGATAAAGAAATAACAGTATCTGGAAATCATGAAAATACTTCAAGTAAATATTTAATATTCACAGATGATGAAGTTTTTGAAAATACCGATAGTTGGTTGTTTTTAAAATTCAATAGTTCTGATATTCAAAATAAATTGAAACCAAATAAAAAGTATGTTGTAAAAGTGGTTGGATGGAGAATTCCGTTTTTATCAATGTACAGAAATGTATTGGAGGTACACAAATGAAAATACAAAATGTAACCATAGAACCTAATGAATGGGGAGAAGGAGAAAGATTTCTATTATTAATTGACGGGGAAGAAGTTTTATCAGCAGGAAGCGGAGAACCTGAAGATAATAGTTTAGGAAGAGATTTATCTTTTGTTTATAAAATTTCAGAATTTATGAAATCTTCATACGAAGCAGGAGTAAGAAAAGAACCTTTGAACGTTGAAAATCTATCGTTTGATGATTGGGAACAATATGAGAACTGGAAAGGAAATGGAAAATAATTTTGAAAGAATTACCGTAAAGCTTATTTTAGGAACATTATTAATTTTTGTTTTAACTTATGCTTTTTTAGTAAAATATTTCAGTGTCACTGAAATGTGGATAACATCATTTATAGTAACATCTATTATTGTATATTTAGAAGAAAGGAAAAAATGAATAGTATTTTAAAAACAACTATTAAAGAAGAAGGAAATATAGTCCAAATCATAGTTTATGTAGACTATAAAGAAGTATGTAACCTAGACGGAGAAGATTTAGGAAATTGGGACTGCGAAATTAACAATTTAACAGAATTATTTAAAATTGACTTTGATTCTTATGTAGAAATAGAATTTGAATCTATAGAAGAATTTGAAGAATGGAAAAAATTAAAGGAAATAAAATGAACAACTTTTTAACACAATTAGGAAAAATATTAATATACAGTGGAATATTTATATTATTATTACTTCCTTTTCCTGAAATTACAAGCGTGCTATGGAAACATATTTCAATGGCATTAATATTAGGAATTTTTGCAACAGGACTTGATCCACTTGGGATAGGTTAAAATGGAAATAACAATTAGAGATGCTTTTTATTTAGTAGGTGGAGTAATAGTTGGAATTTTTTTAAATTCTTTATTAGAATATATTACTTCATTTTTTACTAGAAAGAAAAAAATTGAAATAATTTCATTAGAAAGAAACAAAGATCATTCTCCAATAGAATGGATAGCAGAATTAGAAAACGGAAAGATGTTAGGAATTTTGTATATGTCAGGATGTTTAGTTGGAACTATAAGTAAAAAGAAAACTTCTGATTATTTAGACATTTATAAAAAAGGAAATTTTTCTTTTTGTGATGTTTTTCATGATGACTATAAATGTTTACCGGCAATAGAAAAATTTTTAAAACAACATAATTTTATAATAAAGGAAATAGAATGAAAAAAGAAACGAAAAATAAAATAGTAGAATTTTTAACAGACTTTGGCATAGATGCTGTATTAATATTCATTTATGTTCTAATTTTTAAATATTGCCTGTCATATTTTGATTTAATGTTTACAGAAGATCAACAAGCAGTAATAGTAGGTATATTAACTTTTTTCGCAGTATTTTTATCAAAAATTATTTTTGATGATAGTTTAAAAAATATTAACAATAATATTTATATAGATGACGATGTCTTAGAAAAAATGAACGAGGCATACGAAAAAAGAAAAGCAAATCAAGAAAAATAAATAAAATTTTCTTAAATTTAAATCCTAATCATTAAATATATAGTTTATATCAATGATTAGGATTTTTGTATGTATTTAGATTTCAAAAAGTTTTGTTTACAAGAAGATAGTTCAGCTGTTGCTTTTATGGGACCGGAAACAGACGGTTCTATTGTGTATCAAAGTTGGCACACCCCTTCCTTTCAAGTTGCGATTTTAAGTAGAGAAAGAGCAGCACAAATCTATGAGCCTAAATCAAATTTAAAACCAAGTCCTACTATAATTAAAAAAGGAGATGAAGTTGAAGTTTTTGATATGAACAAAAAGAAAAACATTCATGGTAAGTTTATAACAGGAATAAAAGATCCTGAAGGAAATTATAAAACGGTTACTTTAAATGTAGATGGTAAGATAATTAAATTAGAAACTTCAGAAATAGAAAAAGCTTAAGAATAACAAATGACATTAAATTTAAATTGTGCTCCTACGGGAACTACAGATGGAAATAAGATAATTATAAGAGACGATCATTTTACTGTAATTAAAAATGGTAAAACAGTTACTACTGTTTCTTTAAAAGATTGTGTATGGGTTGCAGACAATGTTGTAAGTTATACAATTGATCTTCCTAAAAATTCAGCAGTTACTTTAGATTCTTCTACTATTTCTTCTGAAACAGATGAAGGAATGATTATGTTTGCTGTAATGGCTAAAAATTCAGTCTTTGCCGAAAAGGATTATGAAAATGATAAATTATTTTATACAAGAGATAGTGATGATCCAACTCCGTTAGGACAGTTAAATGTAATTTCTGGAAGTACTGTAAATAGAATTACGGGAGTTTTTAAATTTTTTAACGGAACTCCTAATGCTGTTATTGATGATATAAATGATGGTCAATATGATGCTACTCTAGATATTTTAATAGCACTTTAAAAATAGAAAAATAAAAATATAAATGAGCTTATTAGTAGATATAAAGAAAAGAATTGAATTACTTTTAACAGGAATTAGACCTAACATTCCAGATGCCGGAACAAATCATATTGACGATCCAGGAGATTGGACAGTTGATAGTATTTATAAAGGCGAACTTGCTATTAATGCAGATACTGGGGAACTATTTACTTCTGACGGAATTCAGCCTATTAATCTTTCTACAATAGATGGAATTTTAGAAGGTTTAGAAATTTCAACTTCTGGAGCATCTTTAAGAGAGATAAACATTTCAGCAGGTACTTTTAGAATAAATGGAAGAGTTTATAAACATGATGGTACTTTAGATGTTGATGATGCAACTATAACAGTTCCAGAAAATATAGAGATTTATCCAAGATTAGATGCAGTTGCTGTAAAAGGAGATATGACATTTGAATCAGGAGGATTTTATGGAGCAGAATTTAAAGTGTTTAAAGGAAACATTGCTTCTGATATTCCTGTTCCTTCTGTAGATGATGGATATTTATTTTTAGGTTTTGTATTAGTAATGCCTAATCAAACGGTAAGTGATGTTCTTAGACCTTTACCAGTAACAACACTTTATGGATATAATATTCCTTTAAATATTAATCCTTTAAAATTTGAAAAAGATTTAACTACTAGAATATTACAATGGGAAACTGATACTTTGTATTTAGAAAATCAAGTAGTTGAACACGATAATAATTTATATCAAGCAGCTTATACTCATGTATCTGATGGAACTTCTTTATCTACAGATTTTGCTGCAGATAAATTAGTATCTATGGGAGCAGTAACTGCTTCTAATATAAGTAGATTTTCTCACATAGGAAGTACTCCTACTTCGGGAAACTTTGTAGATCATTTCTTTGATCATTGGAATACTGATACTAGAATATTAGATGCATTTCAAGATATATCGGCTTTCATAAATTCATTTGCCCCTACTAAACCTGTAAATATAGATAATGCTAATTTGCAATTAGTTACTGAACATAATAAGGCAGGATTTACAGAAGCGGCTTATGCAGTAGATGATAATTATAGTAATAATATAGTTAGAGATAATACAACAGTAGAAGCTGAAGTAGAAGAAAAGTTTACTCCTTATGATTCAGGAGCCTTGAAATCGTATTTATTTACACCTTTAACTTCTTATTCAACCGATAATTTAAACTTAGATCCACCTCCATCTACTTTACCTAATACTGTTATTATAACAGATGCAGAAACAAAATTAGATTTTACTGTAGTTAGAGACGATCATTATGGAACACAACAAGGATATAAAGGTTTTTATAATTCAATAGATGCTAATTTAGTAACAGTTGAAACTTTAACTCCTAGTGAAGATTCTTATAAATTAAATATTACTCACTTAAGTTCTGCTGATGCAACAGAAGTAGAATTTTATGTAGAATCTGTAAGAACTCCAAGTATTGCAAACGTAGAAAACTTTATAGCAGTTTCAAATGATACAGATTTAAAATATTTAAGCGGTGTCCCTGTATTAAAAGAAGGAGACCATATTGAATTTGATTATGAAATTCATGATGCTGTTAGATATTTTTATAATCACGAAAAAATTACAGAGGTTTCTTCTGATATAATGGAAGAAGCATTAGTTATAGATTTTGGAGATACTGGGTATTTTGATCCTGGATCTTTACCTCCTTTAACTTTACCAGCAGGCCCTACAGAAGACGGTCCGGTAATCGAAACTGCAAACGTTGCTTGTTTAATTGCTGAAGATGCAATATCTTCTTCTCCTAGTTTTGTGATTAAAGCTTATAATGCTTTAGCAGATTCTGTAACTCATAATACTGGCGGAACAGGATTCTTAGTTGATGATGTTACAGTAGAGGAAGGTGTTAGATTAACTTCTGGTGTAGGTGATTTTCCAGCAGGTTCTCCTGGAGTAGATTGGGGAGTATTGTATGATGAAGCACAAACACAAGTAAATATATTAGGAAATAAAGAACTTCAATTATTTGGAGGAAAATATTTTTATCCACAAGTAGATTATACGGCATTTACGGGAGTTACTCATGATGGATCTCCGGTAGCATATCCAGATTATTCTAATAGTGATACGGATTATAGATGGACAACCTTTAATTTAGGAACTCTTGAGGCTAAGAAACATTTTAACTTAGAAATAAGAGACACTACGGGAATTTTATATGATTTAACTGATGGTGTAACTGTTACTCCTGATTTTAAAATGTATATTATGATTTATAACCCATTAAATCCTGCTTATGGAACAGGTTGGTTAGATTTAAATAAAGCTTATAATTCTACTTTAATAGAAAATCCTACAGGAGACGGGGATCCTGCACTAGATTTAGGGTGGATGGAAGGAAATGCTAATTATAGAAGAGCTAGTTTTGGAACAATAGAAAGAACAGGTATAATTTATGTAAGAATAGGAACTTCTTCTAAAAGCATTTCATTTAAAGATGTAGTAGAAACTGATGCTACTCCTGAATTAAATGATGCAGGTTGGGACGAATATAACTTAGGAGAAATTGTTGGAGAATCTTATGTAATTTTGTCTATTAACGGAACAGATAATTCTTTATTGGATGACTTTTTAAATGGAACAACAATGACTTCTAATTTTGATATGCAAGTAAGAGTATTAAATACTGATAATGCAAGTTTAGGAACTGATTGGATAGATGCAAATGAAGCATATCCTGCAAATGCATTTATTCCAGAAGAATACCAAGATCCTGCATTAGATTTAACTTATTATGATGACGGAGAAACTAATCCAGATATTAGAAAAATAACATTTGGTCCAACTACAAGAACAGGACAATTACAAGTAAGGCTAAAAATAAATGGAGATCAACATTATGACGATGTTACAGTTATAAGTCCTTCATATTTAGCTTAAAATTAAATAAATAGATATATGCATAAAGAAAAAAGAATAATAGAAAGTTTTATAGAATTTAATAAAATAAATGAAAATGTCGACAGTGATATAGAAAAGTTAAAGAAATTTAATACTCGCGAAAAGCGATATGAATTTATAAAAGATTTTTCTAAAGATAGATTAATAAATATAGCAGATAAACTTGATATAGATTATGAAGATCATGATGATTTAGAATCTAGAGTATTAAATTGCTTCGATTAGGAAAAGTATTTAATGAAAATTATGAATAAGAATGAAACAAAAAGAGGATCAGAAGAAAACGAAAAAGGTCCAAGAGCAATTGATATAGAAGGAACCGGAATATTTCTATCTTATCAAATGCTAATATTATTAATTGGTGGTTTAGTATCATTAGGAATAACTATAAGTGTTTGGAATTCTTACGATGGGAGTATTCAATCAAATAAGACTGAAATTTCTCAAATAAAACGTGAAATGAATGAAAGATTTAAAACTTTAGATAGAAAAATAGATCATAAATATTTAGAAACTATACATAAAGTAGATGAAAAATATGAAATTATAGAAAGAAGAGTAGATAAAAACAATCTTAGATTTAAAGATTGGATAAAGAAAAATTCTGAAACTATAGATGAAATTCAATTGGACAACATTGAATTATTTTACACAAAACAAGATAAAAATAAAAAATAAAAAAGAGAAAAATTATGGAAAGAAAAAATTTAATGAATTTCGAAAACTTTAGAAATCATTTAAACGAAAATGAAGAAGGTACATTAGAAATAAATAATGTAGAAGAAGAAACTGAAGAAGAGTCTAAAGAAGATAAAAAGAAAGACAAAAAGAAAAAAGACAAGAAAGAAGATAAAAAATCTGATGGAGAAATAGCATCTGATGTTATGGAAGATGTAATGGAAGACATAGAAAAGAAATTTTCTTCTGATGCTACTTTAACATTTACTTCAAAAGAAATTACTTTAACTGTACCTGGAGAAGAAGAATCTTATTCATCTACTCAAAAATTAGATGATGATAAAGATATGGAGAAAGTAGTTAAAGAAATGATTAAAGATATTGAATCTCAAATGGAAGAAGAACCTTCTAAAGAACCAGAAGAAGGAGAAGATCCATCTACAGGAGATGATATTGATTTATCTAAGTTTTTAGATGAAGAATAAAATTATAAATAGAAAAATAATGAAAAAAGAAAATAGAATAGTAGAAAATTTTGAAAAATTTTCTAAAATAAATGAAGATAGAACCGATGAAATAACCCCAGGAAAAAAATATACTACATCAGATTATGTTTACGCAGTATCTTTAGATAATGTAGCAGATCAAAATTATGAAGTAACTATCGATAATGGGGAAGAATTTACAGTACTTCCTAAAGAAGAATGGTATTCTGAAAGGACTATTGCGGTAGATTATTATGGAAATAAAGTATTTGTAGATGGTAATTTTATTAAATATGAATGCTGGGAAAACAATTAGAAAAATATAATATGAAAAACGAAATGAAAAAAGAACAAAAACAAAGAATAGTAGAAACCTTTAAAGGATTTAATGAAGCATTTGATCCTTTTCGCCGCACAAAAATGTATACAAATGCAGACAAAAAACGAGAAAGAGAAGAATTTAGTAAATATGATATTAATTCTATAAAAGAAAAATTGGAAAAAAATATAAGTTTTCTAAATTCACAAATTTCTAAAGTATTGGAAGCAGATGTTAGATTTATAGTTGAATACGACCCAGAAAAATTTGAATTTTTACTTACTTCTAACAATCTTTTAACTTCTATGGATACTATAGGATATAATGTAAAAATGGTACTATTTGGTCATCTAAGTGCATTAGAATCAGGATTTTTATTTTTTGAAACAAAAATAAATTATAACTTAGGAGAAGGAATAGAAACTAATTATTTAGAAGCTTTTCCAGGATTAGAAAGATTTATTGCATTTGGAGTTAATACTGAAACATGGAAATTCGAAAATGTTGATATTGAAGCAATAGATAAATAACAAAGAAAATATAAATATAAATTTAATTTATTTAAAAGTCAAAAGAAGTTTTACTTTTTTGACTTTTTTGCTTTTTTAAATATATAGACTATAAAGAAAATATAAATTTAAAATAAAAGACAATGGCAAATAACAGATACTTAGATTTATCACAGTATAAAGCCCCAGGGATATATTTTGAAGAATATGAAGGAGCTCCGGTAACGCAGGTAGATACTACTATTCTTAGATTAGTTCCAGGCTTTTCTAGAAAAGGAATTTATAATAAGCCAATCTTAGTTAATTCTAAAAACGAAGCAATTCAAATATTTGGAGATATTGATCCATTTTTAGAAAAAAGAGGTTCGTTTTTCCACAGATCATTATTTACTGCATTAGAAGCTGGACCTGTTTTAGCTTTAGCATTAATGCCAGTAAACAATGGAACAGATTTAGATTTTCCAAGAGATGAAGTAGAATATCAATCATTTTCATTAGATACAAAAGAGAAAAATTCTAAAGTATCTAGTGCATTATATTCTGCATTTTTTAATAAAGAAAGATTTTGGGAACTAGATTTAGAAAACTTTGATGGTATTATAGAATTTAATGCAACAACTTCAGGAAAATTATTATCAGTAGCAAATTTAGGAACTAAGCAAGTTTCTTTAATTACTAGAAAAACTAATGTTAAAGGTTTTGATATAACTGCAAGAAAATTCTTTGGACAAAATAATGTTCCAGATTATTTACAAGATTTTGATATATTGAATGATTATTTCTTAGAAGTAATTATAATTGAAGGAGATTGGAATGATTATGAGAAATTATCAATTGATCCAATTTATTCAAAATACTTTACTAAGGACGGTTTAATTAAATCAAAATTAAATGACTTCTTAGCTGAAGATGGAGTAGATTATGTTCAAAATTATACAGGATCTGTGATTCCTGATTTAATTGACGGTAACGGTAAAAACTGGTCATTAGATGCAATAATGAATCAAGGAATAACAATAACAGGATTGTTTACTTCTATTAATAGAGAAGTTCTAGAAAATTGGGAAAATAAAGCTGATTCAGTTTCTGATCTTGATTTAGTAGGTCACTCATTAATTAATCAAACAGCTTCTGGTTCTGCAGTAAAAGAATTAGATTTCTTATCATATAAAGCAAACTTCAATACTTCTAAAACTTATCCTTCTTCTGAAAACGGAGAAGATTTATCTACAAAAGTAGGTAATATAACTTTAGATGGTGTTACTTTACAATCTAAAGCAATTGAAGGTTATGGATTATTGAATAATAGGTTAAGAATAATAAAGCCTACAGATGCTACCCAGTTAGCTACTTATAATACTTTAAAGCAAGCAGCTACTGAAAAAACAGCTGTATTTGCAGGACATAATGATACAACAGATACTGCTTCTGAAATTTATTTTGGTGTTGTAGATGCTTACGAAATAAATGAAGTAAATTCTTTAGGAGACAATGAAATAGTTCTTTATGTAGATTTAAAGAATTCTGGAAAATCTGCTGAAGCTGATACGGTTTATACGTTTGATGAAACTGATTTGGATGCAAATTCAATCAATTTAACTTCATATACAGTATATGGTGCTGAAGTTGGTAGACAAATTTATTTCAAACCTAAAACTTCTGCTTCTACAGGATATTATGCAACTATTTCATCATTAACATTAGATGATCCAGGAGATGAATGTGCTATCGTAGTAACAGGATTACCTGATACAATGACTAATTTAGGAATTGGAAACTCTACTCACGATGTTGTAGTAAGTAATTTAAATCCTTGTCAAGCTATAAATAGTGGTTTAACTTGGACTGTTAGATATTCAGCTGCTCCTAATTTAACTATTTTAGATGAAGCAGGAACTGATTATTTAGAAGTTTATTCAGGATCAGATCTTTACAAAGATATTGAATCTGGTTTAATTAAGAATGGACAAGTTACTGGAGATACTGAATATTTGAAAATTGAAAAAGCGCAAGATTCTGTAGGAATTGATATTTATAATGTTAAGTTCTTTACAAATGAAAGTTTATCAATCAATTCAGCAACAGATGCTCCGGCTGAAGATGCTACATTCACAACTCCATTTACGACTACGGATATAGTACAAACGGTTCCTATCGTAACAAATTCATTATCAGCAGATACAAAATCTGTTAAAATAACGAATGCTAATTTAGGAGATACTAAAGTAGGGGATTATATTGCAACTTCAATAACTGAAGGTTTAACTACTAAATATTATGCGGCTAAGATTATTTCAATGGTAAGTAATGGAGATGGTACTAAAACTGTAACGTCTGCAGCTTCAATTACTACATTTGATGTATCTTCTGTTGATAACGTTTACATTTTATCTGCAGTTGAAGACTTTGCAACTAATTATACTTTTGCTACTTTAAGTGGATTTACAGTAAACGATTATCACCTACCAGGTAATTTCTTAAATAGACAATCTCAATTAGAGAAAATTATTAAAGTAATGGGACCAGGAACAAATATCTACAAAGCTCTTGCTGATAATGAAACAATGAGATTTAGATATATTGTTGATACATTCAGTGGAGGTGTTTCTGCAGAATGTTATCCTAAAAACTTAATTACTAGATTAGCTAAAGATAAATTAAGATGTTTAGCTATAATGAATACTCCTTCTTGGAAAGAATTGAAAGAGTCTACTGATCCTAGGTTCTCTGATTTACCGTCAGAAGTTGATCCTAGACCACCAATTAAAGTTCAATATATTAAAGAAGGTGGTAACTTAAGTTTAGGACCAAGTGTTAGATTCTCGCTTCCTTCAGAAGAAAATGGTTCAAGACATTGTGGTTTCTTCGGAACATATCCATTAGTTAGATATAATAAGAAAAATATTGCAGTTCCGCCTGCAGCTGGAATTTCAAATAGATTTGTTTCTAAGCATTTTGATGGAACTAAGTTTAATGCAGTTGCTGGTAAATATGGAGGATTCTCTGTAACTGGAGCAACAGGAGCATTAGAGCATGATTTTACTTTTGAAGATAGAGAGTTTTTAGCTGAGTTAGGTTGGAATCCGATTGTTTGGAGAGAAAATCAAGGTTATGTAATATTTGATAACTTGATGGCATACCAAGAACAATTATCTGCATTTAACTACTTATCAACTAGAGATTTATTAATTACTATTGAAGATGGTATAGATTCAATCTTACAATCTTACTTATGGGATAATAATACAGATTTCTTAAGAGAAGAAGTTTCTGCTAGATTAAGAGCATTCTTAAATCAAGTTAAAGTTGCTGGAGGTTTAACTGACTATAAAGTAACAATGACAAGTGCTAATAACACAAATGAAACAATAACTGCAGGATTTGGTATAATTGATATTGATGTAGAACCTACATTCCCAATATCTAAATACTTGAATAGAATTACTGTTCATAATGCTGGAGGCGTTGGAGAATTGCAACAATCTGGTTTTAGCGGTTAAAATATATAAATTATAAAATTAAAACGGAGGTCGAAAGGCCTCCTTACTTTTTAAATAAAAACAAATAAGAAAAACAAAATGAAAAAAGAACAAAGAATAGTAGAAAGTTTTGAAGATTTTCAAAATCCTGAAGCAGCTCCAGTAGAAAATAAAATTTCTCCAGAAGCAAAAGAAAGAATGGAAAGTTTCGCAGATGCTGAAAATTTAACAGCTCTTGTTGATAGTGTAAGATTATTTGCTTCTGAAATGATGAACGACGGTTTTGAAAAAGAAGATGTAATGGAATACATTGAATCTATAATTGATTAAATACTAAAAAACTATGAAAAAAGAACAAAAAATAGTCGAAAGTTTTCAAGATTATTTCAAAAATAAAGAAGAAAACGTAAGTAAAATTCAAGAAGAAAAAAATTACGATCTTGATTCAAAAACAGGTCAATTAGAATTTTTAAATAACGAAATGGATGCTCTTGAAAAAGAACTTGAATTTGAAAAAGATCCTGCGAAAAGAAAAGAGATTGAACAAGAAATGGAAGAAGTTGGTCAATCTATTAGAGATTTAGAAAATGAAGAAGACGAAAGTGTAGTAGAAAGTTTTGCTCCTCAAATAGATAAAAGACTTGAAAAAAGACAAAAGAAATCTTTAGAATTAAAAGAATATAAAGAACAGGCAATGACAATTATCCAAGGCAGAGATTATGATCTTTATGATTTCGAAGATAAAATGTATGATGCTTTTATGAGAGGAGATGATCCTAAACAATTTGCTAGAGATTATGTATTAGATAACGAGTTATAAAATGAAATTAGATTTTTTTACTAATATGGAAAATACTGTAGAAAAGTTTTTAGAGCCACAATATAATAATTTATTCGATATAGATTTATTTACAAATAATTCTAAGATAAATGATGAAATTTTTATAGAGCTTTTAAATGAGTCTGTAGTATCCGTAGATTTAGAACTTAAGAAATATAGATTTCATACAGAAATTTGTTTAAATGAAGGAACTAAATATATTTTAGAATTGTTTCATAACTTAAAACATAGATTTCCAAATCCTAAAGTAACACTATCTTTATTTAATAGAATTCATGAACCTTCTATTTCTATTGATTTTACAGAAGTTCAATTAGATGATATTGAATTTTTAAAATTTGATTATAATGATAATTCTTTAACTAGGTTAAATTTAGTTTGGGGATTTAGAAAATACAAATTACGTTTACATAATGACTAAATTATATGAAAGCTTTGATGAATATTCTTCTTATGCTGGAGAAGTAGAAGTAAATACTGATTTAGAAGATGGTATTTACAAAGGAACTATTTCAGGATGGATAGTTACTGTAGAAGGACAAGATTATAGAAGTACAACAGGCGGAGTTAGATGCAGTGGGTGTCCTATTGAAGCCTTTGTTAAAAATAATGTTTTAAGATTTAAACAATTAAGGTAAAGAAAAGCTTATGGAAAAGAAAGATAGATTATATGAATCGTATAACAGTTTTTGTACACCTCCTAATATAAATACGTTCACTACAGAACAAAAAGATGGAACATATTCAGGATATGTTTATGGAGATAAATTGTATCTCCAAGGATGGGATAAAATAGAAGAATATTCTTTAATGACAAATAGAAGAATTAAAGGAAAGAAAAAAATAATAGTTGAAGTAAAAGACGGTTCATTTACTTACAATGTATAAAAATAAGATGGAACAGAAACCAGTAAAATTATTTGAAGCTTGGAGAAAATTTAATGAAGATAACAATCAAATGTCTCCAGAAGAAATGTTATCTCAGATTATAATAGATAAAGGATATGATGAAGCTATTGAGGTAATAGAAGAAAATCCTAAACAATACTTAAGTGATTCTGCTGTAAGATTTGTTTCTGATTATCATGTATCAGAATGGGAAATCACTAAAGAATATCAAGAAAAATATTCTATTCCAGTTGAAAGATATTCTGAAATTTTACAAAGACTAGATGATTTAGTTGAAAATGAAATGAATAAACCTAAAGAAGGAGAATGGTTTAATGAAAAGGTTAAAGATGTTTTAGGAACTGATGTAATTAAATTAGAAGAACATTATTTAGATAAAGTAGTTTTTGATGATTACAATCATTTAAAATACATCTTAGAAAGAAGAAAGAAACAAAGCATTCATTTATAAAAATAAATTACAAATAAACTTTTAAAAGAGACTTAGAAATAGGTCTCTTTTTTATTGAATATATACATTATGTACTAAACAGTAAACCTAATTATGGCAGTAAATATAAATCTTTTTGATATTAAAAAACCCGGCGTAACTATAATTGAAACAAGCGCAAATGATCAAGAATTACTTCAAAGTAATCGATTATCAGAAGAGCGTTTAGTAGTTGGTTTTTCAAGGGTGGGAACATTTAATAAAGTAGTAAGAATAGAAAACGTAGAACAAAGAAGAAGAGTTTTTGGAGAAATTGATTCGTTTTTAGAAAAAAGAGGATCTTATTTCCATAGATTTATAGATATTTGTTTACAAGAAGGTCCTGTTCTAGCACTAAATTTATTAGCTTTAGATAATAGTGATGATGGAGATAAAGTAGAATTTAATTCATTTTCAACTACCCCGCAAACAGAAAATCCTAATAAAATAAAAGAACTTTATGCTGCATTTTATTCTAAAGAAAGAATGTGGGAACCTTCAGAATCAAACTTTAAAGCTATTATTGATAGTAATATAGAAACAAAAGATTCTATTTTATCATTTGTAAATTTAAGTCAATCTCAATATTCTATATTGATCAAAAAAGCAGATTCTACTAGAGAGTTTGATGTATATGCGCACGAATATTTTGGAAAAGAAAATGTTCCTCCATATATGAATCCTTTAGATAAAATTTCAGATTATTTTGTAGATGTAAAGATAATTAAAGGAGACTTCACTGATTATCAAAGTTTGTCTACTGATGCTGTTTATTCAAAATATTTTAGCACTAACGGGTTAAATAAAGATTCAGTTTCTTCTTTAGAAGGTTCATCAGATTTTGATGTTGTTCTTTCTGTTACTGGATCAATAGTTCCTGACATTTTAGATGGGTCGGGAATTTCTTATTCTATTGATAATATCATCAACAACTATTTATCTACTGTTGGTTTATTTTGTACTATTAACGATGATTATTTATTGTCTTTATCAGAAGAAGATTTTTCTGTAATTGATATGTTAGGTCATAGTTTAGTAGATGAAAATTTAGATATAGAATCTATAGACTTTTTATCTTATAAATTTAGTTTATTAGAGAATATAATTTATACACAAAAAACTACATTTACAGAAGATAACGTTCCTTTAGCAGACGGATCTGATCATTATCAGAATTCTGTAGGAAAAGGAGAAAATGGATTATTTTCTAATAGAGTAACTGTAGATGGAACAGATGTTCAGGCAAACATAATTCCAGAAACTTCTTTAATAAAATTAGATAATGGAGCTAAGTATGCAACAATTAAAAATTATAGTACAAGTTCTGGAAATACTATAATTACCTATACACATCCAGATAAAGCAGGGGAAGGAACTTTTAATTATTTAGTTGATTCTGTTGATGCAGCAAATAGTAATGTTGTAATAAAAGGAGTTCATGGAGATCTTGATTTAGGAATGACAAATGAAGATTTCTATTTAACGAACGGAATTTCTAAATATTATTTTGAACTTTCTGGATTTGATGTAGATGGAACAAATAACATAACGACATTTACAGTAGCAGATAATACAAATTTATCTAACATTGATACTAATTATAAAGCTACTTGGTCAGCAGGATATAAAATTTTAGAAGTAGATTCAGCAAATAGTAAAGTAACGATTGACGGTTATTGGGATTTTGATACTATAAGTTCTAACTTAACTGCTAATACAGTTTATTTAAAAACTAATTCAGGAACTACTGGAACTATGGCTTTTTCTGGTCATACAATTGATGATAATGGAGATACTGTAGTAACAATAACTGCTGCTTCTACAGAATTGGCAAATGGAACAACATTTAATTTAGTGAGTTTAGGAGAATTGGATGAGCTTGCAACAAATCCTTATTATGTTACTTTTGGTTTTGATTCAATAACTAGACCAAATATTTCAGCAAATAATGTTCAACTTGTATATGAACCAGACGTTGTAAAAATAGATGGTGATAAATTAGTTGCTTATAAGAGTTCTCAAGCTTATGTTGATTGGGAGTCTGGTAAACTTGCTCAAGGAGATGTTTATTATAAAGAAATTACTGGTCCTACAGATAAAGCATATTATGTTTCAATTGAAAAATTATTAGATAATGATGGAGTAGAAAGAATAGTAATTGATAATTATACTGATACAGATTTATCTGTAAAAGATTCAGAAGTAATGGCATTAGGAAATAAAAAGAAAGTAGGAGATACTTACGAAGCAGTTTCTCCTTCAGAAATTGCATTTTCTTCTAGAATAGGAAATATTAATGAAAAGATTTTAATTGAACAAACATTTGATTCTGGAACAAGAATAAGATTAACTTCTACAGAAGCAGATAAATTAAAAGTAGGAGATTTATTAAATACTCAAGTAAATGTAGAAGGAATAACTAAAAATTATTTAACTCCTATTTTAACTAAAAGAAAAGTAGTAGTTTCTGAAGTAATTTATTATGATATTACTTTAGTAAGAGCTCCTAAAATATTTTTAATTTCAAGTAGTTATTATATTGAAAAATACAAAACATTTAACGACTTCACTGATTCATTTAATTTAATTACTTTAGGTGGATTTAAAATGGGCGAATACCATTTACCTGGAAGCTTTTTAAATAAATCAAGCCAATTAGAAAAAATATTAGGAGTCATTACAGATACTAATTTAGAAGATTCTTTAATAGATAGAAACATTATAGATTTTAGATACTTAGTAGATTCGTTTGAATCTTTAATAACAAATGAACTTTATCCTAAAACAATTTTATCTAATTTATGTAGTAAACAAGGAAGATCGATTGCACTTTTAAATGGACCAAGTATAGAAGCATTTACTAATTCAGTTGCTCCTGGACCAATTTTTTCAAGCGCTGCTAACAATAGAGTATTTGATGCTATTTATGTAGCTGAAGGTGGAAATGATGATTTAAACCCAGATTATAAATATTCACATCCTTCTGTTTCAAATGGAGCAAAACATTCAACTGTAGTTGGACCTTATGTTACTTATGTTAAAAACAATGGTCAAAGAATTAAACTTCCTGCTGGAGCACATGCTTCAAATTTATTTGTTTCTAAAAATAGAACAGGAGATAGATTTAAACCTGCTGCAGGAACATCTAGAGGATTTATTAGAGATCCTAGAGTAGTAGGAGTAGAATATATTTCTGAAAATGATGTTCAATATTTTACTGAAATAGGATATAATCCATTTATAGATAAAAGTGGATATGGAATAATAATGTACGGAAATCAAACAAATTATTTAAAAGTTTCTCCTTTAGCAAATTTACATGTAAGAGACATGTTATGTACAGTTGAGAGATTAATTGAATATGTTCTACAAAGATATATTTTCGATAATAATACTCCTAGAACAAGATTTCAAATATTCGAAGATGTAGATGCTTTATTATTTCCTTTAAAAGATGAAGGAGCATTTACAGATTATTCAATTAAAATAGATTCTAGTAATAACAATGGATCTGTTTTAGATGGATCTTATGGTATAATAGAAATTGAAATTTTCCCTACGTCTGCAATAAGAAGCTTTATTTGTGAACTTAATGTAAAGAAAGGAAGTGGTATAGAAGTTTCAGGATTTAATATTTAAAAATGAATAAAGAAAAGCAACAAAAAGAAAATTATAATCAAAGTCTTAGAGGAAAGGATTGGTTAGGTATAGTTGTTGATATAGAAGATCCTTTACAAAGAGGAAGAGCTAAGATAAGAATATTTGAAAGATTTGATCAAAGAGCTCCTATTGACGATAAAGGAACTTATCCCGACGAACCTTTAAAACTAGAAGATTATCTAGATGAATCACATTTTTTACTTCCTAATAAAGCTTTGCCTTGGATGTTTCAAGTAAATTCTCAAATATTTGCAGGAGGCGAAAATCCAGGATCAGGTTCTTTTTGTACTCCTAAGTTAGGATCTTTGGTAAAAGTTAATTTTGTAAACGATGACATTTATTCCGGAGAATATCATACTGTTCATAAATTAAATGAAAAGATGATGGGAATAATTACTCGTGAAGATGGTGATTATGTAAATGCAAATGTTACTTTCTTTGATGAAGATGAAGATTATTGGATGCTTTATACAAAATCTATAGGACTTCAAGTATATCATAAAGGAAGTCAAATAGTAATTCGCCCAGACTCTTCTATATTCATAGAACATAAAGATACGGAATCTATGATAGAATTAAAAGGTCCTGATATTAAGATAATATCAAATAGAGATATTGACATAACTTCAGAAAATAGAATAACTGTTAATTCAAGTATAGTTAAAATAAATGGAGACAATACTTATTTAGGAAGCTCTCCTACTTTTTCTGCTGTTCATGGAGAACCTTTAATGAAATTACTTAAAGCTATGGCAGTAAATATAGACGGAAAAATGTTTGCTACCCCTGGCGTTACCACTACTGCCGTAGATGCAGCAGAAAATTTAATACTAGCACAAACCGTAAAAGTTGGATCATAATGAATAAAGAATTTAAGACATATAAAGAGTTTTTAAATGAGAGTCAGGAACTAGATCAATCTATATTTCCATTAGAAGAACCTGAAGAAGTAAAAGCGTTTATAGAAAAACATCTTGTAAATAAAAAATATAATGAAGAATATAGATTAACAGGAGATTGGAAAGTAGACGAAGAAGGATATTTTAGCACTCCTGGAAATTTAAATATATCTTCTATGAGAGCAGTTAAGAAAAAAATTCCATTTAAAATAAAAAATATAGGAGGAAATTTTAATTGTAGTCATAATGCTTTATATGATTTAGAAGGTCTTGAGAAGTTAGAACAAGTTGGTGGAAATTTTAATTGCGGTTGGAACAATTTACACAATTTAAAAGAATTAAAAAATCTCGAATCAGTAGGGGGTTATTTTGAATGTCAGAGTAATAATAAATTAACTAGTTTAGAAGGGTTAAAAAAGCTTCAATTTGTTGGAAAAGAATTGCATTATTCATTATATTATTATTTTAATATAGTACATCTAGCACGAAATCATAGGAAGTTTATTTATTATTTTAGTACCTTAATGTTCCCACAATTACATTCAAGGGTAAAAGTTTCTATTAAAAATCATTCATCATATTATGATACTTCATACGAAGATGGAATAAAAACTTTTGTATCTTTGACACAAAACGAACAAAAGAAAATAATAACTGCTTTAAGTGAAGTAGATCTTCAAGCATATAGAAAACTTCTTTCTTATGCTGAAGAAAATAATATTAAGTTACCTTTAGATAAAGAAGTTTACAAATGGAATAAAGAAGCTAAAGATTTAGATGATACTGGATTAGAATTTTAATTTTTTATTTTAAAAATTTTTACTATATTAAAAATAAAAAGGAGTAAAAATTGAATATTTTTTATTTAGATGAAGATATAGATAAAATAGTAGATTATCATTGCGACAAACATGTTGTTAAAATGACAGTAGAATCTATTCAAATGCTAGCTACTGCATATTACATCCAACACGGATACGGAAAAATGTTTAAGAAACTTACAGAAGAAGAAATTTCTTTTATGAAAAATGAAGTATTTGTAGATTTTCCAAGAGAAGAAATTTATAGAACTTCTCATCCATATCACCCTTCTACTCAATGGGCCGCACAATCTATAAATAATTGGAATTGGCTTCTACAATTAGGAATGAAACTATCAGCTGAATTTACAAAAAGATACGGAAAAGAACATGCTACAAATCCTAGATTTGAATGGATGAAAAATAATCCTCCTACAAATCTTCCAGACATTCCATGGACTCCGCCGCCTCTTGCCATGCCTGACATATATAAGCTAGAAAATGTGGTAGAATCATACAGAAATTTCTACATTCATGATAAACCATTTGCTACATGGGACAGATTAAATAATAAACCAGAATGGTTTGAAAAAGGTGACTTCAGAATATGTACAGGGAGTGCAGAGGAGCATCAGGTTTAATTTTAAATTAAAAGATATAGGTAACTATGCCATACAATAAAAGCTTCTTAGGGGATAAAGAGACACGTCGAGGATATACTACAACTAGTAACTTGGTGATGTTAAATTTTCAGCCTTTATATCAGGATATGTTTGTTTTTGATCCTGATCATTTAAGTGATTATGTTCAAGATTATACTAATATTTTGTATTTGTATGAAGAGGAAAATTCTGCTTTTGATGTATATCAGATACAGGCTTTTTTAGAAGATACTTGTGGAATAGATGATGTCGACTTTTTAAAGGTTCAGACTAAGAGTAAAGAAGAAGGATTCTTTTTAGACTTTAAAGATTTGGATGTTAATGAACTTGAGTTAGTAAAGTTTATTAGATATATGGATTCAAATGAAAAAGAATTAGATACTTTAACATTTGATGAGTATAAGAAATTAGGACTTTCCAAAGAGTTAAGTTTTGGAAAACTACAAGAGCAAAATTTTTATATTCCTGATATTTATAGACATTTTGAATATGATAAGTTTACTTTTATAGGTGGACCAGAAGAAGATTCTTTATGGGAATTTAAGATTATGTTTGATGCTTTAAAATTGAAGTATGAATTAGATTATGATTTTATCTTTTAGAGGATATATAGTTTATGAGTAGTACTGCACATATAGAAAATCCAAATGATCCTGGATTTATTTGTAAACCTGAATTAACTGTATCTGGATTAGCAGAAGGAAAGATATTATTAGATGAAATCCTTTTAGTTTCAGAAGGATATGTTAAAAGAGATTCTATATTAAAAATATCTTTAACTGAATCTTATTTACAAGAAAATGATACTTATACATTTAATGCTCAAGATGTTTATAAATTTATTTTAGGAGATAATGTTCAATCTTACTATTTAGAAAAAATAGAAGAGGTTGGAGATGTTACTGTTATTCATGTTTATGGAAAAACAGTTGAATTAGAAAAAATATTTGGAACTTTAGAAGCTAAATCTTTATCTGAAGTTTATTTAGAAATTTCTGGTGAATTACAATTAACAGCTCCTTTAACGTGTCAATTAAGCAATCAGGATCCCGAAATTAGAGGAGTAACTTCTACTTCTGTAATATTTGATTCAAATGAATTAAATTCAAATTTTAGTAAAATAAGAGTTAGATATAAAAAAATAAATGATTCAACTTGGTTATTTGCTGAATCATCTACTAGTGGATCTTTAACTTTATCTAATCTAGAAGAAAATGAAATTTATATTGCTTCTTATATGAAGTATTGTTCTTCTACTGATTGGTCTTTTTATTCTAAAAATTTATCATTCAAAACTTTTTAGTTCTGGACAATATTTGATAAATTCTAAATTGTCTAATTCTTTTAATTCCTTTTTACATTCTTTTATTTCTGTAGAAACTATCATAAATTTTTCAATTTTTTCAGAATATTTCTCTTCTATAAATCTCTGTAAATTTTCAACTAAAGAAGTATGAATTACAGGAACTTTATAAACAAAGTATTTAGACTTAGAACTTTTAAAACTATTTTGAATTTTCTTAGTTAAAAAACAATTAAAATGAAAATCTGTATATTCAGGATCTCCTAAATCATGACTATTTTCATAATCTTTTCTAAGAATTTCTACATCTAAAAATTTATAATAAAATGGATCTAAGATGTCTTTTAAATCTTTTTCTATTTCAGTAGTTAAAATAAAATTCATTTATAATAAGTGGTTAATTAAAGTAACAGATTATATATTGACACTAGATTTACGCAATTCTTTTATTTGTTCTTCTAAATCACCTGGATTTTCTTCTACATTAATTCTACGAGCTTTAGGTAAAAAGTCTAATTTTTCTATTTCATTATAACTTATATCTAACATACCCGTTATTTCTTTTTGTAATCCTTCAATAGAAGTAAGTTGATTTCCAAATAATATTATATTTCCTTTTACTAGAGGAATTTCTTTTAAAGTTTTAAGTTTTGTTCTTTGAGCAAATAAAGACCCATTTACTTTTTTAATATCTTCGAACTTTTCTATTTTAGTAAATCCTACAGTTAAATCTCCATCTACAATTTCTGGTCCACCTTTTAAAGAAGTTAAGTACTTATTATTTGAAAGATACAAATCTCCTACTTCCTGTGGGCAATGAAGTAAATTTATAATTTCAGTATTTTGACAATCTAAATCTCCTACTTTTACTGGAATTCCTTCTAAAGTCTTTAATGGATTATAAGAACAGTCGTATTCGCGACCTACCTGTTTTGGTCCATCTACCAAACTAGGCAAATTGTTATAAGAACAATCAAAAATTCCTTCTACTATTTCTGGAGATCCTTCTAAATTTTCTAATTTATTATTAGAGCAATTGAAATTTTCTGTAATTTTTCTGAATCTAATTCCTATATCTAATAAACTATTTAAATTTCTTCTAAATAAGTTTATGCTTCCATCATAATCATAAGTTCCATCTCCATTATCAGTTAACTTATCTTCATTAATTCCATATTTTGTAAGTGTACGATGTAATTGAGCTTGAGGAGAAGTTAATTCTCTAGGCATAAAAATATTTTCATCAAGTCCTAACTCGTTCATAACATAATGCATTCCTATTTCTGTATCATTTGCATTATAAACAAGTCTTCTTTCATCTTCATAAACAGCTACTGCAATTTTGGAATAAGTTTTACTGTGTGATCTATTTTTATCTATAATGTAATAAAGAGTTACTCCTTGATTATAAACATAACTTTTAAAATAATTATCTTTTTTAGCAGCAGTACACCATCTAGTTCCTGATCCGTATTTACAACTAGATTCTATCGTTTGCGGAACAATAATTAAAAAATCATCATTATCTAATATTACTTCTACCTCAGAAGTTTCTTTCTTTTCTTTATCTATTTCCTTTTTTCTTTTAAGTGCTTGTGTAATAAGCGAATCAAATTCTTCATAAGAAAGTCTTTGAATATCTGCATTTATTAGATTTCTATTTTCTAATTCATGATAAGTCTCTATAGCAGAAGAAAGTTCAAATGGTTCTACTTTATCTTTTAAATGAAATTCAATTAATTTTTCTACATATTTAAAATTAGGACTTGGATCCATCTTTACAAACTCGTCAAACGTTTCCTTATCTATTTTATTTGTATTTAAAAATCTTCTTTTAGCACTTGCTTTAGATTCATTTAAACTTAAAAAGTCTCTATAATTTAAAAATTCTTTATTCATTATTCTATTATTCTTGGTGGTCTGTTTGAAATTACTTCTAATAAACCTAATTCTAACTCATCTCTTTTATTTGATTCTGGATTTATATTTTTAGGAGCTTCTGGAATTCTCCTATCTGGATTTACTTCTAAATTTCCTAAATCCAGTTGTTCTCTTCTAGCACTCGAAACATTTAATTCTCCTAAATCTAATTGTTCTCTTTCTGAACTTTCTGCATTTATATTATCAGGAAGTCTAATTTCTCTTTTAAGTTTTGCTTCTTCAGCAGATTCTTCTTCAATATTTGAAATTTTTATTTTATTTGAATCTTTAAAATCTTGATAATCTTCTTCCTTAGGTCTTCTTTCGTTTCCTTGTTCTGCATATAAACCAGTTTTAGGTCTAACGAAATTAGTTAAGAAATTAAAGTCTTGTCTATTATCATCACTAAAGTAGCCTGTTCCTCCATATCCAAATAATTCTTTAGTAGGCAAATTATAAACTTCTAAAATTCTTCTAGGAATAATTTCAAATGTATGTTTTATATCATCTTCGGTTCCTTCATTAGTAATAGAAGATGCAAGTCCCGAATAATCATCAAAAACAAATTCACAATCTCTAAGCTTTAAAACAATTACTCCTTGAGAATCATCATCATATTCTAATTTATTTCCATTTCTCTTAAGTAGTATTCTAGGATCTATAAGATAAATAGACATATCAAAAAATCTTAAATTTTTAACTAAAACGTCTCTCATATATTTTTTATCTTGAACTGTTGATCTATAAGCTTCCATTAAAGATAAAAATTTCATATCGACAGATTCTCTAGAAGATACCGTAAAAGAAGTTCCTTCAGGAAGTCTTGGACCTTCGTTATTTAAAGTTAAAAGATCATTTACTCCTGAAAGTTGAGTAAACCACCAAGGTTCTTCAATAGAAAATTTTCTTAATAAATTAACAAAATAATCTAATTTTTGAACTCTTAAATCGTCTCCTCTTGAAGATAGAAAATCTCTAGCACCTCCTGAAAGTAATCCAGGTTCTAAAGATTCGTCAGGAGAAATTCTAGGAAAAAATTCAAAACGCAAACCAAATGTTAAATATAATGGATCTTGAACTCCATCTACACTTCTATTTATAAATCTATTTCTATAATTATCGTACTTATTTATCATTTGTATCTATTTAAAATTCTAATCCTGTATCTTCTAAATCTTTAGCTTCTTTATTCCATTTATAAACTTCTTGATTTATAGATAATTTAATATTATTTTCTTCTGAATAAGAAAGAAGTTTTCTACATGAGGGTAGATCCCAATCCATTAAATCTTCTATAATCTTCTTTTGTTCTTCTTCTGGTAAAGATACTAGATATTTTATTGAATCTTCGTATTTTTCTTGAGGTTCAACTTCTATATTTCCTTTAACTTCAAAAGTAAATTTTTTAGAAAGTATATTGTTACGATGACACCGGAAATCGCCACCTACAGACTTAAGATTTTCAAGACCTTTCAAACTGGTTAACTTGTTACCATGGCACGCAAAAGTACCATCTACAAACTTAAGACTTTGAAAACCTTCTAAACTAGTTAACTTATTATAATGCAACCATAAATCCTCTCCTACAGACTTAAGATTCTCAAGCCCTTTTAAACCGGTTAATTTGTTATTATCACACCTGAAAGAGCCACCTACAAACTCAAGATTCTTAAGACCTTCTAAAGTAGTTAACTGGTTTTTAGAACATAAAAAATAATCACGTACAGACTTAAGACTTTCTAAACCTTCTAAACTAGTTAATTTGTTATTAGAACAATCGAAATCGCCACCTACAGACTTAATTCTAAAAGGTAACTTAGTTAACTTCATTTCACTTAAATTTATATCCCCTGTACAAGAGACATACCCTTCTTCACCTATTGTCCAAGCACCAGATAAACGATGCTTCCTAGTTGGAGTCTTTTTCCCTTCTAGGTTTTCTTGGATCCATTTTTTAACTTCTCCAGGATCTTCTAAAGGAAACCTAGATTGATCGAAACCTTTGCTTTCGTTTATAAACTCTGTATAATTTTTTATCTGTTTAGTTATCAATTTTCTTTATTTTTGTTTTTTACATTTGCTAACTTCTTTTTAGTTAGTATCAATTTCATCATCATTGCAAGCAATAATGAATTTTCTTCTCTATTTAATACATAAGCAAAATTTTCTTTTAAAGACCACTTACTGATAAATTCTCTCATATTTAAAGAAGATACATCAATTGCAATTGCATCTATTTCTCTAGTAACTTCTTCTGCTCCAAAAGAACCATCGTTATTAAAGCTTCCTAAAAAACTTATTCTTTTAGAATCTACTTCTAGTTCTAATTCGTCTAAAATTTCTGCTAAAACGTCGTGAGTTTCATCTTGAGGCTCTACTATAAAAGGTCTATTATTTAAAACATTTTCAGAATAATAAACTCCTAACTGCCCTTCCTTTGTCATAGTATACAAAAGAAATCCCATTTTAGTATATTCAATATTATTTGGCATTAATACTCCCTAATACTGGAGCCCATCTTCTCTGTAAAAAATCATACATAGAAGTTTTCTCCTTGTTATTTTTCCAAGTTAACTTTTTCCTTAAAGTAACTCCTTTTAAATCATCAATTGCATCTTTACCCAAAGAAGGATTGTTTTCTATTGTCAAGGTACCTGAAATGTTTTTCGGTAAACCTTTTAAACTTGTTAATTTTTTATTTCCTTCTATTTTAAAACTTTCAACACCTTTAAATTCTGAAAAATCTACGCTTTCTAAAGATTCTAGATCTGTATCAGAAATAACAATTGCTCCTGTTATTTTAAAATCTATATTCTTCATTCTAGAAAAATCGATATAAGGAATATCAGAATTTACATAAAAATCTTTAAAATGAATCTGTTCAACGTTTTTTTCAACATTATGTCCTATTTTAGGATTATGATTGTGAACTAAAATTTTTCTGCTTTCTCCTTCTGGTTCAGGTTTTTCTAAAAGCTTTTTAATTTTATCTGGTAAAGCATTCCACCAAATTCTTCTTTCTTCATTCATTCCAGTATCTAAAATAGGATTAAATGAAGAATCAGGTGCGTCCCAAAAATTAGAAAGCTGTCCACTATAATTTACTTGGGCAGCAACCTTATATAAAGGATTTTTATCTTCACTCGAAACGGGTTGACTATCAAAAGCTTTGTTTGTTATAACATAAAAATGTTGTCCTTGTCTCCAAAAATAATCGTTCCAGTGTACTGGAGTTAAAAACGTAATACACCATTTAGTTCCTGATCCTATCTTTTTTGCTCCTGTCCAATTAAATACTAAATGACATCTCCAAGCATCGTCATCATAAACCATTACACTATTTTCAGAAATTTCTTTTTTCTTCTTTTGTGTATTAGAAATCTTTCCTCTAGCATCTATAATAACTTTTTCAAAGTCATCTATTTCAGAATATCTTTGAATGTCTTTATCGTTTCCACTTATTATATTTCTATTTGTTTTTTCGTGAAACTCTTCTATTAAATGACTAAGAGCCATTATTCTTTCCAGTTCCATGATTTGAGAATAATTTTCATGATCTTTCATTTGAAGAAAGAAGTCACACATTTTCTCAATATATTTTTTATTATTTGTTGGATCTGCAGATAAAAGCTGTGTAAAAGTAGAACTGTTGATTCTTCCAGTTTCTACAAATCTTTGTTCTGCTTGTTTTTTACCTTCATTAAGATGTTGCATTCTTATTTGTTTTTATTTCTTTTAGTATAGTATATATTTCTATTGTTTTACGTACCTGTCTAAGTATTCATAACAACATTTTAAAAACCATTCAAAAGTATCTGTTCCTTTAAATAATTTTAAATAAACATTCCATATTTGACCTTTAACATGATCTACAGGTTCTACTTCTTGTAAAGTTCTTTCTATTTTTTCTTTATTCCACTTCAATTGATTTTGGAACTTATTCATTTGTTCATTTGCATAAGCTCTTATTTCTTCAAAAGTAGAAAAATATTTAATATCATCTTCTAAATCAGAGCCTTCCATAAAAGGTCTTTTAGGATTTAAAGAATCTTGTTGATGTGTCATTTCATGAACTAAAGAATCTTCTAATCTAGACATCCAATTATCCCATTTAGTATCATTTTCTTTTATAGAAAGAACATCTGGCTGTAGTAAAATATGTACTTGTTCATCTTTAGAATTATGAAATGCTGGACTTCCTTCTAATTCTGGAAAATCTTTGTAAGTATGAAATACTACGTCATATTTTTTAGTTACCATTGTTAAATATTCAGCAAGCTCCTCTAAAGAAGTTACTTTAGATTGAATAAAATCTTTAGATCTAGCAACGTCTTTTTTAATTAATTCAATAGCATCCCATGGGATTGATGTTGATACTTTTTCATTTATAAATTCTTTATATGTCTTAAATTCTTTATTCATTATGGTGTATAATTTTCTAATGGTACTGTTAAATCAATTTTATCTCCATTAAAAGTAAAACATAAAAGATATTCAGGAGTAGTATTTACATTAGCAACAAAATAATTTACGAATATGTTTGAAGAAAAATCTACTAATACATTGGCGTCCGAAGTTCCTAAATCGGAATGTGTATACACTTCTAAATTATCTACAAATTTCTTTATTACTATTGTTTGATCATCATAATCTAAAGTGTCTTCCAAAAGTATATCAGAAACTTGTTCTAAAGGATATTTCATTACAGGAAATACATCTTCCTTTAAATACGTTATTACTATAGGATCTAAAATTTTCATATAACTTATATATCCTTAATATATAGTTTATGAAAGATTCTCCTTGTAAAGATTGTAGTTGCGAGACTATTTATAGAAAAATTGAACGTCCTAAAACATACCAATTCGGGGTAGATAGTGACCAATGGATAAAATATTATGTTCCTGTAGATGATTATGCGGATGTAGCTGGTGCTGATTATTTTACATCTTATGAGGACATGGAAACAGATTACAATTCTACTGCTTTAGTAGCCTCTTTAGCAACTAAATTTTTATCTAATGGTCCGGGGTTTGATCCTTGGCACGATACTATAGAAGAAGCTGTAACATATTTAGATAGTTTTGATTATACGTTTGGAGGTTCATTTCCAGCAAATTCTTTTTATTGGACAATTATTTATGTAACTAATCCTAATTATGGAAAAGAATTACAATATGATTCTTCAGTATTAAGTTGGCCAATAAATCAAGATGCTATTTGTTATGACGAATTAAAAGATCCTTTTTGGAAAATTAAATTTCCTATATGTGGATCGAATGGAAAAAAAGACAAAGACAATACTTTTAAATTTAAAGATTGTGGTATCTGGAACGTAGAATATAGACTAAGACTTCGTCCTTTAGTATTTTTTGGTTGGCCAGAAGATGGAGATACTTGTGCAGATCATTGGTTAGAATCGGGAGAAGAAGTAGATAATACTGAAAATAGAACTAAGCTATGGAATACGTATAGATTTTATAGTGCTATGAAAGAACAGGCAGGAGCAAAATATTTAGGAATGACTAAGCTTAGATTAGAAACTGGAATATTTAATGAAGATAGTCAAACACAAAAACCTATAGTTTGGTCAGAAGGAAAATATCCTCAGCCAGTAATTAAATATAAAGACTATTGGGATTCAAATTATGAAAATGGTAAATATCTTTATTATAAGGAATGCTCGCCTACTCAATGGGAAGGAATGCATCCTCATTTAATATCTTCTGATATGGAAGAAACTGAAGTAGTTTATAAACAATTTAACTACAGTTTTACTTCAGGTTCTGTAAGTGAAGGATTATTTGAAGTAACTACAAATGATTTTGATAATCCTGGCGATATTATTCTTTCTAAAAAATCACAACTAAAAGGAGATCAATATAATACAGCAGACATTCCTTTAAAATATAGGTTAGATGAACCTGATAGATTTTTCAGTAACTGTTTAGAAAATCAATATGCTTCTCCAACAGGAGATGTTGAAATTGTACAAAGAGCTTTTATAAATGGTGAATGGAAAAAACTTCGTAAAGTTAGTTATAGTTTAATAGAAGTCGTAGAAAATCCTACTTCAGTTACTTTAGATGTAGATGTAGGAACAGTTATTAATTATGATGTAGGTAACATTGAAGATACTGATACATTTTATAATGGAACTACGTATAAAACAAAATATGAAATTTTAGTAAGTATAGAAAAAGTAACTAAATCTGTTCCTAAAATGGATTATGCAAACGTTACTATAGGAAATGTTACTGAATTAACAGATGATTTTGTTTATGAATTGGAAGGATTTACTCATGTAGATATGGATAAACAAAAAGAAATTTCTATTTATCTTAAAGCTTTACCAGATTCTCCTAGCGGGCATCCTTTAGAACATGATACTGGATTTACAATGCCAGGTATTTCTTCTATACAACCAACTAAAAATGGATCTGACCCTGCAATTATAAATGAATCAGATACCATGCCTGAAAAATATTGGCCTTGGGGTGTACTTTCTGCAGATGAAAGAACAGGCTATCAAGAACAATTTAAAAAAGTATACGAACCTTTACTTCCTATTCGTCCTGATCTTATTGATTTTGATGCTACTGGAACTGGGATAATAGATAATGTTAGAGCAGGGCAAGCATATAGATGGGGTCACGTTCTTTCTGATGAAAATTGGATAGGAAGAAAAAATCCTTTCTGGTATATTATGATAGAAGAAGGATGGATTAGATTAACTAAAACATGCGAAGGTTGTTGTGATTAAGCAGAACCAAATTTGTTAGGATCTAAACTTTTAAAATAATCTAAAGATTGCATTTCTACCTTTTCAGGATCAAATTTAATATAAGGATCTTTTTCAGGTTCTGGAGCAGATGCTAAAGTTATAGTTTTTTGTTGATTTGTATTTCCTAAAATCTCTTCTTTTTTAACAGAAGCTAAATTAGCAGATCCTTTTAATGTAGTAGCTAAAGTAGCTATAGTTTTTTCTACATCTTTTAAAGGTTTAATTTTTCCTTTTCTTATCTCATTTTCTAATCTTTTAGCAGATCTTTTTCTAGCAGTCCCTTCTGATTCTCCTGTTCCAAAACCTACAACTCTATTTACATAATCTATATCAGTAAGTCTTTCTTTTTTAGCTCTTTCAAAATATTTTACTGCTATATCAAAAGCATATTCAGGATCAGCTGCTAACTCAGGATTATTTACTAAATCAACTCCTAATTGCTTAGATGCTTTAGTATAATTGTGTTTTCCTGTAAGTTGAATTAAGCCACCTCCTCTATATTTATAACCATCTTCAAATTTGTCATTTCCTAAATCTTTTCTTTTTCCATAAAGAACTCCAAATAAATATTCTGGTCCTTTTTTTATAGCTGCTTGTGCATGTTGAATAGTAGGAAATTTAACTGCATTTTTTCTTTTACTCTTTTGCTGTTCTTTAGGGCCCCAAAGTTCCATTAATCTTTCAGCAGAATAATTAGTTAATTCTCTTTTAGGAATAAAACCGGATTCATGCTTTATTTGTGCTAAAATGTTAGCTTGTGCTTTAGGATCTGTTATCCCTGCTTCAATTAATTTACTAAGTAAGATGTTCTTATTTAATTGCACTAACTTTTCTTGATCAGATTTTGCAACCTTTCTCCAATTAAAAGTATCTTCGTTTAATTTATAATCTGTGTATTTTATAATCATATTTTTTTATTTTACACCTACATCTAAATATCTTTGTCCATTAATATAAACCGTTAATAATGCTATATCTCTTACTTGAGCTTGAAAGAACTGTAATTCATAATCTATATCAAACTTAGAATCATCATAAACTAAAAATTGTCCAGTCTGATATTTAATGTTATTCAAAATAGTATATTTATTGTAATTCGTCTCAAATATCAAGCGTTCAAGATTAAGCCCCAGAGAAATTGCCTTTAAGACATCACCTTGATTTGTGAAAAAGAGCATCTTCAATTGTGATAGAAGTTGCTCTAATTCATCTCTTTCATCTACTCTTGTAGAGTCAAATGTAATATCATTATTTCCTTTAAAATAAAAATCTTTCACGAAAAATTATTTTATTTTATTTTATTTAATATTCCTAAGCCAGTTTCATCTGCAAATCTATTTACAAGCTGTTTGAACGTTTTAATTTTTTTAGAATCTATTTCTGCTTCTAATTTTGGGATAGCAGCTTCAATTTTTGCGATATCTGCAGGAGGAGCTAATTTAATTACATCTGGTGATATTGAACCATTTAAAATTTCTTTTAACTGTTTTTGAGAAAATTTGTATTTTGAAATAACTTTTATTTGTAACCCATTAAAATAAGATTGTACCTGTTTAAAAGCTTCTCTTGTCCAATCTGAAATTCCTTCATTCATTTTATTATACTCCGTAAAATTTTTAAATCTTTTATTTTGATTACTTTCGTTCATAACATCTTTTTTATTTTCTCTGAAATTTCTAAAAGATGATATTGTAGATTCTTCTAACATACTATCGGGAACTATGTATTTTTGATTTGTTGCTGTTGATGATTGTGCCATAGTAGTACCTTTAAATTCTCCAGGTCCTGTAAATTCTCGGGAAGGTTTTCCACTAGAATCTATAATACCTAAATCTTTTACTTTTTTATTAATTTGTTGTAATTCTGCTTCAGTTTCTTTTTTAGCTAATCCTACAAGTTTTTCAAATTCTTCTGCTTCTTGTTGTTTTGCAAAAAGCTCTTGATACGCAGGAATCATTTCAACTATATTTTTAATATACTTAACTATCGCTCCTACTAATTTTAATAAAGTTTGAGGAAATATTTCAATTGCAGAAAATACTTCTTCTATTAAATTATCAATTCCATCTACATATCCTCCCATAGTAGACATTACTTTTTCTTTCATTTGCGAAGTAGCATTACTTAATTTAGCAGAAATACTTTTAACAATATTTTCTAATCCAGTAAGAAAATCTAAAATAGAATAAGCTTTTCCTTTTTCTAATCCAGTTACTGATTTTTTACCTAAATTTTTGCCTGTAAAATAAACTAACATTGCAGCTAGAAAATGTTGACCAAAATGTATAGTAGCATGTTTATTAATAGAAATCATAAAAGCCTTTTTAAAACTTCTTTGAGCTATTCCAACCATTATTTTACTAAAAACTTCTTTTAAAGACATTGAAACTTGTCTTGCTACAGTTTCAGCAGCTTTCTTATATCCTGGGCCACCAAGTAAACCAAATGGAGCAACAGTAATACTTACCACCCCCATCAAGGCGTGCATCGTACCGTTTGAAAATACATCAATAGGATGTCCTAATCCTTTGTCAGCTTCTAATAATAAAGATTCATTTGCTCCTTTATAAAATTCATAGCTTCCATCTTCTTTTCTTACTACTCCATATTGTTTTCCTGATTTAATATCTTTTACGGCAAGAACTCCATCTATCTTAGTTTTCTTTGCTTTATTAGAATCAAATTCAATATCACCTAATTTTTGAATATTTTCTTCTCCACCAGAACCGTCGAATCTTTTAGCAGTTTCCTCTAAAGAACCCATATCTTTAGAAGCTTCTAAACATTCAAAAATTCCACCTGCAAGTAATCCTACTCCTCCAAGAAGAGCTAAAGTAATACTTACTGGTTTTAAAACTGGTAGAAAACTAGAAGCAAGAGCAAAAAATTCACAAAGAGCGCCAACACTTAAAAGAACTCCAGAAGCATTTCCTCTTCCAATAGCTTTTAAATTATCTACAATATGTCCAGCTGCACCTGCTGCATAACTAGGTAATTCTTTAACTGCTCCCCAAAGATCATTCCAAAAACCAGAATCTTCATTAATAGATTCTTTTTCTAATAAAGTATTTGAAATTAGAGCTACGTTACCTCCTCCAAATACTAAAGTTTTTCCTTTTCCTGTATCGTATTTGTAAAGTTGATCTTTTGATTCTACTATCCATTTACAATTTTCTACTAAATGACTTTGTTCATCTTGAGATGATTCAAAAATCATTTTTAAGTTTTCAACAGATTCAGAATATTGTTTTTGTCTTTCTTCTAAATTTATAAAGTTATTCATTTTTTCTTTTTACGTTTCTTTTTTCTTAAATATTTTGATTTAACTCCTTTTTTAGTACCATTCATAAGATTAGAAAAAGATTGAATTAATTTTTGAGGGTCTCCGTCCTTTAAATTTTTAGTAAGCATTCTTTCAAGTTCTTTTTTTCCTTCTTCGCTTGAAAATTTTTCATTAATTTTTTCTAAATCTAAATTTTCAGGATCTAAAGCAAATTGTTTTTGAACCTCTTCAGCTACTTCTTCTGCAGATTCAACAATATGATCTACGTTACCTAATTCTTCTTTTAATAGTTCTTTATTCGAAGTTTCTTTCATAATCTATATATCTTTCCTTAATGTAGGATCAATTGGTTGTTGTTTCTTTTTCTTTTGTTCTTTACTAAATTCTACTAAGTTTTCTAAAATTTCTTCAAATCTAAAATAATCAATAGAATCTACATCTGAAAGACTTATTGGAAATCTTTCAAATATTAATTTAGACATTACCTTATTTAGCGAATCTGTACGGATCAGAAACAAGGAAGATGGATAAAAGTCCTGAGGGAAACTGAAAGGGTACGGTGACCTCGGCACCGCAGGATTTACAATTATCTATTGTCTTATTTACCATTTGCTTTTTAAAATCTTCTATAACTTTTAAAAATAAAGAATATTTTTCAGTTGACCATTTATATGTTTCTAGAATTTGATTATCTAATCTATCTTCAGTCATATTTTCCCAATCAAGATTTAGATATTTAATATTTTCTAAAATATCAACTTCTACTTTATTTCCTTTTCTTCTTTTAGTAGAAATATAATTTTCTATAACGCTTGTAGTTAAAATCATAGGAGGTTTAATTTCTAAAGTTTCTCCATCATTAAAATTAAAACTATAACATCTTTTAGAAGCATTGTAAAAATTAGATAAATTCTGGTCTTCTTCAAAAAATACTGTATTGCTTGTAAATATTTCTATTCCACAGGCTTGTCCACATTTAGGACAACTAGAAGGATTTTTTATTTTATTTGGAATATGATAAAAAGTTAAATCTCTTACTGCTAATAAGAAAAAGATTTTATCCATTTCTAACATATAATTAGTACTATATTGTTTTGGTCCTACTGAATATTTTACTGTAGGATTTAGTATTCCATTTATAGATTGGTTTATAGTATATGCATCTTTTTGTGCATAAGAAGAAAACGTTCTTATTTCAGTTGTTTGTCCTCCTCTAATTCTAAATGTAGAATTTTCAGGGTAAAACATTACAGCAGAAGGAATTATTTCTTTATTTAATTCTATGTAACCTACATTATTATCTTTAGGTTCTTCTACAAAAAGTTTCTTTTCCGAAGGTTTCGTTTCTTCTTGCTCTTCTTCAGGTTCTTCTGAAGGTTTTTCATTTACGTCTTGATTTACACCAAGTTGTTTTTCTCTTTCTTCTAATTCTTTTATTTGATCTTCATCAAAATTTACAAATTTATTTTTATCTTTCATATTAAAATGGGCTTAAGTCTTTAAAATCAAACTCTAAAATATTTCCTAATTCGTATTGAACTCCTAATCCTAAATAAAATATTGGACCTGTAGTATTTTCTTGTCCTGGAAAAGGATTTACTCCTATACCTGCCTGAATTCCCCAGTTAATTTCAACATCTTTATTTTCTCTAGGAATGTATTTGTCAACAAATTTTTCTACTACTAAAGGATCAATAACACTTTTTACTTGATCTATGCTTACATTTTCATTTGGAGAAGTTGCTATAACAGAAATGCTATTATCATCATTCATTGTAGTAAGCATAAATATTTCTATATTGTAATCATCTCTAGTTATATACGTTTTTCCTGGAAAAATAACTACATTATCTCCACTTACTTCTACAGAATAATCAGTTTCTCCACTTAAATATCTACTTAACCCTTGTTCTTGTTTATCAAAGAACCAAGAGAATTTACCTTTTCCATCATTATAAGTCATTTGAGTATTTGTAGAATCTCCTGTTAAACCTGTAATTGAAACATCTGCTTCTTGAGCAAAAATAACTTCTGTATCAGGTCTAGCAAGCTTTAATGAATCTACTTGATTTTGCAATCTTTGAGACCAATCACTTAAAGAATCAGTTGTTTGTAAAAGAACATAATTTTCAGAATATTCAGTATTCCATTTTGTTTTCCATTTAATTGTAGAATCTTTCAAAGCTTTTTCGTTTTGCTCGTGTATTCTTTGATTAATTTTAATCTGTTTATTGCTATCAAAAAGCATTAATAAAATAATTACAATTATAGCTATTAAACCTACTCTATGAAATGTAGGATTTTTTAAAATACTTTTAAAATTTTCCATCAGGACACTTAAATTTTTTGAACTTTGTTTTTATTTTCATATCACATCCACATTTACCGCATCTTGAATTAGATTTAATAAAATATGGACAACTAAAACATGTTTCTAATCTTTTTACTCTTTCATCAGAAGAAACATGCATAGTTTTTTCAATATGTTCTTCTACCTTTTTTCTCATGTTATCAAGATTATCCATAGTTTTTTCGCAACTCCTTTTATTAATTATACTTTAAAAATATTTAAAAGTTTACTGAAAATATATATTATTAAGGAAATCAACTGAAAATGAAATGAATAAAATAGTAAAAGGATATACAGAATTTTTAAATGAATCTAAAGCAACTGCTAAAAGAAGGTTCTTAGAAACAGATAAAATAGATAAAGAAACTTTTGATAAATTAGTTTCTATAGATCCAAGTTCATCATTTAAATATGTAGAAAAAATGATCGAATATCACTTAGAACATAAAGTTGATGTAGAAGCTTTAGAAAAGCAAATAAAAGAATTTGACAAATTATCTTCTAGAAATTTAATTAAAAATAAAGATATTCAAAGATTAAGTTATGAAGATTTCAAAAAGGAAATAGATCAAGGGTCAACTAAACTAGAAACTAAAGAATATCAGAAAGAAAAAGAAGAGGGAATACAGGTTATTCTTGATAATGAATATTTTAGAGTAGTTGTTCCAGATACAGAAGAAGCTTCTTGTAAATATGGTCAAGGAACTAGATGGTGTACGGCTGCTACCAGATCGCAAAACCGTTTTAAAGAGTATCGATACAGAGATGATGTTACTCTTTACTATATTTTAGACAAAAGAAAATCTAAAGAAGACAGTTTACATCAAATTGCTGTAGCTATTTATCCAAACGGAAATTCTAACGTATTTGATGCAACAGATTATTCTATGTCATTTGAAGAAATTCCAAAAGAATTGTTTAAATATATTCCAGCAAATACCTTTAGACCTAGGAATTTAAGTATTGAATTGAATCAATTTGAAAAATTTGGGATAGAGAAAAATAATTTAAAAAAATTAGAAAATGGGTTATACTACTATAAAGGAGATCTTCATTTAAGTAAAGAAGTATTTGATTTTTTAGAAAAAGAAAATATTTATTTAGAAGCTGTAGAAGGAACTATAAAAATATTAAATGATGATAAATTAACAAATCTTAAAATGCTTCAACATTTAAAAGTTGCAATTTCATTTATTTTAGAAGGATGTGAAAATTTAACTTCTTTAGAAGATCTTAAACAGTTAACACATATACATAAATATCTTACTATAAGACATTTAAACATTACAAATTTAAAAGGATTAGAAAACTTACAACAAGCAACATATCTTAATTTAGGGTACAACCAATTATATACTTTAGAACATCTTAAAAGCTTAACAGAGGTGGAAGACTTGTCTTTACCTAATAATAAGTTAACAAATTTAAAGGGGTTAGGGAAAATTAAATCTCTTTATACTCTGAACGTACAAACAAATTATTTAAAAGATTTTAAAGGTTTAGAAAAATTAGAAAAATTATTTATGTTATATTGTTCAAACAATCAAATTGAAAATTTTAACGGTTTAGAAGGATTAAAAAATGAAAAAATATTTAGTATTTCTATAATTAAAAATAAATTAACAATTTTAAAATTTCCATCTTCAATTAAAATTATAGAAAATATAAATCTACATAAAAATCCTATAATTTCTCCTAAAACAAAAATAGAAATACAGGATATTATACATAATTATACAGGAAGCGGATTTAATTTAAAAACAGGAATTGAAGAATTTTTGAAATTAACAAAGGAAGAACAAGAAAGAGCTTTAGAAAAATTAAAAGACTGGGATCCTGAAGCCTACAATAAAACATTAAAATATATAAATAAAATGAACAATAAAAAATAGAACTATGAAAAGAAAATATACACAATCTTTTTCAGATAGATTAAACGAAAATAAAAATGTTTCTACTAAAAAAGAAAATAAAATAGATAAACTTATTAGTGATTTTGATTTTAAAAAATCAAACATTAAATTAGGTAAAATTACAGAATCTGTAGAAAAAGACTTTTCTTCTGGAGATAAAACTTTTAAAGCATTTACATATTTGAAAGAAAATAAATTTGTTTCTGATATTTATGAAATAGATACAGAAAATAAAAAGATGAAGAAAGTTCAAACTATTTCTCCAGAAACAGAAGCAGGAAGAGCTTCATGGGAAGTAGAAAAAGCAGGAAGAGAACTTATTGGAGAATCTTTAAATGAAAATGATGCTAGAAATAGTTATAATTTTAAAGAGTCAGATGATAAAAGAAAAAGACCTACTGAAGATTTAAAGTATTTAGATAAACTTTTAGACTATGTACAAGAAGAACTAGAAGTAGTAGCAGGAATTTCTGTAGATTTAGAATATCAAAAACATAATGGATGGTCAGAATTTTATACTTGTAAAGTTTCTATTAATGATCGAAATGTAGGTGAATTTGAATTTAAAGTAAATTCAAAAGGAATTTATGTTTTATTAATGGGTACTTGGGTAGATACTACAGTAGTAGAATATGACGGTAAAGAGTTAATATCAAATGCTGTAATTGCTATGATGGGATTCCCGATTGCTGGAGATACTATTAAATCTAAATTAGATGAATTAAAATCTAAGCATCCTGATTTATTCCAAGAAGAAGATTATGACGAAGAAGAGGATGATGATATTGAACCGTTATTTCCTCCAATGGGATTAAATTAAAATTTAAAATATAAAGAACAAAACAAATGAATAATTACAAACAATTTTCAAAAACGGATACATATTCTGGAGTTATTACTTACATACGTGACTATGGAGGACAAAAATCTAAAATAACACAAGAAAAAGAATATGTATTTAAAAATATGTTTTTTTCAGAATTTTATAATTTATGCAATATTCAATATAATAACCATAAAAGAACAAAAGATCATAATCCAAATACAAAGAAAATAAACAGCTGGATTGTCGATTTGTTAATTAAAAATGATCAAACCGGTGAAACTCTTCATATAAAAGAAGAATCGGATATAAATTACTTTTTAAATATTCCAATAGAATATTTATATGCGGAAAATAAAAATATGAATAAAGAAAATAAAATAATAGAAAGCTTTGATGAATTTCAAAATGAAAAAGTAAATGAAGAAATTAAAGCATTAGGAACAAGAAGTCAAATAGATGAAGTTTCTGATTTAATAGATGAGGCATTAAGTAAATCAGAAATTGCATTAGACGATTCACTATTAAGAAAATACCTTTCAGATGCACGAACAAGAATACAATTTATTTTAGACGTAATAGAAAAGGAATTACAAACGTCTACAAAATAAAATTAATTTGTTATAAAATAAAAGAGGACTTAAAAATTAATTTAGGTCCTCTTTTTTATTTTATTTCTTCTTTCCTTTATTATTATTCTTTTCTTCTACTTCTTCCTCTATATCTTCTGGATATTCTATTTGAAGACTATCTAAAAAAGCATCTAATTTAGAATTATCATGTACATCTTGAAACCAACCTACTCCTTGTAGAATTCCCATTGAAGCAGCAATTAAATTTGGATGTGCTTCTGTACCAAGTTTATTATTTTCAAAGCATTTAACCAAATAACCTTCAGCTGCTTTCTTTAATTTTTTAGAATATTTTACTTCTATCATTTAATTCTCCTTTATTTATAATATTCTGGAATTGAATATTGTTTATTTAAAAATTTGTCCATATAATTTGTCATGTGATTTCCATCTTCAGAATTATCTGAAATTGTATCGTGTTGCATGAACAACTGAGGAAAAGACATATAACATTTAAAGTTTTCATTTCTTTGTACTAATGCTGCTAGAACTCTATCTAATTCATATTGATAACCGTTTTCTTCATAATAATCAATAATCCATTTCATAAGTTTTCTACTTAAACAATAAGCATGTCCTGACCACACATGTGATGCTTCCCAAATTCTAACATTTCTAGTTTCATCATTTATTGGATAAGAATCAATATAAGTTTCTGGTAATTCAAAACTTCCAGTACACATTCCTCCACCTAGATAAAATAAGTCCCATTCAGTTTTATTTTCAACTACCATGCTATTCATTATTCTTTCAAATTCTTCATTTACTTTTCTATGAATAATAATATCATCTTCTAAAATTAAAATCTTTTCATGACCTTCATTATAAGCAGTTTTTATTACTTCTAAATGAGAAAGTAAACATCCTAAATATCCAGGAGTTCTTCTAACTAGAATAGTTTCATCTACAAATTCTTTTAACAATTGACCATCATAAGCTTTCATTCTTTTAAAACTTATTCCAGCTTCATTTAATTTTTTAGTTGCTCTAGTTAATCTATCTTTTCTTCTTTCTAAGTTGATAAGGTAAACTTCATCAAAATAGTTATTTATAGAATACCTTTCAGGCTTAATCTGTGCATTACCTTTAAAGAATTCTAGATTGTTGATTATTCTATCATCTTGACAATATTCTTTAAAATCTGGTGCTTCTAGAAGCTTTTCATAAGTTTGAACAGCTTTAGAAAAGTATAATGTCTCAGCATAACAAATTCCTAGAAGATCTAATATTTTATGATTGTAACAAAACCTATTTATGAATAAGATATTGTCATGAGGAAATGGAAGATCTTTAGCAGCTTCTAAAAAGGTAATTGCATCAAAAGGATTTTTCATATTATAATAATAAAGTAAAGCAAGTTCATGATATGCTTCTGCTCTATTACTTAAAAAAGAAATTGCTCTTTTAAATACTTCTTCTGACTCATCTAATCTTCCTAACATCTTCAAAGACTTTCCTTCATCTAATAAACTATACCAATATTCTTCTCTAAAAATATATTGATCTTCTTCTGATTTTTTTCTATATTTTATTGTGTACTCTATACACTTTTCCCAATCTCTACTATCAAAATAAGTTCTAGCAATATAGAATAAACATCTTCTAAAATAAGGACCGTTTGGATTATTGTTTTCGTATTTATGTAAAAGATCTAAATAAAATTCAAATGTTTCTTTTTTATTTTTTCCTTCTGTTTTATGTTGGTGATAAACTTCTAAATCTTTAAATGATAAAGAATTTTCTTCTCCATAAGGAATATATTCATGAATAGATGGTCCATGGAATTTAATTGATTCTATATTTTTCCATATCCTAGGTCTATCATAAATAGATCCAGTTACCTCATTGTGAAAGTCATGTATAGAAGTAATTAAAACTTCATATTTGGTTTGCTTAAAAATATTATATGCTTTTTGAAAAGATTCTACATCTTCTTCTAAAATATATTCATCTGCATCCATCCATAAAATATGAGTATATGGCATCTTTTCTGCAAAGTCAAGGACTTCATTTTTAGTAGTAACAAAATCTTGAAATTCTATTTCTTTAACATAAGCATGCTCATATTGATTAGCTATTTCTAAAGAATTATCAGTAGATCCAGTATCTACTAAAAGATAACCATCTACTATATCTTTTACTGAATCTAAACAACGTTTAAGAATTTCTTCTTCATTCTTAAACATTACACAACATAATAACTTTGTTTCCATTAAATCCTTTGTTTTTATTTATTATACACTGTATAAGTGATAAAGTTTTAGATAAAATATATAAATTATAATTCAATCTTAGTATATAATGGCAGTTACTACACCTCCTATTAACGGAGAAAATATTAAAAATCCTTTAATTGTTCAATCTGATAAGCCAGGTTCTGCAAATAATGATGGTCCACCTTCTAGTGCTCCAGCCGATCCAGCAGCAACAAATCCTAGAGATGTAGAAAGTTCTGTAGAAAAAGAATTTGAATATTTTAGAGATAAAGCTGGAATATTTAATACAAATAATGATTTTATTAAGCCTAAGAAAAAGGCTACAGAATCATGGATGAATAAATATGCTTTTATTTCTTATGGAGGATCTTATCTAGACGGAAGTTCTGGAAATGTTAAGAATGATTTTGTAGGAGAAGGAAAAAAACAAACAGCTACAAAAGGATTAAATACTGATATAGAAAAGTGGCAAAATCCTACGACTAAGAATATTATTGAATGGTCTAAGACTCTTAGAAAAAATACTCCACAAAGCAGCACATTTGATCCACAGTCTCAGATACAAGCTTCTGATGGAACAAGTGGAAATATAACCGAAGATGGAGAAACTGTAGATACTGGAAATACAAATTTAAGTGATTTACAAACTACTTCTAAAGGTGCCATAGACAGAGGAAATATAGGAAAGTCAAATGCTAAAACAATTAATGACGCTACTGCTTCTGGAAATACAGTAAATGGAATAGGAAACTTAGAATATGAATGGAAAGACTTCGCTGCTTGTAAATGGTGGGGGAGGATTCCAAATAATAAAATGATAACTCTTAGAAGATTTAAATTGCCTGTTTTAGATAATGGAGTTATTGCAGGAAAAGAAAGATTAAAAGCAATTTTAAAGAAAAATAGGTATGATCCTGATGATTATATTACTTCTGATTCTGCTAGAGCAATTACTTATTATGGAGAAGGAACAGGAAATACTTTAGGAAGTTTTACTAATTGGACAGTAGGAGCAAACTGGGAAGATGTAAATTCTGATTTAGGAAATCCTGAAATTAATAAAGATGGGATTCAAAACGGAGCTTCTAGTTTTTTAGACAATCCTATTGATGGATCTGCTATAGTAGATAAAATATCAGGAGCTACTAATTCAGACACTTTAGCAAGAATTATTAAAGGATATGGGTTACAAAAACAGTTAGAAGATGGAGATAAAAAAAGTCTTTTAGAATTAGTTAAAACTCAGTCTAAAGAAAATGATCCATTTTCGAATGGATGGCAAAATAGAATTTATGGTCCTATCAATGTAGTTACCAGAACTATGAGAAGAGCAAGAGGACTAAAATTTGATGCAGGTACAATTGATATTAATTTTGAATATGAAGCTGCTCAAATAGGAACAATGAACAGTAAATTGTTAATGATAGATATTATGAATAATATGCATGCATTAACATATAATAATGGATCTTTTTATGGAGGAGATTATAGGTTTCATAGACAACCAACAGAACTTCCATATCCAGAAACTTTAGTAGAACAATTAGAAAAAATGGCTACTGGAGTAGGGGAAGGAGAAGTAAATTATTCAGAAATTTTTAAAGCATATAAAGGAATTGCTAAAGATTATGGGACTGATTTAGTTCAAAGATTTATTAAAGATGCTGGAGAAATAGGAAGCGAAAGCTATAAAACAATTAAAGAGATAATCGATGCTGGAGGTTTTGAAGTTCCAACAGATCCAAAGACTCCTAAAGCAGGTGAAAATAGACAAGATACTTCTGGAACATTAACTTTCGGAGATGGAAACTTTGATGATTCTGGAGCGCCAAGTACTGGAGGAGGTACTTCAGAAACTGCTTTATCTGATATATTTTCTAAGGCTTCTGGATTTGTTGCTTTATTATCAAAAGCAAGTGGTCAATTAGTTGACGCTATAGAAAATAATATTAATAAGGATGGATCGTTATTGAAAACAGTAGTTACTTCTGGATTATTCCAGGAAGGATATGACATTCAAAGAATAAACGAAAAGATAATGAGAATTAATCCATTAACTACAGGAGAGCCTGTAGGAGAATGGCACGTAACAGTAGGAAATCCTATGAATCCTGCTATGATGATAGGAAATTTAGTCTGTACAGGAATGAGTATGGAAATAGGAGAAACTTTAGGTCCAGATGATTTTCCAACTTCTGTTAAATTTACGGTTACTTTAAAACATGGTAGAGATAGAGATATTGGAGATATTATGTCAATGTTTAACTTAGGACAAGGAAGATTTTATACTCCTTTAAACAATAATCAAAGTGAAGAACCTTGGGATTATGGGTTTTCTACTAGAAATACAGGAAACGATACAGGTCTTTTGGATAATGATCCTGCTGGAAGAATAAACCAAAATGATGATGGAACTATTACAGACGCAGATCCTGCTCCACAAGATTTATTTATTGGTCCTAGAAGACCGGGAGAATAAAAGATAATAAATAAAAATATGAATAAAGAATTTAAAACATATAAAGAGTTTTTAAACGAAAGTAAAGAATTTGATCAATCGAGATTTCCTTTAGAAGATCCTGAAGAGGTAAAAGAGTGGATAAATAAAAATGTAATAGGACAAATAAGTAATGATAGAATACGTAGATTTCAAGATAGTATTCAGTGGAATGTAGACAATGAAGGATATTTTAGTACTCCTGGATCTTTGTGGTTGCATAGAATGGAATTAATAAAATTACCTTTTAAAATTAAATCAATAGGAAAAATTTTAAGTATTTCCGAAAACAATTTAACGGATCTTAAAGGTTTAGAAAATTTAGAATTTATAGGTGATTTTTTTATGGCAGATGGTAATCAATTAACTACTTTAGAAAATTTAAAAAATCTTAAATATGTAGGAGGATCTTTTAGTTGTTACGATAATAAGTTGACAATGTTAAAAGGACTCGAAAATCTCAAATACATAGGAAATAATTTTGGTTGTTTTAATAATAAATTACTTTCTAAAAAAGTTCCATTTGAAGTGAAAGGAACTATTTATTTTAAAGGAGATTTGCCTAGTAGTTCCCCTTACAATTATGAAGATTCTGTAAAACATTTAGCTTCTTTAAGTGAAGAAGAACAAAAGAAAATTATAGGAGATCTAGAATCTTGGGATCCTGAAGCCTATCAAATGTTAAAGGAGTATTCTTGGAAAAAAAGATTAAATATTTCAGGATTACATACTGAAGAAGAGCTTGAATGGAGAAAAAAGGCAGAAATATTAGATGATACCGGATTAGAATTTTAAAATATAAAAAAGAAAAATGGAAAAGATATTAGACGAAAAACCTTTAATAATTAAGAATGGAATTGAAATGTACGATTTCTTTGAGCCTTCTTATGAATCTAGAATAGAGTCTGCGAGAATAGATGATGTAGGTTATGTTACTAGTCAAATGGAAGCTAGAGGAGATTTATTTTCTTTAGTTTATTCTTATAATATAAATGACGAATATCATATTTTAAAATATAATAGAATTTCAAATCCATTTTCTATTAAAGAAGGAATGTATTTAGCAATTCCTGAAATTTCTGACATAGAGTCTTTATTTTATACAGAAGCAAAAAGAAAGGAAATGCGACCTGAAATAGAATCTTCTAAAGATAGAATTAAGAAACAAATAATAGAACAATATAATCCTTTTACTAAAGAAAGAACTTCTAATACTTCTTTTGAAGCATTTAAAAATAAGTACAGTAGATTAGAAGAAGAAAAACAATTAGAAGCTTCTAAAAATTTACAAAGTGGAAATAATTCTGACACTGAAAATTTACTACCTCCTAATTTTTCAGATAAGAACAAAAAAGAAGTTACTGTTACTCCTAATGGAACGGTTATTTTAGGAACTTCTGTTGCTGATACTAAAACATCATGCGGAGAAAAAACATTAACTAAAGCAGAATTACTCAATTCATTAATGAAAAATAGAATAGTTAGATAAATGACAATAAGAAATATACATAGACCTGAAATTTTATTAGAAGATCTAAAAGTAAAGAATAAAAATGAATATGTTTATTCTGAAGCTGATGGAGAAGCATATACTAATATTAATAACAAGGGAGTAAATTTTGAAAAGTTAGTAGGTCTACATAATTTTTTCATTAACATAAATGGATTTTCTATTCTTCCTACATCTATAGAAATTTGTACTGTAAATTTAGCAGACAAATATCCTACTATAAAATTAAGAATTCAACCTAAGTTTGATGAATTTGTAAACTTTGGACTTCCTAAAGACGGAGACATCATTACTTTATTCTATAGATCAACTATAGAAGATTTTAAACCTTTAAGAATAGATTTCATAATTACTGACATTAAAAATGAAAAGGATTCTTCTTTTGTTTTATTTGGAGTAGTCAATATTCCTAAACTATTTAATGATTCAAGTTTCTTTGAAGAAGATACTTCTTTAAATACTTTGATCAAACTATCAAAAGAAATGAAACTTGGTTTTTCTACAAATGAAATTGAAACTTCTGATAAACAAAATTGGTTATGTGCTAATCAACCGTTTGATACTTATTTAGAAGAAATTAAAAAACATGCATGGAAAAACGAAAGATCTTTTTATGATTCTTTTATAGACATGTACTATAATTTAAACTTTATAAATGTCTTTGATCAGTTATCAAATGAAAAAGAAAAGAAAGTAAATGTAGGTCTTTATAAATTAAGAGATTTTATCCAAGCTAAAGATAATACTGCTTCTAAAGTTATAGAAGAAGAATTGGAATTCGAATCTCCTATAGTTTTACACAATTGGAAATATTCAAGTATTAAAGAAGCTACGATTACTAGTCTAGGAATTTTAAATGAATCTTCAAGAATTTCGTTAGAAGAAGGTTATCAAAAATATTCTCATTTTTATGATTTTACATTAGATGAAAAAGTAGAACTTTTAAATGAAGCAATAACTTCAAAAGGATCAGAAGAAAATTATTTATCTTTAAAGGGAAATGTATTTAATGATAAATGGAAAGAAAATACTAGACATATATGGTCAGGTATTTCTTATTCTTTACCAGAACATAACGTACATCCTTTTTATTATCAAGCACAACTTCATAACGAACATAATTTAAAAGAAATAGATAAATTTTCTATTCAAGTTACTTTAGATCAAGTCAACTTCAATTTACATAGGTATATGATTTTACCTATTCTTTGGTATGAATATGGAGATACTGCTAAAAAATTAAGATCTATTGGAGGAGAATATAATGCTCTTAAAAGCGATGAAAAGGTAAGTACTACATATCCTTATATTTTAAATGAATTTATTTCAGGATTTTATGTATTGAAAGGATTTCATTTAGATTATGTAGGACCTTCTGATGGAAATCCTCCAGTAATTCAACAAAGATTAATTCTTACTAGAACCGAATGGCCTAAGACATTTATTGTTACTGATGCTGATGATAAAGTAGTAACTAATCTTCCTTTACCAGAAAACGGTTAATCTATAAGTAAACCACCTACAACACCAAATTCTCCAATTGTAGTCAATCCTTTACTATCTAAATAATATAGAAGTGTTTCTTTTTGTTTTTCTAAATTATTTAAACCGTTTTTAAATGGATCTTTAATAATAACATAATATTCGGCATCTCCACCATAAGAAGCAGACCCAGTTTCAAAAAATGAATATTCTTCATTTTCTACTTCATCTTCTAAAAAAGAATCTATAGATATTTCATCTTCTTTATCTACTTGAATTCCTATTCCATAATACGCTGAATAATCTACACCCATTTTTATTCCTATATTTTAATAATAATACCATTTATAAAATCTACTAGAAAGCGATTTTTTCTTATGTTTGAATTTTTTATTTAATCGTTCACCATCTTTGTATGACCAATAGTAACCGACGCAAAGTTCAAATTTTCTTTTTCTCCAAAGCCACTTAAGTTTTTGTAAAAAGTTTAATTTGTAAATACGAACAAAGGCATCATAATCTCCTTGAAGTTCTTCGTCCTCTTCATCTTTATCATAAACAAAAAATGTTTCAAATTCACATAATTCGTTTTCATAGATACATATTCCATTCAAATTAATATCCCAATGGTGACTTACCCATTTAAAACAAACTTCTTCATAAGGTATAGTTGCTATTATAGAAGATTCTTTTTTCATTTAAAATAACTCCTCATTTGAAGAATCTACTAGTGTAGGTTGTATCTTAGAAAATAATCCTTTTCCTTCTTTTAAATCTTCAAATGCTTGATCAAATTTACTTACTAAATCTTTAGGAAACGTTTGTCTTGATAAATAAAGAAGTTTAAAGTTTAAAAAGATATTATGTTTTAGTTCTTCTAAAGGAACGGTTATGTAAGTATCTTTTTTAGAATTTGATTTATTGATTTCATATTCTAAAGTGTCTTTAATAATTTCAATATTTTTTAAAATACTTTTAATATGAATTGGAAGATTCTGTTCTTTAAACTTTTCAAATATCTTTTTTACATATCTATCAGTTACTCTTGTAGGATTTCCATTTTTATTATTCCAATGAAAAGAAGAAGGAACATTATCTTTATCGTCTCCTTTTAAAATTTTAGTACAGATTTTTTCTTGACTATCTATATTATGAATATCTAAAGAGCTTTGCAATATTTTATGTAAAGGAACATCGGAATTAGAATCTGTTATACTAATATCTGAAACGTCAAATATAGAAAATGGATCATCATTAGAAGTTTCTGTTGCTGCTTCTAAAATAGCAGGTTCTTTTTCTTCTAAAATTTTAATATCTTCTAAAGTAAAATCTTCAGACATTAAAAGCTTTATATGATTTCTTACTGGATGATAAATTAAAGTTCTAGGTTGAAGTAGCTGTTGAAAATCTCCATCTGAAGAAAGAATAATATTAACACATGTAGGATCTTCTTCAAGCAATCTTCTATTTAATAAACATACTAAATCATCTGCCTCAAAACCTTTCATTCTAATATTTGTATAATGAGGTTCAGAAGAAATCATCCAATCTATTCCTGTTGTCCAGGCATTCCAATCCATGTCATCATGTGAATCTTCTCTATTTGCTTTATAAGATTTTTCTCCGTGAATATCAACTTGTTTTCTCCAAGAAGAAGAATCTTGAACAAAATATACTTGATCAATTTTAGAAAAGTTTTGACATATAGTTCTAAATGAAACATTGATACTTTCCTTAAATATTTCTAATGCTTCAGGAGAACCTAATTTTTTCTCAGTCGTTGGAAATTTATGCCCTACTCTATTTGCATAATATTTTACATCAGCATTTTGATAGAATAAATTGTTTGTGTCTACTATTAAATTAACTTTCATTTTCTTTTACTTAATTATCGTATTCATAATATTGTTCTCCAGTAGGAGTTACTTCTTTAATCACTCTAGATTGTGAATCATATTCTTTTTTCCACCATCTATTGTATTTATCATTATAATAAACTTGATTTGAATTTTCGTCATATTCTGATTTCCAATAAAAACCTTTCTTGTCTTGATAATAAATTTTATTTTCTTGTTTATCATAAAATAAAATAGGATCTGGAATTTCTATAAAAAGATCTTCTAATTGTACTTCTCTATGTTCCCCATTTTGTAAATTTGGATCTCTTGCAGTAAGACCTTCATTAGAATTATTTTTTATTGAATATGTTTTTATTTTAAATTTCTTTTTAAAATCCGGTCTATTGTCAAATTTAATTCCGTTAGGATTTTTAAAATATATTAAGTTTCCTTCATTATCATATTCACATTCTTTAAAATAACCACTTGACATTTCTTGATATATTAATCTATTTGAACTATCATAAATCATTATTATAAATTGTCCATTTTCTTCTTCATGATAAATTACATTTTTATTTTTATCATAAAGAGTTATTGGAAATGTAATATTATCAAAAACTTCTTTAACTTTCATTTTTTATCCTTTTTAAATTCTTTAATCACATCTAATATAAAATCCAATACAATCATTAATAGAATAACTGTACCAGCAAAGGTCCAAAAACTTCTAAATATTATTTCCATTATTCTTTTTAACTAATTGTTGTAAATTTTCTAAAGCTTTAATATTTAAATGCTCAAAGTATTTTGTTTTATATAATCTTCCGCCCTTTTCCATTGCTTCTACTATAGTTTCATAGAAAGTATTTGGAGTTGATTTTTCATGTTTCAATATTTGAAGTTCATTAAATACTTTTTCTTGATTTAAAATGAATTCTTCTTCATCATAAGAAAATCCTAAAAGATCTAAATCTTGAATTATTTCTGCAAGTAAATATGGCTTTACATAATAATGTTTTGGGTGATTTAATGTAGGATTGAAACTAGTCGATTTTATCAATCCTTTAATTGTTAACACATCTTCAAATGACCATCCAGCTCTTAATAAAAAAGTATTTGCAAAATCTGCAGAAGCTTCTTCATTTACCGAAGATCCTGGAACATAAATGACATCATGAAATAAAATACCAGTTTTAAGTAAAAGCATTTCTTTTTCAGATAAATCGTTTTCTATTTCTGTTGTAATAGAATCTAATAAAGAAAAAACATGATCTACATTGTGATATTTTCTCCAAGGTTGAGAATATTGAAATACTAATTCGTCTAAAAATAAGTTTAAGTGTTCATCACTTTCATTGAAGTGAATTATTTGTTTAAATGTTTCTTTTAAATTTTTCATATTTATTATACTTAAAAATAAGTGAAAAGTTTTCTATTACAAAGATTCCAGAAGTTCAGTTCTTTCTTCTACCATATTTTCTAATTGGTCCATATCAAAACCCAAAATATTAAAATGTACTTGTGCTTTTAATTCATCTAGTTTTCTTTTTAGATATACTATTTCTCCAATGCTACCCGTCTCATTAATAGTGAAATTTATTTCAACAACACAACTAGACGGGAGAGTTGATAAAAATTCAAGTATTGTCATCGTTGGAATGTCTTTAATTTGAATATGTTTTAACGTTTGAATATTGATATTATCTAATAAATTTTTATCATTGTCTATTCTTAAACAGCTATGAATAATTAAATTTTCTAAATCAATTTCAATTTTTGGGTTAATTTTAATTTTATTATGTCCAAAACCGATACGGAAAGTATTAATTTTAGAAGGAAATTGTTTAAAATTTAATGTGTAATTAGCTGAGTTTCTTTCTAAAAATAATTCACCAGTAATAATATCAGGCATATAATCTATGTAGTCTATTTTATCTAAACTTTCAATCTTCAAGTTTTTTAATTTTTTAGGAATTCCTTTAAAAGAAAAAGGATTTTCATTTACTCTTTCATATCCAACCCCTCCTCTAATAATCAATCTATTATTAGAAGGAAGTCCTTCTAAAGTTTCTAAATTATTTGAATGGATTTCAATTTCATTAATAAATTCTACAGAAGAAAGTATATTTAAATCTTTCAACGTTTTACTAAAAAAATGACATTCGCCATGAATATTTTTAATTTTTAAATTTTTAAAAAAATCATCTCTTTGATTTCTAATATAAAAGTTATGTAAATCATAAGTGCTGTCTATATTTTTAGTTATTTTTATTTCATCTACATCAATAAGAATGTCGACCCCACTAAATGACGATATTTCTTCGAACTCTTTATTAAGAATTGGAAAATTTTGATATTCTTGTGGTAATAATTTGCTTAATTTGTTTTTTGTATATTCAGAATATATCTGATCATTAGGCGCATCCCAAATAGTTATTCCGTTACTATTAGAATGAACTGCCATTTTATATCTTTTAGCATTCGGTGATAATTTTTTATTTTGAAAATAGTATAAAGTTCCATTAGGATATACATGATAGTAGAAATAATTTTTACTTTCAGTTGCTGCAGTACACCATTTAGCTCCATAGCCGTATTTTATCGAAGATGTTTTATTTAACGGAACTACTATTTTCCATTCTTCATCATCTCTAAGAATCAATTCGTGTGATTTTACGTCTTCACTATTTCGTATAAATCTATTTGTAATTGCTTCAACATCAGTACACATTTTATGGATAGAAAATTCTTGGTATGGATTATACATGTTATACTTATTTCTTTTATCTAAATTATACATAGATTTAGTAATAAATTTTATATAAAAATGAGAATATTGGTGTAAATAAAGTTCACAAATAAATATCATATATTTATATGCTTTAAAAGGAACCGCTTCTTTTAACTTATTAAATTCTTCTTTATTAATCTTTCCGGTTTCTACATATTTTTTTCTAGCTAATTTTAAACTCATTTCATTCTCCTATTTAAAATGGTATATTTTCATCTACTTCAATTATTTCTATTTCATAATCTTCATTTTGTACTGCATAGACAGGTTTTTTACCCCATATAGTAGTATACCCTCCTGATAAAGATAAATCTTCTTCTATCGATTCTTCTATTTCTTCATTTATTTTTTCCGTTTCTTTTTGACGAGGATTAGATAAACGAACACTTCTAATAAATGCTCCGTTCATTTTAAAATTGGCTGAAGATTCTATTTCTAAATCTTCAAAACCATTCTTAGATAAATCAGAAATTTCTTTTATTGGATTTCTTTTTAAATCTATATTAACACAATATGAAGGCAAATTTTCAACTTTAGTTATTTTATTATTTGCTAAAATAAGATTATCCATTTTATCATTTAGATTTTCTATTTTAGTTATATTATTATCTTCTAAATTTAAGTAACATATTTTATTTCCTCTAGGTAAATCTATTTGTTTCAAGTTATTGTAATTTACTGTCAAAGCTTTGATATTTAACGGGATATTTTTTAATGATTTAATTTCGGTATGTTTTAGAAATATTTTTGAAGTAATTTCTAAATCAGTATAATCTATATGTGAAATATTTCCGTGTATAATACAAAACTCTCTTACTCTTCCTTTAGGCAACTTCACAGAAAAATTGTGAGTGTTAGAGGGCATATAGTTCACAAATCTTAATTCTGTTTTTAAATAAACGAACTCTGGTAAATTATCATAAAATTCTTTATCATGAACAATTAAATTTGAGCGACTTCCAAAAAGATATTTTATTTTTATAGGAAAAGAAGACATATAAATAGAACTTATAATATCTGACATTTCTTCTGCTCTTTCAAAAATGTCAATTGTTTTGTCATCATTAAATACATATACTAATTGAGTATAATAACTTTGTAGTTTTTCAATAAAAGAAATTTTAGGACTTAGAGTAAAGTATTTATCTTTTATAAACTCTTCATTTTTATAATCAATTAATCTCAAAGCTTCTACATGATTCGCATTAAATTCTTTTAATGTTTCCTTTGCTTTTTCTTCGTTTTCAAAACGAAAAGAATATAGTAGAGAATCGTCTGCGTCCCAAAGTTCAACTAAATTTTCTTCATAATCTACTAAATATGCAGTTTTATATTGAGAATCATTATGCATAGGTTTATCTGGAAAATCGTCTAAATCTTTAAAGTGGACATAATACAAAACACTAGAAGAATTTCTATATTCACGAAATCTGTTACTGTTCTTTGCAGACGTACACCACTTGGTTCCTGCGCCATGTTTAATAGATGCATATTTTGTATGAGGAACTACAATTTTTAATTTTTCATTGTCTACTATTACAGTTTCAGAAGTATGCGAATCTAAAGTTTTTAAAATTTTATCATTATATTTCATTCCTACTTCAGTTAAGATACGGTTAAATTCATTAAAATTTAACTGATTAATATCTTCTTTAATGTATTTCTTTTTTCTAAATCTATTCCAATGATAAATGTATCTTGCAAGTTTAGGAATGTCGTGTTCTGTAAAATCGTTTTGTAAATAAAATTTACACATAGCTTCAAGATACTTGTAGCTTTTAGAAGGATCCGCTTCTTTAAGTTTATTAAAAAGTTTTTTGTTTATTTTTTTCTTAAGTAAATATTTTTCTTTAGCAGTTTTTAAACTCATTTTATTCTCCTATTTAAAATGGTACCCCGGCTCTGTCGCAAGTACTTTCACTAAGTGTAATACCCGAATTTACTATAATTTTTTTACTATTTGGTAAAATTAACGTTTCTTCTGCAGTTCTAGGGTTGGACAATGAAAGTTCAGAAACATCTATATCGTTTATAACTATTTTGTTGTAAGAAAGATTTAACGATTCAAAATTACTATTCGAAAGATTTTCGGGTAAAGACTTAATATTATTTTCCATTAACAATATTCTTCTTGTCCATTGAGGAAGATTTTCTATTTTTTCAATTTCATTATCTACTAAATTTAGTAAATTCATTTTTTTAGGTAACCCTTTAATCTTTTTTATTTTACATTTACTTAAATTAATTTCTTTCATTTTTTCTGGAAATACTACTTCTATTTCATTTATTTCATTAGAACTTCCGTTAAATATTTCCAAATGCTGAGTATTTAAATTTAAAAGTGTTTTAATTTTAGTATTTGAAACGTCTAATTTCCAATATGAAATATTTGAAATATGTTTTAAATCGTCAATATCAGAATCATGTAAATCCAGATCATATATTAATCCGTTAGAAAAAGATTTCCAATTATCTATTTTTAAATTACCTCCGTATAAATATACAGAAGTTATATTTTCAATATTTAAATTTTCAAAATAAATTTCCCTTATAAATAAACTTCTACAAAAACAATTTTTAATTTTAATAGGGTAGTCTGTTGGAATATAATTATTATATCCAAATACATCTAATGTTCCATCATCATTAAATACTCTATAACTTCCTACTTCGTCAATTATTTCTTTGTCGTATTTGCTATTTTGTTCTTTATATTTTTCATCAAAATATTTTTCTGAAAAATCTATATAAGATACTGCAAGTTTAATTATATCATGAAAATCTGCTCTATGTGGAGGATCTAAAGATTTCCATATTGCTATTTTTTTATAAATTTCTTCTAGATTTTCTTCAGTGTTTTTTGTATTTTCCCAATGTATTACATAAACATTTGAATCTTCAACATCCCAAAATTTAATATATTGTTCTTCTCTACTAACTTCTGCTGCTAATTTATACAAATTACTATTTGAAGATGGATCGTCTGGATGCCTATCTAAATATTTAAAATAGAAATAATATAAAACACAATTAGAATTTTGATATTGATTAAATCTGTTATCTTCTGTTCCTGCTGTACACCATTGAGTTCCGTACCCGTATTTTATAGAAGCAGTATCTGTGTGAGGAATAACTACTTGTATATCATCATTGTTTTCTAGAATAGTTTTTTTATATTTTCGAGTGTCATTTTTTTCTATAAATTTAATATTATATTTTTCAAATACTCGAACTAAAATAGTTCTAATTGTATCAGCAGAAAGTTGATTTATATCTTCTTTAATGTAACCCTTTTTTCTAAACCTATCCCAATGATAAATTAATCTTTCTACCCATTTTATTTTATATAGAGTTAAAAACTTTTCCGGGTAGTGGTCATCTTCATTTATGTAAAAATAATAATTTTCATACATATCACACATAGCTTCAAGATACTTATAGCTTTTAGAAGGATCTAGTTCTTTTAGTTTATTGAAAACTTCTTTAGAAACTTTTTTTGTTTTTAAATATTTTTCTCTAGCAGATTTTAAACTCATTGCCAAGATCCTCTTTTATTATTTAACACTAAATCTTCAATAAAAATATCATTAATTTTAATTTTATTTCTGTGTAAATATAATCTATTAAACTGATGAGACATTAAATTTTCAGGAATTTCTTTAATTTCATTGTCATCTAAAAATATAGTATCAAATTTTAGTGGCAAATACTTTAAATCCTGAATATTATTATTTCGTAAATAAACTTCTCCTACATTATCAGGTAAATTTTTCAAAGATTTTAAATTATTATTTTCTAATACAATCTCATCCATTTTATTTGGTAATTTACAATCTATTTTTTCTAAAGGTACTCCATTTGCGTGTATACTTAAAACATTTTTACTAATAAGCTTTAAAGATTTTATTTGACTCCAATTCAAATTTATTTTAAAGTAAGAAATATCTTTTAAATGATATAAATTTTTAATTTTGCTATTAGTTAAATCAATATAATAAGTACTTCCTTTTGGAAAACTAGACCATTTATTTAAATCTAAATTGTTAGCTTCTATTTTATAACATTCAACGTTTTCAATATAGTTAGATAAATCATTTATCTTCAAATTATTTAAATATAAACCATCTCCTATAAAATTCTTTATTTTTATACAATTTTCTCCTTTCTCTTCAATATATGAATTTAAATCACAATCTCCATAAAATTTATCTAATGTTCCATCATCATTGAAAATATATCCTCCATTATTAGGTAAAAGCGTTGCCAAATTATTTTGTTGAATATATTTTTTACTTAAAAAACGTCTATTGAAAGTTAAATATTTAATTATAGGAACATAAACTTTTTGGAATTCTAGAGAATAATGACGTTCAATAAATTCTTGTAAATCCTTTCTAACCTCTTTTGCAGGTTCTTCTAAATCTATACTGTAACAAGTTAAAATTTTATTGTCATTAACATCCCAAAATCTAATTTCATCCTCTTCAATATCTATATCTATAGCAGTTTTATAATAATTTGAATTTAATTCAGGATTATTAGGATGAGTATCTAAATCTTTAAAGTGAACGTAATAGAAAAAATGACCTGCGTTTTGATATTCATTGAATCTATTGGATCTTTTTGCAGCAGTACACCATCTAGTTCCTGATCCGTATTTTATAGAACCCATATCTGTATGCGGAACTACAATTTTGAATTTATCGTTATCTACAATAACAGTTTCATGATATTTTCTAGTGTCCTTTTTTTCCATAAATTTAATATTAAATTCATATCCGGTCTCTAAAACTATCTCTACACATTCATTAAAATTTAATTGATTAATATCTTCTTTAATATAACCTTTTTTTCTAAATCTTTCCCAATGGTAGATAATTTTACTTATAAATTTAATCCTATGATTCTGTTTAAATGCTTGTGGATAACCGAGATCTGGAGATTTAGTTAAATAGTAGTCACACATTGCTTCGATATATTTAAACGTTTTAGAAGGATCATTCTTTTTTAATTCGTTGAAAACTTCTTCAGAAACTTCCCCTGTATCTAAATACTTTTTTCTTGCTGATTTTAAACTCATCGATACGTTACTCCTTTAAAATTTTTCTTAATTGTTAATTGAATGTGTTGTAATATAAGAAAAATTTTTTAAATAAAAAAATCTCTACTAAAATTAATTAGTAGAGATTCAATATGAAAACAACAAAAATAGTTTTATTTAGCCACGGAATTGATCTAGGCCTTCAAGTTCTTTAAATTTATTTATAACTATATCTGCATTTTTTTGATGTATTTCTGGTGAGATGTCTCCATAATCCTGTGATCCTTTAACACCTCCTTTAGAATTGTTATTTGTTTGATCTACTTTTTCTCCCGATTCGTATTCATCATCTATACTAAATTTTTTAAGTACATCATGTTTCTTAGATCCTTCTTCTATTCCATATATAAGTTGCATTAAAGCTAAGTAAGTAATCGAGCCTTCCCATATAGAAGCCATTAGAGCATAAGAAGCCCAAAATGTAGCAAATGCTAAAGTAACATTTGTAACAGGAACTTTTTTATCTGAAGCAGCGTTTGCCTTTAAAAATTTAGTAACAAACGGTCCTACTTGTTTAAGTAAATCTTCAAATGACCCTTTAGTTGTATACTTACCATCTTCATTTAAAACACCATATTCTAATTGTCTTAAAAATCCAATATCAGTTAAAAGAGAATCATTTCCTAAAATGATTTTACAATATTTTTGAAATTCTTGAATTCCAAAATTCGAAGCATCTAAATTATCAACTCTATTATTCCAATAAGAACGTATTACCTGATGTAACCATTTTCTATTGGTAATATTGTGAGTACTATTTGCTTGATTTAAATATTCTTCTGAAAGCATCCAAGAAGCCCATCCAATAGTATTCATCCCAGGAATAAAATTATCAAAGAAAGTATCATACCATCCTTCTGATTCTTCTGCTACCGACATCTTATAAGGATTTTTTTCATCATCGTCATTTTCTAACATATACTTAGAAACATAAGCTTTCATAGAAGTATAATCTTCTATATCTTTTCTTCCTGAAACATTAAATCCTGCATATTGATCAAATACTTCATCTATCCAATCTTCTTTAGAATCTCCTGCTAAAATTTCATTCATCAAAGAAGATTCAGTTATAGACTCTCCTAATTTCTCTATTCCTTTCATGTACTCTTCTACATACTTAAGAGATTTTTGATCGTCTGCAATTCTTATGGTAAACTTTCCTTCTCCTTTAAAACTATCATTTAATTTTCCTAAAAAAGAAAGTCCTGCTGTTTTAGAAGCAAATAAACCTCCAGCAACAGATTTATAAATATTTTTTATCTTTGTTTTACTAGTACTCTTTTTATGTTTTCCATTTTCCCAGATTTCTTTAATCTCGTACATGTCTGGATTTCCTCTAAGATAGAAGAATCCCCATACAACCGCGGCTGCCGCTAATACAGTTACCCCTGCAGCAGTTGTAAAGAAACTAAGAATGGCTTTTCCTCCCATCAATAAAGATCTTCCTATACCTGTCCAAAATCCTGCTCCCCATAAACCAGTAGTAGTTCCAGCAGAAGTTGCAGCAACAGCAGATTTTACACCTAATGCAGAAAGAGCCTTTGTAAAAATACTTACTTTAGCTGCTCCTGCGGCTGCTGCAGTAGTTCCAACAGCAAAAGAAGATTTAGCAACAGCAGCGGCTCCTGCTTTCGATATAGCTGAACCAACTAACCATCCCCCTAATTTCTTAAAAGCAAATTTTGCTACCAAACCCATTCCTACATAAGTAGTTAATGTCTCAGCAACACTAGTAACCATACTTACATTTGCTGTAGCAGTTTCATCACCACCTATTTCATTTTCTACGTTTAAAGATTCTACATCTTCGTCCTCATAGATGAACCCAGAGGTGTTTGTTTCTTTAAGATGATTATTACTATGTCTTTTCGATTCTAAGTCCTTAGAATACTCCGTATAATTTTTCATTTATTTTTAGTCTATTTAATATTAGTATATATTCACAAAAAAAGAGACCTTAAGTCTCTTTAATATTGTATATTTGCATACTCTTTAAATTTCTTTTCTAATTCAGGATCATCAAACTTTATACTTATCATAGTATCTGGATGAACGCATTTCCCATGACCATTTTTTCCTGTCAGTAGGTTTAAAGATCCGGTTTTTTCGAATTTAATTGATTGTGAATTGTTCCCGTACGGTCCAATATTTCTAAATTCAAGTTCTTCTATTTGCATATTATCCTTCTAATTTTTTCATCTCTATTTCAATATAATCTACTAATTTTTCTATTAAAGAATCTTTATATCCTTTTTTAGACAGGTATTCTTTAACTAATTCTCTATTATTCTGTTCTTTCATTTTAGAAATATCTACATCTATATCTATAGAATCTGGAGTTAAAGATTTATCTATAAATTTAATTTTAGTATCTCTACTTTGTGTATTAGATAACATATCCATAAAATTATCTAATTCTTTCGTATCTTTAATTTCAGAACTTACATTTACATCTACAAAATTATTTTTAATTATTTTTTTAATTTCATCTTCTTCTTTTCCTAATAAAGAATCATAATTAATAGATAAATGTTTAGGAGAAAAAGTGTTTATTATTTGAATTTCTTTTCCAGTTTTAATATCAAATCCCCAAATAGATTTTTGATTTCCTCTATCATTTCTAGTAATTTCATAAGGTGAACCATTAAATCTAACATTCTTTATTTTTTGAGAAGTATGAATATGTCCTGTATAAACTTGTCCAAAATCAGCATAAGATTCTGGTTTATTTCCATGCTCTACTCTTCGGGTTCCTGAATACAAAGCTCCTATAACTGAAGTATGTGCTAAAAGATAATCTGAATCTTTAATTCCTTTTAAGGTTTCTTTTTCGTGTTTTGAACTAAGTTGCCATGGAAGTAGGGCTATATCTTTATCATGAATTCTTAACACTTCTTCTTCATTTACTATAAGATGAACATTTTTTATTCCTTCTAAAATAACTAAAGAATTAATTTCATTAGTATCTTTTCTGTAAGTATCATGGTTTCCACAAATGACATAAACTCCTTCTGGAAATAAAGCTGCTAAATCTTTAAAAAGATGTTTAGCAAAACACATAACAGAAATATTAATAGCATTTCTACTATCAAACACATCTCCCATGTGAACTAAAATATCAGTAGGTCCTTTTCTTTTTGATACTTCTGGAATAAAAAAATCATAATAATAAGATCTAGCTATTTCTAACCATTCTTCAGAATTATTCTTTACTCCAAAGTGAGAATCTGTTGTCATCCAAAGTTTCATAAATTTAATCTGATAGTGGAATTAAAAAATGAAACAATCCAACTACTAAAAACCCTTCAGAATGCATTTTTTCTTTACTAGGAAACCAAGTTGAAACAGTTCTTAAAGACAGTTTATCTACTTTATGTAAAATATCATAATACCATTTACCGTCTTTAGAAAAAGAAAAAGTATGTATTTTTCTTTCATTTGAAAGATTATCATAAACATAAACTTTGCGATCGTAAACAACTACAAAACACTTTTCATTTAATTCATCAAAAATATTAATATAGTAATCAATAATATTATCATTTGGAATTTCATAGTTTATAAAATATCCTTCATCAAAGGAGGATAAACCTATTTTAAAAGAAGAAGGAACTTTTAGTAATAAATTTTCATTTCTTATAGAATGACTAATACACATTCTAAGATCACTAATAAATTTATCAGTGAATGTAGAAGACGGGTTTTCTTCATTAATTATCATTTGAGATAGTATGTCATCAGTTCTTAAAGGATATTCTATACTTTCCTTAAAAGATTTCCATAAAGTTTCTTCATTTTGATATACATCAAATTCTTTATTTGATTCTTTTTCCATATTTTTATTTATAATTTTTTAGTTTATTTTAATTTTAATAACAAGCAGTATAAAATATAGGAAGACCTTTCCCATTTTTAAAATTTTCAATAGCCATTTTTATTTCTTCGATGTCACCTATTCTTGTATTAGCAACATCTTTAATAGTAATTTCTTTACTTGTATCCAAATTTGGATATTGTCTAGAAAAATCAGTATGATATAATTGCGCATCTAATATGAATTTATTAATATCTTTTGTTAATTGTACTAGAGCAGGAAAATATTCGCTAATTGATGTTGCAACTGGAACAGCTCCTTGAGGACCATACATTTGTTTACCCCAATCTTTTAAAATATCTATCTTATAAGGATATTTTTGTTGATTGTTTTTATTTTTAAAAAACGATTTAATTTTTTTATTAAACTCTTTTTCTTCGACAGAAACATACTTAAGTATAATTTCTAACACTTCACTTAAATATTGAACATAATCCTTAAGTTCATCAATTTGTTCTGCTAATAGGTCGTATTCTACAACTTGTTCTCCATATTCTGAATTTATTTTACCTTTAAGCCATTGATAAGCATCTTTATCCCATTCTTTTAATTCCCTTCTAATAAATTGTCTTTCTTCTTCCGATAATAATTTAATAAAATATTTGTTAAAAGCTTCTTCTCTACTAGAATTAATTTCTTCTTCCGAAACTTCATTAGGAAATCCTTTAAATGAAACAAGTTTATTTCCATTTAAGAGTTTAGCAGATTCTGGAAGATAATCTTGATTCTGAAAACAATTATCTAGATGTTGTTCATAATCTTTGTCTGAACCTCCGTAAGATCCACACATTTGATAACCTGCTATAGGGTGACCGCCAAATCTTTGAAAACCAGGCACATTCTCCGGTATTCCCTTTAAACAAAAAATTCTATTCGCATGGACATTATATTTACCCGTAACTATTTTAGGACCATTAGTAAGAGTTAGTAATAAATTATGATGAGCTAAAAAATCTCCTTCTATAATAAGAGGACAATTTTTTAAATAAACAATATCATTTCTAGAAATATTAAACTCCCCAATAACAATTTGATTTTTCCATTTTTCTGGAATTTCAGTTAAATGCGATCCAGACAAATCAACATCACCAAAATGTAATTCATATCCTTGTTGAATATATGAACTATATTTTTCATAAAAATATACAGTATCTTGTGTGTCTTTAGCTTCTGCTTCTGCTCCTACACTTCCTCCTTCAATCATAGGTTCTACATATTCCATAGATCCGTTAATTTCAGAATTTTTAAAAGAAAATAAATTAAATTTGGTACATTTTTTTATTTTTTCAAGTATTTCTTTTTGATTAGAAATACCAAATTCATCTCCATTATAAAACTCTATATTAAATATAGATTTTCCGGAAGTTCTTGCAGCTCCTACAAATTTTACTATTAATCTATTTTCTGACGATTCACCAAATAATAATATAAACTTTTCTCCTATTCGAGAATCTTCTATTCTTTTATCGTCTAATTGTACTTTAATAATCATATCCTTTTTATTTTTAATTTAAAATTTCTTATTATCCCCAGTTACCAAGCATTAGTTCACCATATTTTTCAAAAAACTTAATATGTTTTTTTATCTCATTAAAAGTCCCTACCTGTAAATTAAGAACGTCTATTAGTTCAACTAATTTTCCAGTATTTAATTCTGGGTAAAGATTCATAAAAACTTGTAATTTATTACTATCAATTTTTTTAAGAAGATTGTTTATTTTATTTACTACAATAACTTCTTCTGGAAATTCTTTTTCATTTGGTAAAAGAGGAACGATTTTACTTTGATTTGCCATAGTTACATTAAAAGTCTTTTTTCCGCCAAAAGGAAAATCGTTTTTATTTTGTATGGGAGCAGTTTTATTAAATATTTCTTGTAATCTTTTTTCTAAAGAATCTTCTTCTAAAGTTTCTTCATGTTTTTTAATTCTGTCAGAAAGATCAAAATGAAAATATCTAGTTAACTCTAAAATTCTTTTTTGTTCGTCCTTAGGAAGAGTTTTAAAACTATTATATGCTGTTTCAAATGAATGTCGAATTAATTCATTTCTTTCGTCCCCAGCAATAGAAGTACGTAACCTAATATCATTTCCCGCAGATGTACTATAACTTATTCCTAATACTTTATTATTGAAATTATTTATCCAATCGGTTCCAATATGCTCTTTTTGCCATTCTCTTACATATTCCTCTGAACATGGACTCTGCGGTCCCATTTCAAAAGGATTATCATAAAAATGTAAATTCTGCCCTATTATACCCATTCCATAATTCGTAACTAAATTATTAGCGCCACACCAATAATCAGTACCAACTATAATAGGTCCATTTTCTAAAGTAATTAAAAAATTATGATTAACATGAAAACTACCTAAAACGTATTTTGGACAATTATTAAGATTTTTTAAATAATTAAAAGACACGTCAAAATTTCCTATAATTAAAGCATCTTTATATTGTTCTGGTATTTCTGTTAATTTTTGTCTGCTTAAATCAACATTACCATTAACAATTTTAATATTTTCTTCTGGAGATATTTGAAATCTTTTTTCACTCATAAAGGACCTCTTTTTCTTTATTTTTTTATTTATTTTTTAATTCTTGTAATAAATTATCGAAAAAATTAATATTAAAATGATTCTCTAAATTTTGATAATATATTGGAGGAACGCTATTATAATTAAAAATTTTTCCGTTTTCTCTTTTAAGAAAATAAAGATCATATTGATAACTTTGAACATTACGACAGTTTTTACGCATACATTGATCAAATTCTTCGTCAGAAAGTTCCATTAATTTATCATTTAGAACTTGAATAGAATTTTCATCACCAGAAATTTTTAATGGAGCGTTTTTTCCATCCCATATAAAAAAATATAACTCTTCTTTAGGAATATTAATATTCCAATATTTGTCATAATATTCATCGAATATTTTAAACGCTAAAGGATCCCAGTTTTCTAATAATTCTAAAATATAAGCTGTATTATTCATTGTTTGACGGAATAGATTTCTAATGGCGTTGTGATATTCAATTCCCGTTACATACTTAATACCTGAATGAGTATTTTTCAATGACAGTAAAGTATTACCAAAATTATAAGCTGCATTACCAACACTTTTTACATATTGTTTTTGTCTTCTGATAGTAAAATCATCAAATTGTTCTTTTGTTCTTTTTTCTGTATCAAAAATGGGATCATCAAAGCAACCGGTTAGACCGTGTCCAGTAAAACCGAATTCTCTATCAGGCCTATCTATTCCATAAAAAAGTAGAATATTATTACTACTTGCTAAGTAATCACCCTTAACTATTCTCGGCCCGTCCTCACAGGTCAATAACATATTATGTGAGCAATTAAAATTTCCATTAATCAATTTTGGACTATTTTTAAGACTTTTAATTTCATTTTTAGAAATATTAAAATCTCCATCAATAATAGAATCTTTATATTTTTCAGGTATTTCAGTCAATCGTTGTCTACTTAAATCTACACTGGCAAATCTTTTTTCTTTCATATTTAATCTTCTTTATTTTTTAGTTTAAAAATTTAACAAATTGTTCTAAAGGATTAAAAAATTTTTCTACTCCATAATAATGAAATAAAATTCCTTCTTCTGTTTCATAACATTTAAAAATTGCTAAAACTTTAAAATTTTTACATTCTTCTAATAAATCATCTAATGTTTTAAAAGTTTTCTTTTCTATATCTTCTTCTGAAATTATAAAATTAGTAACTAAAAATTCTTCACTTTTTCTTTTAGTATAAATAGATAATCTACAAGGAATTTTTTCATCACTCATATTTTTAGTAGGGACTTTTAATTCCTTTTCTAATAAGGTACATATTTTAAATGTTATATTAATCATAATAATTATACTTTAAAAATGACATATAGTTTTAATTTTTTAAAACAATCTTGTAGAATCTTCTCGTTTCTTTAATTTTGAATAGTCTTTGATTTCTTTCAAAGCAGTATCTTTATAATCTACAGGAAGATTTTCATATATTACGGTTTCTTTTACATCATTAAGTAAATCACAAATTACAAAAAATCTTTCTGCAAAAGTATAAGTAGTATATTCGTCTAAGAAAGGAAGAATATATTCTAATACTTCTGGAACTGCTCTTTTAATTAATTTCTTATTTGTAAGTATTTTTTCAAAAGGAGATCCTTCTACATACTTATACAATTCAGCACTTAATTTTTTGATTCGATGATCTACGTCAGAATTATATTCTTGATTAAGAAACGTTTTCTTATATTTTTCATTTAATACAATTTCTTCAGTTGAAAAATCATCAAGATTTCCAGTGTTGTAATTGTTATCAAATACTTTATCTCTATCTCTTTTTCTTGCTGCCATAATTTTTTCTTTTTAATATGTTATCATTTCTTGTGAAGTGTCTTGAGATATTCTCATATAGTCATAATCAATGTCAAATACTTGAGAACAATTCTTATATCCCGAAGATCTATTTTTAACTATCTTAATATTGTACTTTCTATTAGCATACATTATTGCATCTTGCATTATACCAAATCCTAAATCAATTGTATGTCCTAGAGCCGATGATTCTCCCATATCCTCTAATCTTAAGTCAGTAGACCCATAAGCATTTATCTTTGCTTGAGTAACAGTAATAACTCCCCAATGATTGTTTTTAGCCATTCCTCTTAAATCTTCTGCTACTTGTTTTATTTTCATATAAGTATTTTCTGAATTAGGATTTCTCCAATTAGACATAATATTAATATAATCAACTAAAATAACATCTAATTTAAGATTATGAGTTTTTTCTATTTTATCTACTAAATAAGATTGTAACCCAGGAACAGTTAGTCCATTAGTTGGAAAATCTTCTATAAATAGTTTTCCTAATTTAGCTCCACCTATTAAAGATTCTGTCTCTTTTCCTTTTTTATATTTTGCTATAGTTTCTTTTGCAAAAATAGGATCGTTCATTTTTTCAAAATAGTGTCCCATTTTTACATTAAACATATTTGATCCAATTCTTTCTAGAACTTCATGTTTTGGCATCTCACAAGAAATATAACAAACGTTATGTCCTTGATCAACTAACCATCTAGCAAAAGCACTTAACCAAATAGATTTACCAATATTAGATTCTCCTACTCCACACCATACAGTACCGGGAGTAATTCCACCTCTTGAAATTTTATCCCAAAATTCAACACCAAAACTTTTCTTTTCTTCTACTTCATCATAGTAATGAGATTTGGTATCAAATATATCTAATGCAGTCGATTCATAAAAAGAAACAAACCCTTTAGAATTAATTATTTGAAGAGTATCGGTACATACCTGTTGAGCATTTTCCATTGTAACGGGTTTATCTCTAAAATATTCTATTCCTTCTTCTAAAGATTTTTCTAAAGACTTTACTTGAATCCAACTTTGTAAAGTTTTATTTACCCATTCCTTATCATGTTCTTCGTTTTTAGCATTCCATATAGTATCAATTTTTCCTTCAGTTAAAATTTCATGTTCATTTTTAGCCTTAACTACATGCTTTAACATTTCAGTAGTTAATTTAGAATCAGGATATTTTAACTTTAAGGCCTTTGCATATCGATATAATCTTGAAATATCAGAATTATCAAAGAAAGAAGATTCAACCTTTAATAAATATTCTGGATTAAGAATTATTTCATGAAAAAATATTTTTTCTAAATTGTATGCTTGCATTTATCACCTTTTTAATTTTATTATATCCTACTCTTCTTCTAAAGTTTCGTCCGAATCGTCAGTTACTACAGTTTCTTTTAAATGTGATTCATTTTCTAATTCTTCTGCTAACATCTCTTCTACAGCATCATACTCAGCAAACATAAATACTTCTTGTAATCTAGAATCAATATAATCTAAATTTTCTTTAGTGAATATTTCTTTCGCGTATCTCCAAAATTCTTTTGTTTTTATTTGAATAGGTTCTCCGTCTGGTCCGTTTCCTATCACCCAACTTCTAGGAGCTTGAGAACTAGAGTGTGGTTCAAATACAGTATTTCCAGTTTTTCTTCTAGCTATTTTACCTGTACCGGTTTCATATTCTTCATATTCATCTACTAATTTTCCAGGAGCTACTTTACAATTTTCCCAATCTAAATAATCTTGCAAACCTACATACTTATTCATACCTTTATAAAAAGATACGTGAAGAGTAATTGGAATTCCACCTTTTGTGAATCTTGCTTTTTCTTGTTTAGATTTGATAAGAACTCCAGTTTTCTTGATTTCACTATCAACCTTTTTAGTATCTACATCTTTATCGTCTTCTTTTTTCAATTGTCTAGTAGATAGCATTAATGAAATAGAAGCACCAAATTTAGCACCCGATCCACCTGAAATTATTTTAGTTGGAATATAAGAACCAATTGCTTCATAAACGTGAGAAGTAACTATCATAGGAACTCTTTTTACCCTTAATCTAGTAAGTAAAGTTCTAAACATAGCCTTTAATTCTTGTTGTTTAGTCATGTCTCTTTTATTATTTCCTGAAAGCAAATCTTCTGTTTCTTTATCAGAAGACAAGTTACCTAAAGAATCTAGAACAAACATATATTCACAAGAATTTTCTCCCGATATTGAATCTAAAATATTAAGCATAACCTGAGACGTTTGTCGAATTGTTTCAACGGGAACTATTACTACATTAGAAGTATCAACACCGATTCTTTCTAATGTATCATTATCCATTGCGCCTTCAGAATCAAACCAAAATATTTTTGAATCAAAAGATTTTTGAGCTTCTCTAGCAGCATTCATAGATAAAAATGTTTTACCTGTATTATGATTAGAAAATCCTTCACAAAAATATCTATGATTTTTATGATCTACTTCAAAATCATATACTATAGATTCATCTACTTTTTCGCATTTAATTAATGGAAGTTCTCCTTTTACCGTTAGAGCAATATCCCCAACTTTAAGTTCTGAAACTTTTTTCCATCCATATTCTTTTGTTTCTATCATGTGATCCAAAGAACACTTTAATGTTCCTATTTCAGTAGAAACTTCCCAAATATCTCTTTTACTTTTTTCATAGAATTCTATAATTTCTTGATAACCATCAAATGAATTAATCATTATTTGTTTATCTCTATGCTTTTCTATTAAATCTTTTATTTTTATTTTTTTCGTGTTTTTTTCACAATGAATATTGAATACCGTATTATAATATTCTTCAGAAGAATCGTTTTTTAATTTAGTATTTAACGAAGTATTAATTTCATTAATATCTTCATACCAACATAAAAGTTCTTTTAGTATATCATTTTTATTCATATTTTTTCTCTATAATGTTAATAATTTTTTCTATAAATTCAGTTTCATTTTGATCTGAATAATATTCATAAACAACAAAACCTTTCTCTTCTGCAAGTTTTCTTTTTTCTAGATCTCTATTATAATTTTCTTCATAATTAGTTTTATTAAAAGCATGAACCCAATTTTCTTTAATTTCTTCATTCCATTCTGGGTTAGGATGAACATGTGTTCCGTGATATTCTACTAAAATATTTAATTCAGGGATAGTAAAATCATAAAAATTCATTTTATTATTTCCATAAATTCCATATTCATCTTCTCCATATAAAAATGTTAGATTATATTTTTTCTTTTTAGAAGCAAAATAGTGTTCGATTTCTTTAAACATTTTATATGACTCTTTACTTGAACCATACTTAAAATTAAAAGATTTAATACTCGATCGCAATGAATTCATTCTATTTTCTTGTCTTACAATAAACTTTTCTGTTCCTTCTCTTTCACCATATTTTTCTACATGATATTCTAAAGAAGCATTCGCATTCGCTTTTTTAATTTTGTTTTTAGTATGCTCGTCTAAAAGTTCCATAGAATTTTGCCATTTTTTCTGTCTTTCATTAAAAATTCTATTTCCTTCTTTTTCGCCATATTTTTCTATACAATATTTTAAAGAAAAAGTAGACTGTCTTTCTTTTAATTTTTCAATAGCTTCTTCTTCTGAAAAACCTTTAGCTTCATAAAATTCTTTAAATACATTCATTCCTTTTTTATACTCCTTTGGATTAGTATATTTCTTAGAATGCCTTTTTAAAGATCTTTTTCTTTGCGTTTTAAAAATTTCTTCTTTGGCTTCTTCTTCTGAAAAACCTCTTTCTAAATAATATTCTAAATGAAGATTATTATTTTTTTCAATATAAGATTTCCATTTTTTCTCTATCTCTTTTTCTGAAAAGCCTTCTTTTTTCCATTTTTTCTTTTTTCTTTTTTTCACTGACCATTCGTAACCGGTTTTTCTTCTATTGTCTAAAGATTTTTTAGAATTTTTAGCTTGTATTTTTGAAATTTCTTCTTTAGCTTCTTCTTCTGAAAAACCTTTTTTTATCCAAAATTCCACACAAAATCTAGATCTACTTTTATCTAATATTTTTTTATATTTCTTTGCTAATAATTCAGCTTCTTTTTTAGAATAGTTTCTTTCAATCCAATATTCTAAATGATGTTTCTTTAAATCTATATTTAAAGGTAAAAGTATCTTAATAGAATTTTTTCTTGAATATGTAGAATATTTTTCTTTATATTTTAAGTAGAAATTTTCAAAATTAACTTTTTCTAAATCACTAAATATTTTGTTTATCTCAATGATGTAGTCTTCTTTTGACAATATTTCTTTTTGCGCAAATATATTTTTTAGTTCCAGGCTTGTCATAATGTTTTATTTTTATATATCACATTACAGGTGAACCTGGAACTGGAAATTCTATAACTTTGTTAAATCTTTAAAATTTTCAGATTTACCTATATAAACTTCTATTTCTTGATCAGGGTGTAAACAACCCGGATCCCCTGCCAGAAGTAACACTCTCCCTTCAGGAAGGCCTCTATAAATAGACCCTGTCATTTGAGCATTAAGTAGATAATTACCCATATCTACCCAATTATTAATTTTAAAAGTATCATCTTCTGAAACTACATTTGCAGAAGGAACTATATCTTGTACTTTATTTAAAATGGATGCAAAATCCATTGATTCATTTTTCTTTTTAGCCATAATTTCTTTTTTATTATTTTTTAAAATAGTGGAGATGATGTAAATAAGTTATTGTCAATTGGCGGTTTATCTAAAGCTCGAATATAAGCATTTAAAGGAGCTAGAAAACTTTTTTCAAATTGAGCTTCTTTGTCTATTTCAGGAGCAAATTGATAAGGGAACATATTTGGTAAATAAGCAAATCTATCACATTTATCAATTGGAATTTCAGCGCAATACCATTTAACAGAATCTTTAGATTTTATCATTGGATATTTTTGTTTATACTGAGATTCGGTAGTATTTAATAGATGATTATAATATGCTGCTCCTTTAGCTTGATAAGTTGCTCCTTTGTTAAAGATTAAATCTTTTCCATCTGAAACAATATGTTTATCGTAATCGTTTACAGTTACTGTTTTTGCTATTACATCAATGTCTTGTAAGAAGTATTCTTCTTTAATTGTTTTTACCTTTGATAATAGTTCAGGCATATTTATTTTACCCCTTTCACTATTTAGAATATCTACAATAGTTTTTTCTAAAATGTTTTTTACATATTTAGGGGTAGATGATTGAACTACTTCTCCTCCAGTAAAATTAAATTTTTTGTTTTTCTTATAGAATAATCCATTTTTTCCACCTTCTGTCCACGAAACATCTAGAACATATTTTTTAGGAGCTGCTAGAATACCTGATCTACAGATTTTTTCAAGTTCTAAATTATGTAAATTTTCTACGCCAAAATGAGCTGCATAATTATCAAAAAATTTCTTTAGATAAGAATTTAATCTATTATTCCAAATATCTAGAATAAAATGAGTTCCTCCAAATTCTTTATCTTCAGAATATTTTTCAGGAAGAGTACAATTTTCAAATACTTCATCTAATGAAAAATATACTGAATCTGTATCACAATAAATAGCTACATTTTTTATTGGAGGTTGAACATCTGAAACTTCCATAATTTCATGAAGTTTAGTATCTTTAGGCCATACTTCTTGAAAATATTTATTGAACATTTTTTCTGTAGATTGTGTAATATGTCTTCCCATCGCAGTAACAGTAGATGCAATTGCATAACTGAAGAAATGGAAATAAGGACTTGCAAAAACACCATACATTGAATTAATAGAGATCTTTATAGACATCTGATTTGCATCTAAAATGGCATATTCAGTTTCATACTCATTTAAAAGTTCTTTTAATTCAGATGTACTTAAATTGCTTAGATATTCGTCTGTTATTTTTTCTACTGGAGTCATATTTTATGCTGATGTTTTAGATGTTGTTATACTAAAAGTATTTGATTCTTTAGAACTAAATACAGTGTAATTTAAATTTGGTTTTTCATATACTTGACAAATATATTCTTCGTCATCAATAGAACCTAAAAATTTAGGATCTGTAAATATTTCAAAATCTGAAAAATATTCTTCTACTGGAAATGTATATACAAAATAATTTTTCATAGAAACTTTTAAATTTTCTTTATCGTCTTCAGAAATACTAATCGATAAAATATCTGAAAGATTATCTGAAGAAGATTTTCCTTTTACCAAAGAAGCAATTTTACTTTTTATAGTTTTATTCAAAACAAATTTACATTTAATTTGAGTATCTTCTGTTTCAGCAAGAATACCATTTAATTTTGTTTCATTCATATCAAATGAAGCTTTAGACATACTTAATCTAGGAGCGCCCATTTTTAAACTTAAATTATCATCTTTTAAAGTTATGTGTTCTACTACTAAAACATTGTTCCTATTGTCATTCCATTCTGAAGTTAAATTTACTATTGATTGAGTAGTTAATTCATCATAAGTAATTATGAATTTACAACTTTCAGAATAGTTGTTCAAATAAGAAATTATTTTAGATACTTTAGAAAAGAAACTCATAAATATAGGTTGATCAATATCTATTTCAGATTCTTCAAAAACATCTTTAAAAGAAATAGTAGATTTTTTATAAGTACTTCTATCATCTTCAAATCCACTTACTTCAATAGAATCCTTATTAATGACTGCTAAAACAGTCGATCCTAAGCTTGTAAACTTCGAAAAGAAAGCTTGGAGAGCCTTTGGATCTTTCACGTTTAAGGTTATTTTTTTACTCATAGTGTGTGTACCAATTAAATTTGTAAAATTTGTTTCTTTATTTAATAACTATATCATCTGCTAACTAAAAAGTTTTTGACCGATATATACTTTATAAACAAAAACTAAAGAGAAATAAAAGTGAATAGAGATACTAAAATAGTTGTACCTAATCTTATAGAATCTATTGCAGGAATATTATATTTAGAACTTCAAGAATATCAAAATGAAAGAACTATTCTTATAGAAATTGGTGACATTGAAGCTACTAATTTATTTCTTGCTATGAATTCTGAAACTTTTATTTCAAACGTTTTAGATACTCATGACTTATACATTGAATCTTTAACAGCGTTTGGAATTGAAATAGTTGGTGGGATCCTTACTTACAGTAATGGTGATGTTTGGGAAGGTTCATTAGAATTACTTAATTTGAATACAAACGAAACTGTTTACATTGATTGTAGACCGACTGATATATTTACAATTCTTTTAAAACTTGGACTTCCTATTCATATTTACGAAGATTTATTGGAGACATATCAAATAGATGAAAAAGAAAGACAAGAAAAAAATATCGCCGATTCCATTGAACATCTAGAAAATATGCTTGCTAAATATGTCGAAGAAGAAGATTATGAAAAAGCGGAAATTATTAAAATCATGATTAATAAAAGAAAGGGAACATAATCTAAGTTACATTCCCTTTCGAGGAGTCCGCATGAGCACAAAAGACTATTTTTTATAAGTCGTCTAAATCAATATCATCAACATTTGCTAATATATCATCTTCATCTATAGTTTCTGATGAAGAAGTATCAGCAGCTTTTGACAATTCTAAATCATCTGCAATATCATCATCTAAAGGAGTTGTTGTTTCAGGTTCTGATACCGGAGAAGCAGTAGGAGCAGTAGCTTCATTTACTGTCATACTTGCTTTAATTTGAGAGCTTCCTTCATTATTTAAAAGAGTATTAATAACTCTAGTTACATAATCTTTAGTTTCGTCGTCCCAAGGTTTAAATGCATTTACAGTAATATCTGGAGAATTTTCTAAGATGTATTCTGCATATACTTTTACATCTTCAGGATTATCTCTACTTACATCTAATTCTTGTCCATTAGGACCTAAATAAGAAGGGCAATCAATTAAATCATCGGCACTGATAAATTTACATCTATCATAATTTGGCCAATCTCCTTTTTTATAAATTTCAATTGAAAAAGGTCTTCCTTCAAATACATCAAAAGGTTTTCTTTTTCTTTTTCCTGGTCCAGGATTCTCCTCTGCTTCAATTTGATCATGAATCTTTTTCCCAAATTTCCAAGTCATAATTTTACCAACATTTTCTGGTTTATTAGGATCCTGAAGAATTTGAACATTTGCATAATGTTGTTGTCTTTGAGAGAATTCGTCTTTGTGTTGCTCTATAGAAGCATCTTTACTATGATAACAAGTAAAGAAAGCATCTTGAATAGGACATTTTTCGTTTATTGTTCTATACGAATCTACATATTTTCCAGTTCCTGTTTCAGGATCTTTTAGATATGTTTCATATTTAGTAATTAAAGAATGTTCTTTACTTTTTACATAAGGAACAAACCTTACTACTGCTTTATAAACCCCATTAATTCCTGAATCAGGAGATGGTTTATAGTACTTAGTCGTAGAAGATTTATTTTCTGTATAATTATAATCCGATACGTCTAATAGGTCTTGTGCATTAGCCATTATAACACCTCTTTATATTTAAAAATATTGTTTGAAAAATTATAGTTGATTATACTTTAACTTTTCAAAAAAGTTTTTCATCTATAATCTTTTTTGTGTAATGTGCAATAAAATATGAATCTACTAAATCATCAATAGGTTTGGTGAATTTAGGATTTCGAGAAGATATGTCTCCTGTAGTCATCACTCTAGTTAACTCATTATCTGCTTCAACCTCTAAATATGTTTGCATCATTAATTCTTTAGAAGCATTTCCTTTAATAGCAAATTTCTTAATCTCTCCAGGAGTAAACACAAACCAATTCTTTATAAACCCAGACTCTTCTAATCTTGATCTTAAAATATACTGAAATCCTGCTAGATCTAAAGCTCTCTTCCCTGCAGATCCATAAGAGAAACCTTCTATTCCTAAATACAAATCATCTTCTATTCCATATTTAGATAACAATGTTATTATTAAAGATGCCACCTTTTTAGCCTCCTTTATTTTTAAATTCTCTACTTCTACATAAGATAAGTTAGTAGGTATTTTATCTAAAAAGGTAAAGTCTATAGAAGACTCTTCAAACTCTTTCATATACTTTTTAGGTATGTGAGCTCTTTGAAAATTAAAAAATTCTTCTTCTTGCCCTTCCTTATAAATACATACTGCCGTAGAATTTATACTATAATCGATTCCTATAAAAGTCATTCTGGTGCCTCTGGTGGTGTTTTTATTTAATTGTTGTTGTTACATATATCTTTTATATCAAACACCTCTGGAGTGTACCGAGAAGACCCAGTAAGTGATCTAGAATAAAAATTTAATACTGAGTTAAATTGTGATGATTTCATATAAAATAACAAAGGTGACATATTATTTAATATATCACCTTGGAAATTAAAAGTTTTTTATTATCTATTTTTCATAATTTTATATTTCTAAATAATGTATTTTATTTTCTATTGAAGCATTATTAGGTAATTCTTTTTCAGGTTTATCTTTTAATTTTCTATACCAAACATCTTCTAAAATGTAATCCCTAATATATCTTTTTAAGTTTCCTATTGTTCTAAAACTGTGAAGTTCATCTATTTCATATCCTCTCCAATATGGAATGTAATCAACAGCGACATTAGTTCCTTGTTTTACCCACATTATTTCATAGGGACCTTCAATTAAATCTGGAAAACTTTCAGAATCTTCTAATTTAATTCTCGGACTTTCCCAATAACCATCAAAAGCTTCATACAATCTCATTTTTATTTAATCTTTAGTTTATAAATTTTTATTGGAAATTCAATTCCTGATTCATCATCTATTATTTTTCCTGAATCAACTAATGTTCCATAAATTGTGTTTTCATTTAATCCTATTCTAGACATTTCTATTCTTAATGCCTCTGTAGGAAAATTAGTTTCAAGATATTTTTCTAAATATAAATCAACTTTATTTAATGAAGAAAAATAATCTATATGATATTGTTTGTGACTTAATTCAATTTCCAATTTATAAACATTTGGAAATTTTGAATTTTTTCTAGTTAACACTTAGTACCTCTATAATTCACTAACATCTGGAATATACTCGGGAAGATCTATGTTTAAAGTAACTTCTTCTGAATAAGCATATTTTTTATATTGTTGTATTGACAATATTCTCTCTGAACTAAATTCCTTTAACTCTTTTAAAGTAGCATAACATAAATTCGTATCTATTTCATTCCCCTTAAAGTAAGTATTATAACAAGAAACTTTTTTATTATTATACCCTTTAGAAGTTTTAACTTTAACATACAGTAAAGAATTAGATGTAAAAAAATCAGGTAAAACTTCTTCACTGTATTGTTCAAACGTTTCGTAAATTTGTTTCATTTTAATTAAACTGTGCGATGTAAGTTCCTAATATAACTAATCCTGAAAACAAATAAGTTCCTATAAAAATTGCAACTTGTGCAATTATAAAAGTAGGATTTGTCTTTGCTTTATGATAATTTACTTTTCCATACAAGTAAGTCATACTAGATGCAATTATTGTAGTTACTACAGCATACCATAAAAGCAATAAAGTAACTTTAAATTCTTCTATTTTAAATCCAGCAAAAAGCATTAAAGCAAAAAATGCTCCAAGTAAAATTATCCATCTTAACATTGTAGGCGAATCTAAAATCCACTCTTTAACACTTACATATATTTCTTTAATTTTATTTAACATATTCTTTCTCTAAAGTTTCTTTATTATTTTCATCTAAAATAAATTCCATTACTATATTAGTTAAATCATCGTATGCTTCATGTCTAATATCTTCCCAAGGTTTCCATCCCGATTCTTTGATTATATAGTGAATTTCACTACAAATATTTTTTGCTTGCGGTATATGACTTTCTATAAAATCTAAAAATTCTTGATAAAAAGAATTTACTTCGTATTCTGCTCCATATCCGGCATGACCTCCATACTCTTCATCTTCTTCGTTCCAATGTTCAATTACTGCATTTCCATTACCATTATTAAAAGCTTCATAGTACAATCTACTAACTGCTCTTAAAAGTTCCCCTTTTACTGTTTCTGCTGCTCCTTGATCAGGAACGAGTTCATCATAAAGTTTTTTATATTCTTCTTGATATTTACCCCTTTCATCCCAATATGAAGATTCATTTATTTGTTGAAAGCTTTCATAACTTTCTACTATTCTTTCTTTATTCATTTTCTTGTGGTATATTTAATTCAAATTCATTTTTACAAACCCATACAGATAAAGATGAATTTTCTTCTAAATTTAAAAACAATGTTTTCAAATTAAAAATCATATCTGAAAATTCATCATAAGAAAAAGATACATCTAAACTATTATTAGTATCTACAGAAAAACCATTAGCTTCTATAGTCCAACTTCCATTATCATTTTCATAAAAAGTAACTTCTACTTCTAAATCAGTAGATTTAGATTTATATTTTCCTATTAAAGTATCGTATGCTCGTATTCTATTTTCTATTGGAATTAATTCAAAAACTAAATCTTTATAACCATCTGAAAATTCTTCAATGCTTTGAATTTCTTCAGAATTGTTAGTTATAACTTTTTCATATAATTTATATTTTTGTATCATTTTCTTATTTAATTCTTTATTTATATATTTTTTACTTTAATTCAGAGTCATCAAATTTCTTTCCTTTTGCAGAAGGATAAAGTTTTTGCAACATTTCTTTCATTTGCTTATTTTGTCTTTGATACTCTTCTACAGACATTTTATTTTCTCCTAATTTTACAGGAGGTTTAGAATTTACTTCTTCTACTGCCCCAGAACTATTAACTATCTTTAAAGTTTTTTTTTCTTTCTTAGGTTTTTCTTTTTTAACCTTTTCTACTGCTTTCTTTAATTCTTCTTTAGGAGGTTCTGGAATTTCTATCTTATCTAAAAATGTTTTAAAATCTGCTTCACTTAAAGGTTCTGTTTCTTGAGGTTTTAAATCTTCTAAAGGATCTATTAATTCTACTTCGTCTTCTTCAATTTCAGTGTCGTCTTCGACGTCTTCTTCTATGTCACTAAAATCCTCTTCTGGAGTTTCGTCCTCTTCTTCATCTTCTCCAGAATATTCTTCGGGAAGGTCTATTTCATCTATTAATTCCTCAAAATTTGAATTGCTATCTTCTTTCTCAGAAATTTCTTTTTTAACATTGCTTACATAATCAACTAAAGTCTTTAAGAATGCTAATGATATTAATGGAATAGGAACCCCTATTAATAAAGAAAGAAACATTTTTAAATCATCAAAAGTTTCAAATTCATAAAAGTAAGTTAAAAATACTTTTGCGTTTTCTAAATACTCTGGGTAATTTTTTTCTGCTAAAGTAATGTAATCAAAAGTATAATAAACATTTCCTATTATTTGAAATGCTATTAACGTAAAAAACATTGTCCAAACAGCAAATTTAGAAATTTTATCTAAAATTGTTATAGACAATGCAGAAGCAATTGATCCTAATTCAAAGGCAATTGCCAATACTACTGCCATCCACGTATAGTTTCCTAAATCAAAGAAACCTACAATATGGTATGTAGAAATAAAAGAAGACAATAATGGCACTATTAGAAATGCTATTATTGTCCATATTTGCATTTTGTTATATTTTTGATTCATATTTAATTAATGCCTAAATATTTTGTGAGAATAAAATTCATTATATACAATATCATCTTCTATAGTCGTTTTAATGTGATGCATTATCTCATCCATTTTAGATTTTTTTTCTGGATGTTTTTCAATGAATTTTTTAAATTCTTCTGGAAATTTAACTTCTATTTCATCTACTACTATCTTATCCATATCAGATCCTTCTAAATGTCCTTCTGCCTCAAATTCAATCAAAGTTGCTCCGTCTTCAAAAATATCTTCTTCCCATTCATTAAAAAATTCTGCAAGAACTGATTCTCTATCCTCAGGATAATTTCCTTCTTCATCTTTATCAAAAGGAAAAACTTTTTCGTAATCAGGAGCATCTTCTAAAAAATATTCTCCATCTTCGATTTTCCAATATTGAGCTCCTTCAGCATCTTCAGGATATCCCCATTCATTTAATTTAAAATATTCACTAAAACTTTCTACTATTCTATTTTCTTTTTTCATTTTATTTTATAAAAAATTTATAAATTTTATCTATAAACGTTTCATCCTTACGATCACGTTTACTTATCGAGTGTGATTTATATATCGTTGCTTCTGTTATCAAAACAGGATCTTTACATAAATCAGATTTTTGTTTATCAAAACCAACAAACCCTCTAAACATCATTCTACCTAAAGGATGTAAGTAATTTCTTTTTCTTCTATAAACTCCTCCGCCGTCTCTTTGAGAACCTCCTATTCCACTAGAAGTATTAAATTCTATCGATTCTATCCATCCTGCCTTTTTTACAGTATCTACAATACCTGTATGCCCAGTATAAGAATTCTTCTTACGATATGTAAAAAAATCTCCTTTTTCTGGTTTATTTTTTCCTTTTACTCCATATTTTTTAGCATGAGAATAAACTACTTGAGAACCTGCAGTCATTGGAAAAGGAATAAAACTTTTAGTTTTTCCATAAAATTTAGCAGCTTCTAAATAACACCAAGAAATTCCTGCTGCGCAATACGGATAACCTTTTCCTAAACCTACTACTCTTAAATATTTTTCAACTTCACCATCATTTCTTCCCGTCTTTTCAACTACTCCTACTTCTCCTTCTGCTATTTCAAATGCCTTTTCATGTAAACATTCGTCTATTTTTAAAACATATCGAGAAGCACTAGAATAATTAGTGAAAGTTAAAAATAATAATATTGTTAAAAATAAATATTTCATAAAGTAAAGTTTATTCTACTTCGTCTTCGTCTTCAGTTTCTTCTTTCTTTTTAGGTTTAGGCTCATCTAAAAGAGCAATTTCTTCAGGTTTTTCTGGCTCTCCTTCAGTATCATCAAATAAAAGACCTGCAGGTTCTCCTCCTTTCATATCATCAAAACTTGCTACGGGTTCTAAATCAGTACTTGAAAGTTGTGCAAAAGTTTGAGCATCTAATTCATGATATAGATCGTGCATGTCCTTTTCTATCGTTGCCAATTTTACTTGGACCCAATCCGGTAAATCGTCTTGTGGTTGAAATAAATCAGAAGTTTTTTGAGAATATTCTGATATTGATTTTAATTGTGAGTGTGCTAAAGAACCTCCAGATAATCTTTCGTTTCCTATTGTTGCTTCAAATAATTTCATACTTTTATTTTAATTTTTCTTAATATAAACTATATATTTTTTAAAATTCCAATCCTGTATCTTCTAAATCATTAGCATGTTGATGCCAGATACTCTCTTCTTGATCTATAGATAGTTTTATATTATTTTCTTTTGCATAAGTAAGTAATTTTCTATAAGCTCTACTATCAAAATCTACTAAATCTTCTAGAACCTTCTTCTGTTCTTTTTCACTTAATAATACTAAATATTCTACTGAATCTTCATATTTATAAGGAAAGTTAACATTATCAAAGGTAAAATTTCCTTTAATTTCAAAAGGAACCTTTGTAGAAAGTAACTTATTATCATAACAAGAAAAAATTCTTCCTGCTTGCTCTAGACTCTCTAGACCATTAAGACTAGTTAACATATTCGTATAACACAAGAAATCTCCTCCTACAAACTTTAGATTTTCTAGTCCTTTAAAACTAATTAACTTGTTATCATAACACCAGAAACTACCTCCTACAGACTCTAAATTCTCTAGACCCTTAAAATTAGTTAAATTGTTCATCTGACACTCAAACCTTCTTCCTATAAACTTTAAACTCTCTAACCCCTCAAGAGTAGTTAACTTGTTCTCGCAACAATAAAAATCAACTCCTACATATTTAATTTTAAACGGTAACTTAGTTAAGTTCATAAAAGATAAATTTAAAACTCCAGTAGTACTAAAATACCCCTGTTCATCTATATTCCAATCTCCTGATAATATCAATTTACCCAAATAATCTTTTTTTCCTACTAGATGTTCTTCTATCCATTGTTTTACTTCTTCAGGATCTTCTAAAGGAAACCTAGATTGATCTAACTCTTTACTTTCATTTATGAACTCTTTATATGTTTTAAATTCTTTATTCATTTTTACCTTATAATATCTAATGTAAATTCTAAGTTTTCTGAATCTACACAGATAAATTCTAAAATAGGTTTATTTCCAGAAGCAGATAAATCTAATCCACTTAAAGATCCCATTTCTATAGAATATGATCCATCTTCTGATTGTGTTCTATTTATAGAATCTGTTAAGAAAGTGATTGCTTTTGGTAAATCTTCAGATAATATAAATTCGTGTTGAAAAGAAACCTTTAAACTTTGACCTTCTCTCCATTTAACATTAGAATCATCTATATAAAAAATCATCTTTTGTCCATCTGAAAGAGTTCTACTATCTGTTTTTAATGTTTTATCATTCATTAATTTAAAATAGTTTGCTCCTGTATTTAATATATGAGAATGATAAAAAGCAGACTCGTCATTTTTATATTTCATCAAATCCCAGTCTACAATAGGATTTTTAGGTAAATTATATCCTTCATTTTCTATCCCAATTTTTACTAATCCTGGAATTGTTTTATCTATTGTAGCTCCTCTATCATTTTTTATAACATCTAAGTTATATGACATTTCTACACTAGTAAAGTTTTTGTAAATATTTAAAACTTCATCATAGTTTCTTTCTATTAAAGAAATAATTTCATCTGAATTTTCAAATAAACTTTTAGAAGCAAGTAATGATTCTTCTATTTCTTCCATTTTTTCTTCTAAATCTGAAATAGTAGTTGAATTAATTATTAAATCTTCTAATTGATCTACTTTATCTTGAAGAACATTTATTCCATTTATATTTTCTAATAACCTATCGTGAGTTTCTTTCATTACATTTAATGCTTCTCCATATAAATGCATTGAATAGTTATTATATTCATTTACTGTATTTACAGCAACTACATCCTGAGCATTCAAATCTAATTTTAAATTAATATCAAATGCATCTGCGTTTCCATTTTGTCTAGTAACTGTATTTGGTTTAAATTTCTTTCTTCTAGATATTTCACCACCATCAGTAACAGTATCTGTCCAATTATCTAAAAAGTAAACTCCATATAAATTAGTAGTTGTTTTAGAAGGATCATCTAAATCTACTAAATCATAATAAATCAACATTGTATTATATTCAAAATCAGTAGCTAACTCAGATCTATTGTAATCTTCCCAAGTTCTATATTTACCTTCTAAATTATCAGAATATGAACTGTCTAAACTAAAATCTAAAGCAATTCCATCTAATCTTGAACGTAAGAAAGTAACTTCTTTAGATACAGAATCTAAATTACCATCTATCTTCATCCAATCATTTCTATAATCATTTAGTTTAGTTGGCTCTAAAAAATAAGAATTTGCTTCTGGGTTAGGGTACCACCAACCACTTACAAAAGAATCTTCTCCTGATTTTTTAATTTCAAGGGCATAATCATTTACTCCAACTGATCCTGCACTATATAATCCAGTATCATTATCGAAATGAGCTCTCATATCTAATCCCGAATGGTGGGTATCATTATAACTTCTTCCTGTTAAATATTCAGTATCTAAAGGATTTACAGGCTTATGAGTTATTACGGTTCCTGCTTTATAATTGTTATCATCTATTATAGATTTAAATAAAACAGTAGGAGTACTTCCAACTGAATTTGGAACTAAACAATGAATTTGATAATAAGAAGAATTTAAGTATTTTACACCGTTTACTGCATCTATGTTTCCAATATACTTTACTACTCTACTATATGGATATAAATCACCTTCAGCTACAGTTCTAGTATCTTCTTCTACAAATCTTTTTCCAAGTTCTGCTCTATTTGCTAAACTGTCAGCATTTAAATTATCTTCTGTTCTACGTGTTCTTTCTCCTCCATCTTGAGGATTTCCAATTTTAGCTTCTCTAAAACGAATTGCTCCTAATTCTTTTAACCACTTCCAAAAAACTCTTTCTGAAACTGTTCTAGTTGCACTTGCATCATAACCAGATTGAGATACTAATAAAGTCTCTAAATTAAGACAATAATTTTGAAAGCTTTCTGCAAATGAAATATTGTAATTATCTAAATCTGTTTGTAGATAAGAGGAAGGAATATTCTCTATTCCTGTTACATTTTTACCAGATGATCCTGATTTAATATTTGGTAAATCTAATAAAGCAAATTTAGAAAAATTAAATTGCTTTCTAGATCCTGCTTGTGAATAAGTAAAATCTTCAGATGCTGAAGGAAACGTATAAAGAGTTCCTCCTTGCTGTTTAATTGGTGATATTAACGGTGTTGCCATATATCCTTTAAGTTATTAATCTTCTTAAAGTTTATATATTACTTTTTAAAACATAGATTTAAAATAAAAACCTCCAAATGAACTTAATCAAATGGAGGAAACATAACTATTAACAAATGGAAATAAAAGTTTAGTTTTCTACTATCATTGAATCTTCTTTTAAATCTTCTAAATAAATATCTTTTATAACTTCTTCACCGCCATACATAAGTATTTCCGCCTCTATCCATCCAGAATAACTTAAAGATTCTACTTCTTTTCCTCTAAACGTATATCCTAAATCTTCTTTTTGATATTGTAAATTCTCCCAAAGTACAGGAATACCATCTTTTTCTATAGGACAATCATTTGACAATGTCATATAATCAACATTAACATTTTCTACATTATGATCGTCGATATAAACTTCAAGTCTAATTTTTCCTGGAAAATCAACAGATTCTATATCTTTTCCATCATACGTATATTGTCCTCTATTAAATGAAGTATCAGTTGGAATTCTAGTAAAAGCTTCAAACCAAGTATACGACTTATTTGTTTCTCCAGGTCTTTGAGGTCTTCCTGAAATAGATTTATAAAAAGCTTCATATTCTTCTCTTAAATTTTCACCATATATCTGATCCCATAGAGTAACAATTTCTTCTTTAGAAGCTCTTCCATTATAATCATCATCTAATGCTCTATAAAACCCTTCGTACTCTTCTTCCATGTTTTCACCATATACTTCATCCCATAAAGTAACGATTTCATCAATTGAAAATTTACTGTCTTCATTTTCATTTAATTTATTTTTAAAGTAGCCATCAAATGATTCTACTATTCTATTTTCTTTTTTCATAATTTCTTTTTTTTTTTTATAAAAGTATAATCTATATATTTTTAATCTTCAACCTGAAGTATTTGAATATTTCTAACATCTTCAATATTTATTTCTTCTCCTGTTGCAATACAAAATCTTACCAATTCCATATATGTATCTAATTTTCTTGTATCTAAATTAAAGTCTTCAACAAATCTTTTTCTATAAATTTTTCCTACTTCAGAATCTAAAAACTCAGTAACAGTTTCTTCTTTATCTTCTTCTGTTAAATTTTCTGGAGGCATTTCAAATATAGAATTAGATCTATTCATAAAAAAATCTTGATACTTTTTAAAATCTTCATTTACTAATGGAATAATGCTTTTAAATATTTCTACTTCTTTTTCATATTCTTCACTTCCAGGTTCTAATATTTTTCCTCCTGTCATTTCTTCCATTTCTTTCATTTGATTATAAACTTCCTTTTCATTTTCCGTACTTTCTCCTAAGTCATGAATAAAGCTACTTATTTGATTTGTAAATTCAATGTTATAATCATTTCCATATTTCTCTACTCCTTTAGCTCTTAATTCTTCTGCTTCTTCTAGAATAGCATCTTTTAAATATCCTTTTTTATTCATATTCTTAAGTTTAATTAAATCTAATTCTACCCAAGCCTTTATTTCTTCTGTCATAATATTCTCTTTTTATATTAAAAAGTAAGGACGTAAAATTTGTGTATATTCAATTAACAAAAGGAGCCATTTGGAATGGTTTTTTACGTCCTTACAGTAAATTTATAAATATCTTTCTTTAAACGTTTCGTAAGTAATTGTTTCTATTCCTAACTTTTCTGCCTTTTTCATTTTTGAAGAAGTAGAACTTAAAGAATCTGTAATAAGTAAATCTGTGCCCGCTTTTAAAGAAGTGTGCTGAAATCCATTTTCTTCAGCTATTTGTAAAAATTCTTTTTTAACAGAATATCCAGATCCTTTAGGACTCCCAGTCATTTCAAATGTTTTCATAGTATCTCCATTTTCAGTTGGTCTTTCTAATAAATTCACCTTAACACCATAATTTTCTAGTCTTACTAATATACCATATAACCTTTCACGATATAATCCAGCTTCTTCTACAAAGCTTTTAATTATTTCTTTTTCCATGTTTGCAAAATCTTCTTCATTATAAGAAAAATATTTTGCTAATACTTTAGACATTCTTTTACCACAATTATCTATTTCCATTAAATAGATAACTTTTTCAATGTCAATATTTCTAACTTTATTAAAACCTTCTATTATTTTTCTAACTATTTTTCCATCAGAAAAACCATTTTCTGTTAATTGTTCGACATTCATTAAGTTCATATCAAACAAATCAAAGACGTCAGAAAATAAATCAGTATCATAAAGTTTTTCGGCATTCTTAGTTCCTAAATAATCAAGTTCTAATTTAGTTGCTGCTGATACAAATTTTAATTTTTTTACTCCTTCGCATTCTTTATTAGAACACATTAAACGAATATCATTTTCTATTACTGTATGTGATCCACATTCAGGACAATTTTTAGGATATTCCGTTTCATAAGCAGCTTCTGTAATTATTTTAGTTACTTGAGGAATAATATCTCCTTTTTTCTCAATTGCAACTCTTGCACCTGGCCATGTCTTATTTTTTCTAATAATTCCTAAATTATGGAGGGTTGCATGTTGAACAGTAGTTCCATCTAGTTCAATAGGTGCAAGTGTTGCAACTGGAGTAAATTCACCAGATTTTCCTAATCTCCAGTCAATATCTATAATTGAAGTTTCTGTTGTTTTAGGAATAAACTTAACTGCTAACCCCCATTCAGGATGAGTATCAGTTTCTCCTAATTCTTTTCTTATTTCTGAATTTGCTACTTTAACTACAAATCCATCTAATTGATAAGGACATTCTTTTCTAAATACTTCCATCTTATCTTTAAATTCAATAAAATCTTCAGAATTTTCAAATGTCTTTTTAAATAAAAATTTATCTTTTAAGAAAGGATTATAGTCATCAAAACCTTCTCTAAAAAATTCGTAAAGTTCATCTGTAGACCAAAACTCAAAGGTATCATTTCTATATTCTCTTAATTCAAAAGGAACAATTGAAATGTCATTTAAATCTACGTCAATAGTCTTTTGAGCAAGTATTCCTGAAACTATATTTCTAGGATTTTTAAAATCTTTAGAATATTTTTCTTCAAAAATATCTACTCTCATTAAAATTTCTCCTCTAACTTCTACTTTA